CCCAGCATCTTGGCGAGATTGAGTACACCCAGTTTGTTTTGGATGATCTTGTCCTGTGTATTCATTTTGACACTCCTGACCTGTATTGAGTTTACAAGGAATGTCAGATTAAGTCTTAACTATTACACTTTAAGAATCCCCCTGATTCATCGGGGGGAGTACGTCAACTCCTCTTCCTCCTCTATCCTCAGGCTATCTAGATAGATTCCACTAGCCTGGACCCAGCCAAACTCTCCTATAAGAGCATCCTCTAAGTCGTTGAGTTCTGACCCTGCATCTTCTAAGCACGACCTCAGTTGATCGAGGTCTATATCGAAACTAGCTGTGATTTTCATCCTCTTCGTCCTCATCATAGTTACTCGGTCGGACAACAAGCTCTCTAATAGGGTCATCTTGGTCGCTGTTCTCAAAGACTTCGACGTACATTGTGCCGTCTTTCTCCTGGGCTATAAAGAGAGTCAACTTTTTTCCTGCAATCCAACAGGAACGTCCGTCAAGAACGTAGTCGGAGGGCTGGTCGGCGGCGACTTGTCTTAATGCGGGTGGGTCCTTTTCAGAACTTGAGGAGCTCCAGGCATCGAAGCAGTTGTTCCTCTTTTGAGTGCCGAATAGTTGTTCGATCTGCTCCTGAGTCATCTCATACAAGCAGGACTCCTCAACTTTTTGTTCCCAGTCGTGATAAGGGCAAGTAATGTCGCTACAGAAACCGTCTTTAATTTGCGAGCCGCAACGCTTGCATTTGTCTAATGCCACTGTTCATTCTCCTCTTCAGTTCCGCAGCCAAGAAAGTCAGGGTCACTACCCTGCTCAATTAATAGTTCGGACATCTCTTTTGGAGTGACTCGTCGTGAGAAGACGACATCGTACTGTCCGCTGAAGTCCCCTTCTTCAATCTCTCGAGCAATCTCCTTCAGTCCAAGACCAGCGCAGGGGCGATCACTTAACACTTCCACGAGGATAAATGTTTGAAAGAGTTGCTGACCATCCGCCGCTCTCGCCTGCTCCAACCTATTCAGTAAAAAGTGCGTGTCGTCATTCGTCATGACTTGCTCCTATCCAAACATTATTAGATAACCATATCCGTCGGCGACCGCTCGCTCTATGATTTTGACGAGCATGGGGTTGGTTCCTTTGGGTAAATCTACGGGGACATCATTCAAATCGATAATGGCTCCGGAGTCGCCGTCGAAAAATGAAACCCAACTTCCTATAGCTTCTGCCTGGTCTATAAGACTGGCGGGCAGAGAACTCAGAACGAGAGTCCGAGATTCACAGGAACTAAGGCCCATCTCCTCGTATAACTTTTCACTGTCAGTCATCGGCGTCCTCCTCATCATCTTCGAGGGAGGGGAATATAGCTGGATGGGCACTGTATCATACTCAGTAGTACCGCCGACCCCGGCCCAGAACTCCGAAACCCAATTCTCCTCCTCATGAGAAGAGGTCAGTCCGGAGTTAAAAGCTTGGCGCTCGATCGCGTCCATAATATTCTCCAGCAGCCCAGGAATGTCTTGTAAAGGTTCGGGTTCTCCCAAGCGCAGGCACAATGTAACCTCGACGATTTGTGTCATGGGTTTACTCCTTCTTGTTCGTCGTAGAACGCTACGTCGCTAATATCCTCTGGACTTATTCCGTACTCAACGACTCGTCTTATCGCAGCTTCTACCGCTTGCTCCACTTCTTCGTCAGACAGTCTTTCGAATAGTTCGGCTTCCGGAATTAATAATGTCTCTGACTTGGGGTCGATAGAGACTGTGACCTCAAATGTCACGTCAACTTTCATCAGCTTCCAACTCCTAGTCTTCCTTCCTCGCGATCGCTTTCCACTTAGAAATAGCGTCGTATACCTTTCTCAATAGCCAATACTGAAATTCGAGTGTTGGAGTTCATGGAGATAATCCAAAAACAACGTGTTCCTTCGACCAGCCGATGTAAGGATGTCCTTTCTTCAGGCGCTCTGAACCAGAGAGCTTGGAGGTAGCCCGGATTAGGAAAACGTCCGGTAGTCCTTTCCGTACATCGCCTCATGGTCTAGTCAAGACTTGCGGTGAAATCTGGCTGTTTCACGCCCCCACCTCGCCTAAGCAGGTGGGGGTTCTTGACCTCTCTATAGTCAACCCAGCGGCTTTGATCTCATCCTCTGTAAACCCATGCTCTCGGCACAAGTTATAGATGAGGTAGTCGGACATTGTAACTCGGGCGGCGTCGACCGCCTCTTTTAATAAATGCAGCCGAAAGTATGCGCTCATGAGGTTCTCCAATACTTCAAATGCTTGAAAGATACGAACAGCAATGGTAGACATCTCGATTCTCCTTATTGAGTTGAAGTCGATCTTATCGGACTTTACCTCGAGCACTACTCGAATAGCACTTCACGCTTAAATGGGACAGGTTTAATAATTTGGAGCTATGTCCTCTGGGGAACCCAAAGGTTTTAGAACAGCTAAAGGTAATGTAACTGCGAAGGGGCGAGCAGACCACGGAGAGAAAGACGGCAGCTTTCCGATCGCGTCTAAACGCAGCGCAGAAGCAGCTCTCAAGTTGAGAGGGCACGCCAGCTCTCCCCAGGAGCGCAGCAGCATTATCTCTCGTGCCGCCAAGTATGCGCCTGAAGCTGCAAAGGCTGCTCGCAAGGCAGACAAGGCGGCCGGCAAGCTTTCAGAATCTACTGAATCTCAAGACCTAGCTGGAACTCCAGCGGGTCAACTACCCAACTGTCCCTCCTGGCCCTCGCCCGATATCCCCTACCCTCAAGCGAAAGAGAAGAAAACTATGGCTAAGAAATCCTCCAAGAAAGGTGGCTTCGACGTAATGAAGGAGCACCCTCACCAGAAGGCTACTGACAAGTCCGAGGTCAAGATGGCTGACCCTGCTGCTGAGAAAGCTAAAAAAGCGAAGGCAAAGTCCAAAGCGAAGGGCGGCATGAAGAATGATGCCGAAGACAAAGAGGAATGCTCCGATGTCTTCCAGCCTGAGCTGTACTCCGAAAACTATCTCGGTAGCGAGGAAATCGTTTACTAATGAAGGTCCTTCTTCGATCCATCCTCTGCATTATTCTTACAGGGGTTTTGTCGTTTGAGTTTAGTAGTCCCGCCTTCGCCTCTATCCTCCCAGTGACGGAACACGTTAACTATGACCTTGATGGCAACCGAACCAAGGTTGTTGCCGGACAGTTGATGTGTATTGTTAACCCGCAGACTAATTGGGCAACGGCGTTTATGTACACCAGGGTGCGAAACATCTACCGCCCTTCAAGGTACTACATAACCAGAGCCTACGTGACTTTCATTCTGTCTGGCGGTTCAAAGATTGGCTTAAAAGGCGTAGGTCTTGAGAGACGGGTGAATCCTGGGTCGAGTACAGACTACTTCAAGACGAAATCTGTGTGGTGGTCCTGGTTTTGGATGCAGCAACTTGGCATCATAACGCCTGGAACACAGTTAACGGCTCTAGGCACAGTGACCATACTAGGACTCAGCAAGCCAGACTTTCCTGCTTATTACACACATCACTTTCGTGAGTACACTGAAGGGTTTACTCCTAGCGTCTACCCATCAGTGCTCTGCAATGTCGATGATGACGACCTATCCACCACAAAAGAGATCCAGAAAAAAGTTGCCTGGCTCCTGGAGTTTGCGGCAAATGTGTCAAACGGTATCACGAATATTGTTGGTCCAATAGGTGTCAGTGCTATTTGGGCACTTCAACAGATAGGCAGTCTTCTAGGTGATAAGAATCCCCTGCTCTAGGTACGAACGAGGCGAGAACTTTTCGACCTTGAGAGCGAGCTTGAATAGAGTAGCTACTCGTTCTACAAAAACTATGAGCTTGTCTAACAGTCTAAAGGATGCGATCGTCAAAAACTGGCGGACCAGTATTAGCGGTATCATTGCCGCTGGTTTTGGGTTCGCTGTCGCTTTCCCTCAGTTCTTTGGAGGTCCCGACAGCCTGATTGTATCGATCTCTCGCTATGCTTGCTGGCTAGGAGTCGGAGGTATTGGTCTTGCAGCCAAGGACTTCAGGACAAAGGTTGACCCTACAGGCGACCAGATTAAGATGCAGTAGATAGTCCACCTGGATATCTAGGGAGACGAGCTGGAACTCCCGTTCCTTCGTCTCCCTCGTCTAATGTAAGGTCATCTGCGAAGTACTCAAAAAAGTCTTTACCACCGAGCATAATTACGTCTCTATCACTTAAAGGAACAGCAGAGCTGCAATATACCTTTGCAGCTCTGCTGAGAATAGAGGTGCCATTGAGGCTAGACTTCGATGTTCCATCTCCATCTACTAAAAAGTAACTACCTTCTTGCATGAGAAGCGTACAGTGCAGTCTAGAGACTCCTATACAATCTACAACTATGTCTCTTTCTGGTGCCCTTCCTATCGTGTAGACCTCTTTAGTCAACCGAATTACGTTGGTATTAGGGATATAGAGGTCTAGTCCCGAATCGAGATAGAGAAGGTAGGGCATAGGTCAGGGAAAGTAAAGTTGGCAAGACAATTTGAAATTTGTCCTTCCATTACGATCACCGATTGGAACAGCTCCGACATTATTTGTGAATAAATAGCTGTTCTCCAGGATCAAAGGAGCGACTTGGGCGAGCTGAACAGATAAAGCAAACGATGAACTCCCAGCTTGATCTTTGGGAAGACCTGGTAGAGTTGTCATATTATAACCTTTACCTTGTTGAGTGTTTAGTAGATGCCAGTTGTATCGAAGCACACTGGGTGAATTACCGGGCCAGGCGAAGTGTAGAGGAAGCTTTGAGTAGTCAGGCTGAAGGTCTATATAAAACTCACTGAACTTTTCGTAATGGCCTGGGGTATATTCATAACCCCTCATCGTACCTCTTACCTCTGCCGTGTTAAACCCAAGAAGGGTTGCTTTATATAGGTGTCCTAACCCCCAACCGTGACTCGGTAAGCAGGTAATATCTCCCTCAGCTACCCATGCGCCTGTTTCTTCTGGACTAGACCCTGGTATAAACGCATAGATGTGAGTTCTCGCTGCACTGTTTTGAGCGAGTGCTGGAGTCATTCCAACTAGAAACACTACCACAGCAAAACATGCCACAAGTAACGCTTTAAGTTTGGTTATCATATTTTTTTTGAGGTTGTTGAATAGTCTCCATCACGTTAGCTGACGCTGATATCCAGTATCTGTTCATCTTTCATAAAGTCGAAACGACTAAACAGTCAGAGCGCAGTCTTCCATCGGACTTTAGCCATCTAGAAAACATTTGGAAAGGGAGTGATTATTCACTCCCTTTTTTCATTGGAATCGACGCGCATTTTTCGCGTAGGACCTTGCCTTCTAATTAGGTTGAAGCTTTAAGGAGTTATTGAATGTTCAAAAGAATAATAGCGAGTATCCTATCCTGCTTGCTTCTAGTAGCTGGGATTGTTTCGAATTCAAAGCCAGCCTGGGCCTATGATGCGTCTTCTGCTATGCCAGACATCACCATCGTCGAGTACGATCCACATGTTCCAACCGGTCCTGGGGGTTTCTATATACCTTGGACAGAGGGCACTATGCAGTGCTCAGTAAGCAAAGACAATATACCCACGGTATTTGTAAGCGTTGAGGTTAAAAACCACCTCAAACAGATAGGTATAGGTATAGAGTCTATATCTGCTGTTGTGAAGTTGGGGGGTCAAGAGTTACCTATAACCGGCGGTGAGGGTCGCCTCCAGGAGTTTCCTGGTTTTGATAAACCGTTGACTACCGAAGTGCGCGTTAGAGCTAAAAGTCCTAATCCTATAGCCGTCCCGACCCAAGCAACTCTAGACTCAATTGTTAATCTTATTGACACCCATCAGTTTCAAAAGAGTGGGTTGGTTACAAGAAACGCAGATATCGTAGTTGGTCAAGTCATTAATGATAACTTCGTGCCTGTGGTAGGTTCAGTCCCAACAGTCACCTGTTATCCGAAGCTCAAACAACAAGAAGAGTTTGCCTTTGGTAACGCTACCGACAGTAAGTATACGAAGGACTTGGCTATTGCTACAGGTCTTTCACTACAGACAGGTTCTCCAATTCCTTTGACTTATGCAGGACAGTTAACCGCCGATGTCCTGGCTGAAAAAGCCCCAGGCTGGTTTTTGTTTGGGATAGAGGCAGCAGGAGAGGGTCTTGGCGGAGCAGCGTGCATTCTCTTGGATGTCTGCCCAGCTCCTTAATCAGAAATAATCAGGCTCGATGAGTCTAAAGACCTCCTCATGTTCTCAACGCTCTCTTCTGTAAAGGCAGAAGGTTCAAAGAACGAAGGATGAACCACCAGATACATTTCAGGGTAAGAGTCTACAAATTTGTAGACTCTTACCTCTGGTCCTGGAACAGACACTATATTGAACCCGCTAAAGAAAGGTAGATTCTTACTCCGTAAGATCTCCTGACATTTGCTGTTATGGCGAGTGTCGTATAAAAGTGAGTTTACTGGACAATGCTGAACTATAAATTGATTTAGCTCTCGATGAATACCCTTGTTCCGCTCCGATCGCCCCCAAAGATAATGCTTCTTGAGTCTCTGTGTAAAATCCTTTAACTCTTCTTGTAGATTTAGTCCAGCATCATCGGTTAGCTGCTTTTTATTAACATAATCCTCAATTTCTTCGAGCATTTCGTTAGAAGGCTCTAACTCATGCAGAAACTTTCTCATCTTATAAGAGCTGCTGAGAGTAAGTCTGAGTGATTGCCACGCAGTCTGGACGCAAACAGACGCTCTATCATCGATAATCTCAATAATATCTTCAGTCCTCAGGGATACTCCTGAATGGAAGTAAAAGGCTGAAAATAGGAATTCCAGTTCTAACAATTTCTTGTCTACTTAGGATAGAGAAAGGCGCGATCTAGTTATAACAAGGCTCTGGTTCTAGCGCAAACTTTTCGACCACATCTGCACGTTGAAATGGAGGAGACAGGTTCTCCTCCATTTTTATGCTGTTCACAATAGGTACAATCCTCGCTTACATCCTCGCTGCTCTGACGATTCCCCTGGTGATTGGGATGGCGTTCCTCATCTGTGCCTTTTTGAAGGGCGATAGTTTCAGCGATCGCTCCTCCGATCAAGAGAAGAAGGAAGACTAGCTAAGCTTCTGGGCGTGAGTCTTAATCCACTGAGCCAAGGCATTCTGTTGTTCTTCAGACGAGCCTGATGATGCCGCCAGTTCCAGAAAGTAGAGAACAACTGCAGGCTCTTCTGCTACTAATTCCCAGCCGTTCTTCTGTAAGAACACATCAATACAGGCAACGGCTATCCTCTTGTTCCCGTCTATGAAGCAGTGGTTTTTGATAAATCCGTAGCCGTAGGCAGCCGCCAGGTCGAATAGCCCAACATCCTCGCCGTAGACGTAAAGATTGATAGGCTTTGCAAGGGTCGCTTTGAATCGACCCTCGTCCAACAAACCTTGCTCTCCACCAAAACGATGGATGAGTCGGCAGTGAATCTCTCTGACCGACTTTTCAGATAGCCAAGCAGGCTCTTTCATTTGGCTAACTCACGAAAGGCGTTCCGAAACTTCTTCTCTGTTCGTTCATAAGCCTGCATGGAAGCTTCAAAGTCTGGGTCAAGAGGAGACATCTCAAGTCCGGTAGGCGTCTCAACCACATAGAGGTTGTCGCCTTCACTCACATTCAATTTCCCAATAACTTCTTGAGGCAAAGTTACTCCGAGGGAGTTGCCCACTCTCCTAACTTTTAATACTGCCACAAATTTATCTCCCTTAATTTCATCTGAAGACATAACTTAAAAGTAGGCGGGGTTATAACACAATTATAACCCCGGTTGAGAGGATCATTTCCTCTTCCGCCCTTTCCTCTTCCGCCCGCCGCCGACAGTCTGCCCGTTCCGAACCTCATACCCAGTGGTACGCCCGGTATATCGGGAAGACTGCCAACGTTTCTCTAGCGAATTTGAGGGCTCCTTGCGTGGGAGCCGGATGGTTTTCTCGGTCATAGTGCTACTCGCAATCGCCGGAGTGCTGCGACCATAACGGTACTCCGTTTGGTCGTATGGGGGATAGGCGGGTGGTTGGAGGCACGGAAACCACCACACTCTCACGCCGTTAGTCGGGAGGGTCTTGCTGTTCGATATAGCGCTTCACAGCTTCTAATGATGCCTCACCACAAGAGCCGACGTAGTACCCAACCTTCCAGAAAACATCCTTTCTGAATGCGTCTTTGACCGCCGGGAACTCTTTGCGGATGAGCCGACTGCTCACGGTTTTGAGGTTGTTGGCAAACTTTGAGATTTCCATTTTGGGTGTGTATTCAATCAGCAGATGCACATGGTTGCGTTCGCCATTGAACTGCTGCAACTCGCAGTCCCATTTTGCACAAGTAGCCGCAATGAGTTCATGCAAGCGTTCCAGTACGGTTTTTGTGATGACTTTACGACGATATTTTGTTACTAGGACTAAGTGCATCCTTAAGTCTGAAACAGTTCCACCAGAATACTTACGCATGGTAGGGCTAAATGGCTATAATGGTTCCATGCTAACCGCGTATTGCTATAAACTCAAGCCTTCTCCCCGCCAGTCACAAACAATGAGTGACTGGCTCGATATGCTGCGTGGGCTGTACAACTTCGCACTCAGAGAGCGAATGGAGGCATACGAACAGGTTAAGGCCCCGGTCATGGGTGATTTTTGTCGCCTCGATAATCAAGGTGAGTGCTGTCCTTTAACCTGCTCTGTGAGCAAATCTGCCAGTCACGCTTACCCCTGGAAGGTAGACAGAGACGGCAACCACAAGCGGCGTAGTGCGTTTGAGATGCAATGTGCCTCACTGCTGGACATGAAGGAATCGCGTCCCTGGTATAAACGGGTCAATGCTCAGGCGACGCAGCAAACCCTCAGACAGCTAGATACAGCCTTCAAGAACTTTTTTGAGCATGGGCGTGGTTATCCTGCTTTCAAGCGTCGCAGCCACTTTCGCTCCTTCAGCTATCCCCCTGGCGTTGCCAAGCTCAACGGCAACCGAGCGTACTTACCTGGTATCGGGTGGACGTGTTTTTTCAGATCCCGCCCGATACCTGAAGGGTATACCGTGCGAACGGTCACAGTCAGGCGTAAAGTCGATGGCTGGTATATGTCAGTGAGACTGGAAAACAAAGATGTACCCACTATCCCAACCCTGCAACCGAGCGAAGTGAAAACCGTCTTAGGAGTCGATGTGGGCGTTCGCAAGCTGGCAGCACTGAGTACGGGCGAGATGATTGCTAATCCTCGCTTTGCTCAACAAGTAGAGCGACGTAAACGTATTCGGCAGCGTCGTGCCAGTCGCAAGGTGAAAGGGTCAAACAATCGACGCAAAGCCTATCAACGGTTAGCGCGATTAGACCAGACGGTAGAGCAACGACGCACGGATTACCAGTGGAAGGTTGCTAACAAGCTCAATCGTCAGGCGCAATGTTTGATTTTTGAGGATCTCAATATCAAAGGGATGGTGAAGCGGTGCAAACCGAAACAGGATGAAAAGGGCAACTTTATTGGCAATGGTCAGGCGGCGAAAGCTGGTCTGAACAAGGCGATCCTAGATGCGGCATGGGGCGAACTTAAACAGAAGTCGATGGCTGTGGCTGCAAAGTCAGGCAATCTCGTCTGGAGTACCAACCCATACCAATCGTCTCAGGAATGCTCAGACTGTCACTTTGTTAGCCCCACCAATCGGGAGGATGAAAAGTTCCTCTGTGAAAGCTGCGGCAAGTTAGATGACGCAGACACAAACGCCTCATCTAATCTCAGGCTTAGAGGCATGATGGAGCTTGGTATTTCGTTAGATGCAGTATGCGGAGTCCCCGTAAAACTGGGTAAAAGTACGCCCTTGGAGTTATCACTGGCGTTAGCTGGTGAGCCGGGGAACCCTCAGTCCTTGATTGAGCGGAGGGGAGCATGAGTAATCAACTCCCGGAATCTGCGTCCATACCCGTAGGGTTGGTCGTAGAGGATGTCAATCGCAATCGATACCTTCAAGTGCCTGAATTTCCTGTCCGAGTCGGTAGCCTATCGCGTACCAAGAGTTGTCTTGTTCGGACGGCTCCTCCGACCAGATCAGGAAGAATGAATCCTGCAATCCAACCCGGAACTCCGGCGATCGCAGGTATGCCCACCACGCCGTCTGGTTTTCTTTCAGAGGGCGGAGGTGCTTGCTAATTAATTGTCGTGCTAACTCATAGTTAATGACCATAGTGCAACCTCCTAGATTGAGTGCAATTTGGATAGTTCAGCGAAATTTAATAAAAGAAACGCTCGGTAAATTTCATGAACCGATTTGTAATTAAAGATGACCAGCTAATTGTTCTGAGCGAGCCTCGCCCGGAGCTGGAGAAGTTTTTAATAAATCTCTACTGCAACTGGCAGCAGTTCTATGCGATCACCCAGTCCGCGCACCGCAACATTACGAGCGAGCCTGGGCAGGAATTCTTTACCGCCCATCTCTTACTGGAGCGAATTTATAACGAGGCGGGTGAAGAGATTGATGGGTTGGGAGAGCACATCCGGGGATGCTACGGTATCAAACTACCAGACGATGCCGAAGCGTTTGCCCAGGGAGCGACGATTCCAAAACCGAGTAAAGGGATCTCCTACATGAGGCTGGTGATGGTAGACGCAGTCGCCCTCCATGATAATTTAATTGAAGTGGCTCGGCTATCGAGAGAGCCTGAACTCTTAGGGACGAACACCTTGATTGGAGACCTGATGGTGCTGGTTGAGTCGTGGTTATATCTTCTGCACTCTCAACTCAGCACCTCGTTTGCATCTAAAGCGAGCTAATGATAGTTCGCGAAGGCCGTTTCGGGCAGGAACTGAGCACTTCCATTAAGGTACTCTCGATAAGAAGGCGTAAAATCTAAGTCGACTTTGGGACTCAACGCGACCAAAGTCTTTCCACTCCTTGCCTTGTAGTAAACTCCCTTGTAGCCTGGGAACTCTTCTAGTCGGTCAAATGCTTCTTGAGCAGACGACACATTTAATAAACAGCGGAGGACTTTGAAAGAGTCCGCGTCCATCACAGCCAGGTCGGCTGTAATAAGGAACTCTATAACAAAGTCGTAGTCGGTCGGAGGTACTTCGCATAGAAAGAGGGTCTTTTTCCGACTGATAAGAAACTCCCCGTGTGTGTTGGTCGGATAGTAAACTGGTCCCTCGACTCGCTGGCGATGTTCATATAGGAACCTCTCAGCCGTTGAGAGTTTTCTCGGCACCACATCCTCTACTATTGCGGTCTTTCCATCTTCAAAAAACTTCCGAACCAGTTTTAGCTCGAGGTAAGGCGGCACTGGCTCGGAAGGGCTGAGTGTTAGCATGGTTAGTCTTAAGGTACAGGAACAGAAATAGGTGGCTCGGGCGCTTCAACAGGCGCTTCCATCTTCTGAACGGGATTTTTGACGGTAACTGGCACCCTATCGTATAATATCCCCTCGCAGTTTACAGCGGGAACATCTAACGAGATCTGTCCCGGGTACAGTCTTCCCTTGATAGGGTTGTAACCCTTGTCTGTCGTGAGAACATTTCTTTGCTTGGTGTCTACAGGCATCCGAACTTGAAATGCCACGAGTATCCCACTGCCTATATTTCGACTGCTCTGATATCCCCCGAACTGTGGAGGATGTTTGTCGAAGTACGTTATTCCACCATATGGAGCCACGTAAACGCCGGCGTAAACTTTTTGAAGCTCCGTGTGCCCGCCGTTAACATATCGGTCTAAGTGCAGAGTGACTTTAGAAGAGGTGAAGAAAGGCGGTTGTCTGTAACAGGTTAAATACCCTTGAGGCAAGGACGAGTACTCATCACTTGAATCCGTCACGTACCACAGCGGGGTTTTTCCAGCCTGAGCAGACTGGACTGGAAGAAATACTAAAACGCCGAGCAGAAATAGAATCAGAATTTTCTTCAAAAAAAGACATAGGAGATGCCTGGAAAGGTCATCTCCTATGTAATGGAAACCAGTAGCTACTAAGCGGTCAGGTCTTCCCCTGTGTGTTCTTTCCAGGCAAGTGCGGTTGCCAGATCGACAAGGCGCTCCATCTGCTGCAGTACTTTGAACTCATCCTCAGTTAGACCGTCTAAGTACTGCAGAATGTAGTCGAAGTCGTTATTGTTCGCTGCTCTGCTTATCCACTCAATCAGTTCATTGAATTGCGCGGGGTAACTAGAGTCCAGGGCTCGAAGGTCATTAGCATAAAGGCGAAGTGCGGCTTCGAGAGGCTGGAACCTTTCGGGGTTGCAGGCTCCGTTGTTATAGATGTCGTAATAGGTATTTGAAACGATTCGGAAGAACTCCAGGAGCCTTTTATCGCAGCCTCCAAAAATAGAAATCATCGATTTGAGGACTCTAGATTGGTTTGTAAACCGGCCGTTGTTGTCCCAGTAAGTGTTGTCTAAATCAAATTTCATCGTCGTTTACTTGAATGGTGAACTTGATAGATGTTTGCGAGTATTCCCACCGCGTCTTTAATTCGAGGACTACCTCTCCATCATGCCAGACGTGGATGATATCAGAGGCGGGATAACCGATACTCAAATGGGCTTGGATATACTCCGGTGTGATAGGCCAGCCCTGGAGCCGCATGAATTCTATAAGTAGAGCATCCAACCTCTTTCGATGCTCTCGCACCAGAATCTGAGCCTTAGCTACTGATGTAAACATGGCACTGGCCGTAATGCGGCTCGTAGCTCCAGTAATCGCCGCAGAAACAATCATTGGCGATCGCTTGCAAGTCCACGTAAGAGAAGAGTCGACTCCCCCAGGGGAACTCAATGTCGAGAGCCTTGTCTAACAACTCGGAGAAGTGTTCTTCAACAAACTCCTCTTCCGATTCGTACTCTCCAACGTAACAATTCTCAAACTCAGAGAGGTATTCAACCCCACTGTGGTTTATAAATCCAACGACGGCATCCTCTCCCCGCTGGTTGATCAGCTCTGCAATGTCACAGAGTAAGTCGATCGCCATGTATTCAGACACCAGGTCGCCGAACCCTTCGCTATCGTGGATAGCCCACTCTTCGCCATCGGGGCCGAGCATCTCTTCTACCTGCTCCATCACCTCATCCGGAGTGATGTGATCATAGAAGTCTATCCAGACTCCTTTTAAGCGACCGGCATTATAGGCATCTAAATCGGCGAAGTACGCCCTTGGATAGGTTTTAGTGGAATAGTTCATGGTCTGGGTATGGGCGGAAGGTTGCTACTACGAGAGAAATAAAAGTCGAGGATATCCTCGTGGGTGAACCCCTGGTCCATCCAACTCTGGACGATCTCGGCTCCCTTCTCGGTTAACCTGAACCAACTGTTCTCCCTCGGTCTGTGCGGGCCAGCGTTGTACTGGCCCATCAGGAGGGCGGGCTGCATATATCCCTCATCCAGAACTGATTTATACTCAGTGAGGGTGCCTAATCCTGTCCACGCCTGGGTGAGAGGCTCACCCGAGTGGAACTGGCAGTAACGTCTAAGGGCTTCTAATAAGAGACGGTAGACTCTAGACTTCATATATGTCGACGCTACTGAATGGGTACTGAGGGCCAGAGGATATTGAGGTCTCGATACTGCCAAGGAACCAGAGTGTTTAGCCGGTTCCTGTTTGGAGGGAGTTCTCCTGGCAAGAACTCCACCTCGTAAGAGGTTGGAGGTACCTCTCTATAGTCGGTCAAGAAACTTTCTCTTAACCCCACATAAAGCTCACCATTAACTTTTGTGATCAAAGGGTCGACGCAAAGAAGTTCAACGGCGCGTCTATCAATTTTTCTGGTCATGATTTTCTCCTACAATTCTTCTGTTACGGATACTGCGAACTCCCACACCTCACTGGTGAATGCACCGACTCATGACGCAGAGCGTACATAAGCGGCTTCCCTATCCCAAAGTTGAGACAGGGTAACAGGCATTCTCTGTTTGTCTCCAGAGCTTTTGCTGGAAGACAACTGACGACCATTTCTGTACGCCAGCTTAAGTTTGTATGCCCAGTATCGGGCACCGATATTGTAGGAGCCGTTGAGGTCAGCGTTGAATTGCTTGCCAGTTTGAAAGGTTGCCTGAGCGTAGTTTTTCTTGCTCCGTTTCAACCGTCCAGACCCGTCATATGCCCACGAAGAAGTCCCTCTAGGATAGACTAGCTCGACTTTACCGCCAACTTCGACAAACTTATTCTCAGTCAGTATGCGAGTGCATCGCTGTGAGTGCGGCATTATTTCCCAACGGGATCTGTTTAGCGGATTCTTGGGTCAATTTGTGGATCTTGAAACCGCCTGTTTCAATGCGACTCTAGCCAGTCAAGTCTGGGGTCAAGGTTGGGACACCATCCTGATGACGGCTTGGCAACAGGCGACCACGCGCTATAACCAATCTTCAATCGGCAAACCGATGGTTTGTCAACGTAGTGACAACGCTGCGTCGGAGAGGGTCGTCTCGAAAGCTTTAGGGGAAGATTTTAAGACCCAGGATGCTGTAGCTTCGTGCGAGAGCCTGGGGGAGAAACCGATAACCTAAAGAACCCCGTGGCTAGAAGTCACGGGGTGTTGTCAGTTAGATGTCGTCGAACATTCCGTGCCAGCATGTCACCTGCCCAATACCTTTGACCACGATAGTTGCTCTGCGAAGTTTGAGAAGGTCTGAGACCTCGTAAGACGCTTCGCAGATGCAGACGTTGCTACCCAGTTCTTTTGTCGCCTTCTCCAAGCGCTCAGCCAGGTTGATAGCGTCACCCATCGCTGTATAATCCTGCTCTCCATAGAACCCAACTTTGGCTCGTCCGGTCGAGATGCCCGCACCTATCCGGAGATTGACCTCGTACTTCTGACCGATGGCTTGAGTAGCCTTAACAATCTGGCGAAGAGCATTAAGGGCTGAGTCGAGGGTCGCGGGTTTATTGGGAGGGTGAACCCATCCGGACATAACCGCGTCCCCAATGAACTTATCGATGGTAGAGCCGTTCGCCTGAACGATCTCTCCCAAAGTAGAGATCCATTCGTCCATCAACTTGTCCATAATATCGGGAGCAACGGTGATGCAGAGCTGCGAGTAGCCTCTGATGTCCACCATCAAGGTCGTCACGATGCGATCGAGATGATGAATTTCAGTCCCTGGATCATCACCACAGACGGTCCCCTCCTCGTCTTCGCGGTCTAGACTGTGTACGAACTGAAGTGTATACTCCCCGATGTGAAGGCGGTCGCCTGCGCGTAGCATTTTGGCTGCGGTGAGAGGTCGGGTTTTAGTAACGCCGTTCACATTAATCGCACAGAGAGTTCCATTAGTTGAACCCAGGTCAGTCACACGAAAGATATCTTCTCCGGGGTACACTCGATTGATTATTAAATGGGAACGCGATACTTTATCACTCTCCCTCAACTGAAGGTCACACTTCTTTCCTCGCCCTACCGTCCAACTGGACTTGGCAGGTCGTAAATGAAATTCCGACTGGGAGCCGAAAGGTCCGAACACCAAAAAATAAGGACTATCCATTAGTCCCTCCTTGCAATTGCACCTTGTTGTTTACCACCTGGATTTAATAAATCCAGGCTAATGAGAATCCATCATCGTGGCTAATGCGCCCGCTCCAAGTCCGATCGCTACCCCAAGAATAGGAGGTAGGAAAGGGTTATCGGTTAAGACTTGCACAAGCACTCCAAGAATAGCGGCGAAGACCATCGCCAAGGCGATCACGATAATGGCGGCGAGGTTCTTCCTCAGAAATCTAAGAATCACGTCCATCTTTCGGCTTAAGAATAGCGAGGCCGGCGGTAAAAAATAAGACAGTGAAGAACTGAGCAATGACTATAGAGGGACCCACTTGTCGCCAGTGGCGGTACCAATCGTAACTCCGATCGCACCAACCAAAGACACAGCAGGCAATTAGAAGTTGCCACGTTACTATCTTAAGCGTATGTAGAAATCTGAAGTCCGGGTGTGGACGCAGGGGTGTTTTAATAATCATCGTTTGTTTCTCCTAGAAACAAAATGTACAGGTCACTGTAAGGACAGGTGAGTTTTTTGTGGATAGTCCACCTGTACCTTCTCAACTTCTTCAAATAGTCCTGGTGAGCCCAGGTTTCTTTTGAGCTAATGGGCTTAAGAAACTGAACAAGTCTTGTTTGTTTCCCTACTTGGTCGTAAATAGCAGTCACAATTCTTTCTGTTTTGAAAACATTTGATCCAGCTTAATTCGTTTCGGCTGAAACGACAATGACTGGGATTAACTACCCCGATAGATGTCCAGCAGGCGATCGATAAGTGCGCCGATTGCCTCGTCAATCTTTCGTCTGATCCAGGGCGCACAGCACCAGATTGTCATTCCGATCGATATCAACAGAGCTACGACAACAGCATCTTGAAGAGACCCTCGAATAATAAGGCTGAATACGATTCCGATTGGAGCCAGGACTCGAAAAAACCCCATGAAGGTTTTGAATATTAGATGTATTTGGCGCATGGTTCCTCCCATACAACAATGAGGCGCGGTGAATATTCACCGCGCCTCCAGGATAGACGATGACAGGGTTTACTTGAATCGAGGTCCAGGCTCCAATCCCCAAGAATGGCGGAGGAAGTGCTTGTAATACTCCTCCCTAATGACCATTTGCTGGTGGAGCTTAACCAAGAAATCCTTGGCCTGCTGTTCCGACATCTTTTTGACTTCGGTCTCGAATGATGCAAGTGTAAATTGCTGTTCTAAAGTCAGTTCGATTGGCTTATCCATAATTACTCCAAAGGTGGGGCAGATTTAGATTCAAGGACCAGTTCGAGAGCAGAGCGTGCCCCGTTTTTACTCTCGCCGCTGCTCTCACTCTCACTCGATTGCTGCTCCGCTGTTATCTGGTTAGCAGCAGAGAAAATAAAGTCCGGGGTCAGCTCAGCCATTGTGAAACTGTTGATGAAGGCGTTGTAACCGTATCTCTTGTTCACAAAATCTTTCGCCCTTGCAAAAGCGAGGTCTGATGCAGACATATCTTCTGAGTCTTGGCTAGGCACGAAGATCAGGTCGAGCTGAGAGAGCTGGTTGGCTACAACTTGTAACGCGATCGCATAGAACTTGGTCGTCATATAAAAACACCGGAACGTCTTCCGACTTATACTAACACTCGACTATGTATTTGTTCACCTCACTCAAAAGGATCGCCCAGTCGACATCCATAATGAGGTTTCGCGCATTATTGTCCAGTCTAACCTCGCCTTCGGTAATCAAACTGGTCAGAATTTCTTCTGCGGCCCCTTCATCGATCCGCTCGTCAGCGAACTCAATTAATTGTTCGATCGCCCAATCGGGCACAGTTACTTGCGGCATAGTTCGAACCGTTCAAACATTGTTCTGGGATTCAATCACACCTTTATTAGGTGCGTACCAGGCTGATTCCAAAATGGCTCCAGTCCTTTTATTAATTCGAGATACCTCTACCAGGTAGCGATCGTACACCGAGTTCCCTTGAAAGTTCTTCATCAACTTCTGAAGTTTCTTATCGGTGATGTCGCCCACGTAGTAGGTTTTGAAGAACTGAAGTACTGCAGCTCCACCCGACCTAGACGGTAGATACGCTCGCACAATCCCTTCTTTTTCTGTATAGTTGCCGGCTACCTGAGAAGTCCATTTGACGGAACTTCCAATCTTGATTTTGAATTCTTCGGGCATTTATTAATCTCCAAGTTCAAATAGTGTGTAGTCAATATACCCATGCCGTGGGGATCGCGATCGCCACGGGATGGGTCAGTCTCTTCTCAGCTTCCTCCAGGCAGTGCCGCGCTACGTTATAGGTCACTCCTACAATCTCTGCGGCGGCCTGAATGGTGTTTCCTTCCGCGACGGCCGCTAGTAAATCCTTCTCTACTGGGTAGAGGAGACGGTCTCGAACCGGATTGGGTTTGAACACTTGATCCAGTTCCTTATTACCCATCTCAAATTGCTTCCACCGGTAGTGGAACGCTTGGACTGAAATGTTTAGCTCTCGCGCCCAGTCCGCTGCGTAACGGCGGACGCCATTATAGACGTAAGTATCTGGCATAGACAAAAGGCACCTGTAGAGGTGCCCTTCCGAGGTGTATTTTTAGCGTGCCTATTCGGCTTAAGTTATTCTAGCGCATCGATCACGACCGTTCTCTCATAAGGCAAGATCATCAAGGTCATGCCCAGGAGGTTCAGGTCATTAACAAATTCAAAGAGTCCTCGGACACCTTCTTCAGTAAGTTGAGGGAAGGTGCATCCGTTCACCTCACTAATGTCGTCAAACAGACTGAGGAAGTCCTCGACATCCCGATTGTCGATCGCCTCATTCATACGGTCGACACACTCGTCTGGGTCGTGTAACAAATTCAGGAACTCGTCTCGGTAATCCATCTTGATGCAGATTGAAGGTGTCCTCTCAATCGTAGGATTGTTCCTGTTGCATCAGGCGTTCGCAGATCCTTGTCTTTTCTTCGCAATTGAGCGGCTCGCCTTCGGGAAAGGCTGTGAAATCAGAATAGGTCTGGAGCGAGGGGAGAAAGACGACGTAATCAAACCCCTCCGACCTTAGCCGGGCGAATAGGATCTGTACCTCCGGTCGGAATGTGTTGATCCCAATAGACCATAACGGAACCCAGGACTTTCCAGCATCGTTGAAGAGAGCTGTGATAATACTCCTGTCCGGCTCCGGTAGGTGCAACTCTGAACAGTAACAGAGCTTTCCGGTTCGTCGCTCGGACGGATAGGCTTGAGACACCCTAAAGGGTTCGGGTAGTCCTCGAATTGCGACGGGCACTTGCTGTGTTGTTAAAGTCGCTTCGATTACAAGTTCGTAATTAGTTTCCATGATGGTGTCGGGCGGCTTGGGCACGATAGTTTTCTTCGAGGTTAACTCTGTTTGTGACGCCGTGTAGAAAGAACTCCAGGCGAACCTTTGTTCCCAGAGATCGGAGTTCCGACACAGGGCATAGTGCGATCGTTTTAATAATTTGGGTGAGGAGTCGATTGTTCATGGATGTCTGCCTCTATGAGTGGAGGATAAGATTCATAGATGTCGATTTTAGACTAGAAATTACATTAAAAAACCCGCGAGACACTAGCTCGCGGGAGTTAGCTGACTATCTTCTCAGGCGATATAAGTCTCCTGATGAAAGGACAAAATCAGTTGAAGACGTAATTGAACCTCTGAGATCTGTACGTCGGCCAGTCAGTAGGAAGACTGGGTCCGGGCTTGTGTCCCCCATCAGGAGGGTCTCCTATCGGGCAGGAAAGAGTTGAAACCCCGTCTGGAGGAGTTACTCCCTGATAGATAGAGATCGGGTAGATGTTGTTCCTAGCGTCTTTATAAAAGGCTTTCAATTTGATCGTTGGTGCTTCCGACTCAGGTAACTTCTGAGCACCCAATAGACTTATTGTCGAGACATACGCCTGAAGCTTTCTATCTAGCTCTTCCGCAGACGGGTCAGCAACTGAAGAGTCCTTCTTAACCCTTGGGTCATTGACAGAGACTCCAAAGATATTAGTTTCAGGGTCAGTATAGGCGGTTAAGCTCGAGTTGCCTCTAATAGATATCGTTCCTAATCTAACGATGTATGCCGCCTGGGACTTGGGGACATAATTTTTGAGGGTAGAGTCGACAAAAAAGAGATTTTCACAACTCATCCTTCCAATTTGCGCTGACCCTACAAATAAGTTAGTGGTACTAAGTGTTCCATTCAGGTCGGCATTTCCGGCAATAGCCGCGTACGGACTAGTGAGAACTGACAGGATGACAAATAGGCAGAGGAGAGGTCTGACAAACACTTGGAGTTTCATTTCGAATCCTAAGATAGAGGTCAACCGGGTCCTCCTTCGATCGCTTTTGTGTTGGAAGGCAGACAGGGGCCTCTAAGAGAGACTGTCCGGGCGTCCAATCTTGACGAGGGTAAAGTATCTCTCCTGGACTGACACAAGAAGTTGTCGTAGAAGGAATAACGGGTGTATCTGTGAGAGGAAAAGGTGTTGGAGCAGGTGTAACAAGTGGTACTGGGCCTGTAGAAAGAACCGGCGTAGGGTCCACAGGAGTAATGACTGGAGTTACTGGGGTCTGTGCGAGTTGGAGAGCTAAGAGGATTGGGAGCATGTTAGGTTGACTCGTAAAGAACAGAACCAACCTAACATGCAAGAAGAGAGGTGACGAGTGTCACCTCTCTTCCTTTGAGAGTTAGCTTGCAGCTATCTTCTGGACGTTGAACACCCGGTTAACCGAGTCATACGTCCAGACCATCAGGTTGCTGCCGAGCTTATCCATGTAGATGATGTTACTCACCGACTGAACGAGCCCTGTTCCTCCAGCCGTTCCGTTCGTACTCCAGATCTGAGTTCCGTTAGCCGTGTCGACTACGAAGTAGCCGGTCTGGTTGTTGGAGTTGGGAACAAAGAATCGGGGGTTCGAACTGCCCGAACCGGAGACGATATCGCTCAGAAGAGTCAACGTTACCTTCGAGTCAACGTTGGTAAAGTTGGTGTCCGCTGGGACATACAGAACGTAAGGTTCGTTTCCGTTCGCAGCAGTCGTGGCTGAAATCAACTCGTACTGGTTGCCGCTAGAGTCCTTAAGAACGATCGAGGGGATAGCACCCGAACCGTTTCCGGCTGTTGCGTCTAGGTCAAATTTCTTGACGTTGAACGCGATGGTGTTACTCTGTGCGATCGCCCCTGTCCCGTACTCGTTGTAAGGGTCTCCGAAGAAGTTACCGGAGTAGATGAGATAGGGCTCAAACCCAGTTGTCGAGTCTAGGTAGGTAGGAATGAGAGTCATTACTACCTTCGTGTGCTTAACAGTCTTTGGAGGATAGTTAGGCACGAGACTTGACGGTGGTGTGGTAAGAGGTGCCCACATTGATGGAGTGGTGTTCGGGTCAGGGACTCCAGACTGAGTAGGCACTGGCAAATTGGGAATTGGAGCAAATCTTCCCTGAGGCACTCCTGGGTAAGGTTTGTAAGGATTTGGGTTGGGCGGGTTAATTGGTTGTCCGTTGTAAAGGACTACCATTTCTCCCATTACTACCGCGGTAATTTGGCTCCAATTAGCGGGAGAGGTGTACCTGAAACTATAGGACGAACCATTAGTTATCGATGTGATTACACCTGTATTCGGGTCCTTGATACCAGCCCCATTGGACTCAAAGAAGTTGGTAGGAAGGTTTGAGGCAACGTTAGAAGTCTCTACTATCTGAGCCCCGATCGGAAGGGAATAGTCTGTGTAAGTGTTCGGGTAGGACTCGTATGAACAAGGTGCTCCCGAATTACAAACTTGCAGAACATACCTGTCATACACTCTAAGAGTGTAGGTGCCGGCTGGAGAACCGTTAGGTACGGGCGTCCAGTTGAAGGGCTGCTCGCTACTACCAGGGGCTGGGGGTATACCCTGTATGGTTTTATCCTCTTCGACCGCGATGTTCTGACCGATTTGGTATCCGTTGAGGCCAACGGCACTTTCAAACGCTCCGGGAGTTGTCGTCGGGAGCTTGTAGATACCAGCCGTCGGTGTGGTGAAGAACCCTTCCGTCTCACTTATTCCGGCTGGAGGTGCCAGTGTCGACAAGGTGGTCGTTGGTGCGTACCCGTCTGTTAAATAGAGCTTAGTGCTAGTTCCATCAAAGGCGAAGAACTGCATCCCAGTCCCTACTGTGGTTTTACCTACCGGCTGAATCACATAGGTAGATGGAACTGTCGCATTAGGAGAGGGCCTATCGTCGTAGTACCAGTTCGCCTCAGCGGGCATCATCCCGTAAGGGAAGGAGTCTCCAGATCCGGAGTTGATATCCGCCAGCATAATGGTCCCAGCAGAGGTGCCATCGGACCTCCACATTTCGTACCCATGAGTACCGTCCGTCGCAACGAAGTAGTACAGCCCTTGACCCTGAGCGTCGAGAACCGGGTCGCCCGTCGTGTTAATCGTCTTAACAAGCGTCGGAGTTCCAGAAGGAGAGGTCAGGGTGTAGACGTTGGTATGACCATTCGTGTCTAAGGCCGCGAAGAAGAGGATGGGCTGCGTAGCGATCGTAGGCTTCGGAGTATCTGAACCCGTACCCGTCATATCCAGGTCGTACTGCATCGCATCTGCTGTAACGGTGTAGGTGTTGACCAAGGCGGTTGGGTTAGAACCTACTCCAGTGGTTGTGTTCAGGTCAGCAACCAGCGTGGCCTTCCCAGCTACAGGGTCGAATCTCCATAGCTCCGCTCCGGTACCACTGCCATCATCAGCAGAGAAGAGTACCTGCCCGCTAAGTTCAGCCAGCGATGAAGGGTTGGAACTGTTGATGCCTCGGTTGATGTCAACCACCTTCAAGGTTGTTCCATCTGTGAAGAAGAGTTCGTAACCGTAGTCTTGACCGTAGCCCACGAAGAACTCATATCCTCCAGCCTTCACCGTTCTCTGAAACGCAGGGTTGGTCGTATCCAGGTTTGAATCCGACTGGAAGACCGGGTAGTTCGCTACCGTGGTGTTCGTATCCTGGTTGTCTCCGGCCAGACTATCAACAGCATTAGAGGTGTTGATCGAGTGACTCTCGAACCCGGCGGCATTTGACAGTGCCATGAACTGCAAGTAGTTGCTACCACTCAGAGTCACAGGAGTGAACCCGTAAGGGTAGGAGTCAGTGTTGCCATTGAAGCTTGTGAGCTTCGTAGCGGCACCGCCTGCTACTGGAGTGTAGTAGACCTGATACCCGGTCGAGTTATCCGTCGCAGTAAAGTAAACGTTACTGTTGAAGTTGGTGTAGCCATACCCATTGAGCAGGCTGGAGGACACTTGAGTCGCGCCTGACCCAGTCGAGCGGTAAGTGCGGTTGTTCGTCCCATCTGGAGAGGCGGTGAAGAACACTTCATTGGTCGCACCAGCAGGCGAGAACGACGATGGGTAGGAACTGTTCGCACCCGTGTAAATGTCGGCTACTGTTGCCACGGTGGTTGGAGCACCACTAGAGATGTAGCGAGGCTCTGTACCATCACTCACACCAGTCGAGGCAAAGAACAACTTGGTACCATCGCTGGAAGGAGTCAGACCGTAAGGAGCAGTGCCATCGGTGCTCGCAACCAGAGAGGTGTTTGCCGTGGTGCCATCGGTCGTCCACAGTCCACCTGGGTTGGTAGAGTCGGTCGCCTGGAAGTAGAGCTTCGAGGCGAAGGCAACGAACGGTCCGGGGTTGGAGGCGTTCGGCACGCTATTGGTGCTGCCTGCGTAAACATCCTTGAGTAAAGATGTGTTCGCACCAGTGCCATCGGTGACCCAGGGCTCATTTCCATGAGAACCATCATCAGCCCCGAAGACAATCTTCGATCCAATGACTGTTAGATAAGACGGATTGGAACTTCCGGTGCCGGAGTTGATGTCCTTCACCAAGTTGACTGATGTGCCGTCGTACTTATAAAGTTCAGTCCCTACGTTGTTGTTGGCTGAACCATCAGTCGCTGCGAAGTAAAGAGTATTGCTCAGTACAGCGAAGTCAGAAGGGTTGGCATCGTTCCCATTCCCGATATTGCTGATCCGGTTGACAGTAGTGCCATCGAAGGAGTAGACCTCAACACCCTGAGTCGTCGCGTTGTTTGGGTCGTAACCTGCAAAGTACAGCTTGCTACCCATAGGAACGAGCTGGTAGGGGTAGGTCGGGACTACCGTGGAGTTCACCTTAGTCGGTGTTCCATTAGCTGAGATTGTCCAGATACCCTCAGCACCCACTCCGCTGGCTAGGGCAACTTCTGTTCCATTGAGAATGGCAGTTGCAGCAAAGTCCAGACCAGAGGTTCCAGGGTTTATATTGCTCAGTAACTGAACCTGCCCTCTTACTGGAGCCAGAGCGATTTTGTAGTTGGTCGTCCCACTTAATCCAGAGCCCGTGACTTTGAGGTAGTAGGTAGTAGTTGCGGCGGGGATATTCCAAGCCGCAGTTGTAGACAGCGTGGGGTTGTTATTGATCACGTTGCCGTTGGCATCAACTACCTGAACAGTGATTCCGGCGGCGGCGGTCAGGGTGGCATTAATGTCTACCGTATATCCAGAAGCGTTACCGATCTTGTAGTACTCGAAGGTATTGCCGACCGAACCGAGGATAAGTTGATTGCCTGCCGTTACAAGGTCAGCCGCGATCGTAGGAGCGCTCGCTGTGCTGGCAGCCGCCAGGTCGTAGTTCAGAGGTGACCCGTTCTCAAAGAGATAAGGTGCTCGAGCGTAGTAGCTCGTGTCACCTGAGGTCTGAATATAGGTTGAGGACACGTAGCTGGTGCCGTTCATAGTCCAGACTACGTTCTGGCCGGTAGAGCTATTGTGCCAGAGGATGTCAGTCTTTCCGTCCTGAGTGAAGTCGGCGTTACCGTTCATCGACCAGTTCAGGTCGGCAATGGTTGGCAGACTGGTAAAGGTGCTGTAAGTCAGACCGTTCAGCAGCCAGATAGTGCCCGCACCGGTTGTGGTGTTCTTCCAGATCAGGTCGGGTTTATTATCCCCGTTCATGTCTCCAGCACCACCTTGCATCAACCACTGGGAAGGACTGCCTACTGTAGTTGATACCGTACCGTAGGACGAATACTTGTTGCCATTGAGATACCAGATGTTAATCTGCCCGGTTGAGTTGTTGTACCAAACGAGGTCTGAGAGACCGTCGTAGTTGAAGTCTGCCGCCCCCTCTAGAAACCAGGGAGTTCCTACAACGATGGGGTTGTTGTTCGTATCTACAATGTACTGAGAACTTTTGACCGTCATATCCCTATTCATGAACCAGATCACGAAGTTGGAAGTGCTGGTATTAGCCCAAACGATATCCGGAACTCCATCCAGGTCGAATGACCCTGTGGTCAAGACATACCAGGTGCTTCCTACGCTATAGGGATAGAACTGAACGGAAGACACAAAGCTCAGGCCATTCATGTACCAGCGGTACTCCTTATCCTGACTCGGAGACCGCCAGACAATGTCTGACTCTAAGTTCTGTTTAGCTTTGTAGTTCAACGTATACGTTGTACTGGCATCAGCGCTTGGAGGAATAATCTCCAAGTAGTAAGTTCCCGCCCCCAACGTGTTGATGATGAAGTTGTTCGTACCTCCCAGACTGGGCGCGGTCGCCGTAGAGGTCTGAATAGTATTACCGCTAGAGTCCAGCAACTTCAGAGTCGTATTAGCCGTCAGCCCTGTAGTGGATAACTGCAGGGCTGACTGATAAGGAAGATTCAATTTATAGAAGTCCGGCTGTCCAGGCGTAGCACTGAACGTGTCGGAGACGGAACCTGTGCCCAGGGCAACGGTCAAAAGCGTTGCCGCGACTAAAGTATGTCCTGCCATAAGTACCTATGTAAGAGACCATAGGCATTGTCGTTTGAAAGAGAGGTCGCCAACTGACCAAGAAAACCCTTCGTGGAATGCAGGAGCGGTCGCGTCAACAAAAAAAGCGAGGTGTTGGTCTACGCCTCGCTTTTATCTATGAGGAGATAGATGCCGCTTATTCTAGCGAAGACTTGGCCACTTGATAGCCTCTCGCCTCCAAGTAGCGGATAGCTTTCTCCTCCTCTGTAATCCTTAGACCCTTTTGAACAGAGACGACGTTATCTTCGATGGTGATCGTACCGAAGGGGAGGGGTGATTTGAAACACCCCCTCGAACTCCGTTGTATAACCCATGTTAAATCTCCACTTTTTCTAACTGTCGACCGGGCAGTAAGACTTTCAAGCCCTTGCTGGCAGACACTTTGGAATCCCCGTTGTACCTGCCGTCATCTTTATAGATAGAGGACTCACCATCCACTGTATGAACGATGACCTGCCCGATCACCAACCCCGGAAAGAGAGGTCGGTCGTGGTACTGAAGGTTATTTTTGATTTCCAGGGTCAAGACGGAATTATTAAATCCGCCCTCGACCCAGACAGCTAAGGCATTATCATAGCCTGCCCTAGCGCAGGAGGAGGTAATTCTAAACTCGCAGGTATACCCGAGGGGTACATTAAAAGTCTCAAGCGTCGCCACCAGAGCAAACCCACCTGGAGGTAACATAAGAGGACTTTCTTTTGAGAAGTGGTTGAGGTCGATTGGAGTGAAAACATTCTCTGGGCGACCGCTCTTCTCGAACTCGTACTGGGGTATGTCCAATGGCTTTGTCTCTAACAGCGCTGAGTACCCCACGCGGACATCAATAGAGGAGTGCCCAATTAAAGATTCTTCTGTTGGACTTAACAGCCCCTCGTCACACAACTCTTTCAGGGACTTTCTTCCGAGAATGGTCAACTCTGATACTCCTTCCAGCTTTCTAACTCCTTCACCACACCCCGCTGAGCATGAGGAAAGGCGAACTCGACCGCTAAGTCTTTTGCGGACAGACCCTTATCTACCAGGTTCTTGTTCTGCAACCATTCAATAACAGCCTTCGCCATAATATATTGTGCAAGTCGGGTTGCTAAGCGTTCAATAATCATAAGCTCACCTCTTAAGGAGTCAGGACTGCAAGGTAATCAGTTGGAGCAAGATAATCAACGGGGCGTCCCGGTCCATCAAACTTAACACTGACGACTTCACAAACTGCAGCTACTGACACGCTCTCGTGATGAACTAAGTAGAGAATTTTCTTTTCCATACTGAAGCACCACTGGAGGTTTCTGTTCTCTGTGATGGCGGCTATGGCCTCAGCTACGTCAAAGTCCACCCAGTAATAAGGGTCAGGTGTGTGAATATCCGAGACAGGTTTGTACTCACCAGGTCTCAGCTCAACTTTTCCTAACTCAGATTCAATTAAAATCATGCCGCCACTTCCTTTTTCTCTACGCAATCCTGGTAGTAGACTGCCAGAGCGATCGCATTCCACATATGAGAGCTGACGCCGAAGAAGAACCCGGGCTCTGCCTTTGTCCCTTTCCCTCCGTAGCGGGACGTCAGTTCTGCAATGACGGCAGAGTCTCTGCTCATATTCTTCTTCCCAAAACAGGCTTTCCGAAGTTCTGGTCCTAAGATATGACCGATGATGGTTAAGCGAGGAACAAGAAGAATGTTATCGCCGCGTCGGATCTGCCAGTCCCGACACAGTCGACCGTAATAGAAGATTGTGTCGTGGATAGAGGCGGCGGACTTTTGGTAGATTACGGCTTGCTCGACCAGTAGCATCTCACCTGGGACAAGCGTCGGGTCGGAGATCTTCTGGATGAACTCCTCACTTGAGATGTTCTCCTTCACCAGTAACTTTTGTTCTGCCGTATCCCAGCAGACATAGCCCAGGACTTGGGGGCCTGGGTCAACAGCACATACGATCGTCACCGCTTAAGACTCCTTCCAAACCCTTCGGTGTATCCTATACAGGCAAGCTCCATGCACTTACCAACGACTACGTTGTGAACGTCTTTTATCTCTTGATCGGATACGACACGACCACTTCTGGCTCGTTGGTCAACAAGAAGCATAGCCCTTGAAACTTCGTCACTTATTTCTTGAACTCTGAGAAGGACGGTCTCGGCCCTTAAAAAATCTTCTAATGGGTCTGACATAGGTTACTCCTTGATCGATGTCTCAGTATGGTTTAGGGGTTGCACATAGTCCTCGACAATTAGGTCGAAGTAATCGTCGTCCGGGTCGTTGTTAATCTGCACGATCTGGTAAGGAGCATCGTAGTACTCCTTCTAGAGCAGGTCTCCTAACTTGAACTGGTCTGGGGGCGTTTACATTCTTTTCTTTATCGAGGCGAAGCAGCCCGCCGGTTGATAGCTGGACGATGCCGTAGTAAATGTTGTGATTGAAACCTGGAATCATTGGACTGCTGATTGAGTGTTCGTTAAACCTCGAACCGTTCGAAGAAGTTCCAGGTATTCAGGCGGAGCAACTTTGGACGGCTCGACTTTAGGAGGCTCGCCCCCCGCTATATTGGCTTGCACCTCCGGGGTGCTGGCAACTTTTAATAATGCCTGGATATTCTCCTGCTGCACATGAGGAGGCAGGAGGGTGAAATCTATGCCCATTAATAATTGGTAGATTTTTTCGTTATCGGTCACTGTAGTCCTCATACTCTTGATCTTCAAGCATTCAGTTCGGCTATATATTCCGAGATAGTTTGAGAGCAGAACGTGACCTTTGAGGACGCTTCCTGCCTCTGTTCGATGCTAACCCTGGACGTAGAAAGAACGCAAAGGTTGGATATATCATCAATGGTTGGTTCAATCCCTTTCTTTGCCTTTCTCAGCTCACCAAAACCTCTCTTATGAGGCCAGACAAGGGAAGCTTCAAATTGTACAATGTCGCCGCTCTGGACATTAACCCCTTCATTCCACTCCCGTCCATCAATCCAGAGTGAGTTAACAACAACGTCATCCGTCTTTCCCTCCCTAATTTCAACGAGGTGTAAAACTGGTACCAAACCTTCTTCTGTTCTCGTGGCCGTTGCCATTCTGACTCTGGCTGTAAAACTTTTTCCTGACTTTGACATTCTTTATAGAACTCCTTGATTTCTAAAATAGCCCAGGTCATACGAGAGATGCGCTGAGCCTCAGCCACGGCTTCTACTGGAATTTCTCCGATTGTTATTAAACCGTCGTACTCGTTCATGTATACCATAAAATCATACTTCTCGCTCAATAGAGTGAGGTTGTGAATGAAGCAGGCTTCGTCGCCTTGAAGTAGAAATGCTGACAACTTAGCCATTTTTCGCTGCCAAGACTTAACTTCGTCCAATTTATCCTCATGTAACTTCATTCCAGTCGCATTGACCCAGTAGCGCTTTCCGTCTTTGAGATACTTGGCGTTCTGGGGTAACCATCTCTTCCATAGGTAACTTCTAAATCGCCTTAGTGATTTTCGAAACTCTACAGTCTCTTGGTTATAGCGTTGCCACACCTCTTCCCAGTTGTCTGGGAACTCTTTCTTAAATAGCTTATAGAGGGATGAATGGCCGCTGACTTTACTGATGTCGTCACTATTGTGGGCGCACATACACTCTTGAATGACGGCTGTCTTCAAGACTCCAGAGAATTCTTCGGACACTCCGACCTTAGTTGCCAACTCATATTTACCTCTGGGGTTATTAACGTAGCTCTCCAACCACTCACACTCAATTCCAGCCTGTTTCATTCTGAAAAGTAAAGCGTGGACTTGGGCAGAACGGATATCGTAGTTTATTAACCCTTCAATACCGGAGTACATAGCACCTTTCATCTTCTTAGAGGCACAGGTTGGGCCTCCTCCAACAAATCCGATGCGCCCTCCAAGCTGCACTTCAAATGCTGTTGGGTAAGTATATATGCCAGGTCCATGTTCGGGTGAAGGACTCAAACCCTGTCTCCTGATAACGTTCCATACTCCAGAGTCATTATGGAACTGGTCGCAAGCGAGACGATACTCTTTGTGGTTTGGTCCATACTGTCGCCGCAGAGACTTGATCTTTTCCTCAGTCCTCCTTAGATAGGCGATCGTCGCGGGCACATTAATAAGGCTGGTTGGTATAGCGGCCATTGCCTCAACTATCTTCTCTGGAAAAGAGTTCCTCTTCTCGTCGTAACGTGTGCTCTTGGACGCCTTGAGAACTCTTTTTCTCGTGAGGATGTCGACCATCACCGGATGTAAATTATCGATCGTAGAGAACTTCGCTTCGAGTAGGGCGTCTTCCAGTTCTTGCCCATACATATAGGTGCGAGCGATACCTAAGTCGTGGCTGTACTCGGTTTGCAGATAAATTTCTAAGTCGATGAGGACTTCTTTGCTGACTTTCGCCTCTTCAAAGTAACCGCAGGGGATACATACAGACTTCCGGTCTTCTCCTATGAAATAGAAGGGGTTGAACAGATGCCGCCGGGGTATATCATCGTATCCATTATTTTTTCGACCTGAGACAATCAGTTGAGCAGAGATGTGGCGAGCTGCGAGGATGTTGTCTTCAGGTACTTGACGATGCTTTAAGAATTCTTCGTGGGTTTTGTCTTCCTCTAACGTCCAGAAGACACCCTTTGTGAGGATATACATATTGGATGCTCTTGTCGCTCATTAGCTGAGACGATTATAGACTAATGAACGATAAAGAGGAGTAGCTGATAATTTCCTTGTAAATACTTGATTGGATGTAGGCAAGCCAACCATCTATAATAAGGAGGTATACACATACAATCGGCCAAGTGGCAGATTACTGGTCGACTTGTAACTTGTTTTCTCATTAGCTATGACTAAACCCCTGGGCTGCCCCAGGGGTTATTTTTTTTGTCTACACATTCCAGCGATGTGAGGGGGTTACGAAAGTTGAAATAGCCCTCAAAGGGCTATTAGTGAAGGGTTGTGGGGTTTGTACCTCGGTACCCATCCCAGCGCCGGTTCGGCGCTTCCTCTCCTCTCCTCACCCTCATTCCTTGCTCTCCTTCTCCGTTCTTCCTCGCCTCCGCCTCCTGTCTTCGCCTTCGCTCTGTCTTTCCTCCTTTCCTTCTTTCTTGGGTTTTTTTTGGAAAGAAGAAAATTCGATTATTAATAATTTCTCGATCCCTCGACGAAGCACTGGTGAATCCACCCTTCAGACCCATTCCCGTACCGAACTCTACTCCAGCTACCTTGCAGATCGATCACACTAACCTGGTCTCCGGGTTGTAGCGCATCAATCACATTCCCGCCTGGAGCATCTCTGACATTGGCACAGGACACACTGCCATTACAGGAGTGGATGACAATGATCCGAGGTCGGCAGCCAGAGGAACAGGTCGGTCGTTCCGGCGGCGAGCCCTGGAGCTGAATGTTAATGGTGTTCTGTATCCGAGCGCTCGCTGAGGAGGAGGAGGAGGAAGAGTCTGAAGTTACAGGCGAGGGTGATACTGGAGGCGTGGGCGTCGTAGGCTGTGGGTCCGCTATAAAAATGACCAGCATTAGATATCACCAGAAGTAGGCTCCCAGCGTCAGAATTAATAAATCCACCAGCCAGGTAATGATCCAGGCGGCGAGGTGGTCTTCCTCATGCGATCGCGTGACCAGCATTGCGATCATCGCATTTAATAAAAGGAGACCCATCAGGTAGACGACCCACCAACGGTTGACCATCACAACTAACCCGACTGTCAGCAGGGCCAGAAGTTTTGTACCGCCGAAGAATGTAATGAACTTAGCAAAACTGAACGGTGCTGGCGGTCTTTTTGAAGAGTCTGTCATAAACAAAACAGGTAGGCTATCGCTAACCTACCCGCCCGACTTGTCCGTAATGTGGTCAGGTTAACCTTCTGGAACCGGATATTGCTTCTCCCTATCTCTTCCTTGATTAAAGTAGAGCAGAGCGACCTCTCTCTGCTCAGTCGTTAGTCCTGTCCACTTCTCCACGCCGAAAACATCGAAGGCTAGAGCCTGACGCGCCTCTCCGATTGTGATGGTGGAAGGTTCGCCTCGTACTCAGCACCGATGTAGACGGCTATCTCGACCTGCTGGAGCGTTAGATGAACTTCACTCATCTAGCAGCCTCCAAGTTCGCTGGATTAAAGTCGTCGCCATCGAACTCAACGTCGAAGAGCCCTCCATCATCATCGTCATCGTCGTTCGGAAGGATCAACCAGGCCGCGACAGCTAACTTTAAGAACAACAAAACTGTCGGTAGGTTAACAAAGAAGAGGATAAAGTTCGCGGCCAGGATGCCGTAGTAAATAGGCATTTTAGAAGAACTTCTCTCCCTGTAGAGAGGGATACACCCAACCATCCAGGAGAAGAAGGCCACGTCTCCCAAAAGTCGCACCCATAGAACGTCCGACCACAAAGATCCGACGATCGTGACTGTTAGAGCGGCGATTCCGGCTCGGACTACAAAAGTCTTGTCTGTTAAAAGTTGCTTGAACCGTTCAAACATTGCTTCCTCTCGGTTACTTCTGAATCACGAGTATCGATCGTCCAGCCTGCATCAGTCAGACTATGGATTGATTCATGCGTCGGGCGACTGCCGTCATAGACACGGATTAGAGGGTACAGAGTTCCCGTGTCGTCTATCCAGATAGAAGAGACGTATCCCTCTTCGCCCGTGATTAAATTCTTCGCGGCTGCTCCCAGGTAATAGGGGTAGCGCTCCTGCTCGTCAGTTATTCTCATGTTCAGGCTGCCAGCTTTACTAAATGAGACGGTACCACTTCGCCGTCGATCGTCACGGCCCAGGAGTCGCCTCCGAACCCCCATACCCCACGATCGACCGACTCAATAACTCCGGTCGCCATAATTATTTCAGGCGAACCATTAATTCGCTTAGCGCCCGCCACCCGTGTGGCATCTTTCTGCCACTTGAGAATTTTTATTCGCCGGGCTTCGTCATCAACATAATACAGAGGGAACTCCATCAGGTAGCGTTCCCTTTCAACGAACGATTCGAACTTTTTTGTCTCAGTCATGCTTCGGTCACTTCCTTAACAACTTCCAATGAGCTGAACCCTCCCCCGTTTAGAAAACAGGGGGTTCCCTCCGAACCTTTAACCAACTTGTCGGACTGACTTACAGGAGTCTCCTATCTGGTTGGCTTTTTCGGAATTAATGGAGATCCGCTCTGAGGGAGGTTGAGCCTGCCTACGTTCGGACGAGCCTACTTGATTTGCGGATTGGAGATAGCGTTGCCATGCCTCCATCAAGGCTGGTTCCAGCCCTGGATACTCAAATTGAGCAGCCTGCAATAGCAACTGATCCTCAACAACGTATCGAGCCAAAAACGCACTGAACAAATCTCGGTGCATCTCGAAACCTGTCACATCCTTGTGGATGCGCTCTGAGAGAGACTTCTTGACGCGCTCACCACTGAGATGAGTTTGAGATAGTGCGGTTCTCTGGGTCGAAAACTTAATGACTTGTCCACCAGCCCTTTCAGCCTTGCGAACAAGTTCACTCATGAAGAATCCAGGCGACTTTGCACCGATAGCTTTACCGTAGCGCTTTTGCCAGCCTTTGACTGAGACGTTCTCAGTTTTGATGGTCTTGCCGATACGCAGCGTATCATTGACCAGTTTCCTGTTCTCGGACTTTGCATAGGCGGCTTTACGCCGCTGCAATTCCCGTTTCTTTTGGGCGATTCGCAGGTAGCGCTTTGACTTACGCCACTTGCGTTTGCCCTTCTTGGGTTTACCAAGCTTGGTTACGGTCTTTCGACCTTTGCGAGCCTCAAAGTTTGGCTCGTAATTCTCTGGATTGCTAGTCCTCTGAGAGCGCTGCATCTGCCGTTGAAGCGCTGCAATCTCTTTGTCGTAGGTTGGGACTTTATTGGCAAAAGGCAGCAACTCAGACCGAGTATCCCCAACTACAGCCACAGCGCTGACATTGAGATCCAGTCCAATTAGATCATCCCCGACTGTGTTTTTGGGTTTCTGAAATGGCAGTCCTTCGTTGACTAGTTGAGCGAAATAGCGCGTCTTGCCATTCAACTCTCTCTTGATTAGCCGGACATACTTCACTGGGCTGTTTAGCCCATGCAGTAGAACTGGATCATTTTCACCAATCAGTGGCTGAAGAATCAGATCTCCCCAAACAAGCTGATTATCTTTCCAGCGAATCCCAGTCTTGTTTGACTTGCCTTCTACCGAGCGGAAGCGATTGAAGCCCTTGAAGCGAATCTTCTTAGCTCTGCCCAAAAGCACCCTTTCAGTTGCTTTGAATACCCGTGTTGCAATCTTTTGGATAGTATTCGCATCGAGCTTTTGGGCTATCCATACTGCGTCTTTGGCAACCCTGCCTGCATACGCATGAAGATCATACTCTGAATAGCGATGCGCCTCCCGCGCTGCTTTGAAAGCGTCTCTCCGCAATGGGTTTGCTACATCTTTGCCCTTGTCGTTTTTGATTGTCTTGGGCAATTTCAAAGCTTGCTGAAATAGCTCGCTTTTTCGGACAAGCCTCATTCGAGTTTGCGCTTCACCCAGGCAATTGTTGAGCAGCCTTAACCCGGCATTAAACCGCGCTGTTAATTCTCGCTCATCAGTACTAGTCACAATGAGCGGGACATCGGTTATGAAGGTGGGAGTGCTGCTACGGGGCATACCGAGGAATTTAACAGATAGTTTTATTGTACTATAGATTGTAGATGAGTGCTAGCTATCTACAATGACGGAATACAAACATTACAATCACGCGGTTGGGCTGGCAACAGTCCACTTGATATGGATTCCATGCAGGCGCAGGAAAATCTTTTACCGACGCGAAGACCTAAAGCAGCGCTGTGCCGAGATTTTCTATGGCGTAGCGAAGGAGCAGGGATGGTTTATCAAGGCGTTAGAGATTGCATCAGACCACGTGCATTTGTTGGTGGAATATGATCCAACTCATTCCATTGCACAAGTCGTCAAAGCATTCAAAGGAAGGTCAGCTCGCATTCTCAGACAGGAGTTTCCAGAGTTGCTTAAATTGCCTAGCTTGTGGACGCATTCGTATGGCTTCGATACAACTGGCAAGATCAGTACTCAGAAAATCCTTGACTACATCAATGACCCGCATCATGGCTGAATAAATTCAGCCTCTCGCTTTCCTCCCCCGGATGAATCGCGGGGGCTTCCAGCTCCGCTTCTGTGAGCTGGTTCTTAATATCCATGACGCTGAGTTCTGTTTCAGCAATAAGTTGCTGGAGCATCTCGTCGCCAATCTCATTAATTAAGGCCCCGTCAAGTGTGCCACCTGAGTAACGAATCACAGGAGTTCGCTGCCAGATCGCAGCGATATCATTTTCTTGGTGTTTCAACATCGTTCTAGTTCAAAAAAAAGATAGAGGGAATCCAGGTCTGGATTCCCTCTATCTTAAGACTTAACTTTTTATTAACGAACTGGGCAAGCTCCGGTGGAGCACTCTGAATCCAGGCTGTACTCCTCATATTCCGTCTCGAACTGAGCGACCAGGTCGTTCAGTTCTGATTCGGTAAACTGAGGCATGGTCGCCGCCAGTTCCTGGTAGGCCTCTTTACTACAGGGGATATAGGCGAGGTCTGGGTTTGGCGTGCCGATCGTAGGATCGAATTTAGGGAAGAAGGCTATCCCCACAATGTCATCCCAGTTCTTGTAAACCCACTCCGCAACTGTATCCCATTCGTGGTCGTCGACTGAACAGGTGAAGCTGACGTTATGTTCCACGTACAGTCGCATCAACTCTTTATACCGTTCGAGTTGCGAAACCGCGGGCTCGTCGATCGCTCGGATAGGAGTGTTGGAAGTCATGGGGAAGTCGAACACCCAGGTTGTTACGCCTTCTCCGTAGAGGTCGTCGCCCTGGTTGTTCTTTGGACGGGGGTTCAGACCCTTGGACAGAAGTGCATGAGCGAGAGGGTCATGACGATCAATCTGCATCCGACGGATGTAGTAGGGGGCATATCCCATATGAGCACCCGAGCTACAGCCAGCGACCAGGCTAACGGTGTTATGACTCTTAAACGCTCCGGCATAGTACCAGTGAGTGTTTTCGACTTCGATATCGAAGGTAGGCATTTCGCCACTTTCTTGTATCGATATAACCTCTCCTAGAGGTTTAGTATTCCGGGCAGGGTTTTCATGAACCCATCTACCAGGTAAATGGTAGATGGATTGAATCTTCAGAGAGTGTTTTGAAAGAATTTCAAAACTTTCTGAATCGGAATATTGGTTGAACCCCATCAACCAGATATGTTTTTGTTCCTGTAGGTTATCTCCCTTTGAGTTTAGCGACCTTCCGATACACAAACCCACAGATAGAGCTACATGCTGAAGATGTTCTGCAAATAGGTCGTACGCGCTCGACAAGACTACAGTTTTTACCTGTTGTTCTTTTCTCGAGTAACCTACCCATCCATCCGAGTCAACTAGACCAGCAATGAACGCAATAATAGTTTCCCTCGATGAAGAGCGCACTATTTTTGGAATAATGTCCAACCCATCAGCATAGTACTTCCATACCTCGTTCTTTATCAGCCAGTGCCATAGATGTTTGCTACCCACCTCTAAAGAAAATGCCTTGCGGTCATTTAACTTTCGAACAGAGCTGTCAATACCAAATTGACTTCTCAATATCTGTTCGACCTTTTCTAACTTGGTTTGCAGCTCGTCCACAAACCGGATTCTATATCCACCCTGAGACATGGCTCCATTTCCCCAGAGGTACCCTAACAACCAGCCGAGTTCTGGGTTCATTCGGTCTGGTTGGAGGATAGGCGTTGCATCGTTCCGCATAGAAAAAGCAAGCTTATTTACTCTCTGTAGAGGGGCCTCTTCAACTTTGTTGTAGGTGTTCGGCCGAACTTCTATTACATCTCCTGGTTGAAGGTCTTTAGTTTCGACCCACTGATGCACATCTACCAATCGTACCAATCGTCTCTTAGAGTTTGCCGAACGCACTACTCGTTCTTTCACAAACCAGCGGTGATTTCCGGTTGACTGAAGTCTAAACCCTAGAGAGAGCTGTATGTCGTGTACAGTTTCGACTCCGTTATTATATGACTTGGTAATTTTGCTCAGCACTCCCTCATTTACTGCTCTGTACCCCTCCATATCACCCCAAACCTTATCGTCTGGGTGCTTCTCCAACAACTCCTCCAAAGTTAATACCCCTTGGTCTGTTGTCGTTAAAGCATTCCAGGGTCTACAACCACTGGGTTTGACGCATGTTGTTAACAACGACTGAGGGATGCCCATCTCGGCATGATAGCTATCAGCCTCCGTTCGAACAGCTTGCTTCGCCAGGTGAAGCACATCCTGGACGCGCTCGTCTGTGCCGTGGGTGTAGGATCCACTTTCATTAATCTGATACGCCCAGCCCAACATCTGCCAAGCGTCAACCTGTCCGGTTAGAGAGACACCGAGCAGGCGATCGCGTTTTTGGATGACATCCCAATCGGGATGCCACATCTGAATATTAGTAATTCGGCTGCCGTGGCGAGTGGCTAAACGCAGAGCGTACTCGAACTCTTTGTACTGGAAGCGACCGTTCTTGACAAAGGCTGAAACGACTACCTCACACAAGTTACAAGTTTGAGAAGAGTCCAGCAAGATCTCTCCACATGGGTTAGTACCCTTGTATCTAGGATGACGCTTCAGCGCGTTTTCTGCGATGTAGAATCCGGGCTCGCCGTTGTACCGAGCGCGAGCAAGAATATCCTTAAGTTGTTTCAGCGGTGGCTTCTTCCACACATGGACGGAGTTGTTGCTGAGCGATCTCGTTTCCTGGAATATCTTCAGCTCGGGGTGGTTTTTCTCATCCCACAGCCCATACTTGGCCGTGATGAAGTCCACATCGTCTATGTCTCCCAGGGTAATCTGAGCGGTGCGCCGGACGCCACCCGATACGACAGCGAACCCGAGGATGTTGGAGATATCCATCGCATCCCTCGAACTCAACCTTCCGTCACACGCTTTAATAATTTCCATCACGCGCCCGATCGACCAACGGAGAGGGTCGGGCCCAGACGCTCGCCCGCCGAACGTCATCAACCTCTCGCCAGCCCTTCGAATGCTGTCGTAGTTAATGATGATCTGCTTGATGGAATAACAAGTCAGCAGTCTTAAAAGAGCCTTGACGGCTACAGCCCAGCCGACTTTGCTATCCCCGACGGTGATGGATGCCTCGAAGGCAGAGACAGAGTCGGCATGACGCTCCAGGCAACTGTCAAATTTATTAATTAGATAAGGAGTTCGAAGAGAGAACTCCTTCGTCCCAACCTTAACGATCGTGTTCTCGTACCGCTTGTCCTTTGGTTTAGGGTTGTACGGTTGGTGGATTACCTCAGGAACAATCAACTTGGGTAATTTATCAACGTATCGTCGTTCTACAGAAAACCCGGTTCCAGACCCACAGAGAGATAGGTAGAGCATCTCCGAATAGGCATCGAGAGAGTCTATCACTCTGAAGCTGCAATTCATGTTGCTCGTTCCGTCGGTGTCGGTAACTTTCGTTCCGCCAATCCACATCGTTCTGCCGGCAGGAAATATCTTCAGGTTGAAGATGTGATCGAAGAACTCCTCAGCCTCCTTCTTCAGTTCTTCAAACGAGGCGGGTCCACGGTATAGAGACAGGCTGTACTCCGTAACTCGGAGACACATCTCCCACCACTTCTCCCGCCGCCCGAACTCGTCGACGAAGCGAAGGTAAGTTCTCATCGCTGTGATGAGGGCGACGGCATTTGCGAAGGGAGGTTCCTTTGCTGCGTAGGGCTCTAAGAATTCCTTTGTCAGGTAGATCGGGTTTATAACATCGACGTAACGGAGGTCGTACATAGGTCGTCGTTGGGTGTAGGGTTGCAAAAATCAGACGTTCCCTCAACTTAAGAGAGAACGTCTGAAGAATTGTGATCGATTTACTGGAGCTAGATTGATGTGGTACAGAAGGGTTCGACTTCTGATTGCCAGACTCGAGGCTCGGCATTTAGCCCCGTAGCTACAAGGAACATAGCCTCTTGCCGGGTTGCCTCGAATAAGTAGGCACTTAAGCGATTGAGGATAGCGGCGTGCAGGCAGATGTTGCCCTCTAGATGATTGTTGTAGACGACATGAGTTGTCATCTCATCGCAGAATCTCCACGCATTATAGCGACGCTCAGCTTTCCTCACCTCGACTCGACACCGGTCGAGGGCGACAAGAAGAGGATGAGAATACCCTACAAAGTCCGGGCAGTTACCTAACGTCTGCTTCAAACGTTCGGTCTCCTGGTTCAGAAAATTTAATAAAGACTCAGGCAACACATGCCGGCTAGAATCTCCCTTCTTGTAGCAGAAGGAACCTAAGGAGAATATATTTCGATCGATGTATATGAGAACATCTTTTAAGTTACAGTCCTGAACGGTTGGGTCTAATACCAACACAGACTCGATCGCCGACCGAACTTCCTCGAAGGCACCTTGCACCTCACAAGCAGGGTGGTCTTTCCTCAAGACCAGCCCGTGCATGATTTCGGAGTACCCCAAGTCACCTTTGCCTGGTTTGTACTCGGTTGTAATTCGGTTTCCCATATCAAGCTCCTGGATCTGGAATAACACACTCTTCTACACTGTCGTACGGGCAGTAAATCGTTCAGTTGGTTGACCTACGGTTGCCCGTAGCGTCTAGTCTCGCGTTTAGTCTTGAGGCAACTCTTTGGCGAGAGTTTATTCAAGCCCCGTCTCTTCAGAGCGGGGTACGTGACCGCTCAGTTTTGCGTTGTGGCATGACTTAATGCGTCTTCAGCAACGGTATACTTGAAGTCTTTTAAGGTATAGCGGATAGGCGCAGTTTCACAGTTAAGGTCTACTGTCAGCCCCTCAACACGGATACCGCCGGAAAACTGCTGCCTTGCTCGCTTTCAATAGCATTCTCGCCTTTGAAGGTTTGCAAGGAGTCAGAGGTTTTCGATTCGTATCCAATACAAAAACGAAATTACTCATGGTTGTGAGTGCCAATTTCTTGTAATGTTTGCCTCGACATTGTTATCGGTCGGTACTTTCCAAACAGCACTGGACATTTATACAAACCCTGTTCCTGTTTAACTGTTCAGTTCTAGAGCAGAGGGCTGGCGGGCACCCTATGGTAGGTCTTTAACTCTTGCCGATAACACGCAGTCTGGATATCGCAGCTAAGGTCATTAACCTCAGCTAGGTTTGAGAGATTATCCTCAGAAACAATAGCAGTAACTCGAGGACAGCCATCGTCATCAACAGGTAAATCGAATCGATTATGAATTGGAACACGACGCTGCGAACGAAAGATATTAGCTCCCCCATCATCTCTGTCGGGTGGAGTAGATGGAGATGGAGAAGGGGCAGGCTGTGGTACAGCTCCATTATCGCACTTAGGCTCTTGCTCTTCGCAAGGATCGTCACAATCACGACGGCGGTGATGGTGATGTCTACCCGTTCGATACCAATCGCTGTCGTCCCCATCTCGATCACCGACGTTTCTCCAGTAGTCTGGGCCTCCGGCGATCTCATCCCACGGTTTTATTAATCCTGGGCATTGGTCTGCGAAGGTCTGCTCGAGATTGTTCGCCGCGACATATCCCACCACACCTAACTGCGGAACGTAGACCTTCACCCAGGGACGATGCTTATGTCTGCCCGCACACTGAATCACAACAATGCGATCGAGGTAGTCAAGATGTCCAAACACCTCGCCCCAGCCTGGATGCTCTCTGAGGAGTAATCCGTTTCTGTAAAAGACTCTGGCTTCCCGATGGAAGTCTTCACGATGGTCAACGTACCCATAGCCCCCATTGTCAGAGGGTTCGTGATAAAGGACGGCGGTGTCAGCCGGAACAGTCGTCGCAACAATCCCTAAAACACACCCAAACAGTTGCCACCACGCGAATTTCAGTTTCATAACTCTGCACTATAAGTAAATAAGGAATCACCTACCTCCAATTTAGCGAAAGTCATCGCCTTGAAAATCGTTCGATTTTGTTTAGTAGGCGAAATTGGAAAAAATTCAGATCTCGAAAAAAATCGCGCTGGGTCCTATATTGGTTTTTCTCTAAAAAAAGGAAAATGGCTCAAATTCCCTATTTTCAGAAGTCTCAAATTTTGGCAGAATGGAGGCAAATCTTGAACAGTTCAAAAAAAAATGCTTCCACAAACTTTTGTCTTCCAGGGGCAATACAGCATTCGATTCATAGGAACCATTGATAAGCCTGAATGGTTTGCCAGCGATATTTTGCCTCTGCTCTACGACGTGAAAGATCGTCGAAATGAGGCCATCGCCCCTTTAATGGCAAAAGTGCCCAAAGAGTGGCAATCGCTCAGAGTGGTTCAGACAACATCCGGCGAACAGTCCGTTTATACCCTGCTTGAGGGCGGTTTGTACTATGTGATTGGGTGCAGCAAGTCTCCTCTCGCCCTCCCGCTGTGGAAATGGGTCTTTGAGGAGATTTTGTCGCCTATGCGAGAGGAGCAGGAAGGACACGCACCCCTGGTCTGTCCGGAGGAGATCCAACGTCGCCTGGACGTGGTGAAGAACATTATTCACTTAGCTCAGGAGAACCGCTCCGATCAAGACGAAGAGCTGCGGCTGACCATCCGCAACATTTTGAGGGAAAGTCTGCATCAGATTCACCACTCTTTCATAGACCCGCGAAGTCATGCCGCGTTTAAGACACTCCAACGGCAGAGTCAACGACCGGACGGTCTGGATCGACGAACTGATAACGGTGGTCGAAGTGGTCAACCGCTGTCTCTAACAGATTGATGACGAAATCTATAGACTTTGCTTTCGCTCCTAAAATCCGAATGCCACCTTGTAACAGAGCGTAGAGGAAATACTCATCACTACCCCGTTCGTAAATTTGAACATACCGAGTAGTGTTGCTATAGAAAATTTCAACAGCAACATCGCGACCTGCATTAACTCTGCATTGTCTATTGATTCTCCAGAAGGAGTCGATGCTCGCTTGATGGCGAGACTCGAAGAGTCTAATCAGGTCGACGATGGGTTCTTTTGTCAGCTCTTCCGGTAAAAAGTCCATAAAATTTCTCCTTAAAAAACCCTGGGTCTGTAAACCCAGGGTTTAGCGTGTTGAGTTTGAATAACTCTAGGACATTGTGTCCATTATAGCTTACTGACCAGCAGCGGGAGCAGCGGGAGCTACAGGAGCTACAGGAGCAGATGCTTCGGGAGGAGCAGCTACCACAGGGGCAGGAGTAGGCAGAGCTTGAGCAGCGGGAACGATCGCACCCAATTTTGCTTGGACTGCGGCCAGAGCCTTACCCAGTTCAGTGTCGCCTGCATCAATGCTGGCTTGGAAAGGAGCGATCGCGTCAGCTACAGCCTTAGCAATCAAGTTCTGGTAGTATTCGTCAACTTGAGTTTTGGTCTTGTCGATCAGATCGAGCACAGATTGCTCGTAGGCGGCCAGGTGAGAGTTGAAATCAGCAGGAGAGACCATGATTAGTATTCCTCTAACAGTACAAAGGATTTCCAGGAGTTCGATTGGGTTATAACCATCGCCTAACGGCATCAGAGGTATCCTCCTAACAATGCAAAGGACTTCGAGGAGGTCGATCGGGTTTGCTTTGCTCAACGCCTTCAGGCATCGAAGGTACCCAAATCTAATCCAGCTTAATCCTAGCACCTAGCTGATAGGTGTGCATTTGCTGATTTCTGAACTGTCCGGTTAATGACTAATCTGGCTTATTAGAATAGAAAAGACAAAAAAATGCGCCACTGGGAGGTAACACACACCTGTCCAGTGACGACTCGCCCAGGTATGGCCTGGACTAAGGTTAGTATGACATCTTCTTTTCACTGTGAACAAGGCGATCGTATCAAACTGGTTTTTGAAGGTCGTGAGTTTGAAGCGATAGTTGTTGACCCAAATGGGTTAGGAGAAGGGCAACCTTCTGTCGGTTTTGGTCTTCGAATGGCTGAGAGACATATCGGTATTGCCCAGTCGACTCTTTCAAGATGGGTGATTCAGAAAGACGGTTACGACTGTCTCGAACTCCCGTCTGGTAAGAGTTTGAGGGTGATGCAAATCTTTGGAGCTGACCGTAACTCATATACAGTTATCGAAGCTTCAGATTGGTTTGACCTAGCAGCAGACCTTATAGTCAATCCCGGTAAAACAGACAAGAGTCTTAAGAGAAAGCTTGTAGATTTTATTCGGTGGTTTGCGATTAAAGGTTTCTACGCTGAAGCGTATACGGCTATTAAGGGTGTCTACACCGCGAAAGACAGCCGAGCTACAACTAAATGGATGGAAGCTCGAAATGCAGGAGTTCTCTGTCGTAAACGATATACGGACTTTTTGCAGCAAAATGACCCTGAAGGGAGATACGCCAAGTGGACAGACCATGTCTATTTAGGACTCTTCGGTCTCCGTAAGGCCGAGATGGTACGAGTCTGGGAGTGTGTCTCAGGGGACTCCTCTATTGGGCGCAACTACATTCCTGAGGAAGAGGGTCTAAGAGCGGTGGCGTACGTTGAGGACATGACACCTCGTCTTTACGTCGACGACCTTGACGAAGCTCACAATGCGGCTATTAAGCTGGCTCTTCGCAAATTCAAGTTGTAAGTTTGAACGGTTCATTTAATAAAAAAAAGGGGTAGCCGCCGCCGGCTACCTCTTTTCATCTACGAGAAAACTACTGCTTGCTGGGATTTTCCTTAGCGTCCTCAGCCTTCACCAGGTCAGCCAGCTCTTGAAGGGTGGCACCCAACACACCCAAGTCGCTGACGGAGCCTGTGAAAAATGCGATCGCGTAGGTGCTGATAAAGGAGATGAGTTTTGTTTTCAACTCCGGAGAGAGTTTAACCTTCATACGAGTGCCCAAATGGTTCAGCTTCTATGCTGGCAAATAGGCGGGTCTGAAAAGTGATCGCTCCTATCAATCAATTCTTGAGGCACTCGACCTCTTTCATTTTCCCTTTAACCTCCGACAAGCTTCATAGGGTAGAAAGTGGCAGACACAAACAACCTTCCCAGTCCTCTGCCGAATTCTCAGAGCTTCGGCTGCCCGCCGACAGGTATTCGCAAGGTTGAGGTTGCCAAGTCGACCGTTGGTTCCCTTAAACACTGCTTCTTCGTGCTGAGCAGCCTCTTCCCAGCCTTTAATTGCCTCTTCTAGCTCACTCATATACGAACCCACTCTCCATTTCTGAGTTGAGCGACCCAAACGTAGTGTCCCACATCCACGATGCCAGTGCCGGTGGCGTTGGGCTGGTAGTCATACCCTTCGATGATAGGGGGATAGTCCTCTGGTACTGAAACGCCAGACCCGTCGATTCCCTCGGACTTGGCGATCGCCCAGGCTTGCTCCTTCAATCCCATTTGGAACAGGAGGCAGAACGCTTTGTAAGAATCTTCGGAGTTGAACCCATACGCCAGCCACAGGTCATCCTTTTTAATGGGTGGTTGCTCATCTAACCACTCTTCCCACGCCGAGCCATAATGGTCAGCACGAATAAGATGGGTGGGACCGAACTCATGTCCAAATAGGAACAGAGGACAGCCGTCCCACCCTGGGTCGAGAAACTCGACTTTGTAGCGCTCTCCGCGAAATTTAACAAGAGTGTATTTCTTATTGTCGGTCATAGATTCGTCGAGGAAGTTCTACATCCATCCAAAAGAGTACCGAGGACATATATTCGTAGTCAGAATCTTCGTGGTCCCACCAATGCTTTCCGTCGAAATACGCTAGTTGGAGCTCGTCGTGTCTATGGAAAATCAGGTATTTACGACCAAACTCCGTCGGCATTCTTTCTCTTGTGCTAACCCACTGGTTCGTCTCAGGCATTTCCTTTTGGAACCTCTATAAATCGTCCGTAAAACCTGCTCAATTCCACAGACGGCTCGTTCGGGTCGTAGACCTTTTTCTCACCTTTTACTGGGAGAAGACTTCTCAGATATCGAATCATCTCGTCGAACAGTTCCCCCTCTGTGATGAAGCGATCGCACACATCTCGACCTCCTTGCCAGGCGTGACGGTAAATCATTACAGGTTTGCCATCGAACCAAACGGAGCCGACGATGAAGCATCTCTCGCCGTTGATGTGAGTTCGACACATCACTCTGGTCTGCTCAACAGAATCGAGCGAGCCCTCGGGCAACTCTGGAAGGTGTAGGTACCACCTGTTGGTTAAGACACCTAAGTGATAAGTTTCTTCGTACGGCGCGTTGTAAATATCGTTTGGGCAGAGAAGTGAGTGAGTTAACTTCTCGCCGATGGCTACCGCTTTTTCGTAGCTACTTTCTGCAAACCAGTCTTCGACGTTAAAGACGTATATCACATAAGTTCGGTCTTGGAGAGGCAGACTCGACGGAAAACTTAAGATTGCGAAGTTTTCATTTTGAAATACGAGCTCACATTCTATAAGCTCCGTCTTATCTGCGTATGGAAATACTTCCTTGAGTACTTCTTCCTTTAGCATGATTTATCCTCAAACTCAACTTCGTAAACCTCTTCGCAGTACCTAATTAATGTGTACTGCGACTTGTCTTCTAGAACTCCCTCTAAAATTGCCTCCCTTGAAGGACGGCGGTCGTTAATGTACATCCAGCAGCCTTCATCACCTCGGGCGTGAACTTTGCCGCAGCTAGTTCCTTTCTGTCCAGGTTTAGAAAAAAGGGCATCGCCCATAACAGGTGGAAATCCATCTGGGATTTTCCAGCAGGTGCAACTTTTAGTCATCGTGTTTGTTAAAAGTTCCAGTACACCCCATAGAAGTAGGTCAAGTCGAGAGAGGGTTCGTTCGGGTCATAGACGTTGTACTCGGGCTCGACTTGCTGTTTCAGACTTCGAAGATAACTGATCATCTGTTCAAATCGGACGGGGTCAGTGATGAACCGTCCATACTGGTCATGTCCTCCACGTCCGGCATGACGATAGATCATAACCGGATGGTCTTGGAACCACACAGAACCAATTTGGATGCACCGTTCGCCATCGAGGTCCTCATCGACGTGGATCTTGAGCAAGACCTGGTCTTGCTCGATATCATCTAAGAAACCATCAGGCAGCTCTTCCAAATGACGATGCCAACCATCGGTCAAAGTCCATAGGGCAGTTCTAGAAGAAAGAACTGGGGCATTATAGATGTCGTTCGGGCAAATGATCTCGACCTTGGACATTTTCTGTCCTAACCGAATGGCATCGTCAGCCGTCTCTTCACAGTAGAAGGCATCCAAGCTTGGAATGTAAACACAGTACTCCCAGCGTTTGGGGGCAGTTTCTTCCAGAAGGGGATTAAGTTGTATACGGAATACTGTAAAGTCTTCTGTCTCTTCGACCAGTTCGTACTTGAGGGAAACCTCATTCGTATGCAAGAACCTTTTTACAATGTCGTCTAAGTGCATAACTTTCTCACCGATAGGTTGACTTTCCACTAACTCTCCTCCTCTTTTTCCTCTATCCCATCTCTTAACTGCTTAAGGTAGTCGACCTGTTGTTGGGCTACATTCCGAAGGAACTTCACTAGACCCTCTTCCGTCTCGAAGTCGTTTTGGTGGACAACCTCAAGGAAGTCGCCGACGGTTTGGTTAGGATTCGCACCGTAGCACCTCAGCCAGGAGATGTAGTCTCGTCCGTAATTATCTTCACAGAGGTAGCTATCGAAGGAAGCTTCCCAAGACCCATCTTCCAACTCTTCCACCAAGCATCGGCATTTCAGCCAGACACCGGCCTCATACGAGTCGTAGTAATCTAGCTGCTCATCAAAGAACTTTTCGTCCTTGCCGGACTCAGCGTCGTCCGCTGTATTAACTTCATCCCAGAAGGACTTTTGCAGCGCAGGCCCGATCGTGGTCTGGAACCAAGAGTTCTCAATAATCTCCCAGGAGCTAATCATCACCCAAAACTCAGCTCCCCCATCAACGAAAGGGATATATCCTTCGTAGCCAACATGAGGCTTCGTATTTTTGTAGATATCCAGGTAGTCGAATTCATCGTGCAGACCTTCGACAATAGGCAACCACGTAGACTTTAATAATTCCTGTAAACGCCCGAGGCTAACCCGGGTTTGAGTTTCAGTCATTTTCATAGTTCGTCAGAACCCGCCCATAATAACGATTTGCTCAGCACCATACACGGCAGGTTCGCCACAGGCTTCACACTCATATTCTTGGGCATCGGGTTCGACATCACTGTGCTCCGTCCCGCAGGCTAGACAGAACCCCACGCAATCTTCGTTTTCTTCTACAGCAATCAAGGCTAGTTCGTAAACTTGCTTAGAGATGTCCATTTTTAGATTCCTTATTAAACAGTTTGACCGACCCATACCGGTCAGTAATGCGCTCGGCTCTGTTCCAGCCAAAAATGCCGGTGTATAGCTCTACTTCACTCATTCTCTTCTCTCGCCTCCCTTCCCTCATGGTCGACAATCCTCATGGAGGGTGTGACGGACACGAATAGAGGCTCGATAACAAACTCTTCTCCTTCTTCACTGACACTTACAGCGCAGATAGCTGCCCCGGGTTCGTCGTTAACGAAACACGAGAGCAGACAGAAGTTGTCGTATTTCCCAGACACGATCGCTTGAAAGTGAGATCGTAGCTCTTCGGTAATATTGGTTTTACTTTCAGTCATCTCTTCCTCATTCGCAATTGAAGTTTTATTAAAAGAGTCCCTGGGTGGTCAGGGACTCTTTGGTTATTGCAGCGGATACGTTATTACCTGCCCTTCCTCGTCTTCCACACTCCAGGTCGAGGAGTCAAGCTCATGGGAATATTCGAGCGCTCCCTCCACATAAGTGGTGTTTGCTCTTCTTTCTTTGACGGCTTTTATCGCGTCTACGGGGTCAGACGCATCGCTCACGTCGTAATATGCGATATGAACCTCGCGCACGGCAACAACGTAGTTAGGCATTGGTATTCCTCTGGCGTGTTAAGTAGGTCATCTTCACCTCATGCTTCGCGAGCTCTTCGTAGAAGCGCGGAGGTCCTCATTAGAGAGACTCTTGGTGTCAATGGCAAGAAGTTGCTCCAGAGACATAGCGCTGAAATCTATCATTGCGGGTCTCCTTCGTAGCGGTACTCACGCATCTCGATCGCCGCCAAGTATATGCCGGTGGCTGCCGTCTGAATGTTCGGACGTGTGATTTCTCCCTTGGTTTCGAGAATTAACCTCCCGAACTCTGTAGAGGCAGTGGGAAGATGCCCGTAATTAAAGAAGTTCTCAGCCTCCAGCCTGAGCTGGCGAACATCTTGGAGCGATCGCCGCATTAACTGGTCTTTTATTTCTACCGGCAACATTAGAAATCCTCCGATCCTTCTAACACGTAGTCTGGGTCAGAAATCAGAGTAATCTCCTCTATGTCGAGGAGATACTGAATATGGAACTGTAAGATGTCCCAATTGATTCCGAGGTTGGCATCAAATTTGTCAGCCGCATGTTCCAGCACTATTTCAGCATCATCATCCGACAATGTCATCCCTGGTTTACACATGCCGGCAGCAGTTTTTGCATCCTCAGCACACCAGTACGGCAGAATGTCTTTGGTTTCGTCGTAAGGATACTCCAGTTGGAACTTGTCTACCAGTGTCGATAAATTCTCGAGAGTTACAGGTTCGACTGCCCACTCTTTCTCAAGAAAATTAATAAAGGTTTTAACGTTCGGGCTAAGGGCCATCAAAATTCTCCGTGAAATAAGAAGACGAATTCGTATCCTAGAAATCTGGCTTGGCGTAAGATTATTAATAATTTCGCGGCCTGCTCTGGCAGCTCCTCTCCTCTACGGACAGGGTACTCACAGATGTAAATCGCTCGCTCAAGGTTCAAGCAGAGCATATTCTCATCTATCATTTTGGATAATGTCGCGGCGTAGTCCCACACTTCGATAGGAACATCCAGCACGCTTAACACTCGCTCCGTATAAGATCTGTATCCCAGACCTGTTAGGTCAGCGAAGCCTTCGAAGTCTACGACTTCTTCTGTAGAAATCATCTATCAGCTTAGCGTTTGGTTTTGTCTAGAGAAATAATCTTCCCACTCCACAATCCCTACTGCATCACTTCTCAGGTCGGCCTGGACGATTTTAATAATTAATTCCTCCTTCGATAGGATTCTTGCTCCTTCTCGGATAGAAATTTTTCGTCCCCAGGCGAGATGTCTGAGAGTTTTAATATTGAGTCGATCGATTAGTCGACATACTCGTTCCAGGCATCTAGATCATCTCTTCTAATGAACAGCTTCTCCACTCCGTCCTCAAGCCTCCACTCAGTGGTATACTTGCCGCCGGGAAAACTGAAGCTGACATAGACAGTGCCATCATAATTGGCATACATAGATTTAATTTCGATGCCTGGATACCGTTCTGTAGTAAAGGTCAACTTGAATGTGAGTCGGAAGTCGACTCGCTTTTACAGTCATACTCTTCTCCAAAATTTAGTCTCTCGCACAGGTTGTCTATTTCATGGTCTTCCAGAGGCGTTTGCTCTGAGACAATGAAGTGCTCGTATCCTTCAATAATTCGGGGTGTTGTTCCTTTAACTGACCGTTGCCAGAACCGCAGGGCGGCGAGCACTGTCGCCAGTTCTTTCGGACTGAATTCAGACATCCTCCAACCTCGCCTTTTCCATACAGATGTCGTACGCGGTCATGTAGGGCATCCCTGCTTTCTCACACTCTGTGATCTGAAGACCGTGCGCCTCTTGCTCGTCCAGGTCATAACCACACAAGAACGTGAGCTGTTCCAGATACATTCGAAGAATAGGGTGGGAATTGCGAAAGGTTCCGCCCTGGTTCCGCTCGGTCGCCTCTTTATTAATCTTCTCCATGACCCGTCCCAAGCTAAAGATCAGCCCAGATGCGTTAATGGCGTTCTGGGCGTCGATAGCCTGCTGATAGTCTTGAAACTCAAGGACGTGGTCTTCTTGCAGATAGAGTTCTTTGAACTGTTTAGGTGTCATTCGGGTCTCCATTAGATTTTCTAGAAAAATAATCAATCCACTCTTGTAATCCAGATGTCAGCCTGGATTCGAGGTCTTTTTCAACAAGTTTGAAAATAAGGTCTTCCCGATCCTGCCCGTGACTGGATATCCCGCGCTTTTGAGAGACCTGACGAAGCTCTTGAACTTCTAATCGGTCGTAGGGGGAGTAAGGGCGCTCTGCCCAGTAGAGGTTGTCTACGTGAATATCGGTCAGCAAGTTGTTGACATGCCGGACGTATCGAAATCGGATGGGGTTTGGATTCTCACAGAAGGCTCGTGCTAAAAGGTCTTTCACCTTGTAGGTCTTTCCCTCTACGGTTACCTTAGGCGTTCCAACCCCCTTTGAGTTGGAATAGGTCTTAAGCTCTCGATAATCCCGAACATGCTGCCGAGGGTGGCGTTTGAATACTCGACCGGTTCGGGTCACTAAGACATCCGGCACGTCGGGAACTTCAAGTAGCTCCTCATCGGGCAAAATGTCCTTTTTAATAATTTCGAACCCATCCTCCTGACCTCGTTCTCTCGAGAGGCGAGCCATTATCGATTCTCGACTGATCGGACTCTCCTCTCGTTGGTCGGGTTCAGGGAACCAACCGACATTACTCACATGGACAGGTCCATCCGGATTAATAAACCGAGCATAGCGATCGTGGTTTGGGTTGGGAACGTAGGTGATAGCAAGGAGATGGTCGACTCGAAAAGATAACCTGCGACCCCCGACTCCAAGAGATACTTCCAGGCGACGGGTGCTCGTCTTGGTGTAATAGCGGGTCGCCCACCGTTGGGTTCGGTAGCTCCACACCCGCCCGTCTGGCGTGATTCCATATATCCCCTCCAGACCTGGGATATCTCTCAGTTCACTATGCTCGGCTTGACTCATACCTGGATCGGATTTCTGTTGAGGGAATGTGCGGCGAATAGGCTGTGAATCGCCCAGGCTTTTCTGTAGTACTCCGGACAATCATCAGAGAACTTAACAGCACCCATAATGTGAGCGACCGCGCTGGCGTCAGATTCAAAGACGCAAGCCTCGTCGAACTTCTGGATCTCAGGGTAGACGTCGTCTACGTGGAAGAGCCCCCACCCTTCTCGGAGGGCGTTCTGCTGGTCTTCGTCGCTCCAGCTCAGGTCTCTCATTTGGAAGTACTCTTCGAGAACTGGGCGCAGCCATCTAACCGCTGGCTCGTACTTTAATAACCGTTGGTTTCGCATGTCGAACATGCGATCGACACTCGAACTCCGCACTTTATCAATGAAGACCCAGTCCGCTTCATCCATCTCCAGATGACAGATCGCCAGGTTGTGCCCCTGGATGAAATAACAGGAAGAGCCTCCTGTCATCTCCGTACAAATAGTCTTGATTAGATTTTGAGATAGCATTATTTCTCCTTGCTCTCACGCGGTGACTTACCCGACGCTGACCGAAGCGGTACAGCGCTGGGCTTCCCGTCTAATTCTCCTAAACACATACCGATGAAGCTCCCCCACCTGCTGGCGAGGATGGGGGAGTGCAGGCTAAATTCGTTCAAACTCCTCCAATAAATTAGGGATGGTAAACATTTCTTCGGTCTCATCATCTCCACCATCCGCGGCGAACTGAATGACCATTGCCTCTTCCATACCTGCTAAGACCTCAGCGACACATAGAGAGACGAAAAACGCCTCTTTGGGTCTGGAAGACTCTTCAGATACGACGGTGTAATTTTTGTGGTCAAACTGGGCGAGAACTTGTTCGTTGTCGCCGACCTTGTAAACGGTGATCCCACCTATGGTGCTGAGGTCAATCTTGACGGACCACATTCCTCTGATAGACAAGACATGAGCGGCCAACTCTTGAACTCTGAGAATGGCTTCCTTTGTCATCTCAATAATGTAAGGGCCTCGGAACTCCGTTTCTATAAGAAGCCAAATAACTTTACTCATCGAATCCTCCGTGGGTTGGGGAGGGAGCGGAAACCCCTGACTTCAGACACGGAACGATCCGAGTTTTTCCGTTGTGTCCATGTAAAACCCTTAAAGTTTCAAGGTTTGGATACCAGAAGGTCGAAGGGATGCCAACTACCCATTGCAACACTACCATCCGACGGGGGAACTTGCACCCTACAGCAACGACACCCTTACCGCTTACCCCTGTTACATCTTCATCTCTGACTAGCGAGAAACCGTAGAAATCGATCCCGGACCATTTCTGATTAAGGTCAGTCACGTGGTCTACAATTTCTCGCCCTGGAATCTTCGATTGAATGGCTACAAGCGACTCGATGTCTGGGTAGGTGCCATGAGTCAGCAGATCACACCAGGCAATCGCCACCTGTCCGTCTGGCAAAATGCAGCCATCTGCTAATTTTTGCTTGTTTTCATCAATCAGTTTAATCAACTTCATTAAGACCCTCCTCTCATTTCCACTTGACCGCTAATTCCGATGCGAGCTGCGCGAAACAAACTTAATAGGAGGTTTTTAACCTTGAGCTCTTTTTCAGGCATCAAAAATTCCTCGCGTACTTTTTGTTCACTATAAAAATCTAGGTTGGGATTGATGTTTCCGGAAACTCATCATGTTCGAACCTCTTGTTCAGCTTCTACCAGCCCTGTCTAATCTCGTGGCGAGCTACCTAACTCAAGTCATTAATAACATGGTTGCTCCTTATCTTAAGCAAGCCACTGTTATTAAATACCAGGCTCTCATTAAACCTATCTACGATGCAGTCGACGCCGCTGTGCGATCGCGTTACCCTGCTATGGATGATAACGCTTATCTTTTAGCTGTCGAGTCTGCGGTTAAACTTTTCCTCGGTGAAGGCGTTTCAGATAAAGACATCTCTTACCTGATCGACCACATCCTCGAGAACTCCAGTTTTGAGCAAGCGATCGCCAAGGATATTCCCGTCGCGCTGCCCGACCCTGTGAAGAAAATTCACGATCAGGTCGGCAGCGCGATCGACGATTATCTCGCAGCTCGTGATGGCAAGTCAGCTCCGGTCGCTACTTCGGCTGCGCCTGTCCCAGTATCCACTCTGACTCAACTCATCCAATCTCTTCCGATCGACCCTAGTACAGTTGTGACGAACGCGGCACCTCTTCAAGGAACGGTGCCTGCCTCAATCCCACAGCAGTAGTAGTAACGCAGGAGGGGAAGTTTATTAACTTCCCCTCTTTTGTCAAGCCTCGCTTATGACTTCACTAAGTGCTTCTTCGTAGGTTAAGTCCCAGTCTTCTGGACTGGTCTCATAATCAATCATGACAGCGTGCTTACTTAACCACGGGTGAGTATTATCCAACGGAATTTTGTCAACTTGAGAGCAGTGAAAGTAGGTGACGCGATCGCCGTCGAAACAGCTTAAGTTGCATGCCTCATCGAGCTCGTCTAAGAGCCTCTCATGCTCCCACTCATCCTCTGGCATCTCTTCCGGGTAATACTCCACCAGGTAGCAGCAGTAACTTGGGTCTAGTTCACACAGGTGCGTGACTTCGCGAGAGTCGTAGACGTAGACAGCATAGATAGCCCCACCGCACTTCTCGACAAACTCTTTTTTTCCAATAGGTTGAGTCTTCTTTCAAGACCAGACGGCGGAACTCTGGTCTGTAATCTAGGTCCCTAAGAGGGGTCTCTTCCTTCGTCTTTGACATATTCTGCAAAATAATCTCTTGCCCAGTAATTAACTTCTTCTTCATCCATTTGTAGATGGATTGCACAAATCTCGACGAAGGTTTTATACAACTCCTCGCCCTCTAATTTGCAATGCTGGTCCAGCACGGTAAGAACTCCTTCGACCCGACCTCTCAACAGCGCGTTCAGGACTGTGGTAGAATTTTGAAGGATAGGTACAGACATAATGTCCTCTCGTTAAAATGGATGAACACTCTATTAACTTGCTCCCATAGCATAGTGGTTATGCAACCCTCCTTAAAAGGGTCTACATAGGTTCAATTCCTATTGGGGGCATCTTTATGTTATAGGTTGGCACTCCTCGAGCACCTCCGGTTGATTAGTGAATTACCCGACGCTCATCGCTAGGCGATAGAGCGCGGGCTTCCAACTTCAACGGGAGAAACCTCTGGGCAAAGAAAGGGAGCCTTATTCACAGGGGCTCCCTTGGTTCATTTCACTAATAACTGACATCACAAGTTAGTAGTAATCCCGTCCCGCGCTGTAGACATCACATACAGCTACGGTCTCTTCAGGTTCGATTTTAAGCGATCTAAAGTAGATCGTCATCAGTTTCCTCCTCTTGAAAAAGGATTCCGTAATCATCCGGTCTATTGACTTTCAACCACTTCTTGACACTTTCTTCGTCGACGTAAGACTCAAACCCAGTACCTGCAATACGCAGATAAGAGAAGAGAGACTTCAGAGGTCTCCTCCTTTAATCCGGACATCGAGATTTCCGAACTGCTTAAGCAGCTCGATCAAAAAGGTATACAGCTCATATAGATTCCAATAATCATCTCGAGTCCTTTGTCTAGATGCTCTCCGAACTCGGGCAAGCGCAGGATAATAGACTCGCCTACATTGCTAACGGTCGTCGTCATCAGCGTCCTCCTCGACTTTGACCTCTATAAACGCGAACACATCACTCGCACACTCTTCACCACACCCCACATACATCCCATACTGTTCGGCGACACTCTCCAAGGCCTCCCACCAAACAGAGTCAATCCAGGCTTCCTCATGGGTCACATTAGAAGACCAGGGCATATACACCTTGCCACTGGGCGTAAGGCTCATCACTGAACCAAGGAATGCAGACCCCTCTCTCAAGTCGGGCTCTCCACAGACTTCTTCAGTATTGGAGAGGGCCTTTTGCTTAATAAACTCCCAGTCCCGCTCCTTTATCTGAGCTGTAAAATACTCAGTCAGGTCGTTCTGGTTAAAGGTGATGACGTAAGGAACAGTACTGCCCGCAATGCGATCGACAAATGGGTAGACAAGAGACAGGATACTTTCAACATTCGTACTTACCTTAGAAGTAGGAAGTCCGTTTTCCTCACAGTAACTCCTCCAATGGGCTTCTATCCTCTCTGCGTTTATTAGAGCCTGATCCAGCTCTGGGTCTTCCTCCGTATCGTTCAGTCCGATCGGCAGGATGAGGGCCAGGTCGTTACCGAGCGGTATCATATCGATATCCCGTCCGGAGCTGGGGGACTGCCATCGCAAATTGACATTTTCAACTACGCCTGGAAAAGCGTGAGTTTTTATTAAATCGTGAGAGAACTCCCACCAGTGGTCGGTTCTTCGTTTTGTGTTAGTAGAGGTCATTGTCAGGTTTCGCCGATGCTAAAACTCCAGCCGTCATCACTCCTCCTCCGAAGGCTAGACCGAAAAGGCTAAAGAGCGACAGCCCTTTACTCCCGGTACAGAGACCCCCAAAGGCTCCAGCAATCCCCAGGACTATTATAACTACTCCTGTGTAAAATATTTGCGTTGGCTTCATACTTGCTCCATCAATCGATCAAGATTTATTCCCAGCGAAGATATACTCCAGGCGATCGCACACTTGGTAATCCTTAGGCAGTGGACATTCAGTGGGTACTTCAAATTCGATACCAGTTTGCCTCTTCCAGCGGTCGCCGTCATAAGACACTACCCAGAAGTCTCCGTCAATGAGGAAAGGGAAGTCGGTCTTTGCCAGCGCCACCATCTTGGCTATAAGGTTTAGCCCCGACCCATAGGTATTGTTCTTAATACCGCAGAGTCGAGTCCGCTGCTTGATATCTGTCCTTAACTCTGCGGCATATTTAGTAAAAACGACTGTCATCATTCTCATCCCCAAAAACTTCGTCCTCTCGCCGGAAGGCTTCGTTCAGGGTCATCCCAACTCCAACTCCGATTAACACAGCGGAAAGGTTGCTGGCGAACCTCTTACCGCCTGCTGTAGCAAACCCAGCAAACCCGAGTAGGAGGCAGGCTAACGTCGTTAGGAAACGTGCCTTAAAGTTCATATTTCTTTCCCTCTATGGAAATAAACAACCTCGAAAAAGTTTTTCGCACAGCTTATTGTATTCATCGTCCATTCGCTGCGCAGAGATGATTTTAACCGCTGTCATCTGAAGACTGTATGGAATCAGCACAGGGTTCCGCCCATTTACTCTCAGGTAAGGTTGCTCCAGAGTGGCCGTGTCTGGGCGCAAACGGGTCAGGATCTCCCCTTTAATGACCATTCCTTTGTAGACGAACTCAATCGAATGCTGAATTAAATTTTCAGCCGTCGCTGTTATCTTCTCCGAGGGCATAGTCATACTCATTACCAAAGAAATAGGGCAAGCGGGCTTTCTTTAGAAGACTCGGTTCGACGAACTCAGGGTCACACAGATGGCCCTTGCCGATCTCTTCCAGTAAACGTTCCAGGACTAGATTAGCACCCAGGAGGATAAGGAATTCCTCTGTGGTTTGTGCTTCCGCCCGTAGGAGACAATACGCTTGATACTTCCCTTCGATCAATGCGACTAGAAAGTTTCTTTGCTCCACAGCCTTCTGTAGAGTGTAAAATGCTTCGTTGGTTTCGGCTGGGTCTGAAATTCTCATCGAGTCCTCTCAGTTAACATTGATCGCACACCAGGCCCACCAAATCTGCTTCATCCAGTTGCCGCTTATCATGCATCTTCCCAGCTCTGGCTGGGGTCAGGATAATCACTCGCTTGGTTCGCGTGCTACCCGTGATGTGCTTGCGAGTATGCCGTTTCTTCTTGCCAGAGTAATGCTGCTTCTGTTTCTCGGTATCTTTGGGACGCTGCACGGGACGTTCTGTCCCACCCAAAATCACCTCCCTCACCGCTGGAAACCGTTCTAGAAACTGCTCAATACTTTCGAGTTTCCGTTCGGGTAACACCATCTTCTTACCCAGAGCTGTTTCCAGAATCCTTTGTAGACGATGCATCCACCGATTCGCTCGGCCCCGTTCTAAATCAAACAGGAAGCTTAAAACATCGAACGTCGGGTAACACTTGAAATAGAACAAGATGAAGAATAGTTTGGCTGCCATACTCCCCAACCGAGCTTTCCTCTCCCCGCCTCTAGCTCGTTTTCGTGGTTTAAGATCGCTTTGGAGTGTCTCTTGATAGACTGCACCGAAGATCTCGCACAACTCGTCAAACGCTTTGCGATTCAGCCCAGTTAACGCCCTCAACAGGCGGTCATTTTCCAGCGCACGATGAAGGTTGAGCATAGTCTGATACCTTATCAGAAGATAAAATTAATCTACCTTATAAAGCAACAAGTCTACTCTTCAGGGCGTGGTAGCCGCAAGTGCCACTATTTTCTTAAACCCAAACGCACCTCATTCTCAGAATTACGACCTTTACTTCTCCAGAGGAGCAAATAAAGTTCATGCCGCACTCACTATCAACGATGGAGCCATCATTCCGGTTGTTACCTCGTTTGGACCCTCTGCCTTTCCAAACTCCCGGTTTAATCTAACTCGAACTTTGATTTGGACTCACTACATAGGCACTGTAGCCCCCAATACGAAGGTCGCTTTCAATACAAGCGCGGAGTATGTGTATCTAAGTGGAGAGCGCGTCACAAAATTCAACCAGAGATTCCTTGAAACGGACTCTACTTTCCAACACACTACAACAGGGTTCGGCCCCGTCGTTCATTGTGCCTTCGACAAGAAAGATCAAGATAGACACGTAACGCCTGTCCCACCACCCGCATTGGATGACGGCCCCTTTGATGAGAAGGGATTTGGTCGTTTCCTTGAGTGGTTGTGGAGTGTCTTTAAGGGAGACCCTAAAGGCTAACGCTCAGCCAGTAATCCAGCCTCATTCAGCCAATCTATCCGCTCTCGAATACAATCGTGGTCGTATCCCTCACACCCCTCCTGCCAGCAAATAAACGATCGGAAGTACAGGTCTCCCCCTACTTCAAATAGTCTGCCGAGCTCGGTCTGGTTCAGGGAAATCTTCTGGATTATGGCATGGTCTTCGAGACCAACCCGCTCCTTAATCTCTCTCATCTGCTTTAATGCCCATTCCCTATCGCCTTCGTAGGGGAGTGGGTATTCACTTACTACAGCTATCCTGGAGAATATCTTATGGGCACTGAGCCCTCCTGGCTCCTCATAGGGTGGGCGTATCTCTCGGCTGTTTGCCATCTGCTGTAGACCGAGCTGGAGCCTTTGAATATCTGCATCGGGTGACTTAGAAATTCTACGGGTGACCTCCTTTCTGTATTCCGCCTCTAAATAAATGAGCTTCGACCAGGTGTCTGCCACCATATAGTCGAGGAATATCTCAGCAAATTCCTTTTGGGCAAATGTGAGAGCTGGGCTGAATAAATTTCTAGCGTCATCCATAAAAATACCTCTAAGGATTTTTCACCGGAACCTCCGAGAAGCCCCGTCACTTCAGTGCGGGGTGCTGACATTATCTGCGATCGCGTCCTGTGGGCATTAAAAAAGGAGACCGAAAGCTCCCATTCCCAATCACTTCTCTATTCTAGGTGGGCTGCGTTACGGTGTTCGGTTTTACGTCCTGTTATTGATAAAAAAAGGACGGAGAATTTCTCCATCCTTTTTAGTAAGGCACACAACCCAATAAGCCCTTTCAGTATAAGGCACAAAGAAGGGCTGGAGTACCAGCCCTTCTGTAAATTACAAAAAAAGAAGGTTTTCACTACGAAAAACCTGTTCCTACTATAGCAAAGCCCCGGCGAATAACATCGATCGTACGGTGCCAGGCGTTCCAGTCTCTTTAATTAGACTATTGAGCAGCAGCCCAACTGGAATTAGCACCACACTAAGCCAGCCTGCACAGACAGCACATGTGCCAATAGCTGCTACGAGTGAGATATGCTTCGCCATTTCGAAGTTGCGTTTGTTTCGGACTATCGCCAGATAATGTGTGTAGGTCTGGGGTAGCCATCTTTGACAGAGCATCGCCAGCACCAATAGCATAATTGCCAATGGCGTGGTGATATTTTGCTCTCCCACCTCGATTCCGAGGACAGCCTTATGAACGGTTCTTCCATTGAGGGCAGCCGAGATGGCGAACCCTTCTAAGAACATACTGGCTCCAGCCACCGCGACCTGAATAGCGGGGTTGGTCTTCTTCGCCGTGCTGAGCACCAGGAACCCTGGACTCATACCGGGCGATACCAGCGATAGGATTGCACTGAAGAACCCTTTCGTTCCTTCGTTCTTGAAGGAGACCTTGTCTGTTCCATAGCCTATGTTCTCTGTAAAATGAGCGCCCAGGCACGATGGAATCATGTAAAAACTTGTAACCAGAGCAAATATGGGTTGACTGATTCCGACTATTGGAGCTACCCAGAAGAATAGCTGACTGACCAGGATGAACGCGAGGTTCACCCATTTGTTTCCGAGCCTGCGGGTACTGATCGCCATGAGTGCGATCGCCACTAGCATCCCTATGCTTCCAGGCATCAGCCACCACATGAAACATCCAGCCATTAAACCAGCAACCAGACCTGCGAATTTCCCCCAGAAAATGTTCTGAGCGAAATCTTTTGTGTCTAGGTACACAGCCGCCGCTGGGTCTCCAGCCGCTACTGCATTAATATCGCCCGACAACATTGGGGTCAGTGCTTCTTTAGCTGAGCCCAGGAATGTTGAAACGATGTAGCTCGATGCTACTGCTGCGACACTGGCTGCAGGATTTATTAATCCAATGATCATGGACAGCCACATCGCGTGCATTGAAGAGAGTCCAGGGATACGTGCGAACAACCACCCCACGGCGGTGCCAAGCACTCCTCCCGCGAGTAGTGTAAGCATTGTCTTTCTCCTAGAAAATCAGTAAATGGTTAATGACTAGAGCAATATTTTGGAGGACTTCAACCTATCCTGTCCGGCTGGGTACGGGGCGCTCTTGAAACTTTGTAACGGACGGAAGGGAGAGCAAGCTCCAGCCTTCCGCCCGAAACGGCCACCAGATTGTCTGGCTCGCCATAAAATCCAACATCGGCTGACTCCGCGGCATCATCCTTGTTGGATTGACTTATGATACCGCGATCGCCTTGCTATTGTGCCAGGTCAGCCGAATTGACTCTGAACCAGGCTCCTTTATCATCTTGACCGTAGGTGTGCCCGCCCTTCGGAACAATCCGATTGACTCTCACCCACTCGATGTCATCGACAGGGTTCCAACTTTGCAGTTCGTAACTCCCATTCGTTGATTTGATAGCGGTTGCCTTTCCATGAATACCTTTGACATCAATCTGGGTAAATACAGAAATGGAGCAGCCCCCGTTTGAAAGGGTGACTACTCCATTGTTCGCATTTCCAGCCTGAGCATCAAAGATGAAGGTGCCCTCCTGGGCTGATTCGGCGTCGCAGAGGGAGACATTCTTTTTAGCCCCTCTCTGTCCGACGCCGATGAGCATCAGACAGACGACGACGCCAATAATAATTGGCTTGAACATTCGTCTGCTCCTTTAGTGAAGTTTGACCTTGGTTTTAGAACAGGCTTAGGAGTCACTTTCTTACACCGCACTGAGGCAACCTTTGCCTCCTTGAAGTTGTAAATGGTGTGCAAATACTCACCCTGTCCCTTTCTCAGACGGGCGTGCTCTCCATTCCTGATGATCGGATGGATTCGACTTTCATCGGGCAACACAATAATCAGTGAGCATGAGTTTGCGACCCAGATCATCTGGTCACCTCTCTCCGGACGGTTTAGCCTTTCTGCTGGTAAGACGAAACTGGACAGAACACTTTTCGTGACGCTGTTTTCCCCATCTCCCTTCGTCACCTCTTCGTATTGGAGACTTACAAAGGGAAGTTTGACCCGAACAACAATCATGTTCGAGTTCTTGGGGTCCACTGCGTAGTTGTTTTGAATGCGTGTGCCGTTGATCTTATAGACCGCTAAGTCCATGCCGATCATGCCGTATTTCTCTACGGCAGACATGACCCATCCGTGGATCATCTGAGCTTCAATACCGCTGACATCTACGCCGTCTCCTGTCTCCACAGACTCCAGGGACTCCTCGATCGCTGGTTTCTCCTCAGTGGGGTCTACTCCAGCGGCTTCGTGAGCAATTGGTTGAGGTGGATTGGGACGCATGACTGCCAGGCTATTTTTCTCACCGGCATGTTCAAATCCAGTTTCAGTTTCAGCAATGCTCGACATAAGATTTTTCCTTTAATACAAATGCTTCACACCTACTGGTTTTAATAATCCCTTGCGGTTCTCTGAAGATGCTAGTCCAAATCCAGACATCCTACAAGCCCTCTCAAGGATACATCAGTTTTAATAAACGAACGGTTCGAACTGAGTTTATTAAAAAAAGGAGGGACGTGAAAAGCACGCCCCTCGCGACTTGGGTAGTTATTTGTAATACCAATCTTTCCAGGGCGAGTCACCATAGTCGTAACTTCCCCATCCCCACCATTCCATACTGCCGTCGTAGTCCTCAGACTCTCCGTCGTAATACGAGGCGTCCTCCACGATTTTGTCGAGGGCTCGTTTCAAGATATCTTCCCACTGGTCGATAAAATCTTTGGTGGGAAGTTTCTCGATTCGGGTACTGCCTTTTGGACTGTAGGCGTAGCAAATCACTACGGTCATAGTCATGCTTTTGGGCCATCGCTTGACCGATAGTACATACCTTGGAGCAAGGTCAAACGTATCAGTTACGTCGACCTCGCAGGTCGATTCAAAATACGGAACAGTATTGCCATCATCAAACTGCCATGTGTGTCTCTTCCATTCAGACCAGACCATTTTGGTCATGTCCAATTTGAGACCTTCGTGGATCATGCTACCTCCTGACACACTGGCATAGGATAGACATGCCCAACGGGATGCCCACCGTTCCAGTCATCGTCGTCGTCATCATCTTTCTTATCTGGCTTACTCAACTCTAAGAAGGTGAGGTACCAGCACACGAACAGCATCGCGAATACGATCGCGTCAACTGGGATGTTCATAATTTTCTCCTTTCGGAATACGTTAACAATGCGGGCACGGAATGACTCGAACATTCCTAGCGGCTATCATCGCTTCCACTTCCAAACGTGACGTGCCCAAGTAGTCAAAACATAACCGGCGAAGGCGATCGCAGAGCCCGTCCCTCCCACCCCTGTCACAGATGGTCGATCGCCTTTGCTGGTATCGATTGTTTCTTCCATAAAATTTCTTTACTTAAGTTGTGCTGGACTGTTCCAACCGTGGTCGTACAAAGCATCGTTGTAGCCGCGATCGTACAGGAGCTTCCCTGTGATACAGAGACCCGTCAGAACCAACGCGATCGTCATCACCTTTGAGGAGTCTGTATTGGGGAAGAACCTCGCACCGATGATGGATACGGCGACTGCAAATAGTAAGACTTCAAACATAGAGCCTCCTAACGTGAACTGTCATCAAGGCTGGCTGTTTCTATCAGTTTCGCGTTTGCCAGGGCGTCCTGCAGCCATCTCCGGAACCGGATTTTCTCTGATTTACTCAGGTGGATGGGTTTATAGATATAATTCCCCATTCTCCCGAACACATCGGAATTAAACTCCGGGCAGCTATATCCGTAGGATTTATTTCCCTTTGTCCTAGTAATCCAACCCTCCAGTCTCACCAAGATATTTTCGCTCTCTCGTTTGCCTTGGAGTTTGGAAAAGTATTTCTCACTTCCCTCTAGGATGGTCCACTTCCAGTAATAGATATTTTGCCAGTCTTCTAGCATGTTTAATCTCTCGAACTTTAATAAACAATTTTAATAAAAAAGAAAAAGGTAGGCCTCCGAGAACCCCAGGAGAACCTACCTCAACCCGCATTGCTATAGATGACATTTACAGCATAACTTAAGGTTTGCCGTATACAACCATGCTTTCGTGGTTGTAGACCACTACATTTAGCCCCTCGCCCAACTTACTAGCAAAGGCGATCGCTTTGTCGTGGTCGTTGAATGTACGCTGCCGACTGCGGCTCCAGCTCGCTGTATGAACTTTCTTGGGGATTTCCCACTGAACGTAGTAACTAGCTGTGGCTACCATAATCGCCACCTCCTATTGAACGCGATAGAGTTCGTTGCCGTTCGTATCCAAAACACTGGCCGGACCATTTGCCGAACCGAGATAGTTGGCTTGTCCGACTGCATAATCGTAGGAGCCGACCACTTGCGATCGCTCCTCACCTTCAAACGTTGTCCATTTTAGAGTAAACATAATTTACCTCGAGTATTTATTTGTCAATTAAGAAAGGGGTTGGTAAGACCCCTGGCGTACCATCGATTGGAGGTCATATGGATACGCAATTAGACCGTCTGGTCGCCAACCAGACGTCAGGTGGAACCCGAAAGTTCCAGAGCTGTTCGATCCTATATTGATTGCCAGAGCTCATCGGTTAACCTTCTGAACTCACTCTTTAGTCTTTTAATTTCATCATCGAGCACCTCGTCTCCCCACTCCCTATACTCCATAGCTAGAGAAAGGTTATACATAGCCTCGATGATTTTGTTGATTTTCTCTTCGAGCGACATAGTCACCTCCGTGACATTACAAACTTACCGAACAGACCCGCCCGGTAAGTTTCCAAATTACAGCACGAAAAACAGAACGACGAGCGCGATCGCTTTGTAGAGCAACGGACCATCGCTCGCTAGTATCTCACTCACTTCACTCATACCGCACCGACCTTCCACGTTACTACTTCCAGCCTGCGGCCGTGCCATTCAACGGAAGACACCCTGCACCAGCTCGGACGCCCGCTGAATGCCAGGTTCCATATACGAAGCATCTTCTCCAGAGCTTCTGCGAAGGTATAGGCTTTGACAGTATGGACATACACCGCCGGGTTATGCCGCAGGGTCTCACCCTGTAACCGAACAATGAAATCTCTCTCTTTCAACATAAACTTGACCTCGCAATTTAATAAAAGTGGACATAAGAAAACGGGCAGCCCCTAAAGACTGCCCCACCCTTCCCACAAGGAGTTGAGTTAATCGCGCATGAGGAATTCGATTCCCAGCCCGTCAGTCCGAAGACCTACACTGGCTTGCGTGCGCTTGAGGCTACTCGACAGTAGCCGTAGCTTCAGTCTCCACCTGGCGCAGGTTATCTACTACCTTGTTGGCAAACTCCTCAGGAATTTCTTTATATCCCTGGTTGAAGAACACCTCTCGCAGCATTAGATACGCCCCTAAAGGAGTTTTGGGAGGCTGAGACGCTCTCCGCTGTATTCGGTCTATTATCGTTGTGCTCGACATGATGACCTCACTCTGTAACCACTAATGTAATAGCTTAAATATTCATAACCTACACTCACGAGTCGGTTGAGACTCACATAAGATTTATATCCAGAATATTCTGATAGAAAAATAACAGAAGGGTGCGATCGGATGAGAGGAAATGCGGAAGGGTGCGATCGGGTGAGAGGGTGTGGGTTGCACCACACTTCTCTTATGTTTTCCACCCTAAACACTATATATGGACCCCTACCAAACTCAAATCAGCTAGTTGAAATTGGCTTTTCATACAGCCGTATAATTCCACATCTAGTGTTTGACCCCTACTTCAACCCTCTCAAAATCACCTTCAAACCCCTTTATCTCATACTGAGTCCGCTTTAACTCCTTTCCAGTCCCAAGTGTACTACTTTTCGATCGCATTTTGCGAACGTAAGAATGGGACTTCCAGCGATCGAGCTGCCCTTTATCACCAGGGTAGAAGCAACAATTTTCTCAAAAGTGTACTACTCGGAAAGGGTGCGATCGCACCCTTTCCGGTCTATTTCACGCTTGTTGCGCCCATATTTCTTCGAGCATCGCGTAATCTTCCTCATCGAACCCCAGATCCACAATTTCTCGAGGCATAAGGGGGTATGCGACGTAGCTCGTGATCGCGTGCTCACCGTTCCGATAGGTCCCTACGATGTAGAGAGACATGATCTCGGGTTCAGCCGGTGGGAGCTCAAAGAATACTCGGGTTAGTTGCTTAACTTCAGCCATAATTTCACCTCCTCTCAGAGGACAGTAACAGCGCCAACATTTTTATCTTATAGGTTTTAATAAATAGGAAAGCGCCGGGACTGAGCCTTAAAATGCCTCAGTCCCGGCACATGGCTACCAACAATGCCAAAAATTAGAATACGGTGCCAGGGGCGATCGCAGCCTGTTTCACGCGATCGCCCCCGAAATTAATAAAACCGTCACTTGGCCTCAGATGTGAATACACCATTGTCCTGAAAGGGATAGATAGGCCAGCCGGATTCCGTTGTATTGGACATAGGGAACATCGGCGTTACTATACTGTACCGATCGCACAGACTTGCCTAAGACAAGACCGCTCGTCTTACACAGAATGTAAACAACCTTCGTCATACCGACCTCCATAAATTAATAAAGGCTCCATTTATTCTCTTAGGCGACCTGTCCCACGAGAATAAATGGAGCCCCGCAAACCCAAAGAAGGGCTTGCGAGACTCAATGCTATTTAACTAGCACACAGAACTACTACTTGGCAGCAGCCTGCTTCTCAAAAGGACTACCAGCGGCAGCCGGCTTGCGCGTAGCAATCAGATCGGCAAGACTGCCAATCTGTGCATAGTTGCAAGCAGGAACGTTGGTGGTCAGAGAGTACTCAGCACCATCCAGATAGATAGTACTAATGTCGTACCGGCTGTCATACTTGATGCCGTCTTGCTCCGTATCCGTAGGCACTTCATTGACCAGGAAAACAAGTTCCCCACCAGTCAGGTTGAAGTAGACAGGAGCCGTAACCTTGCCTTCTGCTTTTGCCCGAATCAGACGACGGTCTTCCACAGAGGGAAGATAGTCGGCTTTAATCCAGGTAGAGGCATGACGATGCACCTGGCGACCTTGGTTATCCTTTCCAGGGGAAGCAACCAGATCCAAACGGGTCAGGTCAAGACGCACTTGGAACTCCAGTTCACCGTTGCGGATAGCTGCTTTGGCTACCTGCAAAGCATGGTTCTTGAAAGTTCCACCCCGGCTACCTTCAGACGCAAATGTCAGGGTCTCAAACCCGTAGGTGATAGCCCCGGGTACAGCAGACTCAGCCGACAAAGACAAGGAAATAATTTGGTTGGAAAACATAAGACAGTCCTCAAAGTAATGAAACAACAATCGGGAGAAAGGCTACGCCCTATCCCAGAGGTATCTCCAATCCGTGATAATCCCCTGACTATCCCAGAGGATCACCTCCATCCCGTGATGATCCCGTAGCAAGGGGTGGGACTGAAGAAGTTCAAAACTTAGAGGTTAGAGATTAAACTATCCCTGCTCGCTCTAGTTAGCAGGGGTTTATTAATAATCGAACGGTTCCCACTAGCTTTCTGGGTGGAACCAGATGAAACTAATGTTGGCAAACCACTCCACACGCTTGGAGTCTTCATAGAGCTTATTGCTAAGCTTCTGTTGGTCTGTCACCATCATTCCATGTACGTCTCCGATGCGGTAGATGACCACACTTTCCGTAGTCTTAACGACGGTGGGCTTGGTCACGGGCATATTCTTAGTCACTTCTTCGTAGTCCTGCAGCCAGAGGCTGTAAGGACCGAACGTGACGACGTTATTGTCGATAGTCCAGAAAAGAGGCTTCGCTTCGACTGAGCGAATCAGCCCAAGCTCGTCCACCTTATCTTCAACCGCCTTCAATACCTCGTCATCCAACTTAACGCGCACCCATTGACCGCCTGCATCTCGGTTGATGCCGACCATCTCCCCATGCTTAAAGAAGAAGCAGTAACGAGAGGCCTTATCAAAGGTAAGGACATGCGCTACTTGCTCCGTCCCTTCGTCTGTGAAGGTCGCCTCGTAGTCCATCTCTGGAATCAAGGCTTGTCCACTCAGGAGGCGAGCTGTGTTCAACTCAGCCTTCCGAATGTACGCTCCGACCTTCGGATCGCAATGGACGGCTTTGTTGAGCATCTTCATATCGTCAACCAGAATGTACAGCAAGTCTGGTTCGGTCACCCTGGAACACACCACGTATAGCAGCCCGTGCTGCTTCCAATAGGTGTTCAAGTGGTAGATGAGAGGCTCTCTAATCGTCAGCCCCTGAGCTTTCCAAGGAGTCATCGCATGGCTGAGATGCCCTGGAATCATGTGAACAGCAGCCAAAGGCCCATCAGCATTAGAGGGCATCGGAATATCGGTGGGTCCGACCTCGTGCACGGTGCCGTCTGGCAGTCTAATAACCACCACATCCGGATTTCTCCGAAGTTCGATGATTTCTCCGATCGTCCCATTCAGAAGTTCTGGAGTCAGGTTCAATCTGACCATGAACTTCAAACCGACTGCCAACTCCATATCGGCTTCCAGAGGATAGAGGTCACTTAGACATTCGTCCATCGTGTACCCAGGCTGGAGGAGTTCAATAGAGCTGCTATACTTCACGATTTTGCCTTTGGCGTTCGCCAAAGCTCTAGCATTTTCTTCACCAACCTCGCGGTTCTTGGTGTAGATATGCAGCCCATCGATTTCTGGCAGTGGTTCCTTACTGATGTAGTTCACATAGTCACCATCTTCTGTTGCGAACCAGACTCGCTGCAGGAGTGGAGCGACTCGTGCGTCATTAAAGTTCGCGCCGTCACCCAGCGCGTTTAAGGCTTCAATGAACCATGCCTTGCCCGCATCGGTCTTTTGCCGATGGTTGGTGGTGAGTGAGAGTGCTAAGGCTGTCCAATCCATTCCCTGAGGAAGGATTGATTCCTTTCCATTCATCTGGAAAGGACCGTCGGTCACCATCGAACCATAGGTATAGACCTTTGGCTCCTTGCCTGTATTTTTCTTGTCATCTTTGGTTGCCGGAATGAATTCGGCAGGCTCAAAGAATAGATGGCGCTTGTCTTTCCAGGGTAGACGGTCATCTTCCTTATCTACTGGTAATAGCTGACGAAGGTCACCTACTAACACGATGCGGAAGTTCCGGTTCAAACAAACCGCGGACAGGACTTGGTAGACGAGGACCAGCAGCTCACTGCTGGCCATCGACACCTCATCAATAAAGAGGACGAGGTCACCCTTAACACGGGTCGAGAAGTTTTGAGTGGCTTTCGAAATGGCGGTGTTAATCTGCTTGCGACCACCACCTACGAAGTCTGTCAGACCTTTGGGTAGGTAATTACCCACACCCAGGCGGAACAGAGAGTTTAGAGTACTCTCACCACCTGCATTCTGAGATGCGACACCCGTGGTGCCGCATACTCTAACTTCGAACCCTAAGGCTTCAAGCAGCCGGCGAGCAAGTTTAACCGTGAAGGTCTTACCGCTACCAGCTCTGCCTAATAAATTAACGACCTTGTAATCGCCAGACACGATCGTTTGAATGGCGAGAAATTGGTCTTGGCTAAGCAAGTTAAAGTCTTCCCATTCTCGAATTTCTTTGGGAAGACTTTCAAACCACGCAGATGTGCGGGTTGTCACCACATCTGTTGTTGTTGTTACTTCAGTCTCTTGAGCGTTCATAATTCAGTCCTCTGAATTAAGTGGGGTGGATGGCCACCCCACTCGTTTACTTGACACCCTCAACCATCAGGTCAAGATACTGTCTGATCTGCATCAGAACAGTGCTTTTCGCGGTCAGTTTACCATCTGCGTCATGCTTGGTAAGCCAATCAGCAATCTCACATGCCATCGTTGCGTGAACTTTGCTCGTCATAGTAAAGTCGCCTTTGCTAATGAGCGAAGACATCTCAGACACGGCACAGAGAAAACCTTCTGGAGTGGTTCCGTGAATAACAGCAGGCAGTGGTACTTTCGCTTTGACACTGCTCAGCTTGCGACATTCAGCCGCTTGGACTGCTGCGCGATGGATATCTCTTCCACCACGTTTGATTCCAGCCGCCTCTAAGTCAGCCACGAACTTATTAACCTGTTCGCCGTCGAACTGAGTTTTAAGGTCGCGGATAATCGGGACCAACCCGCCCATGATAGCGTCATGAGCATTCCAGTCTAGTCCCCCTAATGGGATCTCGTATAGCTCAGCCAACAAGAGAACTAGAGAGCGGTTTTGAGTGAATGAATTGGGTTTCCACCCCGGGTACTTGACCATCAGGTCTTCCTGCAGCGCCCATATCAGAGATAGATATAGGTCTGAAGTCAGGAATATCCTGTGAGCCCAATTGATGGCGGACTCGAACATTACTGAAGAGCCTTTTAACATGGTAGGCAGAGCCTTCCGGCCATCGTCATTGAGCATGGACAAGTTCTTCTTGCCAATAGTGCGCTTCTCAGCTACAGCATCAGCAGAAAGAATTTCGAAGTGGTCGCCCCAGTAGGATGCACCTGGGTTGAGTTGGTCACTGCCTGTTCTAGCAATAACGTTGTCGATGATAGTCTTCAACGTTGTTACAGGAAGGTTTGAGTCATTAGCATCCGTCAGATAGATAGGGTCTCCATCGAAGTCCCCACCATTTAACATCTGCCCTAGAGGGGACAGATAAATGGAGTCGGCTTCAACGTAGTCTCCCATCGGATGAATGGGTTTAATAACTCTGACCTTTAGGACAGATGGGTTTGTCATCGGAGCTCTGCTCATAAGGACCTTACGGCCGTCAAGGTCCTTACCCATAACTCTTCTCATGGTTTGATAAACAGAGTTGTGTCGGATGCTAAACCTAATCCAAACTTCACCCACACCAATACCCGGCAGCGCTTTACATTTTGCGCTGACGCCTACGCGACCGTAGGCGGCCGCTTTCGCCAGTGTTTCACTTTCGGCAAGTTTCCGAATCGCACCGTTCAGAGAACGAGCGATCGCACAGAAAACCTTGTCGTCAGCACCTGCGCCCAGGATAGCTAGTGACAGTAGCTGAGCGGTCAGGCCCGCCATTGTCACACTTGAACACAGGTTATCGGAACCGTCCTGCTCCACCACGGTAGGTAGATGCAGGCTGAATGTCCCGTAAGCACCAGGCACGATGAAGAATGTGTCTGGGAACTGCTCAGCCAACTTTCTAACGAGCTGACCTTGAAGTAGCGGGTTGGTCACCAGCTCTTGCAATTCTTCTGTACACAGAACGGACATTGCGTCAGGCGTTCCGAGTACAACATTCTGCACGCCACCCAGACCTCGAGCCATCCGAGTAACAGTAGAGGCACGTTGAACGTGTTGCAGACCATCCGCAGCCAGTCGTGTGGCATAGTCCAAATCTTTACCTTCAACGGCCCGGATAACTCCAGACATTAAAGGAGACTGGGTCACGCCTGCACGAACACTAGACAACTCAGCCTTAACTGGTTGCCAAACGGGTCCGGTAGCCGAGGTTCCAGCGAAGGAATAAGCACGTTGAACGAAGTATTCAATACCGCCGACGCGGTAGATGACTACAACATTCGTATGCTCATCCTCGAAGTCACCGTCTGCAATAGCCAGCACATCAGATGCTGTGCTGGGTAGAAAGTCAAGCTTGTCATGGTCGACATAGCTCCAACCAGCAACTGGTTCAGCTCGCTCGGCTTCATTCGGACTGTCGTGCTTCGTGTACATGAGACGCAGCACTGTCGTCCAGTCACAAGTGGAATCTTCCCACTTGAACCAGATCGAGCGACCAAACTTGGACTCGAACCAGTTGAGTAGAGGTTGATAGACGCCAATCATAGCGAGCACGGGAGACCATTCCAGATAGTCGCTATGAGATACACCAGCGGCGGCGTTGGCAGAGTGAATAAGAGCTAGGCCCTGCGGATCTTTATTCTGGATAGCTGTGCAAGCAGCGATATCGCAGATTTGAGTCGCCAGGTCTAGCCACTTGTTTGTGTCCTTGAAGAAAATCGCACGAGCAGCGATATCCTCATTATTGAGGGACAAGCACCGACGGTCGTAGCGGGTCAGCATAGCCTTCACACCATTCCGAGCTTTGATTTCGGATTCCACGGTGATAGTCCTTACTTTGACGAACAAAGTCTTGAGGTCACCGTAGCCACGGCGTTCTTGCCATTCGACACCTACGAGCTGAGCGTCCGGAGTCTTGGATGTGATAGCAAACGGATATTCGATTCCGTTGCAGCACACCTGGACTTCTCCAGCCAATCCACCTTTGTCAATTGGAATTGGGGTGGTCATCGTAACTTTGAACCATCCATCTTCCAGATAGACTTCACCCATGTACTCGGTATAAGGCACACTCACTGTAGTCTCATCTACATCACCCTTGAAAGGCAACTGAATGGACTCCGTATGGTCAACCAACAGTTGAGGCTCATCACCCCAATAGCAGGCCATACCAGCCGGCCAGATTGCGTGTGCAGAGACAACAGATTCAACGAGCCAATTGTTAGTTGACTCATTAGTCTGTCCGAACCGCTTGAACCCACGAGACTGCCCATCTTCTAACTTTGCGACAACGGCAGCATCGGATGCTGTCCGTTTAATCAGCTTGGCTAACTTCGAAGACAAGCCAACGATCAGATATTCACCCAGGTGTTCCCAGGTATCTTTTCCGTCTGGAACCTTAACGATGGAGCGGGCATAACCTTCAGCTCGCAGAATATCGTCGGTGCCGGCCAGATTCAACATCATAGCCTTGGCAAAGTTGGCTGGTTGTTGAGTGTGTCGAAGTTGAATACAGCTCCGCCGTCCATCAATAAGAGCTCCGCTTGGCATCCGAACTAGGTTGAATGCCCAGAGAGCAGCCTTGTCAATAGAGCTATTTTGCGGTAGGCGTACGCTGTTTTCTGACTCGGTGGCATAACCAGTCTTCATAGAGACAGACTGAGTACTGAGAAACCAGCCGTCCGTGAAGCGAATGAGCGCAAACGGAACGTCGACGGGCTGAGGTCGAGTTACCGTTACATAGCGTTCGTGAAACTTACGATCGCCATCTGCGGGTCCAACTTCATCCTCAGATGTCAAAGGATATTCGTCTCCTTTGACCAGGACTTTGTTGACGAAGCTGTCCCAACCTTTGCCTTTGTTAACATAACCAGGCGCTCCATACAACAGAGCGTAGATGACCGTACCGTAGCTGTTTACGAGCGACAGGTTTTCGGGGTCAACTGGCTCGGTGGGGTGCCGACCAGTCGAGCTATTAACTAAAAGCATCCCATTGATATGCCGATTGCGTTCAATGTGGAACACGCCGTCCTTAGACGTGCAGTGAAACTGAGTACCTTCAACCCAGAAGTTAAACCCGTCATCGCAGGATTTGACTTCAAAGACATCGCTAAATGCGCGGGATAGCCAATTCAGCACAACAGCAACGTCCTGAGCAGTAGCCAGGAAGTCGCCGAAGCGAATCCAATTAGGGTTGACGTACACCAGATTGCTGGGAGCTACACCAACAACCTCTTCGATAACGTTCTGGCAGGCAGCAAAGGTTAGGACCTTGCGGTCTGTCAGTTTAGAGATACAGGCGGATAGCAAACCCTGCCGGATAGCAGAGGGAATCAATCCGTATGCTTGAGCCAAGCGACTCAGGTTTTCACGGTATTTATCTCCTGCTCCGATCAAAGTTTCCATCACCTTGCGAGCTTCCTTAATAACAGCGTCATCTGTAAGTTGCTGACCAATCTGACACAGCAAGTCAGCACCCATGAATGGAGCTGAAGTGAGTTCCAGGTAGAACTCTTCTCCAAGATTCACGGGACAGTTGACGGTAGAAACTTTCTGCCGCAGGTACATGTAGCACCATGTAGCAAACAGAGTTACGTTTTGAAGTGAGCCTTCGATATCGCCGTCAGGAGCGATCGCGTCACCGACCGCATCCCCGAACACAACCCGCACGGCTTCAGCGGGTGTTAAACTCTGGACATCGTCAAGGCTATGCCCCGTTCTCTTGTACATTGCGTAGAACGGGTCAGCTTGTACGTTCCAGTTCTTGCACAGAACTTTCGTATCCATATGACCTCCTTAAGGGCAGAAGGGATTATCCTCTCTGCCCGGTTTGATATTGGTTTTCAGCAATTCAGCGATGCTTCCGACCCTGCCCATGAACACTTCTTCCTCATCGTCCGAGGACTCTTCGAGAAGTTGAAATTCATCAGAGTCATTGGTTATCGGACCCAACTTCTCTAAGAGACTTTCTCGCCGTGGTTGAGAAGGCTCAACCACGGGTTCAGGTTCAGGTTCAGGTTCAGGTTCAGGTTCAGGTTCAGGTTCAGGTTGTTCAAGCACTGGCTCAGGTTCAGGTTCAGACTTAGGATCGACCTGAACAGATCGAGTAGCTAACTGAGCAGCTAACTGTTCTTCGAGCATTTGAGCCACGGTTTTACAGGAGGTGACTTGGAAATCTGAGGAGATTCTCAAACCACCTAGCTTGCCGTTCGGGTCTGGAGCCTTACTAACACGGTTGATGCGCCGACCACCCAGAAGGTAACCGCCTTCTAAGATGGCTCCCCAGAACGAATCAGTCTCACCGTTGTTTTCTCCCGACCTAACCGGAAATCCAACAAGGCAAATGATGAACTGTTCTCCGGAAGGGACGCCTAACCTCTGGGCAACATTGAGTGCTGCCTTCCTAAATTCGTCTCGAGCATGGTTGTGCTTTTCCTTCCAGTTGCTATCTGTCTTGTTCGAACCGCACAGCATGACGGAGACGTTTCCATCATCTTTACCGGCTGGGTACGGACGTTTCAGAACAACAGGGTTGAGAATAGTGAGACCATCATCCGAGCTCATAAAATCCGCTTGAATGAAAAGGTCCCGCCCTGTGAGTACCGCCTTCTGGTTCCAGTCACCTACAGGCAACATCTTAGATGTTCCGCTATAGGTGGCGGCTTGGATAGAAGGAGCTGCAACCAGCATCTGACCATCGTCAGAGAACCTCATAGAGAGGAGCGTGACGATGATAGAGTGCCGACCCCGTTCCCTGGGCTGAACAATCGAGTCTTTGTGGAAAGAGAATGTTTCCCGGACTGTCCTGGGAACGTCGCTAAGGTTGAGCGTATTCCGTTTTAGGACCGCTGGCCTAAATTTGCGGCCAGCGACTTCAATCGTTGTATCTTCTTCCTTGAACAAGGACTTGAAGAGTTCATCAACGATCGACAGGGTTGATTGGTCAAAATTGTTGGTAGCCATGATAGGCCTCCTTATTGGTTACAAAACTGTGAAACTTCTTCATGCACACTGTTTCGTCGACTTCGATTTGGAAGTTCTCGACTTTCCCTTTGGGCTGGACTTTTTTGCCTTCGAGCTTGCCCTCTTCTGCTTAGTCGCTACTGTCGTCTTTTCATCCTCAACATCATTAACTTCAACAGGAGCAGCCGGCAGGAGATAAAGACTTGTTTGGACAGTGATCGCAACCTCTACATCTGGATTTGCCGTCGGTAGTGGTTCGACTTCAACGAGCTCCCAAACATCACAGACCAGCTTTTCATCCAGTTCAGGTGGTGCCCATAGGTCGCAAGTAAGTTCCTCATAGTCATCCAGGTCCATCACATAGAGTGGGCTGAAGTAGTAGACACTGGGCGCAACCGGAGAAGTCGTTTCAGCCAGGTATTCAATCGCTTCACACGCAGACACGTAGCATGTCCAGAAGATGGTTACGACCAGGGCGATCGCGCTGCACAGCAAGTCGTAATTCTTTCTATTGAACAGGGCAGCGTATGCTTTCCTATCTAGTTCTGCCCAGTCTGCTGCAAATGCAATCGCGGTCCAATTGTCGTAGTTGGTCATCGATCGAATAGCTCTCCGGCGTAGATTGTCAGCCGTGTTCTGAGCTTCAAGAACGATAACGGTCAGAGTATTCAGTTGTTGGAGATTTGTAGTTGTCAACATAATCTTGTCCTCGCTTTGTTTTGGTTTCGTAGTAACTCGTCAGGCTGGGCTACTAATACCCAGCGACCAAAACAGGGCAGAGAAATTACTTTCTCTGCCCTATAAATTCAGCCTTTGCGATTCTTGTAGATCTTCTTAGCGAGCTCCTTTACCCCTTCACTGACGAAAGGTTCAAGAATTCCTAATTCAGCATCTGCAATAACAGCACCTAACACGCAATCAACAACTAATTCAATTGCTAAATCCATCAAGATTGCTTCCAACATAATGACCTCCTTAAAACAAAAGAGGAGCTGTTTTCAGCTCCTCTTTTGTTTGTTTTGTTGTAGACTATGCAAGTCTTTTGAGATACCAACATCTGCCACTCTTGGCTTTAGCGAACTTGCAAGCAATTCCTTGCTCGCGAAGATCGGCAGCCATTGCCTCACCTCGCTTAAACTCGGATAGGTTAAAGAAGATAATCTCCTCACCGGTTTCCGTTTGTTTGGGTTGAAATGAGCTTGGCCTTCCGCCTTCGGAAAGTGTCAGCTCCCAACCCTGCTCAAGCTTATGAACTTTAACGACAAACCCTTCTGCACGCAGGCGAGCAGACAGATAGTTAAGTTCATTTACGGTTGCAACTGTTGTTGTGGTAGCCATAATAGACCTCCGTTTCGTTTGGTAACTTGTCATAGCTGGGCTACCAGACCCAGCGACGGAGAAGTCCTGCGATCGTTCGATCGCAGGACTAAGTCTTAGCAGGCTTTAACGTCCGGTTCTGAGAAGACGACTATTTGGTAGTCGCGACAATCGAACCCAGCGTCTTCGGCTGCGTTTTCTGCATCGCCTATCTCGTTAAAGAGTCCACAGGGAATTCCTTTAACTTTGAGTTGATAGACCGTTTGAGTCGTATCAACTTCAGTAGTTTGAGAAAGGGCGATTAGTTGTAGTAGTTTGCTGTCCATAAAATCCTCCGTTTCGAAGTAACTTTTCAAGCTGGGCTACCAATACCCAGCGACGGAGTAGGGGAAGACTATTGGTCTTCCCCTATATGGGTTAGCTAGAAAACGCTCTTTCAGTAAGTAGTCCGAGTACAACACAGACTGTTTGCTCGTCTTTACTGAAGAGGTTTCTCAGTGCGGATGGATTGCTAACTTTCTTAGACTTCAGTAGGTCGAACTTCATTAGAGCGTTCTTAACTACTGGCTTCATCTTTGTGTGAAGCAGTTGAGCGATGGCTACACAGAGCTGGAGTCTATTAGTTCCTGCATACCAGATACATGGAACTTCAGGGTGTTCCATATGAAACCTCTCTGCTGCCGCTTGAGAAGTCTTTACTTGGAACCCCTGTACCTCATTCCCTACATAGACTAGGAGGTCAACCTTGACCTCGTCATCTAAGACAGACCCCCTATTAGCTCGCTTTACCTGGTCTACCTGCAAGCAGGTATTTAACAATCGAGCTACACATTGCTCAACCTCTTTGCCTCTCAGCTCCTCAGGTGTATTCCAATCCTCGAGACCTTGAGCGGCTCGCTGTTTACCTATCTGGCTATGTGCTTTCATAGCCTGTACATTGCCTCTGTCTATAACAAAAGGCTTATCACTGAGTAACATATTGACTCTCCAATCGTAGTGGTAGTAATTAATCGACCCTTTGCTTCAACGCACACGTCGCGAAAGCGAACCCACCTCCCGCTACTTGTTGCAAATTAATCTGCAATAAGTGGCGGGGGTGGTCGGATCGATCAAATCAACCCCTCTCTCAAATCCGCGTCATTTTTTCCAATGGATTTTTTCTAGCAAGAGGATAATAGGAAGAGAAAAGGGAGCCTCTGTTCACGCGCAGAAGAAGCTCCCTGTTGAGGATCGTCTTTCGACTCCAAACTTTATATTTTTATAGGATGGGTTTGTTTAGTGCTTCCTTAAGATCTTGAACTATAAGTTCGTTGGGTGGAAGGCAGGAATGAGAGAGTTCTAACCGGGTATACGCCTTTCGATACTTAAGCTCTTGCAAGTCTGGGTCAAGAAGTGAGATGACTATGAATAGGATTTCACCCTTCAACTCTATAGGCACCCCCATCAGGTAATAATCTGTGTTGAGGAGACTTTGACTGATGCAGTAGCTGAGTTCACGGACATTGACCGGGAGGTCTATCTTCTTAGGTGGTTTATGCCTGGGAATGAAACGACACCCCGGTCCGATGTACCAGATTGATAGAATGCGATCGCAACAGCCGCACTGTACTGAGGAGTTGGCCAGCATCTTGTGGAATAGGCTCAGGCTGTCGAGCTGATTCATAGAACCAGGGCAGTCTTCTGTATCGTCTAATTGGGTGCTCATAAAGGTCGGATTGAAGAGAGGATTAGGAAGGGGAGACCAACTCGTGAATCTCCCCATTAGGAGCGAGGACTGACTTTGCTCCAAACTTATAGCGGGTCGTTTAGTACGGGGTAATTCTTTGCCCCGACAAAATCGAAGTGCCACCACTCCGTCTGAACGGTGGTGAACTGCGGACCCATAATTTCTTTAAGTAAATCTCGGTTCTTTTGTTGCTCCGTTGTGATTCTGGCATTACGGTGCGACTGTTCAGCGAACGAGTCGAAAGGCGAGCCCATATCGAGCTCCTGACCTTCCTTATACAGCCCAACGTCCACGGCTGTACCTCGGTTATGATTTGAGCCTGGGTTTGGGTTAGCCACATACCGCGAGTCAGGTACCTTAGCCCACATTTGTTGCTGGACTGAGTGAGGTCTGTAGCAGTCGTAGAATACGAGACTTAGCCCCTGCTGTTCTGCTCTTTTCTGAGCAGCAGCCAGAGCGATCGCGGTAGGTTGCACTACGAGGCAACGCGCATTCTTATATAACTGAGTTCCAGTGAAGTTATCCGTGGTGGCGTACTTCATGGCAATTCGAGCCGTCGGCACCAGGTCTCCAACATCGACCAGGGATTTATTAATAATCTTTTTGGCAGGGGCTAGGGGGGACGCCAACTTCGGGTTGAGGGTCTTCACTCTCTTAGGAGGCGTTGCGTAAATCGCAATAAGGATGGCAAGAAGACAAATCCCACCAAATCTTAAAAGTAGGCCCATGATATTTCCTTTTATCTATGAATAAACAGATTCGCCACGTCTTTAAGAGTCGTGAACATAAATAATCCCAGCACCATAAAACCACCGAAATACAGTGCGCCTACCGTCACCTTTTCGGGTAGTTTTCTACGGATGATTGCCTCTATCGTTCTCACCAGAAACCGCCCTCCATCCAGGACAGGCACCGGTAATAAATTGAAGTAGGCGAGAGCGACGTTGATAAAATTGGAGAAGACGATCGTGCTGATAAGAGTTCGGTTCAGCCAGGATGTCTTGACTCCATTGAGAGTTACGGTTGCACCTATAGTTTTTGAGCCCGATTTGATAATTCCAATTGGACCTTCTAAGTCAGCTACAGATTTTAGAGGAGCTTTCAGCAGGCTCAGCATACTGTTCCCCTGCCACGATAGAAACTGACCAAGCTCGTCGAAACCGCCTTTAATCGCTTCAATCGGAGAGTAGCCAACTATTGTGAACAGGAGGTAGCAGCCTAAATAGGCCAACAAAATATTCCCGGTTACTCCTCCTAAAAGGATGACGGCGGTCTTCCAGTAAGGCTGACCGTTTAGGTCGTCCTGGTTGATATACACATAGGCAGCGATCGGTACAGGGCGAATAGAGTAAATCGTTTCTCCCCACTTCTTTTTAATTAGCGCTGGGCCAGCCCCAATAGAGTATTCGTACACTCTGCAGCCGAATAACTTTGCGGGTATAAAATGTCCGAACTCATGAACGGACATTGCGATAAGGATCACAAGGATTGTCAGGATTAAACTCATCTTCTCTTTATTGGGTATTTAGCGAATACGCCCCTGAATTCAGGGGCGTACTAGACAGGTTATTGGATAGTCAAACTAGACAGGAAGATCCAGAGCTTTGATGTCGGGATTATCCGAACTGTTCAAACTTTGAAGGGTGAACCTCCACCAGGCCTTCTCATCCTGAGTCATGTTTGTCCCAGCAAACAGGTCTGCCAGAATCTTCTGGTTAGCCTTCTGCTCATCAGTGAGATCGCCAGTGGGAAGGACATTGTACTCGCTGCCCATGTCTAAAGACTTGCCGTCTTTAGACAGACTCAAGTCTACAGTCAGTGCCTTGGAGTAAGAGGAGTTTTCGCCATCGGGATACAACTCTGGGAGCAGGGTGTTCAGCTCTTTGCTGATGCTGCTCGCATGGTAGCAATCTCGAAGGGTGACCTCGTATCCTCCTTGTTGGGCTTGACTGAGTGCTTGAGCGACCGCAACACCGGCTGGGTAACGAAGAACGCATTCGTTATCTTTGAATTTCTTCTCGCCGAGTGGGTTGGTGTCTGTAGCCAGTGTCATATCCACTTTGGCATCAAACTTTGCCTGGGCGATGATCTGACTCATTGGAATGAACAAAGTGTTCAGTTGCTTCTCCATAGCCGCCTTGTCCTCTTCGGTCAGTTCAACTGGGTTGGCTGTCACTTCTGGTTTAGGTGACTCAGCCGGAGTTGTAGCGGCGACCGCCGAAGGTACTGGGAAAGGAATCAGCCCATACAGTCCTGCAATAGGAAGGGCAAGGGAAATGATGGAAACAAAGGCGATGATAGCCGCGATAAATTTCTTCATAACTGAAAATAAAGAGGGACCGCCTTTAGTTTAGCGTCCCTCCTGTTCTTCTTCTACTCTTGGCTTAATTATCGGACATTTAATTGTTTCTGTTCAAGGCGAATCGTCACGGACTCGTTAGTCTGGCCCATAACGGTAGTCCCTGGAATATGATGTACCCCTCGAGGGGAGACCTGCTTACAGCTATTAATAATGGCTAAGGCAATGGCCTTAGGTAGGCTACTGCCTATCGAAGACTTTGGAACCTCAACCCGAACTCTTCGCTCACTCACTAGAGAGGATACAGGCTTCTCTAGCGATAGAACGATAATGTCCTCGACTCCTCTGCGCTGACCCAATACTTTAATAATCCAGCCTGACCGGGTACCCATTCTGGATAGAATTTGGTTTACCAGTTCAAGCTTATTTGCTGTTTGAGTTGTCGTCACAGTAGAACGTGAATAGACTTCACTTCCATTATCGAATATTGATCTCTGAGGTGGAAAGACCCTATCGGTGAATTTTTGATTAATTCTGCTGCTGCTGTTGTCGGTACTCAGCAACGGCATCTGTGATACTGTCCATCCGCCTCTTCTGGTCGTGAGTAATTCTCGCCTCGGTATTTCCCAGACCAGAAGCAGCCCATTTTTTTCTCTTACCATCCCAGTAGGAATTGACTCGTGCCCACAGGATCGCCGCATCTCCTTTCTTCCCGTCACTCTTGGCCTTTTTCAACAGTTCAATGTAACCGCCCTGGGCGGCGAGGGCAGCAAGAGGAGCCTGGTTGGCTAGGTCTATCCCATTAAGAGCCTCCTCTGTGGTTAGAGTTAACCCCTGCTTCTTGGCATCCTCTTGAAGCTTCACAGCCTGACCCCAGAGTCGCTTCAATTGAAACTTATCCGCCTGTTCAGGAGTAGAGCATTTGTAGGCAGCATCGCGGCAGTGCTGGAAGGAGAAACTACCGAGGTTCCAGACTCCGTTACCGAGGTCGGTATGCCCATAGAAAGCGCGGGTTTTCCCTCCATTCGCAGTTCGAGTACCTTCCGCATGGCCGACGGCACGAGCCACCAGTGATTCGGGGCCTCCCTTAAAGAGATGATTCCATTCTTTCAGGAATTGTTCACCGCGATTTGCGATCGCTTTAGTCGGGGTTTGAACTTCTGGACGGGCGGTAACGCCGATTAATAAAATCCCGATGCAAATTCGTCTAATTACCCGTATCATTCGGTGCCGGAGATGGCGAGGACGGCGGATAGAATGATGACCTCAGGACAGTAGTCTTGCAAGCACTTTGCTCCTGCCCGAGGACAGTCAACTTGACACACTCTCCCGGCTTCAGGGCGAATGCAAAGACAGCAAATGCGATCGCCGTGCTGCCGAATATAGCGGCGACTCCTCCGATGGTTGCGACGATAACGTTCGAGATGCCCATAGTCTTAAACTTCCATTGATCCGGACATACAACGCGCCTAAGGACTCGTTATTGTTGATCACACGAAAAGCGATCTGCTTGACCTGCTCCAGCTCTCGCTCAGCCTTACTAAAAGTAGGGTTCCCCCGCTCAAGATAAAGCAGTAGACCTAGCTGGCGGATTCGGTCTGCTTCTGCAAACCTTCTCACATCAGAGATGACGATCGGTTGCTTCTCTAAAGGCTCCCGCAGAGATGCCATCAGTAAGTCTAACCAGTAAGTAGGATTGAGCTCCCGCCTCCTCTCGCCAATATCGATCATTATGTCCAGAGGACATCTCCCAGCTAGGGTCGGCTGAGGTTGCCTCCGCCATTTCTTATCCTCCGGTGTTTGCCCTCTCAACTTATAGGGGTCGAGGTCGTATTGCTTGTTAACCTCTTTGATAAGGTCTGTTTTAAGTTCGTACTTCTCGTATCCGAACTGCTCAACCATATAGTCAGCGGCCTTATCTTTACCGACTTCGGACGCTCCTGCGAACCCGACGATAAGGGGGAACATTCTACGCTTTAACATTACTCGATCGAAACTCCTCGATAGGTCTCTGAGAAAGGACGGGTTGGGATGTTAGCTGTTACGAAGGGGTTGTCCACCTCGATCGAAACATCTCCTGGAATAGGTAAAGTCCACGCCTTCAGCTCGTCTGAATATAGCTTATATGAATCCAAGCTGCTAAATGCGTGGGTCGCCGTAAACTCTATCTCCCCGAGAGGATAGTCTGGGTCGGTCCATTGTGTAGAAAGTCTCACCTTGATGGGATGAGACTGATTAATAAAATGGGCAGCCTCTTGAACGGTTGCCTCATACCAGCGTTTATCGATCATTTCGGTTCCTCTGATTGAAATTTCCTTTCGTACTTCCACCACTTTCCGCATGTTGGGCATTGAGCTAAACCATTTCCAGCCCAGCTCCATCGATAAACCCAGCGCTCTCCGCCGCACTGGCAGTGAACCAGGTCTTGGACTTTATAGTTTTGCGTTCTGTGAGTTGTAATTTTCCAACCTATAAACTCTTTTTCTTTCTTCCTTGCCATTTATCGCCACATTGCATTTGCTGTAAAGGTCTGAGCGGGGGTATTGTAGGTGTCTGACAAATATGCTTTTCCAGGAGGTTTTAATCGAGCTACATCGCTCGTTCCTGTCGGATGCGTAATCCAACCATTGTCTTGTAGGTCGTACAGCGGGACATTCATCGAGTTATAGACTCCGTAGGTGAAGATCCTCAGCTCGTCGACCGCCTGTATGGTGGCTGTTCCGCTACCACTGCCACCACTGCCGCCACTGCCACCACTGGAGATGTAGGGACGGGTGATGCTCAATTGGATTTTCAGGTAGGGGTAGGTCAGAAGAGTCGGAGTGGCCGCCTTTATTAATAAATCCGAGGAGAACGCGGGGTTCGCCAGGGGCGGGGCCGGCACATCATATCGCAGCGCCATTGGAACGGTCGCAATTGTCGAACCGTTCGACGAAGCAGACATAACAGAGACAGTTGCCAGGTCTGCTCGAGTCATCATCAATCTCACACCCCAGGTCTGACCCAGGTTTAGGGTGAGTGAATCAGTGGAGGTGGTTTGAGATGAGACGACCTGTCCGGCTCCATTGAATTGATATAGGAGATCCTGCGGTGTCCCTCCCGAAGAAGGGAGCGATCGCAACTGCCAGACGTATTCGTTCACCAGCAGGTCGGCGTAAATGCTGTTTTTGTAGTAGTAGTTCACCAACTGCCTCCATCCCCAGAAGTTGTTATACGCTTGAGCGCCAGGGGCGTATCGATAGCCTATCGATACAGTTTCTGTAAGAGGATTTGTCAGAGTGTAGTAGAAGTATTGAGGGTTTGTAAGACTGACCTGATACCCAGGTGGAGTACCTGTCACCAGGCCTAAAGATAGCTGTGTGGAGAGACTCAGTTCTGAAAATCGCCTCTCCAGGATGGACCCGTCCGCTCGACTTCGATACTGCTCAGTCGATGTCCAGGTGTAGGTAGGGTCTTCCGCAAACGGGTCAATGACGTTGGTATCCAGTAGGTCAAGCATCTATTTACAGAAGAAATAGGACAACAAAGAGTCGCAGATGGGTTGGTCGATCACGAGGTATGCGTATAGAAGCAATGCTCCTGTAGAGAGTGAGATGATGAAAACCGTTCTAAATAATTCTTGTAGAAAATTCATGACTTACCTATGAACGTCGTTGTTGAAGCATTTTGAGCAAACCCACAGCGGATCAAGCTCTCTTTCGTAGCGGCGGGTCGGTTATCCACAAAGGTGGACGGGCTCCCAGTGAGTATGGGATTCGGACAGGGACAGCAAGAACCGCAGCAGTTCGAACACATGTCACCTACACGGGCCAGTGGGCGATTGTCCACAAACGTCGTCGAACTTCCTTGAAGGACGACCCCGTTGGGGCAGATAGAACCGTTGCAGGCACAGGTGCATTGAACAGGGTCGCCAACCCTTAGCGCTCGCAAGCTGTCCACTCTTCCTCCTCGGCGTTAGCCCCGATCGCGGTCGATTTGTACGGCAGCTCCTTCCGAGTCGCCCCTTCTACGGTGTTGAATTCCTCGAGTCGCTCCTGGATATAGCCTTCGTCGCAGTTGATTGCCAAAAGTTTGTACCGAAAGATAATCGTTTCAGCGACTACAGTAAGTCGGCCATTCTTGACGTAGAGGGTCGCTTTCCCGTTAGAGAGGACGACATCGTCGCCCACCAAAACGCTCCACAAGAACTTTAATCTGTGAAGTAGTCCCTTCTTGCGCGTGTCCAACACCAGCATTTCAATCGGATTAATGCAAGGTTCCATAGGTAATAGGTAGTGTAATGATCCCTTTCTATGCAGATAAGACCCCGCCCACTCGAGACGGAAATAGAATCTGGCTTTCTAGGTTCTGTCAGGAAACATCCATGACAGAGAGTCAGGCGATCGCATTTCTAATTCGATTCTACGACCTGAATGATATTCAGGCATTAATCTTTCGTCTCAAAGACAAGTCTAAGCAGGAGGGGTTCACCGCGCACGAAATCAACCAACTCAGTATTCTCTATTCTCAAATCTCCGCCATTTTGTTTCCGGCGACACGCTTCTAATTAATGGACGAAGAAGAGCTTCCTTACGGTGGGTATGACGAAGAAGGGCTACCTCTCAACCCCGAGTCTCAGTCTGGGTCGGAGGGTAGTCCAGACACTCCGCCTGCCGGGTACGGCGGTACTCGGTCAGCCTTCACCTCACCCGTTGACGACTTTGTCTCGGACTATCTGCAGACGGAGCAGGGCGACCCATTCCGGATCACTCAACGCTTTGCCAGGGATGGTCTGGGCATTATCGCAGACACTCAGGCAACTTCTTTTCAAAGACCTTCTCAACAGGCGGGGCAGGTCTTTTCAGGTCTGGCCCAGCGTTTAATAAATTCGGCTCCCACCGTCAATAACTTTGCCCGCCCGTCTCAACTGGCAGGTCAGGCACATACCCCACCCACCGGGTTCATACCACGACCAGGTGTTGAGGAGTACCGTGCCCTCTTCCAGCCGGGTACGCTGCAAGCAGTCTTCTTTCAGTTTCAACAGGAGTCTATCGTCTCTTCTCTAACGAGCCGCAGGAGTCCCTGGTCGATCGTCACGCAGGACTTGAGATATGCTCCAGGCGATCCGGCAACGGTTCGGAAGGACTGGGAGACGACTGGGCAGATCCTCGCTGGAAACCGACTCTCACTGGATGTCGGCCAGCTACTTCAACAACAACGTGGACTCCAGGAGAGTCCGATCGTTGGAGTGGATGCAACAGCCTCCTTCCACCCGAAGATCGGTTATGCCGGAGACGATCGCAGAGGATATCGAGCGTTCATCGGTTCCCAGAACATCACGCCCGCCCTGGCGAACAACAACTCGCTTGAGACCCTGATGGTCTTCAATCGACCATCAACGCGGAATGCTCTTAGCTCTGAGACGGAGCGGTCGACACAGACGGAAGCAGCGATCGCTGGCGAGATCATGACGTTGACTGACACGATTACTCGGATGGCGAGGTCGACTCAGCAGTTCTCTTACCAGCCCGGTGGTCTCAGAAAACAGATGGCAGCCGACGGCACCAGTCGGGGGTTCCTCTACGTGGAGTCCGAGATTTACGGTCGCATCACCAGTGCATTGAGAACGGCTGCATTCGATCCAAACTCAGTCGCCAACGGCGATCAGGTTGTTATCTCAATGGGCGAGTTGAGTCTCATATTGAGATCGAGAGGGTATGCTCAGGACTTGATCCAGGCGGTTCGTACTCTGGCAGAGCAGAAGCGACTGACGATCGTTACCGATAACTCTCGGCTGTCTGGGTTCTTCGACTCACTTCGAGATGCAAAGTTTGGAGGGAGCACGCAGGCACTTGGAGTTGATGAGACCTTTATTCGACTGCTCATAGACACGGGTTCGATCCGGACGGCGACGACGGGCTATCAACATGACAAATCCATCTCAATTTTTGGAGGGACTGACCAGAAGTTGATGTTCTTAAGTGTGGGGTCTGCAAACTTCTCCGCCGATTCATTGATTCCAGTCTCGCAGCTCAATCGCTTCCAGGATGAATATTTTAATAACGCTCTGAATGCAGCGAAGCGAACGTTCACAGATTTCGACCCAGAATCTCCCATCAACCTGGACACGGTAGTCGCAGTTGGTGCGGGCCGCTATCGCGACGAGCACCGCCCAGTTCAGAAACGGCTGGACCCGGACGGCTATCTGCAGGAGTTGAAGCAGAAGTCAAAACTGGAGCAGCACTATAACGTGCTATCTGCGGGCGACCTGCTCAAAAAGATGGACCGCGGGCAGACGTTATACAAGACGGGATTCTTGGCTGAGCGTAACGCGGACGTCTCTCAGGTGGAGCAGCTCCGACAAGCTCTGGAGAAACTGAATCGTGAAATTGGAGGCTCAGTCATCGAGGTTGAGGGGCGATACACTCTTAAGACCGGCCCAGACTCCCCAGCTTCACAGACTGGACTGAAGGTTCGTGTTCGAGGTGTTGACTCCATATCCGGCTCTCTCATAATCAACTTGACAGTCGATCGCCACGGAAACGTAATCCTGGTCGATCAGAACAAGCTCATTCCTGGGTCTGTCTTTGCGAACAAATCGTCCTCTCCTATCTCTCTGTTCGGACGTAAGATTCAACCTGGAAAGTCTACCCAACTTTCTGGAATGGAGACTGCCGTGTCCTTCATAGCTACGGTGTCTCGAGAGCTGAGCTATCAGTCCAGATACTCTCTGGTGAACTCTCTGTTCAACCGAATGGTTCAGGAGCGTCCGGGAGATTTACATGCGGCGGCACGCGACATCATCGCGGAATCTTTGGCGATGGTTGCTCCAGAAGTAGCCCAGGCTGTCGAGTCCGGACAGGGACGAGCGAACCTGCGGACGATGATGTCTGGTATTAAGTCCGCGTCTAAAGAATTAGGAATCTCCCCTTCATCTACTGTGTACCAGGCGCAGCGGGTGTTGGCAGCAGGAGTCGATTCTCCAATAGAAGATTACACGCGCACGCTGTCCGAGGCGGACTTTTCCAAGCGACAGAATTATCTCCGGGTCGTTTTCGATGAGCTCCTTCAACACCAGGGAGATTTGTTCGCTCAGCATCGATTGACGGATGTCCTTCTTCTCGATGAGCAGAATCTCTTCCAAGACCTGAAGTTAAAACTTCTCCTTCGTTCCGATGAGAACCGAAGAAAGTTCTTCGCGGCCCAGTCCACTCAGACCTATCGAATTGTCTCTGACCTGGCGGCTCCCTTCCTGGCTGCTCACGAGCTTGGATACTCGGGGCTGCAAGCAGTGGCTCGTCTGCCAGTTTACTCTCAAGAGAGTAAATTCCCATTAGACACGACCTATGACCGAGTTATTGCAGCCGGTGTCTTAGACCCGGCTGAGGTGAAGTCTGGTACTCGTCTGGGAGAAGCAGGGGAGTTCTACCGAGCGGTAGGTGCGGTGACTCAAGCAAAACCGCTGAAGATTACAGCGTATGGCGGGCTAAGACAGCTAACGGTGGTGGACTCTGACATCAGCATCGGAGCGGCGACGGCCCATGACATGGAAAAGTTCTTGAAGGGCACTGCCGGTCTAGCTTCTGTTAGTCGAGAGCAGTGGTCAAAGGAGGTTCAGCAACTCCAGACTTTATTAGTCAGTAAGCGATCGGCCCAGGCAATCACCGAGGAGCAAGACACGATGTTCTTGCTCCCCTTCCCGAAACCCGAACAGATCCCACAACGTTTGAAGAACGTGGGAGGCAGCCGCCCAGCCATCGATATCAGTAGTGAGATGGCCGATAAGGTGCGATCGCTCTCTCATAGCGTGGCAGAGTTGAAGGCTGACTCTCTGGTGTCTGGTCGCCTTCGTGAAGTTCTCCCCGCTATGCAGTTTGCAGAGGTTAAGAGAGTAGCGTCTCAATACAACGGAGATTTCGAGAAGGTTCAAGAGTACTTCCGCCAGGCTGAGATGGACCCAAACAACGCTTACCACGGGGTTATAGGTCCCAGGGCTATGAAGCGAGTTGCTCTTATTGGAGGAGTCTCATTAGTGGGCGACTCGAGCTGGGTTAACTCAGGCTACAAGCTTGACCTGGGCGACCCTCAACGAGTCACGGTTAAAGTCTCAAGTAAGCAGATTAAGTCTCAAACTGAGACTATTGGTATACTCAGCCGTTATCTCGCGAAGGGCAGTGTAGTCATCGGGGCTCCTATTGAAGCAGAGAATCAAAGGGTATCTCAACTTCTAGCTGAGAGGACAGCCGAAAATCCAAGCATCCGAGACACCCAACTCCAGACAGAGCTGGAGCAGTTTGACGGCGGACGCTACGCGCACTACCTCTTAAAACGAGACCGGGGCGAACTCAAACTTTATTTGAAGGAAGGTCTTTATAACTATGATCAAGAAAAAGGTGATTATCAAAGGACGGCCCAGTTCAGTCGCGAAGGTCTTATTGAGCTTGAGGAAGCGGCATCATTTGCAGAGACGATGTGGGGCAGAAGGCGACAAACCCTCACTGTAAAATTCGGTGCGTTCGGCAAACGTCATCAGGAAGGTGTTTCGGTTATTACCGAAGATCCCCACGTTAATGTATCTCAGAGTGGACTCATCTCAGTTACTACTGATGCAATGGCGGTGTGGAGAGCGGGTAGTGGCTCGCGTCCAGCCGGTGCCGGGCTGGTTAAGGGGCCATTCACCGTTATAGAAGAGTCTCTCTTCAAAGACATTCAGCAAACCTTCTCCAAGCGAGACCCAGGGTCTTTAATGCCAGAGCCTGTTCGAGGTGAAAAGGTCTACGGGTTGTTTGGGTTCTCTCACTTTAAGGGATTCAACTATGAGTCAGGCATCTACCTTCTGAGTCAGCGATCGAGTCGGGAAGCGTTACAAAGTCTTCCGGGTCAAGAACTGGCTCGGTCTTTATCCCTTCTTTTTCTGGGGGATGAAACGGTCAAGACTGAGCTACAGAGAAATTTGAAACGGTCGAACTTAGAGTTTGTTGCTCATGCGATCGCAATGGTTCAGGGCACCGACTTTGCCAAAGTAGATGACGAGGGACGTCCGGCATCCACCTTAGGGAAAGTTGCCTTGGGGCTAACCCTACTCGCCGATGGTGTGAACGCGGATAAAGATGTCCAAACCGGCAGTTTATCTAGCCTGAAGCAGACTGTCATTAAAGCATTGAGGGGAGATGAAGGTGCTTCTAAGCACCTGAAACGTCAAGCAGGCAAACTCATTACGGCGGCTGTTTCTGACCCAGCTCACTCTATTCGATTCAGTCAGGGTCGGGTGGGGCTGAACGAAGGAAGTCTCATCGTTCGAGGGGCTGGGCTGTTGGCACACACCGCCTTTATATCGAAACAAATCTTTGGACGGTCTACGGCTCCAGGAGCCAGTGTCGGCACCTTATTTGAGCAAGATCTATCTGACATAGACCGGTACTACACCGATCCGGGTTATCGCAATATGGTGGACGCGGTCGCCGCGAACGCAAACCTGTCGCTTAAACCAGACGACCCCCGGCACAAAGTCAAGTCGACGATGGAGCTTTTACAAGCTCACATCAAGAACGATTTCATCATTCAAGACCTTCGAGACATGTCTGTCTCCAGGTCGCTCGTTCCTGCGGGCAGCAAAGACGAAGTTGCCCTGGAGTATCAATACCTGACTGGATTGAGTTCAGCCTATCTGCGAGCCTTCAAGCCGATCGCTGGAGACGGAGCACAGCAAGTACATAAAGCATTTGCCGTATTGTCAGGGTCGTTGACTCTCGGACTGCAAGACCCAAACGCCGCGATGGAGTATCGCCTCGCGCTCCCATCAGATGAACCTGGATTTACCAGTCGATTCCATCTAGATACTCAACGATTCCTTCTGGGGTACACATCTCTCGGCTACAAGATGGGTCTGCTCAACGACGCCATTCGAGGCGTTGGTACGCGCCCAGGTACTGAGCGAGGATACCTCCTAAGATTTATTAATTTGCAGCAGATAGCTACGACCTTTGCCGGGGAAGGGCAGACCCACCTTGAAGAACGGGGCGTTACCTTAAGTCGGACTTACGGAGTACCTTATTTTTCCGACCAAGACTCCCCGGCGGGCCGGCTGCAGACGAAGCGCTTAATGAAACAACTCCATCTAAGTGAGACGTACGCAAAAGACGGTGACCGCCGCCTCTCACCGATGGAGATAGTCACAAAGTTAGTCTCAGACTCCTACTCTCGTTTTGTCGCCGATCGAAGAGTCCGACGAGCTACCGGTGAGGAATCCGTCTCCTTCCAAGATTTTGTTGAGTCTGGTCAGGGCGGGCGGGCGATCTCAGAGCTTGAGCGTCACTACAAAGTCATTAGCGAATTAAGTCAGGGAAGTCATCGCCTGGTGGGTGTCCCCTTGAGTTCGGATGATGAAGTCATCCGGCGTAAGGTCCAATCTCGGTTGAAGGAGCTTAGCGATCGCCAGGCTAATGCGATTAGAGAAAACCTAAATACCAATCTTTATAAACAGTTCGTTGAAGGAGCCCTGCATCTTGAAACAGAGTTATCTGAGAGGCAGGAGAAAGTTCCCTGGGATGGACAGGTCAGAGCACTCCTATCTGAGGTAAGAACAACGAAGCAGATTGTTCTGCCTAAATTCTCACTTGAATCTACAAATGATGGGCGCTATCGCGTTTCACTTTTAGACCCCCAGCGCTATAAACCATCTCTTGGTGTGTTGATGGGAACGGACATCCTCCGGTCTATCAGCTTCATCTTCCCGCAATATATCGATGAAGGTTTGCGCCACCAAGTTGACGTTCGCCGCCAATTGGTTGAGACAGAGGAATTGCGCGGACGACTCATGCAGCCCGGGGCCATCATTAGTGAGGCAGAGAAGAGGAAGTTAGAGACCTTCCAGGATAGTTTAGAAAATAGTCGTTTAGGTCTGGTCCATTTGTTGGGGACAGACTTTGTTCGTAAGGCGATGGGCGACCGCCAAACTTTCGAAGGTGCGGTTGGCATCGCCGTCGGTTCTTTTGCCCTGGATCCAGATGAGGTGGGACTGGGCAAGAGGTTCCACGCCTTGGTTGAAGATCGGAACTTTGGGCAGATGCTCAGCGCTCAGTTCAACCTGATCGAGCAGAGTTCCCTGCGATCGCCGGAGCACGGGGCTCGAATGTTGGAAGTCACCCGGAAGTTGATTAACTCGATCGGGTTAAAAGGACCGGAGCTAGACGACAAATCGGGCATCATGTCTCGGCACTCTCTCGATTTGATGTTTGAAAGTGCCCAGCAGAGCATTCGAGAGAGAAAGTTATCTGCCACACAGGTTCTAGACCTTAAGGCGGCAACTATCAGTGCGATGACTAACCTGCCGCAGGCGCGGGTACAGGATTTATTAAACAGCAGGACTTCCGAGCTGTCTAACGTGCTGGCCCTTTCGAAAGGGGCCGTTCGAAGAGGGGGTGCTCCGGCGGGGTCAGCCGGACTGACAAACGAAACGAATGTCTATAACGCCGTAGACCTTTCGACTATCCAGGACAGAGTACGACAGGCCGGAGGTGGGCTGATACCCAACACAGAGCGGTCTCGAACTATGATGGCGGCTCCGGCGGTCGGTCGACTGCTTTCAATGCTTGGTGACTATGATGGGGACGCCTACCAATTCTTGCTGACCAACACAACGAAGCGGGCGGCTGAGCTTCATGGGATTCAGAAAGATATTGCCCGCAAGACCCGGCAACTAACACGAATAGAAGCGGAAGTTGATCGTCACCTCGATATTGATATCGATGACGCCGGGCATCTATATAAGATGAGCTCTCTTAGCGAACAGGCTGAAATCCTGAGAGGCGAGCTTGAGACGCACTATCAACAACTGACAGAAGGTATCGAAGAGGTTAATAAAAATAGTCTTCATCTTGATCGAACACCATCTCGCGCTCTGAAAGACGTACGGAAGTGGGTTGGCAGCTATGTAGCCTTTCCAGACTTCATCATCAATAACGAGCAGAAGGTCTCAACTGGAACGTTGATGGCAATGGTTCAGCAGCTTTCCGGCACAATGCCTCAGATAGAGGATGCCCGCTCACATCTTCATAAAACGGAGGAAAGACTCGCAGCTCTACAGAAGTTCTTTGACCCTCTACAAGGAGGCGTTCCCTTCTCGCCAGAGTTGTCTGGGTTGGAGAAAGACGCCCGCTTCAGTCAATTGCCTGAAGACATTCGCAGTCAGTGGTCTGCCCTGACTACACATTCTAGAAGTGACACTCTCGAGGGATTTTTGAGTAAGTCCAGAGACTACTTTGCATTTCAGGCGAACGTGGCGATGGGCGTTGAGCAAATTAATAAAAGTCTGAAGAAGGCAGCCGGTACAATTGTTAATCCTTTTGAGATGGAGGGGTTACAAGCAACTATCGGGCAGGCCGGTACCGAGCTGATTGGAAAGACCTACAACGTATTAATTCCCCTGTTAGACAGGGCGATCATGGGTCAGTCTATCTCGGCTGGCTTGCAAACAACGGGAGCAGAATCATTCAAGCAAACGTTGGACACTAACCTTCTGGCTATGCAGCAGCGAGAAGGAGACGTTCGTCGTCGGAAGGAGATCCGCGGACTTCGAGAGAAATTGATGGATAACACGTCCTCACTCCGAGGAATGTTGCTGGAGAATTACAGTGGTACCGTTGGGACTCTCGGTACGATGCAGCAGCTCATTCGAGATGCCTTGAAGGAGAAATCGGAGAAAGGTTTGATCGGCATTCTCCGCCAGGCAGATGCCAATGGCAAACCCCTATCTCAACTCATCGAAGAGGCGGAGACCGACCGCGACCGCATAGACCTAATTAAGAAGGTCGTCTCGACTCGACTGGGTCCAGACATCTCAACGCCACCTGGATTGGAAGGAACAGCCGCTCGTTTAAGAGAAGGTCAGGTTCACGATCCGGGGATAACGGGTTTCGGTGCCCTGCTTCGGTTGGCTGAGTTCGCCATGTCGGATGACGAGACCGACCTGCACAAACGGTTCGTGGAACAGCCTGGGCTGGAGAAAGAGTATCGTCGAGCAAGGTTGTCGCGTCGAGCTTCTAATGTCGCAGACTTCGCAGCACTTCAGATCCAGGGTTTACTCGAGCGATCGCAGGCCGCCTTTATCAGCTCCACTCTCTCATCTGACTTTAAGCAATTCTATGTTGACCAGTTGAGAGACTTTCACGCGGAGGCTGACAGCAATAAACTGTCTGGCATAGACCGTCAGTATTATGACCTGGTCTCCGAGTATGAGCAGCAGCGGTCTGCGACTTCTGACCTGGGGCAGCTAAACGAGCGCTTGGTGCAAGAGTCCACTCTCCTTAAAATTCAGCATCGAAATAAAGAGTTCGGTGTTCTCTCCGTAGATCAGATTAAAGGCTTGCGAGAGAGTTTCCAAGCGACCTCCAGAGTTCGGTTTGGGTCAGGTGACATTACCGAACGAATGATAGGGGCCAACATCGATACCTACAACGCTTACATCCGAATGTTGCAGCGAGGGCAACAACTGATGCCCTCCGATGCCCTCTATATGGCCTACTACAAGTTGGCTGAGTTTCAGGGACTGAGGGGTTACGACCAGTTATCGGCCATGTCACCCACTAACCAACAGCGAGCGGCTCAACTGATGGGAGTTGGACTCCCTGGGTTAAGTCGTGGGGAGCAGGCCATCTTGACAGAAGCGATGCTCACGTCTCCAGGTGGTCGTACCCCTCTTGCTGTTCTCCAGAAAACATCCGGAGCTATTTCTCAGGGGGTCTACGGTCTCTTCGACCAGCTAGAGAGCCTTGGGAGTTTACATGAGCAGGATGAGAACTCGATACGCTATGCCGAGTCTATGCGAAGACAGTTGGCGGGCATCTATGAGCATGGGGAGATCAACTTTGACAAGGTGCAGCAGATGGGGGTTGTCCGAACGACTCCTGAAGCAAACCAGGTTCTTCGAAATGTTCAGGAGAAGTTGACTGAACTTTCAGCCGCGCCTCTCGATCGAAAGACTCCGGTGGAGAACCTTCGAGCGATGGAGAAGTCCGAACGACATGCCAGTATGTTTGGGGCATTTACCGCGCCCCTTCTGCTGGCGGCGGCTGGAGCTGGGGCTAAGTTCGACGATCGGATGTGGCAGTTCGGGTTCGATACCCTTCAGGCTGTAGCGATGTTGAGCAGTCAGAAAGATACGGCCACCGCTCAGCTATCTGGACACTCTCAGGATGCTGCTGTGGCATTCTCCCTCTCTCGCATCAAGAACTCAATGGCAACAGAAGGGTTTATGCTGGGTGCGGTTCAAGGGTTTACTCAGGAGACGATGTTCGCCGGAATCAACGCGGTCTCTCACGCCCTTGTCGATAAACTTAGCGGTCGCACACACGAGACCCCGTCCGGGAAGTCCGCTCTACTTACGGTTGGGGCAGAAGTTCTCAGTACGATTGCGTCTTTGTCGATCGCTAGAGGGGCTACTCAGCAGAGAACGCTGATTGGAGAGTATATCCCAGACCGAGTCGGGGATTTGCTAGAGGAGGCGGGCGAGCAGGTCGACCGAACTGAGATGGAGTTGAGAGATATTTTTAGTCAACAGCAGGAGTATGAAGTCCTTGACACGGACGATAACCAACGGATCGACTTTGATATCTCGGCCATTCCTACACAGCTTGAGCAGGACATTATGGGAGGCCTAGTCGTCATTAATGACGAGAGTACTCCCATTGCAACTGAGTTTGAGGATACTGCGAGCCGCAGAGCTGAACTGATGGGAACGGTCTCAGATAGCTACAGCTAATCGACTTCTGGGTAATTGGGATGTGTTCGCATTATCCTTAACTCTTTGTCGACCAAGTCTTTCTGACTATCAGGCAGCTTATCGTATTCGGATAGAAGTGTTTTGAAGACTGTGTCCCACTCTTCCTTAGAATCGACCAGGCAAAGAACGCGGGCTATTCCTTCGAAGCGGTGCCAGTCAATCTTAGCCGACGTAATCTCTCGAACTGTTTTAATAAAGGGTTCGACGAAGTCTGTTTCTCCGTCTAATAGGGCTATTACAGACCCTTCCCAATAAATTTCTAGGTCACAATACATAGTCATCGTTCTTTTCTCCTTTTATCGGACTGTCACACCGCATACTTTTAAGCGTTCTTTGGACGTAAGACTGGAGTCACTGATATACGACGAAGAAATATGTCTGTTACGCCGCCTGTTTTTACAATTGAAGCCGAGCAAATTCCCTCGAAGAGTTTTTCCGTTAGCTTCAGAGAGCCTCTGTTCGAGGACCGAATCGCCGCTCTCCGAGCGGCTGGTACAGATGAGAAGAATGGCACCGTTCAAGAATTGCTTCTATCCCTGTGCCTCACGGCTATCAACGGGAATCCATTGAATGTAGTTCCTCGAGATCCAATGGGATACTACAGAGATATGCAACACCTAGATGCCCAGTTTCTACTTGGCGTCTTTACCAGCATGTTCTATCTCCAGAAGGAGATGGGCGATCAGGCGCGTCAAACCGGAATGCAATTTAAGCTCGCCATTTCTCAGAGCTACACCATTCCGGCGGCAGATACGCCTTCTGGTAGTCACTCCATCACTTTCCGTAATCCAACCTTGGGCGATCGCATTCGGTTGGAGAAGGTCTACCCCGGCAATAATTCCGACTGCGGATACTACCTAGATGAGCTGCTGTTTGCCGGCAGCCTTGCCGCTGTTGATGGAGCTCCGGTTCAGACCACTCGAGATCTGATTTCTACTATATCTAAGTGGCGGTTTTTGGACGTTCAGTATGCTCTGACCGTTTTTATTAATACAGTCACTCTCGACGATACCGACGCCAAGAACGTTGTTGACCTGGGAAAGTCTCTTTGGGCCAGTGTGAAAGACTCCAGGCCTACGTCAAAATCCAGCAGCAAATCGAAGTCCTCGGAACCCACCCCGACTACCTGATTACTCAAAATGTCCCCATGCGTCGGTATGGGTTTGGCATACCAGATTACTACCAATCGTTGAACCGAGTTTTCAGCGCCCCTATCCCTAAGTTTCCCCGGGGGAATGAGTTTGAGAGTGAAAAGCAGTTCGCCAATTTCATCTACGCCAGAGACGATGCCGCTAAGACTTTGGCGAAGAAATACGAGATTGGAGCCTGGGTCAGCATCAATCAGTTTGTCTCCATTTCATGGGACACCTGGCTGGAGTTAACAGACCTGACCCGAAGGGCGATCGCTCTAGAGGTAGAAGAGATAGCTCGCCAGCGGAATAATTCTCACAAACAGCAAGAGGAGAAGCTCGAACGACTAATGGCAGAGGAGTCATCCAAACTTAAATTCCCGAATCAAGTCGGTTCCACAATTAATCGTTTTCTAAGTTAAAAGTAAATGTACTGGCCGGAAACTCCAATCAACCTTGCTCACGTCAAGTTTAATAAAAACGAGCGCCCACGCGGTCGGATGAAGCAGTTCGGTGCTTACGCGATCGGGTACTCCGGGGGTTGGCTGAGACCTCGACATTTTGAGCGACTGCGAGAGTTTCATACGATCGCACAGACAGACAGCACGGTTAGCTATTGCCTGTTTGTTTTGATCGACACTCTACTCGCCTCGTTGGGGCAGATTACCCATCCCGATCCGGAGATTGAGCAGTACCTTCGTCAGAACATCGAACGACTGGGTGGGTTTAACGCCGAAGACAAGCTCTTTCGGTTCAGTTTTCTGTACTCTCGATTTTTCCGCATGATCTTCGATGTCATGTGGGCAGGTTTCAGCACAACCGAAATGCTGTTTGATGTCGACGATGAAGGGAAGCTCTGGATCAGCGACTTCATCACTTACCATCCCGCTTCTATCTTGGTGCGGACCAATCGACGGGGTAGGTTAACGGATGGCGAGCCCTCCTGGACAGGTCTGCAATCAGGCATCTGGCAGACAGGGGTAAACCCGGAGGTTGCGGGTGAGGTTAGGCTCCCTCTCTGGAAAGTCTGTCACCTAGTTAGAAACGAGGCATATGGAAATTACTACGGAGTACCTCTCATAGAGTCTGCCTACCGGTGGTGCCTTTATAAAGAGGCGTTCGCAGACATGTACTCGGTTGCCCTCGACCGCTACGGAAATCCTATCATTGCGATCACTTACCCGGTCTATACCACAGGTCAGGTTGAGATAGACCCTGAAACAGGGCAGGAACGCAACCTGACAACGCAAGAGTTGATCGAACGACAACTTACGAACGAAGCTTTTACTGGAGGCGGCAACGTTCTGCTGCTGCCCCAGGTTGACCCGCATATGATTCCAAAGGTCGATATTGTGACCTCGGGAAATAATGTCGGGTCGATGTATATTGATGCGATGGAGCTGTGCAACCAGGAGATTGCGCGGGCGCTGCTCGTTCCTTACGGTCTGGTCTCAAACGACCCTCGCTCTGACGGTAAGATGACCCAGCGTCAGATGGAGTTGTTCAATCGCATCCTGACCAGTATCCACGCAGAGTACATCCGACCCATCCTCTCCCAGACTTTCCATCGGTTGATTAAAGATGCGTTTCGGGGGCGCGACTCTGCGGGCATCTGCCCCCGCATGGACATTAGACAAACAACGCGACCCGAAGATCGAGTCGCGTTGATGCAGATGATTAGCGGATTGACCGACCGAGGTTACTTTAACCCAATGAACCCAGATGACTGGAAGATGGTCCGTGAGATGGTAGACTCCCCCATCCGCCCGCAAGAGCCAGCGGATCGTGACTTTGTGAACAAAATGCTCATTGTTCCTAAAATGCCACCACCCGCCCCTGCACCCGCCGCCTCGAGTTCTAAGAAGAAATCCGGCGGCACGAAGAGAGGGAGTGTGAAAGGTCAGGGAGTCGGAGCTGGCCGTCCTATAGGAACCTCTGCTCCTAAGAATAAGTCAGCAGATCAGAACACGGACCCTAATCCAACTTCACTTTAATCTTCATCGTCGTACCAATCGTCATCATCCTCTTCATCATCCTCTAGCATTTCTAACTCTCGCTCCAGGATTGTTGTAGCCAACCCGAGCAGCTTAAGTTGTAGAACTCTTTCTGCCTTATCGGCGTGCTGAACGCCTAGAAGGTCGTTTCCATGAAGTTGGACGCGAGCCAAGTAAGCTATCTCAATCAACCTAATGACATCATCTTCCAGATTGTTTGGGTCTAACTTCTTGTTGAGCAGACCTTCAGCCACCTCTCTGTGGACAATGAATTGGTAATCCCACCAGCTTCTCTCTTCTTGTTCGAGGCCAGCGTCGTTGTCAAACTCGTCGATCGTTCCGTAGGAATTGTAGTGTCCAATTCCCAGAAATCTGAAAGGGCTGACCGGGTTGGGCATATCCTCGCTGGTCTTCACCCGCTTGTAGTAACCAGCATTATTCGACAAATCATAAGTCGTAAATCCACCTCCGGAACAGCAGTAAGACTTTGGATCGAGAGCCACGATAAGTATCTCGTCTCCACTTCCAACGGCTGTTCGAGTAAACGCACACGTAGAATCAAAACATCCCATTTTCTTTTCTCCTTATATTAATTGGGCAACTCCGGCTTTAATAAATTCCCTCCGATGCTTCACGTAGGCATCGCTCAGCATTTGATGGATGCACATGTGAAACCTCATTCGGTCTTGGCACTGACATCTAGGAGTCGTGGTTCTCTCCATTCGAGATGGGGTGATAACGCTGATGCCTAGACCTTTTTGCTCCACCACTTTGTAGCCTTTCCGAAGAGACCTTACAACGGTCAGTGCTTCTATCGGCAGCAGGTCTCCCTCGAATATCCAACGCCATCTTTCCGTAGTTCTGTTAATAGAGAAGTTGACGCGAGTACCGCTCACGAAGTAAGTCAGAGACTCGTTTTCATAAGCAGCTCCGATTATATCTAGCTCGTCTACGAACTCGTGGACGAGATAATTGCCGAATGCGATTCCGTCTTTGTCAGGCAATTGAGTCGGGTCGATGCCCATCATCTCCATAATGAGGACTTCGTTGGAGTAAATCTCCTCAAGACCTCGCCTCAACTTGACTTCAAACACTCGCTCTCGACTGAGAGATCCAAGCGGGCTGTTGAGCTGGTCGCTGCCAAGTAATTTCACATTACCCCTTAAAACACCCCCAAGGTAGGTCAAATCAGTGACGACCGCCCTACCTTGAAGGTCATGTTGCGCCAGCAAGTTCGCGAGCGGATACAACATAAGACTCCTTTTTTCATGTACGAATGGATGTAAATATTGCACAACCACCACAACTCAAATTTTTTCAAAATTAAGTGACAATGACCCCACTCTGCATTCCATGTCAGACACGGCAGTTCTCGAACTCTTAGCAAATCCTCAGTCGACGGCGGTGACGATTACTCCTCCCCCTCCGGTGACGGCATCTGAACCTGCTCAACCGACCGAGTCAGAACTACCGGTCAAGCCAGGAGCTCCGGTAGCACCTCAACTGTTTAATGAGTCTGTTCTGAGTCTGGTCTTAAAGCCAGAACTCTTGAAATCTTTGTCCGAGAAGTTCTCCGAGAAGGACTTAATTTCTCTACCGCTGAAAGAGATTCTAGCAGGCGTAACGGTAGACCAAGTGGCCGGCCCTTGGCAATCATCTAAGAGTGGGCTGTCAGCCGTCTTCACGTTTACCAGGTTTTACCATGTAGAGCTCTTCATGAAAAGGCTCTACGGCAAGGCAAGCGATCTCAAGCATCCCCCGTCTAAGGTCTCTTTTACCACGAAGGCAATCGGTACGCCCCCGCGAGAAGGAGAGTTTGAAATTGAAGTCGTTCTCTCAAACGGCCAAGATGATAAGAGCAGCTCAAACGATATTCTCCTCGCGCAGTACCTCAACTTCATTTATACCGGGATGTCCAGCCCTAACATAAACGAGTGGGCAGCGATGGAGTATTCGGACAACTCTCCCAAACAGGCATTGTCAAACGCGCTGGCAGAAGCGCCCGTTACTCAACCGATCGCGCTGGAAGACCATCTTCCTCTGGACGAACTTGACCAACTACCTTCTGCGTCGACCAACACAGGAACGACAGGAGGTATCAACCCTTCAGCTCAGTTGGACCCCACGGTTGAGTCTCGTCAGTTGAAAATCCCTATTGCCCGACTGGGTAGCTGGGTTCATCCGAAATACGGGAACCTGAGCTTCACACAAAAAGACTTTGACGAGATTATCCAAAACTTCTCTTCAAAGGCGCTGGGGTTTGAGCCTCCGCTGTTCAAAGGACACCCTATCGACAGTTCTTCGTTGGAGGGACATCCTTCTGAGGGTTATCTTCTCAGCCTGACTCAAGAGGGCGATGTCCTCTATGGGTACTGGGATGTTGTTGACGACCAGACCTATATGGATGTTAAGGCCGGTAAGTTCCGCTACTCCTCCGGAGAATTCGTCCGGGGCTACAAGTCCAAAGAGACCGGACAACCAATCGGCACGACTCTAATTGGTATGGCGTTGACCAATCGACCTTTCCTTACTGGACTACCGCATGTGAGGGCTCTTTCTGAAAACACTCAGTTTTTTACCTACGACCTATCCTTAACCGACCCATCTAGAACTATGGCAAACGAACTCTTATCTTCTCCGCCCGCGACTGAGCCTCAGGCACAGTCTACCGAAACTGCGCCGGCTGCGACTACTCCCGCTCCGGCCGCTGCTGCTCCTGCTCCTGGTACTCCTCAGACGCTCTCCGCAACGGAAAAGGCAGAGATTCTAGCCCAGGTCACCGAGCTGAAAGAGTCCTACGAACAGGCTCTAGCAGAGGCTCAAGGTCAGGTTCAAACCCTGAGCACCCAGGTCCAAACTCTTACCACTCAACTGAGTGCGTATGAGCAACGGATCAATCAACAGGTGTTAGCTGAGAAGCTCCGCCGTCTGGAACGTCTGACTCTACCAGTGGACGTGAAGAACCAGTATCGCCAGCTCATTGAAGCCGGGAATCTGGGTGCTCAGGAGGAGGTCATCTTCTCCACCCTGGAGCAAATGTCCGAACAGTTCAAGAAAACTGCTCTGACTCAGTACGGGGTCACCACTCAGGTGGGTCCTCAGCAACTGGCTGATGAGCAGTACAACCCGTACGAGGACATCATCAAGCAGAACCTCGCTCTGGCTGAAGCTCAGAAAAAGGCTCGAGCTCTTCAAAAGCAACTGTCCTAGTCGAGATTTCATCCCTAACCTACCTCTACCCGCACGCTGAAAGATGACAACTCAAACTTTACAGGCTGGCACCGCCCAGTCTCCTCAGCAATTCGCTGACCCGGTCCAAACTGTTCCTTCTATTCAGTACCAGCAGTACACCCAGTACGACCCTATTAGCACTCCCTACGAGTATGTTGGGGATATGCCAGCGCTGGGTGGTCTTCAATTGACAAAGCTGGCTCGTAGCTACGAGCAGATTGAAGACAAGGGTCTGGGAGATATGTTCCCTGACGAGACGATCAACGAAAAAACGGTCGTGATTGAAACCGTGCGGGAAGGTCTGGGCATTATGCCTATCGTCCGTATGGGCGTTCCCGCCGGTAACTTCCTGGAACCCGAGCGTATCCAACGTCGGTACTTCCAACCGGCGTTCGTTCGGGAAGACGACTTCCTGGATCAAGGGTTCATCAACCAACTGCGTGCAGTTGGGACCATGAACGAGCAAGACCCTCCAATGCGGATTATGCAACGCCGCATCCGTCGTCTGGTTGCTCGGCACAACCGCACCAAGATGGTGCTCCAGGCTCAGGTTCTTCAGGGGGGTATCAACTATACCGACCCCCGGACTAACGTGGCTATTAACGTCTCCACCCACATTCCGGCGCACAACTACTTCCAATACAACGGTTGGAACGCTACGTTGGCCGCCAACGGCACAATCACTGTAGGTGACCAGGCCTACACGGCGGCTGAAAACCTGACGAATAGCAAGGGTCGAACAGAAGCGCTCTTCTTCGCCGACACAAATTACAACTTCGCTATTCCCTGGACTCATCCTCGGGCTAATATTCCCCGTTGTCTGCGGCTATTGAAGCAGTATCTGTTGAACACCAACAAAAACGTGTACACAGAGCTGGTTATGAGTCGTGACTTGTACACGATCATTCAAGAGAACGAGCTGATCAAAGCCTACAGTGGCACCGTCGGTATCGTACTGCCACAGTACCCAACAGGCGCGGCTGGTTCTGCTGCTTCGGCATTCCGCGAAAACCCTTCGGTACAAATCAACGCAGAGGGCGATATCACCAGCATCGCCGGTTTGAATATTCGTCTGCTCGACACTCTGTACCGCGACCCTGTAACCAATCAGATCGAGAAGTTGTGGCCGCCTAACCTGGTTGCAGTTGTCGCCACGCATCACTACCAAGACAAATCTGTCAGTCTTGGTTTCACTCAACAATGCATTGGGGAAGCTCCTGATGGGTCTCCTGGTATGTGGATGCGGACAGGCCCAGACCAGATGCCACCTGCTGCTCCGGGTCGAACGGTTCAGTTGGGGAATGCGTTCCTGCCTTTTGCAACCTACCCTCAGTGGATCTGTCTGCTGAACGTTGCAAACGCAAACGACATCACCACCAACCTGATCCTCCAGGCAGACCTCAGCTACGGTACGTTCTAATCGTCACAAGAATAAAGGCAAGGAGAAAGTCAAATGACATCTGGGCCTCGGTTCAATTATCAAATGCTACCTCGCGGCGAACGCGGAGGTCTGAGCGCTTACCCGTATACAGGTATCGTCTCAGGTTTAGTTGCTACCGCCGCCAATACCCCCCTAAGCGCCAGTGGTGGTGCTGGGCAGCCAGTAGATACTCTCAACCTAAACATCAGTGCAGGTAGTGCCCGCCTCGACGGGCAGTTGGTAACTCTAAACGCTGCTATCGCAGGTCTGAAGTTGCTGCCTCTGGGCACTGGCGTCGCGATTAACGGTAACAACACTTCTTACGTGGTGCCTGTCTACCTTAACCCTCAGCGAGTTATCCCCGCTCTGAGTTCGGCACCTGGTAGCCCAAATACGAATGATATCTACATCCAAACTCAAACGGTCACTCCGAATAATGGAGCACCGTCGCACAATCTGGTTGTAGACATCTTTCAATACAACGGGAGCTCCTGGGCATCCTATGATGCCATCACCGCTCCTCCAGCGTGGGGTCATAACAACCACCCGCTCAATGCGATCAAATCGGCGATCGACGCAAGCACCTCGAACAACAAGAGCTTTAGCCTGACTCAGGAGTCTGACCTTTACTGGTTCAGTAACTTCCCTCCGTATGTCAGTAAGCAATCTCAGGCGGCTCTTCGCAAGAGTTGTAGTGTTCTGATTGCTACCGTGACCATCGCGACCAACTCCGGCGGTGCATCGACAGTTACGGTTGTGCCCTACGGAGACGACCAGCTCAGCCTCATCTAATTAAGTCATGAAGAAATATACTTTTCTGGTCACAGCTAAAACGACCCTGAGCGTAGCCGGGGTTGTTCATCGACTATCCCCGGCATCTCATGTCGAGTTCTTCGACAGTCAGGGGGAGGCTCTGTTTCGTCGGTCGATTCCAGGGAGTGAGTATCTTCATCTGATCTCTATGGAAGACGACTCGCCCGCTGAGTGTGAAGTTGCTTCATCCGAGCCACACGAGCCTCTGCAAGTTCCTCCAAACGAACAATTACAAGATGTTTATCAGGAGAATCCCCCGGCTGAGGCAGCGGCTGAGCCATCTGAGCCAATTCCCCCCGTCGAGACTCAACCAGTTGTCCAAGACGTTCCTTCGGCTCCCCTTCCTCCAGACACTCACTGGACTCAGGTTAGGTCTTACCTAACCAATCTGGGACAGCAGTCCCCCGTGGACTATGCTCAGGTTGAAGCGGTGAAAAACGCCTTTCCGCAGTACACCGCTGTTCAGCAAGAGGCCGATCGCATCCTTGCCGAGCGAGCCTAATTAAACTGGGTGGGTAGGAGCGGTACTTGTAGTCCCAGCCGTTAAGGCTGGGTTTTTCACTTCTTATGACGGTAGATTTTGGAGACCGATTTCTTATCTCGTCCCCGACTTTGGCTGGTATTAACATCAGCCAAGCGACGGACGCTCAGTTGCTGACTGCGTCGCCAGACCTGGCGCAGTATGTCTCTCTGGTACAGAGCTATTCGGTGCTATTAAAATCGAAGACTGCCCGGGAGATCTACCTGACCGCCACCGAGATTGCCGACCCTAAGATTGCTCTAATTCTGGCTGGCGCGAGAGATAAGGCGAACGGGGTCCGCCTGTTTCCAACAATGGAGACGGTCAAACAGGTCATGTTCGGAGCGACTGACCCGGGTGCCGCTCAGTATGTAAATCCAGACCTGAACATCTTCTCTGAAGGGGTTCGCCAGATCAGCATCACACTTACTGCCTCTCATCTGATAGGACAACTTGCTCAGATTAAAGAGCAGCAGGAACACTCAGCCTTTCTCTACTCGTCTGCCCTGAAAGATCTTGAACGTCTCACTGAAGTTCACGACCTGCAAGCAGCATTGTCCGCCTCGAAGGCTGGAGATGAGTTACAACCACACTCATTTTTCTTTCAGGCGACTTCCCCAAATATCAACAACGACCGACTTAAGGTTGAGATCTATGTACCGAACTCAGCCGAGTCTTCGACTTGGACAACGGTCGGGACTTACACCGGCACGTTTAGCACAGGACGTATCATCGGGGATATTGCCGACGCGATCAATGGTTTGACCCTGGTGAGTAAAGCCGCCAATATTATTGCAGCTCCTGTTCTGTCTCAATCGAGCCTCCATCACCGCATTGACTTCAAGCCCCGCACACGACAGCTCGAGGTCAACTTTGAGGTCATTATGCTGCGAATTACTCTTCAGAGTAATCCAAGTGCTTTACTTCCCTTTAACTGGGGAGTCACTCCGGACATGATGACAGGTGAGACGCTGAACTCTTTATTCCTAGCAACGCAACAAGGGAAGGTGACCTCCACATCTCTCACCTCTCTTAACAACGCTCAACCTCAGCCCAACGTCCTCTACTTCCAGAGAGCAAAAGTAGATGGGAATGGCAATCCACTCGATGCGTTTGGAAATCCTATCCCAGCCTCACAGTGGGAGAACCAGTCTTTCCTCAGTTTTCGAGTCGCGCCGACGATGGAGGAAGACATCTCTATCCCGATTTACAGGACGGTGTGCAACGACCCTGTACAGCAGGCTCAGCTAGACTCACTGCGCCCCTCTCTGATCGCAGAAGCATTATTAAACACAATGTTTCAGATGAAGTCGGACACTCGAGCGTTGGGAGCTCTGGTCAGAAATGACCCACCAACGGCTCGGGACGCTTTAGTGGGTCTACAGTTGGTCGCTTACTCTGCGACTAATCCAGAGACCTGGATGGTTCTAGATATTACACAACTGCCGCCCGACATTTTGCTATCGGTTGGCGACCTGAATGGACCGTTCTCGACTCCAAGCAACCGACCGCGATCGGTTCGGATAGAATCCGCCTTCCACTCCGTTCTCTTTGCAGGCACCAGCGCTCGTCTGGGAACCGGAGCGACAAAGGCTCCGTTATTTCTCCGCAAGAATGTCTCGGAGAATATGCGATATGTCCGAGAGAAGATAAACACGATCTACCAGGACCTAATGACCTAAGATGCAGCGGTTTATCCCTACATTTGAGCAGTTGATCAGGGCTACCTTGGTGGGGCTGGCCTCACATCCTTTATTAAAAGACCCTAAGATTTACGACACCAACAACAATCCGATCACAATCAGTAAGTGGCGATCGTACGGCGGATATGAGTTGGAAACCCCAGGACTTGTCTGCTCAGTATATCCAGACTACACTGGGCGCAAAACCAGAGGGTCATCGCCCCCAGGGCCTCGACGAGCTTCAATACAGTACAAACCTTATACGCTAGGGTCGCACACCTTCGGGTCTCATGATGAGGCGACTGCGAACCTGGTCATCGAGCTTCAGTACCTGGATGGGACATTCGGAGAGTTTCAGACCGTTACCTACAACCTCGCTCAATATATTGACGGGTCGCCCATTCTGGATGAGTCTCAAGGAAATCTGGCATCAGAGGCGCAACTATCTCGCTGGAACTACTCTAAACCTTCAGCCGTGCAGCTCTTACAACAATCGATTCAGATAGAGATACTGCCTGCGGAGGTGATCTTGAGGCAATATATCGAACTGATTCGATTGGCTCTGGCAAGTCTTTATACCTTACAACCCTATGCGATCAAGTCGACCCAGGTGGTATCGGCGGACTTCCCGACCAGTTCTTGGACAAGAGACAATACGGACCTGGTTTTGCACAGTGCCTATATCATCTGGGAGGTCTGCTTCTATCCAAGCAACGACTGGGCTAAAGACCTGCACGGATAGTAAAGGTTACTTTTTTTTACTCGTCCGGTGCAAGAGTGAGACAGAGCTCCGTCTGCAGTATGCCTTTTAGAGACGTTAACTTCACGATTAACACCCGCGGTCGCTTCACCTGGTCGAGCGATAGATATCCTTTGCAAGCTCCGGTTGTAGTAACACCAACGCTACCTCAGAATGAGCAAGAGGACTCAGCACCGTCTGACCAAATTAGCCTGAAGGATATCACTGACGAACTTAGAGCGGTTGCCAATCAATTAGCACAGGTCTCTCTAGCTCAGGCAACGTTATCTGCATCGAACCTTAAACCAATTCTGCAACAGACTAACTGCACGATGGATATCGGGAATGCCTACTTTGTGCAGAGTCTAACGATGTGCATGTTGACTTTGCCTGAGTTGCCTCAGCAAGGAGGATTGGGGGCGGAGATTGCGATTTATAACGTCGGACCTTCTGTCTTTCGCATCATTCAAAACCCAGGCAACGTTATTCAACTCGGAGATGTCACCACGACTTATGGTGCTGTCGGAAGAATAGACGCTTACGCTGTTGGCGATGCCATCATGCTCTCTTATCTAGGGGAGAGTAAATGGTTCGCAAACATCCTAAGTGGAAATTTTGCCTTCGCTTGATTGATTAGACCTGTTGGGAAATAACGAGAGAAATCGCTGAAATGCCTATGCAGACTGAATTTCAAGGATTTTGTATGAAAATCGCCGAAACGCTTATGGGGCAAAGGTTTCAAGGATCTTTGAGCTTATTACCCAACAACTCTATTACTCTCATACCACCCGCACTGCTCTATGACTAAGTATCAAAACAACTGGAACAATACCCTTGTCGGCGCGAACATAGCCGTTCAGATCGGAAGCGATACCACTGGAGATATCTACTATCTCAACTCGAACGGATACCTGGCTCGACTCCCAATTGGAAGTGCAGGTCAGGCGTTAGTGGTGAGTAGTGGTCTCCCCGCCTGGGTGACTGGACCCTCTCCCGGGGGTGCCGCTGGCGGCGACCTCACGGGTACTTACCCCTCACCGACAATCGCGTCCAATGCAGTGACCTACGCGAAGATGCAGAACACTTCCGTTGGGACCGTGTTCTTAGGGAACTCGTCTGGGTCTGCTGGCGCGATCGCTGAGATACCTGTTTCAACCGCTAAAACGATGTTGGGGCTAGGTACTGCGGCCTATGTCAACACAGGCACCACATCGGGTTGTGTTCCTGTGCTCGGTGCGGGCGGTCTGCTTCCCAATGCCGTCATTCCAAGTATTGCGATCAACGCGACCTACGTCGTCGCCAACAGCACCGCTCGTCTGGCTCTTACTGCAAACGTCGGGGACGTTGCCAAACAGACTGATACAGGCGTCGCCTATATCCTGCAAGCCGCGCCCGCTACTACGGACTCGAACTGGATTCAGTTGTCCGACACGACAATGGATGCCAGCTTCATCACCACCGGTACGATCGGGACGGCACGGTTGGGCTCAGGTACAGCGAACTCTTCTTCCTATCTGCGTGGAGACCAAACCTGGCAAACCCTCCCTTACATTCCAATGCCTACGGTCAACGTGACGGCGGCGACTCAGGCAATGGCTATCAATACCAACTATGTCCAGGCCTACTCCGGAGCCTGCGCCTTTACGTTGCCTGTAACTGCGGCTCAAGGGTCCATGATTCGAGTTATTGGAACGAATGGAAGCTGGTCTATCGGCCAGAACGCTGGGCAGCAAATAAACTTCGGTAAGGTTGCCACCACGGCCGGAACGGGAGGGTCTATTAGCTCCTCGAACCAATACGACTGCGTCACTCTATTTTGCACGGTAGCAAACACTAACTGGCAAGTGATCGATTCGTTTGGGAACATCGCGTACGTCTAATCTCTACTGAGGTACTAATGGGCGGTATTATCAACTCGGTCGGAAATGCCTTTAACGGAGCTCAGATAGGAGGTCGACTGACCTTAGTATCCGCTACTCCAGTTACAACCTCAGACCAGACCGCGAAAGTTACGCTCTACTACACTCCTTACATAGGAAACGATCTGCCTTTGATCCAGAGCTCTGACTCTGTCGGGGGGATTAAGGGCTATAAGTTCAGTGAGTTAAGTCTGTCGCTATCGGGGCTAACCGCCAGTAAAGTCTACGACGTATTTGTCTATGACAACGGTGGGACCCTCACCCTCGAATCCCTGGTCTGGACGAACACCACAACCCGAGCTACGACATTGAGTTTCGTAGATGGGTTGTGGGTCAAGTCGACCGACAACCATTTGTATCTCGGGTCGTTTTACACCACGGGTACCGGCACAACTGAGCTTAGCCTCCAGAATGTCTATGTCTGGAACGCCTACAATCAGGTCCCGATTCCGTTTCGGAGGGCGGATACTGCTGGCACCTACACTATTGCAGCCACCGGAACCCGTCAGATGCGAAACTCCTCCTCTAACCAGTGCAGCGTCTTACTTGGACTAGCTGGGACGCATGTCGATGCCTACCTAACGGCAAGTGTGCAAGTACCCGATGCAGGCGCAGGATACTATGCCGTCATTGGAGATAACTCAACATCTGTTGCCGCTGTAGGGTCAGCGAGCGGAGGCGTTGTTACTCCCAACAGCGGCTACAGTGTGGCATCAGCCTCCCTCAAAACAAATCGCCTGGCAGCCGGACTGCACAATCTTACAATGATAGAAAATGTCACTTTCGTCACGAACGCCATTTCAGTTCCGGCGGTTGCGATCTCAACAAACTCAGCCAACGTTTGTATGTCAGGTTGGGTAATGGGTTAGAACCCCGTTCTCCTCTTTAATATCCAGACCGCGATCATCCAGAGTGCTCGTATCGGATTTAAGAGAGCATAGGGATAACGGCGGTAGTAGTCGTCGTACCCGTGAAGGTAGAACTCATCTGCAGCTTGTGGAGGAAGGCAACGATAGGCGTCGTCATATCCACTCTCCATTCGCTCCTCCCGCCGCATCCGCTCTCTCACTTTCAACAACTTTTGATAGTCAGCTCGACCAGCGCAATGACCGATGAAATATTGAGGATCTTCTCGTTCCGTAAACTCGGCAGGAAGTCCAGCCAGTCCGTCTTTGTATCCTGCTCGATTTCGAGGGTTATCTGTTGAATTTCTTCTCAGGGGCTGTCCGTACATCTCACTCCAGGGAATTATATTGAACGGTTCGTTTATTAAAGGATGGACTTTATCAACAACGGGCACATATCAAACAGCCTCTTTGAATAGACTACAAGCTAGTCCTATTACCAAGTGGCGTCATGGTTCTCTCCGGTTCTACTACTTACGCCTTTCCCAACGTTAGTTTCTCCGAAACAATTGTTGGTCCTACTCCCTACACCCCTAACTGGCGCAACACGATTGGTGTAGCTGGAGTGTTCTCTCGAGGGCCAGACACCCCCACTCTTATCAAGTCGAGGCAGGACTTTGCCTATTTGTACGGGGAGGACACCTCCCCGGGAGCGTTGCTGGTTCGGCAAGCGATGCTTCAGGGAGCGACCAACTTTATGATCAGCCGAGTGATGCCCTCGGCAACTCCTTCATCGGGAAGTGTTTTCTTTGTCTCTTCTCAAGGTGCATTAGTTCAACCCGTTGTCGGTAGCGGAGCCTCTAGAACAGTTGGTCTAAACTTCGCTGCCTCCTATATTGGCAGCCCTTTAGTTAAAACAGGTAACTATATTGGGGCAACTGTCGCCACTGACCCAACCCAGGTGTTAAACATCCCGGGGTTCTCTGGACTGGGATATTTGGACTTTCAAGTCGTAGAACAAGTTAATCCAGCCCAGGTTACAGCGAGTCCCGCATTCGCTGCTTCTGTTGCAAACATCGCGGGTAGCACGTCCATTCAGATCGTGACAGCGAGTGGGGCAGCGGGAACAGTTCTCAACGCGAACGCCAAGCCTGGACTTCTGCTCTCTACGTCAGCCGCAGGTATTAGTTTTGGTTCAGGTAATGTGGGGCTCCTCATCCTCAGCTATCCTTTCCAGGTGAGTAGCGGGGTATACGGAGTAATCGCTCAAGGCGCTGTGACTGGAGTCTCCGGCAACGCAACGACTTCTGTTACAGTTTCTGCAAGTGGCTCAGCGCCTCAGTACTTTATTTTCTCCTACACCTTTAGAAACGGGGATGGAAACTCTCCGGCTCCCTCTACCTTACTAAGCACGAAGAGTTATAGTAACGCCATCGGGTTAGCAGACGGGTTCCTGACGGTTCCTGTGAACAATTCTGGGTATCAGCCCGTTTATTTATTTAATAATCCGAACAACGTGTTGGGTTTACTAGACACTGGAATCCACGTTTCCATTACCAACACCCAATCTGCGTCTCAGACCGTTGTCTCTCCGACGGCTGCATTCTCGGTCCCATTCATCCAAGGGTCCGTTTCCATTGGAGAAATCAACACCGCCGCTTCTGGGTTTCCAAACACCACCGCCGCTTTTCAATCGGGTTTATCGGCAGCTCAAATTTTGGAGCAACTTCAAGTTGCGATCGTGTCTAACACGATCATGAATTCTTTGTTTGCAGATGTGACTGTGAACAACTTGCTGCTGCCGTACTCCCTAACCTTTAACTCTTATTTCTCGGGGTTAGAAGCGAACCGGATTTTCTACACGCTAACTCCGACTTACTCATCGGGAACCGCCACCGACCTTCTGTTCCAGAACATCAACAACCTCTTTTCCACCGCGATCGCTATGGCTGGCGGGAAGGATGGGATGAAGCACGCCCACCTTTATCTCTATGACATTAATGGCAACCCTCTGGTTTACTTAGAGGCAACGTCTCCGGGTGTCTACGGGAATGGCATTCAGGTCACCGTAGTGCCCCTGCCTCCTGGACAATTTCAGATCCAGATTACGGACACCAGCTCGCAGAACTTCAACGTTCCAATTCCAACCCAGACGTTGACCCTCAATAACTACTCGGTAGACCCTAACACCGGTCTTTATCTAGAGACTCTGGGAAGTCCGGTCCTCCGAGCGTACTTTGTGCCGGTGATGGTGGCGAAGGGACAGACCGTTGCTCAGAGCACCTACGACCTGACTCCCCAGAGAGTCGCGCCTCCTTCTTCATTCCTATCCGCATCGATTACGAACAATCCGATGAGCGCCAACTATCAGGGCGCTTCGTACTTACAAAGTCTGTCTCTGAAGGGCGGTTATGAACCGGTTAACTACAGCGTGACTCCACCCTCTGAGCAAGACTTCATTAACGCCATCGCCGACCTGGAGGGAACGGATTGCGCGTTCATCACCCTAGCTGGTGTGAATACTGGGCAGGGGCAGTACGAACTGGCGATCGCCGAACTACTTGCTCAGGCCGAGCGGTCTACCACAGTTAACGGTCTGCGCTTCGCCGTATTAGCGGCACCGCCCCAAGTCACTGCAGCCCAGGCGGCGAGTATACCCTCTGGACTCGCATCGGAGCGACTCATCCTCGTATCCGGCTATTCCACTATGGTCGGAGTTCAATACCTGGGTTCCAACCAGATCTCACCTGTTGGGTTTTACACTGGCGTCCTGGCGAACACCCCTCCCCACATCTCGCCTGCGAACATTTCACAGGGACAAGCGGTCAGCGGAGTTCTGTCCGTTGACTCTAAGAATACTCCAGTTTATCTGGACACTATGACTCGGGCCGGCCTCGAAGTCCTCTACTACGACCCAGGGCTGAGTGTTTATAAGTTCTTGAATGGGCGTACAACGAGCCTCGACCCTAACCAGCGGTACATCTCGGTTTCAAGGATGCGCGACCAGATCGTGATGGACTTGAGCGCTAACTTGATCTGGATACGGTCGGCTCCAAACATCGCAGCGGTTCGCAGTAAGGCTGCTTCGGGTTGTGATGCTTACCTGCGGTTCTTACAACGTCAGGGAATGATCTACGGCTACAGCCCAACCATTTGTGACGAAAGCAATAACACGCCTCAGACTATCGCCACGGGGACGATGAACATCACCATCACCTACACCCCGGTCTACCCGGCAGATTACATCCATGTTTCTCTAGTCCGCGATCTGACCACTGACTTTAGCATCCAGGCGTCTGCTTCTGGAGCATAAGCCCGGCTCTTAACCCTACCCGCATTACCCGCATAGCCTCATGTTTAACAACGTTACTTCAATCACTTCTAGCGACGGCAACCCGGTAAGCATCATTGGCGCAGCCGCGGTCAACGACGCTCTACTAGACCCCTTACAGGGATATGACGCCGATGTGTGGGTCCTGGACCAGGCCACGGGTAACTATACCCTGGTTGGACGCTTCACATCCATCCAAATAACGATTCGGAACGCGACTGAACCGTACATGGAGTTCAACAACCGCGTCCCTCGCTATCTGGATGGGGAAATGCAGATCGGCTGGGTGCTTGAACGCGGTCAGCTCGACAGCCGGATTCTCCAACAGACTTTCGGCATCAGCGCCCTCACCCGTGAAATGCGTTTGAGTCGCATGGCGCGGTTCCAGATCACATTTGAGCTGGATGCTCCTGAGTTACAGCAAGCCAGCAATAGCTCATCGACGGCTGGTCAATACAGCCAGAACCCGCAACTCTACAACACCACCACCGGAACTATCGGTAACGGTGAGTTGTTCTTAAATTCTGGGCCTACCAGTTGGAATCCAAACCGACAAGCTGCGGGGCAACTGATGTTGACTTACTGTAAGGTTGACTCACTTACGATCGGGGCAATGGCTGGACGAAGTGTGATCGCCAACCGCTGGGAAGGTTTGGCCGAAGGCATCGAAGAGGTCAATCGTACCAGCGTCTGGGCTGGGGTCACCCTCCGAGGTGTGAATGCAAGCTCTGCTCTGCCCGTAGCGAATGCCGCTAATCCAACAAGTGGGGCTAGCCTGGGTCGTCCAGCCGGTGTGTCTATCGGTTAACCCGGAAGAATCTCAGCCGTCTCGGGTAATAGGTTCCCGTTTCGACCATTAAATGGAACGAGGTATACATGGGCTTTACCTCGTATTTTCTGTCCGGTAGCAACTCCGGACTTGATTGTAACTGGGTGAATAAAATACCGAAGTCCTTCCTCTGTCTCGCAGAGGTATTCAGACCCCGGACCTTTTTTAATAACGCCTTCAACTTCTTTGAGAGTAGTCATCGTTTAGTTTCTCCTCTAATCGGTGCTTCCGAACGCATGGTTTCTGACTTCCATCAAAATGAATAATGGATGGAGACAGAGACTGGATAATTAAATGACGGCTACCTTTCGACCCGAACTGGGAGATCAGTGCCATTTTCGTTCCGCCTCCATTCCTTTGGGAGTAGTGACGGATTTGACTGGTAACATAATCTGCTCGAACGCTACTCCCTGGAAGGTAAGTGGGTTCAAGACAATGTGTACCCGCTTCTGGTCTGCATCTACGGGATATGTGATCCTTGTGGGGACAGATAACCAAACGGGTTTACCTCTCGCATTCCCTCTTGATAAGTTGGACATCGAGAAAGAGGTTTGCCTCTGGATAGGCTACCTGAACCAGTTCAGGCCCGTTACTCAGAGCGATTTGGGCACGTCTCTTTTAAGAGTATTCGTGGGCGTTATAGAGAACGTCCAGGATACTCAGTCGGTTCACGGTGGGTATACGGTTACCTTGCAACTTCGAGACCGGATGAAGTATCTGATGGATACTTCCGTGACCTATAATCCGGCCGTCGATGAGAATTCTGGCGATATGCCTTATCGGTCTGACCTGATATTGGAGATTGCTCAGCGAGGAATCGGTCAGGTAGAGGCTAACACTAAGCCTACAGGTCAGCAAGTTGACGACCCCACAATATCATGCTCTCTCTGCGGAAAAAGTATCCTCTGGGACAAAGAGTATCTTTACGACCTCGCCCGGGCAGAGAAAGGCGACCAGGGAACACTAAACCTAGACGGGATTCCCCCGGCAAACGTCTGGTACCAGAAGGGCGGGCCTCTCCCGGCCACGACGCGAACGACCTCGCTTCAGGTTCCCGAGAACCCTTCCTTCCGAATCTTTACAACCCGGGCGGCGATCAATTTACAGCAGTCTCCGAATTTCCTGGTCAACCAGCAGGTACCAATCGATGTCTTGAAATTCTTAGCCTCTCAAGAGGTCTACCCGACAGAGGTCTTTCAAGATCATCGGGACGGGAACTTTTACTATAGTCCTCGGGCTAATGACGCGACCGGGCTGTCCGATCCAAAACGGTTCTTCCGCACGTACTTCTTCAATGTCACTCCTCCGAACGGCAATCTGGTCGGCGGATACAATATGTCGCCGCCGGACGTGAACCAGATGTTGATGGCATTCCGATCGGAGCGATCGTCAATTGGGTTGAAGACGAACTTCTGGGTGCATAAGAACGCACCGGCTGCCCAAGGTGGGGCCCAGGACGACTGGACACTTCACCTTCGTGTTCGCCCACAGGCTCTTGCGAACACGAACTATGCCTGTAAGTTTGCCCGCATCTATGACCCGACGATTACAACAGCCGAGGAAGCAGCCGTCGTTGCTCTCAATGCCGCTCGAATCTTAGCGAAGGAGACTCGAGCGGCCACGGCGATCGTACTGGGTGACCCGTCGATCACTCCAGGCGAGGTGGTTCAGGTCATCGGCTCGGCCATACTACCTCAGTACGGATTGCAGGGAGCCAACCAGGACCGACAGCAGTTTCTGGACTTCGATGCCCGCTACAACACCAACTTGAAAACCTATGCTGAGGAATCTCTCAAGAATGCCGGAGCCAGCGGCGATGTTCAGCAAGGAGCTGAAGTTACCTTACCTCTGTACGACGGCAGTAGCGTCACGATGAAGATTGCGGGCAGCGACCAGAAGAATCCCGATGCTCTTATCTGTAATGCCGCCTCTCAGATGAACCCGTTGTCAGACCCACCTACGCTCTATCGAGTGGAGGCGATCATTCATCGGTTCAACGTCGAAAACCAGGGGTTCCAGACTGAGTTAGCCCTATCTACGCCTTTTTGACATGGAGATTAGCAACGTCTTTCGGGAGTATCAGCAGACTAAAAGTTTAGTCACCTCCACCCAGAACCAGAGGGTTCATGTCCCACTTCAAAACAGTGTGTGGGGCTACGTCGCGGATGTCTCGGACATTAATCGCATGACCAATGCCTACAACGTAGTCGTTCCAGAGATGGGCAATGTCATGCTGAGAGATGTTCCGCGCAGCATCCCCGGGGCGTTCACTCAAGCAAATGGGGTTGGATTCTGCCCGATGCCGTTGCGTCCAGGGCAGCCCGTTAAGGTCTCCTTCATGCGGGGTGGCACCAGTCAACCCTATATTGACGACTCGTTTTTTATTAATGGGCAGGTCAGCGAGTGGCAGAATGGACGGTTTCCAGACATCGACACGAAGGATGTTACTGGGCTGTATATCTACCCTCGCCCACTCCCTCCAGAAGTATTGGCGGTCAATGGTGAGGCGGAGAGTACTGTCTACCCACTTATTCTGAGAAACTCTTCCCCTCTTCAACCCCAGAACTCATCGACTGGGGCAGAGGTGCCTGGGACTCGGATGGTCGTTGACAGCAGTAGCAACGTCTACTGGTACTTCGCCGGACAGAGAATCGAGGCCGGTCAGAACGAAGTCAAGAAGGTGGAGGGTCCGCGCCAGTCCTTGGCCGATATGCCCATGCACCAGGCACTCAAAGATGTCCAACGAGCAGAGCTGAAGATTGCAGAGAGCCTAGCCTACTGGCGGACAGCGATAGGGGGGCGTATCGAGATTCAAACTCCACACCCCGACGCGAGTCGTCAAGGTGTCCTCTCTTCCTCTAACTCTCCGTCTCTTACAACTGGGTTAAGTCCTTCTCAACTCCCTGGTGCAGATGCCGTAGGCAATATTCTCAACACCGTTAACTCTGCGTTGCAGGGACTAACGAAGGCGTCTAAAGAGGCTGGGCTGCAGCTCAATTTCTTGAAATCATTGAAGACGGCCGTCGCTGTAATCGAGGCTGTCTGGGGAACCTACAACAAGTTCGGCTGTGTCCAGGTCGGCATCCAGCTCAACCTGCCGGCTAACTTATCTATCTCTCTATCCATTAGTTTTGACTTCAGTACCGGACGCCTTTCGATATCTGGTAGCCTGTCGTCAGGCAGTATCGTTCAAACCCCATCCACACCCCTAACCGGTGAGGGGAATATCATCAGCGGCGGAGTACTCGCCCAGGTTGACTCAACCATCCAACGACGATACTACGAGGTAGATACCTGGGAGCAGATGACGATCTACACGAGCTATCCAGAGCTGACGGCCTCTAGCTCCGATCCGCTCAGCCCGCCCGTTGTCTACAAGCCGATCGTCAATCACCCTCTGCCAGCCTTGATGGCATCGACTAGCAGCAATTTCAATTTCTCGTCCGCCCCAGAGCAAGCTCTTCTCTCTCTACTCGTCCGTCTGGGAGTTCCTCAGTCGAAGGCTGTGCAGATAACGACCAACCTCAATGACCTGCTCAGCGACGGGTCTATCTTGAGTTTTATTAAACTGGCGGCCGCGACGGGCACGAAGGCTCAATCTGTGGCGGTCACCCTCCAACTTCTTAAGTTAGGTGCGATCGACGGGTCAACTCCGGACGAGAAGTTTACATCGGCAACTCAGCTCGCTCAACTGGCCGTAAAACCGTCCGTTCTTCAGTGTCCGCCTGTGCCCAGTCCCGTTCTTACGACTCTCCAGGAGGCGATCGCAGACCCAACCAGTCCCGTTGTCAGTAGTTACTTGAGTAATTTATCGATGAGTGTGCCGGACGATGCCACCAACTGGGTAGACATCGCTGCATTTTTGGCCTGGCTGGAGAGCGTTCAGCACCCGTTCTATCCGGCATTAAATGTGCTGTCTCAAGGAAGGACTCTCGACGCCCTTGTCCTCTTTGTGTTTCTCTCGACCGGACTCGATGTTCGAGCCTACATTCAGACCTACGACATCCTTAAACAAACTCTTGTTCAGATGAGCCCACTACTTCATGACTGATACTCTCGGACCTTTTGCTCTTACCCTGGGATACGACCCGAACGTTTATCGATTTGGGGTAGAGGACCCTTCTACATTTTTTGTACAAAAAACCTCAGCGCGAACCTTGCTGCAAGGTCGGGCGAGAATGGTTCAACTTTACTTAGAATATTTTTCTTCCTATCAACAGAGTAGCTATACCGTTCTGGCCTACAGAGACCTGATTCTTTCCCTGGCGATCGCGGCTGCAATACGCTGCACTCAAACGCGAGACTCCACTTACACTGAGTTAACTACGACAGCTCAAAGATATTGGACAACTTACGGCGCGAATTTTTGGCCAAGTGTGAGTGCTCCGGGCAACGGTTTCTATGGGTTGTGTGGGTCAGTTGCCTTTTCGATGTATACCCACTCCGACGGCGGTAACGGACTCTATGTCACTCAGGTCCTTCGCAAGGCTCTCAATTACTTTTGGGCTGACCTGGGCATTGATGCCACTCTGACCCCAGCAGGCAAGCAGAGAGCGGTTTTTAATAAACTTCAAGTGTCTCCCCCTCTGGCAATCACCTACACCGCTCTATTGAATGGTCTGGCCGCCGGAACCCTAAACTCAACAGCTCCTGATTTAGCTCGATTGTTCAACCAGTCTCTGGTCGTCCCAGATGATTGGCAGATGCTGTTCCAACGTCTAGTCCTCGGAGAGATTACGGATGAATTGATTGAAGTGTTGACGGTCTATACCAACTCAACAGCGGCGGCTCAATACAAACTGGTCGGGCTACCTACCGCGCAGCAGATTATTAATAATGGGCTCGCCCTGTGTCCTCCAGCCGGTGTTCCTTTGATCTATCAAGCCTTAGCTCTAGACGGACTCCTCACGGCGGCTGAGTACCTAACATCTACAGTTTCGGACGATATTATTAACGCCCCGTTCGTTGTGTTTCAGACGGCGGGCGTGTATGAGAGCGATCGCACCGCTATAGCTACAGCTCTGTCAACAGCCTACGACGCCTATGCTGCCCTGGGACTCTTCAATACGTTGTATGAAGCGAGCGGTCTGTCCTATCGGATCTTTCTAACGGCTGCTCAGCTTCTGCAGCACAACCAGAACCCGGTTATTCCTAAAGTTGGACCCTCTCGATTGTCGGAGTTCATGCCTTGAGTTACTCACCTACAGGATTCACAGATATTTCTCCCACTTATGTCGCTCTGGCTATACCACCGACGACCTCAGGTGAGGTGACTCAGAATGTTGGGTTTCAGGCCTGGACATCCACAGTCGAAGTGAACCAGCTCCCAGAAGGAACGACCGTAGAGTCTCCCTCGATCCGGGTGATTCCTCTGCACGATGCCGCTGTCACGATCGTGACTGAGATGTACCGGTCTTACTACACCGAGGAGAGCATAGACCTTTTTCCATCTAGCCTCATGCCGACGGGGTCATCAGGCCCGGCTATCTACGCCAGTTTGGGGCTGCCCTCACCTAACTCAGCCAGCCTACATAACAGCACTCCGTCGAATGCCATCCAAAGTTTATTGGGGTCTTTGGTGAAACAGGTCAACACCTTAGAGTCCTGGGTCATCAAAGTCCTTCAACTGGTTCACTCAGACAAGAGCGTTGCGAACTCGGAGGTCAATACGTTACTGCAACTGATGCCAACCTCAGTTCGTACCGGGATTGGTCGTTATGTCTCCCTCTTAAACGAGGCCGGCAAGATGGTGACCGATACGACTCGAGCCCTGCAAGCAGATTATGCCTATGGGAACACGGTTGTGAACAATAATGCAGTTCACCAGCATAACGTAGGGCAGGCTCGGTTCAACACAGCCTCTATCTTCTCAGTCAACTCTCCGGCGACTTTGTTCAGCTCTCAGCAGATAGTGACTCAGACGAGGTTCAATCACACAACGGCTGACCTCTATCAGGGAAGTTTCCAGCACCATTTCACTCGAGCTGAAGACCAGTGGGTGGCGATGGGCGGTAATCTCTCTCTGTATTCTCAAGACCAGATGGCGATCGCAGCTGCTAATCTGGCTGTGAACACTGGGAGCTGCAATCTTTACTCGGATGTGCTCAACCTCCAGGTTGGGCAGGCCAGTGCGACTCCTCTTCATCCAACTCGAAGTAACTCCGCGACGAACTACGGCACGCTGTCTGCCAATATTCAGAAGGATGCCTTATTTCAAACGAACCTGGGTCGCTTAGCGACAACTTCTGCTCTTAATACGGATGTAGTCGCTAAAACGATAGCCTTAAATCTCGCCTGTCTTTCTGGCCCCGTCAATATCAGTGGTGTGGGTGGGTCTATCAACCTCTTTTCGGACACAGGCGTTGGGTTCTCGTCTGGAGGTCCCGTCATTGGAACAGGTACCTCTGTGAGCCTGGCGTCTTCTAGTGTCCTGATTCTTCGAGGCAGCCCAACTTTTATTAATTGTGGTCCACGACAGTCGACGGTGACAACGGTGACCCCACCAACTCCTTTGAGCATGACCCCACAGACAATCCAGGCGATGACAGATGTCGCTCCATATCCTAAGACCAGCCCTGTCACCCCACAACCAGCGAGTCAGGTCTCTCCTCTTACCCCCTCAGTCCCCGACCCGAAGGCTGGGTCACAAAACTTGGGGACGTTTTTGACAGGAGGATCTCGATGAATCGATTTTTACCCGTTAGTGCTCAGACTATAACCTCATCCAGCATTTATCCAGACCGCACGCCAGTCCAGTCGCAGAAAGGCAACATCTGGACTTTTGTTCCCTTAGAACCTCCAAAGGCAGGGTTGCAGGTTAATCTCTTCGATGCTAAAGACAACGCCGTCGGCAAGGGGATTGTCTTATCCTCAACGAGTCAGCTAACAACTTTTCGACTAACTGCGTTGAGCGGGACACCGGCATACGCTACTGTGAGTCGAGCCTGGAATCCTCTTATTGCTGACTCCACTGTAGTCTCGACGATCGCCTTTACATCCTCCGACTTCTGCGCTCTGTCCGTTCTCTGTCGCGTAGGTCAGCCCATTGGGTTCGTTCGATGGAAACTCTACTACTCTCCTGATGGGAGTGATTCGACACTGATTGTTCAAGGTCGAGACACAGTTAACCCTGGGGAAGTCCACTTCAGCCATTCTGGTCAATGGGCGGCTGGTCAGTACAACCTGGTCGCAATCTCGATCGATCAGAACTACGCTTCAGTCAAAGCGACCGACCAGTGTTTCTGGTCACTATCCGCACCGTCTCCGACCTTATCGTGGGGGTACCTACCAGACTCCACGTCTCCGCTCAACTTGTTATGACAGAAGACATTTACTTAGGTGTACAGAGTAAGGAGAGCCTAGACTTCTCTACGATCGCTGACGATGCAATGATTCAGGAGGCATTGCTCCGTCGTCTTTCAACACCTGTAAATGGGTATGCTCGTTGGGTAAGAGGGCCTGCGGGTCTAGAGCTGACAGGAGGGAGCTACGGGGACAAGGTCTATGACTATCTCAGCGCTCCGCTCGTACCCGTCAACATTGAAGGTGTGCGCCAGGCTATTGCTGATTGTGCGGCTGGTGAGAGTCGAGTCACAGTCTCTTCTGTTCAAGCTTCAAGCGATCTTTCCTCTCAGCAGGTCGGTGTTTCTGTTGCCTATCGAATTAACGGGTCGAGTTCTGAAACGCAGCAGGTTCAATTCACACTCCCTAATTAGCTCCGATGTTTATCTCTCGAGATCTCGCGACGATTGAATCTGTCATAACAACATTTCTGGCTCAGAGCGGTATTCCGGCAGACCTCTCTGAGGGGTCTATCTTCACAGCACTCATCCGGTCCTTTGCAGCAGGGCAAGTTGCGGAGGACCAGAATTTATTAAATCTGACCAGCGGCATGTTTCTGCAAACCGCACAGGGTTCTACCTTGGACCAACGGGCGGCTGACCTGGACCCATCGCTGGTTCGGAAAACGGGAACTTATGCCACAGGCTCCGTACTGGCGCAGAGTCTCAAGGATGGGTTTGTTCTTAACCCCGGAGTGGTCTTAACTGAACCCAGTTCTGGACTTCAGGTTCAGGTTCAGGGAACAGGAATCACCGGGTACTCTATCTCATCTGTCGCTCAGACCGCTGTTCCAGTCCAGGCTCTCCTACCTACTGAATTGGCGAACTTTCAGGCCGGAACTTCCTTGATATCTCCGACCTTCCCTCAGGGGAGTTTTGTTGTAGGGACTCACCGCACGACAGCCGGAGCTTACTGCGGAGACCTGACCGGCGGGCTGCAGCCGGAGAGTGACGCTCTCTTCAGAGCGCGGATTCTACAATTCATTCAGGCGAAGGGCTCGTGCAGCGATCAAGCGATCAAGGCAGCTATCCTAGCTCAGTCCAGTGTGGAGTGGGCCGCTTTGAGAGTTCCTTCTCCCGGGGTGATAGAAGTATGGGTTGATAGTGAGTCAACTCTACTCTCAACCGAACTTTCTAGCCTTCTAGCGATCGCAGCCAATGTTAAACCGGCTGGAGTTCTTATTTCGGTCTACCAGGCGACTCGGACTTACACAGATGTCAACATCTATTGCAAACCCAAAAATGGGGTTGACCTGCAAGCATTAACCGATACCTTGATCGCGCAGATTCACACTTACTTGATGACGTTAGGTCTGGGTCAACCTCTTACGCCCGCTCTACTTCAGAGTTATCTCCAGTCTCTTAGCTCCGTCAGTTCGAATGTCATCAGTCTGAGTGTTTTATCCCCTTCAGCCGTTGTTACTCCGAACTCAACAGGAGTCGTTCGAACCGAGAACGCCTGGATTACTTATGACACTGTTTAACGTTCTATGCCTGTCTCAAAGCCTTACACTTTCTTCCTTTCGCACCTGGCGCAGTACTGCTCTGGGACAGACATCGTTTACTGGATTGAGAACATCGAACCTGCAAACAACTGGCTGAGGCCAGAAAGTCACCAGGAGAACAATCTCTCATTTTTGATTACCGGGAACCAGGCTCCGGGTACTATTAGCATCTCAATTCCAACGGGTGTTACTCTACTTGATGCGTCGGCTACCTTTTCTATCTCGGCATTTGCAGGTACCGCAGACGCCATCACCCAACCCATTCATGGCTACAACTCAACTTTTTCAACACCTGTTCTGGCATCCTATCCTGCCCTGCAGGCGAGCTTCACTTACAGCCTGACTCAAGTCGTCTGGTCGAATACTTACCCCTCCGTTAGTATGGAGACCGTCCCGACCGGACCGTATCCAGATCAGAACATTAAAACAGTTCAGGTTGTTCAGATTCCCTGGTGGGTAGACCCGACGACTTACAACCAGGTGGGCACAGGCGGAACAATATTTCGAGCGCTCACGGCTGATCAGGATGTTACGGTGGACTCCACTACTTTTCCTCAGGACTTATCTGGACTCCATCTTACGGCGGACCGAACTCTAGCGTATTTTAATAACACCTCGACAGTAGTTGATGAGGTGCAAGCTTCGGGAACCGATTATCAGTTAACGTTCGAAGACGTTCCTCAAGGCTGCACTACGGTTACCTGGAATCTGAATAACTCAGCCATTTCTCAATTGTGGATACCAGATGGTTCTCGGGGGTATTTGCCCGCCTCGCGCCTTGACCCTTTCACAATGGGAACGGCACACCTTATCGAGACATCCTTGACCATCCTGTCCCTCTGCGAGCTCGGTGAAGATGAGTTGGTTAAGTCCATCTTGAGGGAGCTGTGTTTTATCCGGCAGCAGCTCGACAAGCAAAACGCTCCGATCGGACTGCCGACTTTATTAAATAGAGCAGACACGACCTTCAGTCTGTCGAATGCACGAGATACGTTGGCTAATGCCTGGCTGGGTCTGGCCGTGGTCCATGCGGTTCAGAATTTACGAGACCGCCCAGCTACTCAGATTCAGAGTCTTCCCGCCGGTATAGATAGTCTTCTTAAGCAATTGGCTGGGGTTGTTCAGTTGTCTGTTGACCCAACGACCTGGGCAACCTACACCGGGTTCGACTCGGCCGGCAACTGCCTGACCGACCTTGACCTATCCGCGACGATCGTTTCCAGTCTGTTTCTCCATCGCTATTTGTCCATAAGTTACGACCAGAATGTCCATGAGGCAGCCGCAAAGCTTTACATCGCCTCATCGAGAATTCGAAGTCTGGACGAGGAGGAGCTGTACCCTTCGCCTTATCAAATGCCTTCTCTCTACAAATTGCTCTGGAACCTGGTCTATGGAGTAGAGACAGACACGCTACCGAGTCTAATCAACCAGGTCACAGCAAGCGTTACAGCAACCCAGACTAACGATTTCATTCGGGGTTTGTGGCTCTACGTTTTACTCCTGGCGGACCAAAGGAAAATCACTACGCCAACTCGAACGGTGAGCAACCACTTTATTAGTTGGAGTAGCACCCTTCCATCTCTGTATTACTTCCAGACCAGCTCCGGGTTAGCTCCTGAACTGGTCCCTACATTCTGGATGTCCTTGCTCTCGATACCCGATGCAGATATTTTTATTAAACCCATGTTCAATCTGCACGCCTACGATGCCCTCTCATTCAGCACTTTTGTCTATCTGGAGTGCTGTCGAATGTTCCCATTTGGCTATCGCTGGCCTGGAGTAGAAGATTTGTATGCCTACACCGGGCGTATTGGCTCTTTGTTCTATGCCATCGCGCACTCCACCTTTGGCTGGTACCTGATGTACGCGATGGCAAACGACAGCCTGACTATCCACACCTCGCAGGGTTGGGCGGTCGACCAATGGTTAGCCCTCTATGGACTTTCTCGTGACCCGTTCCAGTCCGACGACTTCTCGACCGCTCTATTGATCCGACGTATATCGACAGTGGGCAGCACATTAGAGGGTTTGTACTCGGCAGCCAGTCTCTATGGCGTGACCGATATTGAGATCCTCGACCCTCAAATTCTTTCTTACAGGTCTGGGTCTTCCAGTCCAGTTACCTGGAACAACTCACCAGATGATCATACCGCCCTCTCGACCGATGGGGTTCAATTGACCATCCCGGCTATCCGATACCCAACACTCCTGCCGTTGTCCTCTACAAAGGAAGTCTCTGTTGCCAATAGTCCTCTATCGACTCTAACCATTTATGCCAGGGAGACCGCACCGGAGGTGGACCAACTCTTCAAAGAATTTGTGCCGGCTGGTGTGGGTCTGAACTACACCGTCGTCCTTACGAGCGCGGAGACCCTATCAAGTAGAAGTTATTTCCTACCCTTGAGACCCTAGCTATGGCAGAAGTTACCACAATCCAAGCGCGTTGCCGGACAGCCTCAGACTTTGTGAAGAGATACTACTCCTCTCCAACTGGGTACTGGGTCGCTATCGGGAAGACTTCTGCTTGGCCGGATGACAACAGCCCGCCCTACCCGCCTCCCTCCGTCAATCAAATACCGGAGATCTTAGGATTCTGGTATGTGCATACCTGCGCTTTGGTCTACCCCGACGCAAGCGGTTTGATCTACACGGCGTCTGGACGATTCACTTCAATAGATTATCAGTCTTCTTACAACAGCCTGGTCAGCGCAAAGGCCAACACCGTGTTCCTGGAGACCGTTATTCGCAGTACGAATATTACTCCAGGTAGCAGTTATCGAATTCGAGCGCTCTGCTCTGACTTGAATATCGTCGGCATCAACTTGCCCAATCTAGGTCCGGGAGTCTTTGTTGCGCCCGCAAATGTCACCTCTTATTTCGTAGAGAGGATAAGCGTCCACTCTCCAGTTACATTTACTGGAAACTCGGACCACGTCATTCAAATGATTCGGGAGTATTGAAATGTCGGATATCGCTCAGATAGCTTCAGTGCTGTATGGTTACCTGGGAGGGCAGTCTTCGCTCCCTCTCAGTACTATCGTGAGCGAGCTTCAGCAGGCTGACTTGGTTCCTAAACCAACGTCTGGGACATCTGGGCTGTCTGCAAATACGGTCACACAGCAGATTGTTAAACCAGCCCCCTACAGTCCGACCTGGTTTCCAGCAGCCGGCCCTCTCGGACTTGGTTCCGCGCTATCCCTCTACAAGAATCCATCAGCAGAGCTCACTCCTTATCCTGTCTCAACGACTAACGGACAGGTTCTCGACCCCGGTCTTAGCTTCAACAAATCCACCGGTTTCAGTGTCGCGTATGTCGATTCAACCGGGACACCTCAGACCTATTACTTCAGCCTGTTACCCGCGATCGAGACAAACTTTAGGGCTCATATCATCAGAGATGTCCCGCGAGTCAGACCGGGGATATCAATAAAGCAGCAGATGAACTTGAAACGGTTTATGATTCCAGGAAGTTTCCCGGTTTATCAGCCGCTCGGCATAGAAGATACCCTCCTGACCCTGGTCGGTTTGTTCGTCGGTACTGAGGGGTCTACGCCGACTTCTCCAGACAGTGTTCTCTACGGTAGCCCAGGGAATTTCCCCGCACTTCGCACCCCTTCGGCACTGAGTACAGCCCAGTCATTTCAGGATCAGGTTGTTAACGCCAATCGAGAAGTGACCGTCACCATTAATGTCGGCAGCCTGACCTCAAACTATAACGAGGAGCTGAGATACACCGGGCTGATAAAGTTATTTGACCTGTTCCTTGTTCGCACCGACCGCGTTTTTTATGAGATCCAATTACTTCTAACTAAAAATAATTCTATGGTTTTGGGGACAAACTACCCGTCCCTTACAATTTCCACGTCGGTTAGTCGACCGACATCCAGTCCTACTTCGGCACCCGGAACATGACAGATACTCTCGTACCCACCTCTTCGACGAATATTTCGAACATTACGCGAATTCCTGTCAGTCTGGTGTCGTTCATACAGGAAGCATCGCTGGCGTTTGGGGATATTAATAATGTTCTGCAGTTGCTGACGGACGCAGATTTGGAGTATCTCGTCACCTTTCCTGGGTTTGTCGTTGTCGTTAAGGCATGGTACCCAACGGTTGAGCTGACCGACTTTGGATATAGACCCGGGACCGTCTACACCGTAATGGACAACAAGCTCCGCTATCTATACCAGCGAGCTTCAAGTACCGGGCTGTTCGGAGATGACGATGCTGAAGTTGAAGTCTTATTCAACGCTCAACACGGGTCTTTCCTGCATATCCACTTCTACACGGATACGGGACCGACGATCGGACTTTTGTGGATCTGTAACCAACTCGAATCCGAAAAGATTAAGGCACGCATTGGGCAGTGGGTGGCTGAGCGCAACAGCCTGTTGAGCTTCAGTCTTCCCAATGAGCTGTTTGTGTCCTGTCGCTATCTTCTGCCGACTGACGAGGTCATTATCCAATTCGTTCCGGGAGCCTGGACGGAGCCTCTCTCTAAAGATGCGATCGCAGCCAGCCGAGACATCCAGGTTTCAGTTCACCGAGGGTCAGACCAGACTATTTATCTTCAACCTTTCCAATCTGGATGGTGGAGTTTTCTTCTCGTGAGAGATGGCGTCACTGCCCAGTTAGACCTGGCTAATCTTCAAGGGTCTGGGCTGCTAAAAGTTCTCCGGTCTAAATACGACACCTGGTTTATTAATCTCTCCAGCTCAAATACAGCTCAGTTACCAACGTCCAGTTCCTTTCCAACAGCATCTACCGCTCCGAAGTCCTCTAACTTGCCTCTTCGGGTTGAAGCTGATTTTGTCTTGAGCGTTCCAGATAAAGTCACCGGGAAGGCGGTGGTGAGCGGTCGTGGATATGTGAACCGAAAGTTCACAAATGCTTCGACTACTCAAGGAAAGACATTCATATCAGGCAGAGGCGATTCCAGTGGTCGAGCACAAGTTGTCGGCCGGGCCGTTGTGTTTGGTCGAAGTTCTGTCTCGAGTCCAGCCCTCGTCATTGGAAGAGCGGTAACCTCGGCTAAGGGCATCGTTCGTGCTTACGGCACCGGTATCATCACCGGAAGGGCTATAGGCTACTCGACTTTCATAGCTACAGACTCCTTCTCAGCTCAAGTCACCGGAAGAGCCGTTGTTACCGGGCGCTCCGGGTCTATTCAGTACTTCTCGACCGTCATCACCAAGGTCTACTCACCCCACGATGTTCTGGAATGGATGTCTCACCCAATGCCAGATGTTATGCTCTCGATCGAGCCACTACCCCTTGTTGAGTTCGGCGGTCCTCTTTACCTGGGTAACAACGAGTATACGGTCACCACAACCAAAACAACCTGTACGGGTAAAGCGGTAGTTCAGGGCAACAACAGCTAACTGGTCTGGTTGGCTGCGATTAGCCAACGAACAGGGAGCTCCCGTAATAACTTCTCGAAGACTTTTTCTGCCTCAGTGACCAAGTCTTCTGAGCCAATCCAGTTGCCGTTGACTAAGTACTCTGTTCTCATGGTTTCGAGTCTTTTGCTTGGTTACTTTTCTATATAGCTTCTTTTCTAGGCTTATAGAGACTTGCACTCTCCGTAAGCTATGTCTGGAAAAAGCAATTTTCTGGGGACCTCTCTGATCAATCATATCTTTGGTGGTTCTTCTTACGCCCAGCCAACCCAATGGTGGTTGGCTCTCTACAGTTCAGACCCGGGCGCTAACTTAACGTATTCCTCACCTTCCCCTATAACCACGCTAGTCCAGATTTTATCTTGGACTCGGGCAGGGAACCAAGTCTCCAACACAAACTCCATTCAACTGGCGGCGGTACCGAACGGCCAGACGTGGAATATTTCGTACTTTGCTTTATTCGACGGCAATACCAATGCGGCAAACCCTCTGTATACAGGGGCGTGGACACTCACTAAAACCCTGAGCGCGGGAGACATCTTTACGATTGCTCCGGGTCAAATCGTTCTTACAGAACTCTAAACACAGGTATGCGGAAAGCCAGACCGAAGGCCACTTCAAAATCGAAAGCTCCCTTGATAGAGCAAGGAAGTTCTGGGGTGCCCGACTTTGGCGAAGTTACTCTCACGGGAACATCTATTAACAGAGACTTTCTGTCCTATGGAATCTCGTCCGGAGACCTGCTGGAGAAGACGGAACTCTTTCCGCCCGACACCTACGTTCTCCAGTTGACTCAGTCCGAGATCTTACTATCTAACCCCGCCCTCTCTAGTGCTGTAGAAGTTGAGTTGAGCTTCAGCGGTAGGAAAATTGACCTCTTACAAGTACAAGAGGGAGACCCTCTTGTCAGGACTCAGGGTGTTTCTGACTTGACCTTTGGCGGGCAGATTCCGACGTACGATAGCGAGATTCTATCGGGAACTATTATCAACCCTCAGGCGGTCGCCTATCCCATCGCGCTGAATATTCCGTGGGACGGCATTCTCTTTCAGGTCTCTACAATGTGTAGCTCTGGCGCACTCGACTGCTCTCCTCGAATTAATGATGAGTCCGTTGTTGAACGGGCCAGTTTTTTGAAGGGGAGCAACCTTTTTCTAGTCCTGTCCAACGTTAGTCCAAAGACGACTTTCCACTACACTATCTACCTTGCGAAGTCGGCAGTCTCTATGTAAGGGGGAGAGATGCCGCCACGTAAGTCTAATCAGGAACTCAGTTTCGGTAACATCTTTTCAGACTTCGTTCATGACCTATCTGAAAAGATTGACGAGTCGGCGGATGGTATCTATAACATCCTCGACTTTATTAAATACGAGCTGGACTTGGGGATTGAGCTGACGCTTCAGCAGCGAACAATTCTGAAGACCTACTACAACCTCGAGCTGACGGACGAAGAGATGTCCGTCGTTGAGTATTGGAAATCTCAGAAGCGAACAACCTGGGAACCCGGACAGCGCTATCAGTTTCTTGTCCTTGAGTCGGGACGACGGAGCGGAAAATCGACCATCGCGAGTATCATCATCGCCTACGAGTTCTATAAGCTCTGTCGGCTGAAGTCTCCCCAGGAGTACTACGGTATCGCTCGGTCAACCTCCATCTCTATTATTGTGCTCGCCACAACGGCGACTCAGGGGAAACGGACTATTTTCAATGCTGTCTGCGGTGTGATTCGGGATGGCAAATACTTTAAGCGACTACAAGAGCAAGGTAAGCTCTTCATCGGAAAGGAGTATATCTCGCTGGAGGAGAAACTCCTCTACATCTACTCCGGTAACAGCCAGTCCTCAGCACAGGTTGGAGGTACGGTTAAAGCTCTGGTTCTGGACGAGGCTGCCCGCTTCCGAGATACCGATGGGAACTCCAACGCGATGGAGCTGTGGAGCAACCTGGGTATTGCCACCACAACCTTCAAAGAAGATGCAATGCGGATCGCATTGTCCTCTGCCTGGTATGAGGGCGATGCGATCCAGAGATTGTACGCCGCATCGGAACTGGACGCGATATCCCTCGGATTTCGTCTGCGCTCGTGGGATGTCAACCCCATCCACGCGGCCCGCGACAACCCAGTGGTCGCTTCAGAATATGCAACTGACCCGGCACAGGCTGCTCTAGAATTTGAAGGTCTGCGGAAGCCTGTTGAGAATCCCTTCTTTAATACCGAAGAAGTCCAGGCGGGATTCCGAGGAGCCAACCGCATCAACACTGAGACCTACATCGAAGAGGAGGGTGGGTACAACCTGGTTAAGAACCGCATTATCTCGATTGAGAAAGCAACTGTTCTGTCCGTGGCCCACCTCGACCCCAGCATTAATACAGATGCCTATGCTCTTGCGTTCGGGCACAACGAGTTTAATGACAATGACCTGCAGATTGTCGTGATCGACGGTCTAATAGCGTGGGAGCCTACTTACCAGGCTCAGGTCAGCATCACCAATGTTCTAGATGTCATCCTGGGCATTCACGAGAAGCGCCCGCTCCAGTTCGTCTCAGCCGACCACTATAACAGTGCGGAGACCATGCAACGGGTTCGGCAGCACGGAATACCGGCAGAGGCCCGGTTTTTCTCCAACCGGCTGCAGTACTCAATGTACTCGCTTGCTCGAACTCTTCTGCATGAAGGGCGGTTGATCCTACCGGCTGACTCACCGTTCAGCTCAGTAGCATTGTCAGAATTGGTCACCGTTCGCCTCATTAGAGGGATGAAGATAGATCATGCTCCGGGCGGTAGTAAGGATATGGCGGATGCGATTGTCTCTGTCTGCTGGACGCTGTGCGATCGCATTATGCGAGACCAGGCCGCCGGGATGATCGGGCAGGGAGTTCAGGTCACGCGAGCGGCTCGCTCATCGAAAACAGCCCACCTCCTTAATGAGCGTTACGGAATGCAACCACAAGCGAGAGAGAAGTTAAATGCGGCGATCGCTGCCCGTCGGCGCAACTTCAGGAAACCGCGAGGCGGATCAAACTTCTACACAGACCCTTATGACTTTGGACTATGACCTACTCTTACCCGATTCCACCAGATGTTTATAGACCGTATGGGATTACTCCATTCCTTTATCGATTTGGATATACGCCCATAATCGCCAAGTTCGTACCGGCGATTCAGTTGGTTGGGGATGACGGGTCTATTGTTGAGCCTGAGCGAAAGGATATTCCCTACTACTTGAGAATTAAGAACCCGACGACCAGATTGCCGGGGATGGAGCAAGTTTTGCCCGCGACCTCGATTGTCCACATTCCATCTAATGGGATTGTGAAAATGCAGCTCGTCCCCTCTGAAGTCTTTATTCCGTCGAGCTACTACACAGTGGAGATCTGTCAGGGGCGGAATGTGCATGTTCCCATCGAGACGATGACCTGGACGGTGCCGATCGTGCCTAGTGTAACGAAGACAACACTTATCCATGACGACAACGCGGGCATGGACTGTATCCTGACTCAGGGTGCCGTCTTTGAAATCCTAGCGATCGGACACTCCGGTACCTGGCAACTCATCGATAACCAGTACATCAAGTGGATCGACAATCCTCCTGATAATGGAACCCAATATGAAGTGATCTATCGAGCAGCGGCAACCCTGGCCGACCTGATTTCTCAGCCGGAGAAGACGTATAGACGATGGAGACCTTAAACGAGAGAGACCGTTTTCGTCGCTTCGCGTTAAGTGATGACGCCGGGGAAGAGACTCGGCGTTTTTTGTCTATGGCCGACCGCGGCTCGATGACCGCGACTCTCTACTCTGTCCCCTACGATCGGAATCTACTCAATCCTGCCGCTGGTAGACTGGTTGTCAATTTTGGTAACCAGACGGAGGAAGGCGACCGCACTTTAGCCTTTGCGCGAGAGGAAGCTCAAAGAGGAGTTGGTATCGAGCTTTACTCCGACCCTTCACAACAGCGTCGTATCCACATGAAAACTTATGTGGCGACATCAGAAGGCGACCCGGTCGCTTTTATCTCTACCGGGAACCTCTCAAAATACGGTCTGGCTCAAGCTCCTAGAGATCTGCGCGAACGCATTCGGCAAATCGGGGCGTCCGCGTCCAAGGAAGTCTTTGAAACCAACCTAACCGTCGCCATCCGCGACCCACAAACTGTAAGGAGTTTGGCAGAGGTTCAGGCAACAGCACTTAAAGGAGAAATTCCGTACTCTCACCGGAATGTCCTGGTCGGTGGGCAGGCTACCGATGTCGTTGTTGCAAATTTATTAAGAACCAAACGAGGAGAGTCGGTAACGATTTCAGGTCCGTACCTGGACGACCCCAAGATCGTAGCGTCTTTAATTGAGGCCCGGAAGAAAGGGGCTAACGTTACAGTCATCACTTCTAACCCCGACAGTAAATACCCTCGAGCAACCACAGATACATGGACGCACCGGGTGGCGATGAGTCAACTGTCGGCAGCCGGCATTAAAGTGGTGATGCCTAAGGCGCAGGACCCTCTACTCCTCCACACAAAGGCTTTATCTATCGTCGGAAGAGATAGAGGCACCCTCTTCCTGGGCTCACACAACTTTACCTCTGCTGCTACACAGGACAGGTCTGTAGACCTCCTGCTGGCTCTTAATAATCCGGAGCTGGCTCGGCAACTCCAGGGCTACTTAGGCTCTATGGAGAAGGACTACCAACTGATTGAGTATCACGCTCGCGGCGATGCCCAACCGATGAATGGTATCGAGCGCCGAATGTATTTACTCGGGAGCGGCGAGCTGTACAAGGTGATGTCTCCCACTTCTGACCCTATCACGAACTATGCGACCAAACGATCGCAGAACAAGGGTCTGGAGCCAGAGATGCCTTACTTCCCAACGGTGATGGACCAGGAGTTCTTCACACGATTTTTGGGAGCTAAACACCTTCCAAAGGTGAGCATCTACGCTGACTTGTACCGAGCCAGAACCGGGGAGCTAAAGGTGCCAGGTGCCATCTTACAGATGGACAAAGAAATTTCTCAGCCCGGGTTGGGTTACTTAATTAATAAAGTTTTTGGAGCTAATGCTTACCAGAATGGTTTCGGGTTCATCGGCTCGGCTGTAACTGGAGCGGGTCGTTTCATCGACTGGGCGCTAGGTTTCGATGAGTACCGTGAAAAGCGAAAGGAGCAGGAGAAGAAAGACCGGGGGTCTGTCAACCGAATGATGGGGACTCAGTACCAGGCTGCCCCTGGGGCCGGTCCGGCTGAGAAGATGGCGACGCAGCTCTATGCGACGGTAGCCGGGGTAGCCAAGACGACAGCCTTCTATGTCGGGGTGAACCTTCCAGTACAGTACCTTAAGGCGGCGTTCGAGGCGGACTACTTCAATCTACTGATCACCCTGCCCCAAGATATTACCGCTCGAAATTGGATGGGGTCAGAGCTGACCAAGGCTCTACCTCGTCTTCAATCGTTGACTTTTGGAGACGCGATCGGCGGAGCTATCTCGGAGGTAATCAAAGACCCAGAAATTCGCCACGATAACTTCGCTGATAAACTCTATGCGGCCATCATTGAGAACGACGTTCGCAAGATCGACCTATCACGGGTAGCTAAGACGCACGAAGGTCGTCTGACCAGCATCAAGCTATCTGAAGAAGGGCTCTTTTCCTGGATGACACAGATGCGGCGGTTCGACACTGCCCGCTTTGGGTCTCTGACCAGTCAGTTCCTAGAGCTGTTCAATCCTTACGATGTCGGGGTCTCTCACCATCGGATGTATCAGGCTGCTGTCAGGCGGGTGGAAGAGACCGTTGGTCTCATGCCTCTTATCGAGTTTCAACAGCGACCGGACAACCCAAATGTTTACACTCCTGTTTTCAGAAATGTGGGTACGGAGAGGGTTCGGCAGATCGCACGCAGTTACGATGAGGTCGCTGCGCTCCTGCCCGCGAACATCGCCTATTGGACACCTCCTCTCCGAAGAGTCTTAGGTCTGGAAGACTTTGACCCCAGGCACCACATGACCGTCCGAGACATGATGTCTTTTGAAGATGCGGTCAAATGGACTGAGTACTTCTATCAGCGCGTGGGTAAGTTCATATCCAGTCCGGCTGAGAACGTCAAGAAGGTGGTCAAGGCCTGGCGCAATGAACAGCAGATCGCTCGGATAGAGCGAAGTCTGCTTCAAGGGATGGTTCAAACCCCAGTGGCCTCAGTCCCTCCTCTGGCCAGTACCGCTGAGGAGTCTCTAGTTCAACTCTACGAGCACTCCGCCCAAACGTATCAAAGTCGGACGGCTGAGATCGAGGGTCTGCTCCAGGACTCTCGCTTTCACGAGTATCGAAATACCCTTGTTGAACAGCGACAGCTCTTAGAACAGAGCCCGTTTCACGCTCTCGATGTAACCTTTGCGGCCTCTGAGAATCCCTATAAAACGGTTGACACTCCGGCGGGTCGAAGAGTCGGTCAGGTACGACGGACTCTGACGACGGTTGGGATGATCATCGTCGCGGACCAGTTTCTGGACGACCTTTTATTAAAACCACTGGGAGCCAACCTGATCACTCAGATCAGAGCGCGGCAAGCTCTCGATACCGATGATGGAACGGTCGCTAAGTTTCAGTTCAGCGGAGTGTTGCCCCGCTGGATGACAGCCGGTGTTCAACTGGGGGCTGGACTGACCACCGGGTTACTGCTTCCTTCTTTTGTGGACGTGGGCGACCGCCCCGGTGGGTTCATCGATCGGCTGGATAGCCTAAGAGGGTTTCAGAAAGACCTGACCGCTCGGCAGCGCGAGATTGCAGATGCCGCTGAGGGACCCATCCTTGAAAGCACCCGGGTGATTACCAGTCGAGAGAAGTCTTCTCAGATCCGGGCGGTTTATCGCACATTGCAGGAGAGCTTCTCTTCGACGATGATGCGTCGCACAGCTCTCCGGTTTAATATGCAGGCTGCTCTCGTTGGAGCATTCGTAGCCGGTATTGCCGCCAAAGGCGTTGCAATGGGCACCGCCTATCTGTTGAACCTGGCCTACAACCGGGAAAGCAGTTTTCAAGTGGGCAGCACTGACGCGATGCTGTCCTCTCGCTTCGAGTATCTCTCCGTTCGAGGTCTAGAGCGGGCTCGATCGATGGGAGACTATGTGAACTCTGCAATGGGTTTGTTCTTGGCTCGCCAGTATCTTCGTCCAGATAGCAGCGGGCATCGAGTCTATTCAGTCGTTTCCCAAATTACCACTCCCTTCTTTCAGATACCAGCAGTTGTTCGTTTTGACACTCAGAAAAAGAAAGCTCAGCTCTCTATTGGACTTCAGTCCATGCACGCTCTGGGGCTGGGTTTTACGCCTATCCTTCCATTTGCCATTCAACTCCGGAAGACTGACGACAACGATCCCTATTACTTCCAGCGGAAGTACGGGGGGCGACAGTTGTTGATGAGTGTGATCCGAGGAGGAATCTCCACCCTCACTTTTGGTAGCGGTCTGGTCTACGACAAAGACTCCATGATGGAAAAAGGTATGGAGTTCGTCGGCCTCACGACACTTCTAAGCATGGGGGCCGAACGGTTCGCTCGGGGCTATCAAAGGTTACTTCGAACCCACGAATCCAGCTCAGCTATTGTCCGGCACCTCACTGACCTAGAGGAGAACACACGAGCTCTAAGAGCTGTGATTGGAGGAGCGGCTATGCTCTCTAACCAGGCGATCCGGTCTGTTTACAGCCTGGCTCCTTCGGTGGTTCACTCCACCGTCACCAGCGCCCTTTCAGTATTCAAGACAGAGGCGACGGAGAAAATACCCGAAATCAAAACACCCAGGTTTGTTAGAAAGCTCGCGCCGTACTACTTGGCGTTGATGATGTCGAGGTTGATGTCAGACCCGCAGGGGGACTATGTCGGTAAGGACTTTGAAGACCCGCTTGTTCAGGTCCAAGCAACTTTAGGAGCCGGTCTACTCACTGGGTTCCTCTTAGATAAAACAGGTGTCTTTGCCAGTTCTAAGGACCTGGCGGCTGAGTTCCACCGAGTTAAAGGAGTGGATACACAATCTCTCGTGCAAGGCTGGATTCCCAAGGCAGTCGCCAGGAACGAGCACGCCGAACAGGAAATCAGAGCTGTCCTGGAAAGGATGGAGAGAATCTCTGCTGAGGGGTCTCGACAATTGTGGGTTCCTTCGCGCCGACTTTTGGCGCAGGCATCCGGCGAGACTCTATGGCAGGAGGCTGTCGAGAGATACGCCCGTCCAGAGTATCGCGGACTTGAAGAGAAGGCTCCTCTTTACATGACAGAGGAAATGGCGAGACTGCCCGGCGGTAAGTTCCGTTCGATGAGTGCGCGTATTGCGATCGCCGGAACCGTTCTTTTCGGCGTCAAGGCGGCTGCGTTCACGATCGCTAACTCATTCTCCAGTGATAGATTGCGGGCTCTCTATAAAGTGCCGCTCGTTGGTCCTACTATTCGACTCCTGGCTGGGGTTGAGCCCGAGAAAGACAAACTCGAACCGACGGAGCACGGAGTTCGGCAGGCAGACGCCCCTCGCGGTCTAATTGGTCTAGTCAATCGCTTTGTTAAAACTCTGAGTTTCGGGACGATTGACCTTTCAAAGGCGTTGGGTTTCTATACCAACCCGGAAGACCCCTTTATTAATTCCATCGGCCCTTTTGGAGCGAGCTTCAAACCCAAGCGCACCAGCACATATATTCAATACGCTTCAGCCTTCACTGACATTAGCGCGTCTGGCTATGACATGCTTGCCGGGCGCGTCTCAGAAGATTTATTAAAACGCACTATCGACGTCTTCGCTAATCGGAGACCCCAGTCTGTAGCCGAAGCTCTCGCCCTCGTTCGTGGAGCTACGCCTCGGCAGAAGCACATGGAGATTCGAGACTTGACCGGCTACGACCTGGAAGCCGCTCGCCAGTCGACTGGACTGATCCGGGCGGTTAAGTATCGGCACTTCCTGATGCAACATCTGGCCGCCCAGCGTCCTTCTGAACTGATGTTTGACCTGATGAAAGAGGGTATGACTTTCGGGCTGATGGGACATTCGGCAATACCCGGGTACAGACTACCTCCCACCGGATACCGCCCGATGGGCTTCTTGAAAAATGTCACGTTCACCATTCAGCAGAACAACCTAGAGTCAGGAGCAATGAAAGCTCTTGACCCAGAGCTGAGTATCATGTCCTGGTACGGCACAACGGAGTGGAAGCATCGGGCGGTTAATCAAGGGTTCAGTGCCCTCCGGATTGGGTACGACATTAGTTCCCTGAAAGGGTACTCGTACCTCACGATACCGATCCAACTTGTCCTGTTGGCGTCGGCAGCCTACGCCGGAGTGGGCGTGATCGGAGGACTGGCCGCGTCCCAGACCTACAACGAATTGAAGGAGCTGACTCACAAGAGTCGACTCAATCGAGGCAGACCCGTTTCTCCTCTGACCCGGTACGCTTTCACTTCAGGTAGACTACCCAGTGGGCGACCCGCAGCATTCCAGGTCGATCAGCTCAACCCGCTGGGTGGTTTATACCGGTTGCCTTTGGATATTGAGGAGACAGCTACCCGCACCGGAGCAACTCCGCTGAGTATCACGGTCGGTATTACGGAAGCTTACCGAAGCTTACACAGCGGTCTGAACCAGATTTTCACAGAGAACTACTCCAAGCGGTTAGCCTCCCTCGTGAAGTTAGCCTCCGAGGGTCCGCTTGATGAGGTCCAGAAGGAGTTGTTCAAGCAACAATTTGTTGAGGACATTCAGAAGCACATCGACAAGTCGATGCGAGTTGAAGTTGTCCCAGGCACTACCCTTTTCCAATCGATCATCGGGGCGGGTGACCAGCATCTTAACCAGGCTATCGACCTGTTCACACAAGAGATGGAAGGGTTCTCTCAGTCAGCCATTACAGATGTGCTGACACGATTGGATGAAGAGGCGGCTGTTGGCATAGACTCCTTCAAGACGACGTTGAAATTGAACGTCGCGTTGGAGCAGAACGAAGCCTTTCAACACCTTCTTCTCAAACTGCAACGCCCGATCGTTGGGACGTATGACCTGAGAGCAGAGCGGTCTGCCTACGGACGAATTGCTCGGTTAGACACTGAAAATACCATCCGAGCGGTCAAACGGACTCCAAGAGCAGAAGTGGGGCTCTCGTCCGAGGTCCGGAGACAGATGGGCGACTATGTTCAGCGTCCCTGGAGTGAAGGTGCTGTCACGACGACATTAAAGGCTGGCAAAGGGTTAGCATCGGGAGTCGCCTGGTGGACAGCCAACGGTCGCTCAGCCTATGAGGTGATCGAAGCAGCCGGTGTGATGATGGGTGGAGCTACCCAGTCGACTTATCTGAGGCAGAAGGCGGGCGAACAGTTTGTATCGAGTAGTTTTTCCTGGGCGACTGCCGTCGGGTTGGCCGAGGTAGCAATGGGAATTGGGGCCAGTCCTTTGTTAGCGATGGCGGCGGCTGTTGGAGGACTGGTCGCATTTGATGCTCTGAAGCAAAAGTCCGGGTCTATCCGTTCCGTCGAAACAAACCTTGTCGAGGGATTGGGGAATCTACTGGCATTCCCGGTTAAGACAGTTGCCTCTGTGTTCAGACCGCTGGGACTTGAGCGTCCAGTTCGTCAGCTCGGTAATCTCCTGGCGGCCCCCTTCAGTTTTCTGGGGCGGATACTGACGGCTCCGGTGAGAGCCTTTACTGAAAATATCTCAGGGCCGCTGATTCAAGACCAGACCTTCGGCATGGTGAGAGACCCGATTCCGATTCAAATGGTCAAGGGTTTCTTCTTGCCTCAGAGCGTTTATAGCAACTTCAGTTTTAACGAAGGAACGGAGTCTTCTCTCGGCGGGCAGTCTCCTTTTATGTCGGGCAACATCACGATGGTGATGAAGAAGCGACAGGTCGAAGCGCTTCAGTCCGCCATGCGGATCAACCCGATGATTGAGAAACAACTGGTCTACGGAGACTATATCGGATTTGAGGACAGCGAATCTGAGAAGCTCGCCTACAAGAAGTATTTCCACGGCACAGGTGGGCGAGTCTGGTCTGACTTCGCGCTGCATAGAACTCGCGTTAGTCGTACGCTGATGATGGCTCTTGAACGTCGGCAGGCTCTTTTCAACGTTTTGGTGACGACACAGGCGATCGCTCGCCAACCACCCCCGGTAGACCTGTCCCTCCTGAGTCATATTTACGGCGGGGCGGCAACTCTTCGAGCCTACAGATCGGTCTCAAATCTCAATCCCTTTGAAGAGTTACAGAAGGACATCTCCACTGTTCGAAATACTATTGGAGACTGGCATGACGACGCCACTCGTTTTATTAATGCAAGAATCCAACCCTTCTCTGGAGCCGTCAGTCGTCTAGCAGTCCCTCTCCAACAACTTCGTCGAAATCTGCTGGCAGCAACTCTTCGAGCTGGAAGAAGGCTGAGTCGGTCCATACCACTACCGAGTTTGCCTGAGCTGGCGTTTCTGGAGAAGCTTAAAGGGTTCAGAATTAACCTACCTGCCTTCTCCATCCCTCACTCATTAACTGACCGCGCTCTCGACCTGGGTCTGTGGGGGTTGGAAGGTATGTCTTCTCTCCTTCAATTGGGACGTGGAGCAGCCTCACGTCTACGCCAGGCGATCGCACCCCGCATCGTAGGTGGGGTTACTCGCGCAGCCTCTTGGCTGTCCGGCATCCTCTCTTTTGCCAGACCCGTCTCTGAGTCTGTCGGGACTGCGAGGGCAAAAGCAGACCCAGTTCTTAGATTTATTAATAATATTCCGGCCCGCGCTGATTACCCGATGGACAATCTAGATCGATATCTGCGTCGCCTAATAGGTCTTTCCCAAGAGATGATGGAACCTCTGAAAAAGGTTCTCTCATTTGGAATGCGGCGAGGGTTAGACCGAGGCATAGGGACTCTAATGACCTCACTTCCCAAAGTTCCGATCGGGCCGATCCTCTTAAGTCGTCTGGAGCTCTTGATAGCTCAACAGACGGACTATCGACTTTCTTCTCTCGGACGAGGAAGCAGTTACAAAGAGTATCGAGAGACCTACCGGGAGGTGGGCATGTCGTTGGGTGGATACACCGCCGGAGCTGCTGCTCTGTCTTTGGTCGAACGCCCACTTCCTGCTTTAATTGCTTCTGCTTTGGGGAGTTTTGTAGGAGGCTGGGCGGGTGAGAACTTAGCCCTCGGAGACTACCGCCGTAAAGACAAGAACCCAGTCCTGAACTATCTGAAGCAGTCCGCTCTGGTCGGTAGTCTTTCTACGCTGACCCAACTCCCAAAATTACTATCTATCGCTCGGGCTCAGGGTCTTCGCGCCGCAGCTATGCGTGGAGCCGCTAACTTTGCGTTGAGTTCGGCATTTGGGTTGTTCACCGGTCCAACGACGCAGCTCTCTCTGACCGGCATGACAATGGACTCTTATGATTGGGTGCAACGGAACCAGCGGATGATCCGTAGCTCAGTTAAAAAGACTCTCAGTTTCTTCCAAGCGTTACCTGACCTCTTCTCCCTTCTATTTAGGGGACGAGTCAGCTCAACGATATCGCAGGCCGCTCGTGAGTCCGTTGTCTCTCTGAAAGAAGAGTTTCAAACGGGCCTGGGATTGAATCGAACGGCATTGTCGGGCACGCCCGTATCTTTTGACGGGTCTCCGTTCCAGATAGAAGGTATGTACAACCTGCAGGAAGGTTCAGTAACCCTGTCTAAGGCATCCGAGAGTGTTCTGGGTCGGATGAGAGCGGGTAAGTTCGTTCGCCCCAGTGCTGTGACCCGAGCTATCTTCGATGCGTTCCATGAGATGTCCCACGCGATCGAGTTTCAAAGGACGCTACCTAAACTGAACATTGATGACTTGCAGGTCATCGCTTATGAAACGGGAACTGAGACCAACCGGCTGCAGGACATCGTTGAACGAGTCAGTAAGTCCTCGGCGATGCGAACGCTCGACGAATTTAAGTTTGGGCAGGACATTCTTCAGGAGATGCTGAGGGATGAGATCTCGGCTAACGTCCGCGCTCTGGGCGCATTCTCAGCGACTCATCGAGACCAGTTTGAAGGTCTGACCAACACGTTGGATAGAGAGACGAGGATAGATGATATTGCTCATCGGTACAGCATTTTGATGGAGACACTTCCTCCACAAGAGGGTCTTCGTCCGCCTGTTCGATATAGAGGACGCCCTCTGATTGGAGGAATGATAGAAGACATCCAAACTCGGTCGGGTGAGACTCTTAGAGGACTGCTGACTGAACAGCAGAGATTCCGGTCACTGGGTTCGATCGCAGAGAATGCTTTCGTCGCTCTGGACTTCATGCTGGGCATCCACTCGGTTCATAAATTCGAGACTACTGTTCAGACTATCCAGCAGGCCAAAATTCGAGGATCGTTTAACCGGCTGCAAGCTCAGCGGGAGTTAGCTGAAGCAAGAGACGAGCAGATGGGTGTAATGTTTGGCTCGATCGCAGGTAATTTTGCCGCGTTCTTCTCTGGGCGCTGGTGGACTGGACTAGCAGCGGGGCTGACTGTCGGCGTACTCTCGAGGTTTGGGTTCTTTGGGTTGAGCTCCTGGATCTCCGCGCAAGACCTGAAAGATCTGGACAACGGAAATTATGTCTACAACCCGATGCAGTCTTCCTCTGTGTACATTCGCTTGAACCGATCGTTTGAGAAGGAGGCTACAGTCGGTCAATTCCTGACAGGGAGGGTTAGGCAGGCTCTCCGCCCATTAGTCAGTAAGACCCTCCGCTACCTGGCAGAGGCGGGCCCGAAGATAACACGAGTGGTTAGTCAACTGACGGCGATCGCAGCCTCTGCCCTTCCAGTCCTGACGGGTGTTATCTCCTCTGGACTCTCGGCTATTGCTTCAGGGACTCAATTTTTATTAAAAGGATGGGACTGGAACATCCGCCTTCGACCGGATGCTGTTGCACAAGTTCATCGGGCCTTTGATGCGACTCGTCGCTTCGCGCATGGTCTATTTCAGGGATGGGACTGGAACATTCGTCTTCGACCTGAGGCGATACGTCAGATGAGACAGGCGTATCAGACATCTAGGTTGATGTTGCAGAGAGGGGCTCAGTACCTCAGCGAGAGTTGGAGTTGGGTCAGTAACCTCCACCTGTTTCAGGGCGGGACTGGTTTTATTAAAAAATTATTTGAAGGGTTCAGTTGGAACGTTCAGTTTCGTCAGGAGGCGCTGAACCAGATTGGGCGAGCCTTCCAGACCTCTCGAAGTTTTGTGGGCAGTCTGTTCGAGGGATGGGACTGGAAAGTCCGTTTCCGACAGGATGCGATTGACCAGATTGGTCGAGGTTTCCGAGCATCGGGTCAATTTGTCAAAGGTTTATTTGAAGGGTGGGACTGGTCTATCAAGTTTCGCTCAGGAGCTGTTAGTCAGATCCGAAGAGCTTTTAACGTGTCGCAGCGATTCATAGGAGGGCTGTTGAGTGGGGCGAGCGATTGGGCTGGAAGTATGCTCAACGTAAGTCGCCATCTATTTGACGGGTTTAGCTGGAACATTAAGTTCCGGTCGGAAGCCGTCGACCAGATTCGTCGCGCCTTCCAATTTTTGAACCGTCCAACAGGCCTACTTGGATTAACTCGACGGCTCTTTGATGGATTTAGTTGGAACATTAAGTTCAGACAGGAGGCTATCGACCAGATTCGGCAGACTTTTAGCATGGCTCGGGACTTTGGGCGAAGTCTATTCGAAGGGTTCAGTTGGAACATTAAGTTTCGCCAGGAAGCACTCGATCAGATCCGAGGAGCCTATGAGACGGCAAAGACAATCCCCGGTCGAGTCTCAACTTGGGCGCTGGACCACATGGAAGGGATTGCTCAAAAGTTTCGTCTCCTACCCAGTCATTTAATAAAAGGATTCGGGTGGCTGAAACGAGTTCTAACCCGAGCGAACCATTTCATTGGACAGGCTGTGGAGAAAGGTCTTGATCAGGTTGTGCTCCGTATGAGTCGGCTGGCTCCGAAGATGTCCGAGTATGTCCTGACACACGGCTACCGAGAGGGGATTCTCAGTGCGATCGCCCCCGTCGTTGACCTGACTACTTTAGGAGGAGGAGCTCTTAAAGCACTTCGACTGAACAAAACTTCGAGTCTGACAGATGTAGAAGAAGCGTACGCCCAGATGGGTGGAGCTAAAGGTTCCCTGGTCGGGTCTATTTTGGGGGTCTTCTCTGGAGGCGTTCTGGGGGACATCTCCGGATCTATCCTCGGTCAGGTCGGCGGAGCCGAAGAGGCCGTACGAGTCGCCCGCATGAGATATGAGGCGAAGGACTACGGAGCTGTTCCAATCCTTGAGGATATTCTCGAACCGGGTTTGAAGCAGGCGGCTCTGGCGAAGGAGGCTGGGCAGGCTATTGGATTTCGAGTCTCTACTTTGACTGAGCGCTACCTTGCGGCGGCAAACGTTCGAGTGCTATCGGGTTCAGCTTCCTTGATGGACCGAATAGCGACTTCTGCTTCTCGAACGTACGCCGGAGCTTTGACAAGAGCAAGCGAGGCCGCACAAGCCCGCTTCCTGAGAGTTTTTGGAAAGTCTGCACCTGAGGTTGGAGAACTCGCCGCGAAGTTCGCCAAACCGGCTGGGTTTTTAGCTCGAGGGGCCGGACACGTTCTGCGATTTGCCGGACCGATCATCGATATCTGGCGGATTGGTAGCGGGGTTCAAAAAGCACAGACAGCGAGGAGTGAGGTTGAGTACAAGGTCGCTCTGCGAAGAACCACCGGTGGTATTGGGTCACTCGGAGGGGGCATCATCGGAGGTTCTCTTGCGGGTCCGATCGCAGCCATTGCTGGTAGCCTCATCGGTGACTACACCTTCTCGAAGATAGGAGAAAAGCTCGGCTCAGAGGCGTTCGCCCGCCGAGTCGGGGCCAAAACCGTTGTCCGTAACCAGCTATTAGGTGGAATCGGAGGTGCCGTCCTGGGAGGTCTTGCTGCTGCCGGGTTGGTTGCCGCCGGTATTGTCTCCGCTCCGATCCTGCTGCTGGCTGGCGTTGGAATTGGTGCTGGTTTATTAATTGGTAGCCTGGCTGGTTCCTTCAGTAGTTTCCTTGGAACCAAAGACCTCCGGCACACCAAGCGCGAGGGTCTATCCTATATGCCCGTCCATGAGGCAAGCATGGGTTTGACCAACCCTGAGATACAGAAAATCATTCGGGCACAACCCTCTCGGGATAGCTGGATCCGGAAGAAAGAACCTCCGGCATCCACTGGATTGATGGGGCTGCTGCGATCGGTCGGAGATGGGTTTAAGAACCTGTGGTGGAACGCCGAGAAGTTCGCCCGAGACGCTCTCACCAAGCTCAATAATGTAGCGAAAGGATTGATGAACACAACCGCGAAGGTGAGAGAAGGTCTCTCGAATGCTCTCGTTGACCTTAAAGACCAAGTGTCTTCCGCCTTCACCGACTCGGTCGACGGAGTGGGGCGTTTGACTCCTTACACCGTTTGGTCTCTCGGAGGTCGCCGGTATGGAGAAGGTATCGCCCGCAGTGCCGAAGAATTACGTCCTCACTGGGAGGGGACGGGGGGATACGTCCGCTATCGGATGGACCACGGGAAGCTGAAATCTTATCTCGATAACGGGCAGCGAGTCGTCGACATCCAATTGAACAGGGGGAGTAGCACTAACGTCCCAGTACCCTCTCCGGTAGAAGGTAAGGTCATTTTCGCTGGGTTCGTAGGGGAACTCGGCATGATTAAAATCCAGGATGCCTCCGGCGCGGTCACTCGAGTTCTGCACAACAAAACCATTGAAGTGAAGGCCGGACAGACGGTCAGGTTTGGGCAACGATTGGGTATCCAAGGGAGTACGGGCGAGACCTCTACGGCTGTCCACGTTCACCTGGAGACTTCAGAAGCGTTGCTGCAACGATACATGAAGGCTCTCGTCTCGGGAGACTTCGGAAGTCGAAAGGGGAACGTGGGAGCGACAAACATCAGCGCGGCTCGCCGGGCCTTCCTCGATATGATTGGCTACTCGGAAGGCGCGGACTACAACGTGATGTTCACGGGGCGTCGGTTCTCGAACTTCGCCGACCATCCCCGTACTGTAATGAGCGGCGGTGGTATCCGGTCAGATGCGGCCGGACGATATCAGTTCATGTCGTTCACCTGGGATGATGCTCGTAAAGCTTTGGGGCTGAAAGACTTCTCTCCAGCGAGCCAGGATAAGGCCGCGCTCTGGCTGATTCAACAGCAAGGAGCTTTGGCGGACATCGACGCTGGGCGTATTAATGTGGCGATGAGAAAGCTTCGCTCGGTCTGGGCGAGCTTCCCCGACGCTCCTTACGGGCAGCCGACTCGTCGGGCATCCGAACTTCTGCAGTACTACTGGAGAGCCTTCTCTCGTTATGCTAAACCGACACAGCCCTCTTTAGGGCAGGCGGCCCAGAAAGCGAATGAGAATCAACCGAAGCGGCCGGAGAAGACGACTCGACTTAAGGCAGCGGCACAAACAGTAGACCGACATCTGCTGGCCCTGGCCGCCAACCCAACAGTCCCGCCGGTCGCAACCGCCGCAAAAGTGGTCCAGTTCACTCGAGATAAAGTGAAGGCGGCTCAGCAACGGCTGAATGAGTTAAAGCGGCAAGCGGTGGCTATTCGACCCAACACTCAGTATCAATACAAGACCCAGGATGGAATTATTAAAGAGGCGAAGGTCCGCGCCACAGTCGAACAGCGAGACAACAAGACAGTCATTCGAGTGGCTACCGAAACCTCGTATTTGAAATCGTGGGAGTCGGCGACTGGGCTCCCGAAACAAAGTGACTATATCACTGCTGTAGGTTGAGTCGATCACTTTTGAGACAGAAGGGGTAGTTAGACTTTAGTTGAACTTTTAATAAGGCTCGCCATGACGGTCATCCATTTGCCCTTGGCATGGTCTACGACCCCAAACGCAGACCCTGTTCTAGTCACATCCACAGCACACCCAACGCAGTTGCTTCACCAGTCTTCTGCCTCTCTTCTGCAGTTTGTGACTTTGTGGGCCGTCAATACTACAAACCAGGATGTCCTCATCACAACCTTCATCACCCCGGCGGGCACGGCTACGTCTAGTTCGACCCCCATATCCTCAATGAGATTGCTGCATCCAAATGAGGGCAAGATCCTCGTTGAGCCCGGTGTTCTTATGACCGGACAGAGAGAGCTTCATGTTATGGCATCTATCGCCAACGTCGTGTATGTCTCAGGCTACGTCTACCAGAGATCCTCATCTTGACCCTGCTGTTGTTTTAGTTTTATGAGTGGAAGATTTCCAGGACCAGTCGGCCCTTACGTTCCATTTCAGCCCACGGTACTTATTGGCCCCTGGACGCCCACGCCCACAGTGCCCAATTTGATCTGGGTCGATACTTCTGTGGCAGGGGCGGCTAACCTAAAGATCTGGAATGGAACTGCCTGGGTCTTGCAAGGGAATCTACTTGCGAATAATTTAGGCAACAACCTACAGGCGACTTTACCTGAGGGGCTGACCCTTGGAAACAATGCGACGAACCCAACGTATGCGATCGACATTCAGCCCGGTTACGCTCTACTCACCCAGACTGCTACCTACCGTCGGGTGACTCGCCTCTCCTCGGTAATGACAAAACGGCTAGACCAGGCGTGGGTTGCTGGAACCGGAAACGGAGGAAACATCGTCGGGACGGTTAGCAACGGGACCTGGCACACCTTTCTGGTGCAAAACGACACCACGGGTGTCGTCGACGTGATGTTCGATAGCTCTGCTATCGGTGCGAATATACCAACTGGCTGGAGCTTCCGTCGGATCGGTTCTTTCCTTCGGGCGGCTGGGTCGATCACTCCCTTTAAGCAGTTTGGAGATGTATTCCAATACAACACTTACATTGTTGATATGGCTGGGGTCGCTGTTCCGACGACTCAGACCCTTTACACTGTAAGCGTTCCTTCGGGCATTACCGTTGAGTACAGAGGGATTTTCGAGCCGGGTCTAGATGTGTCTGGCGGTTCCGGTCAAGCCATCACGGTTTATACCCCCGGCACCAGCCCAATCACTCCCGGAGGAATACCCTATGCCAGTAACTTCCGAGGTACAGTTGGGTCTTACTACCCAGGTTCTTGGGGATTTTCAACTATCTCTCCGGTAACTCTGGCGACGAACAGCTCCGCTCAGATTGGGATGATTCGAGCAGGCGGATACTTTGGCTCGTCTTGTTACAGCGTTCTTCAAACGATCGGCTGGCGTGATTTTCTTTTATATAGCGGAGTGTAGTCATGCCTTATCGGTACTTGACTCCAGACGGGCAGTCCTACGGTGTCTTTAATATTCAACAAGACCTTCCTGGATACACAGAGATCGAACTAACTAACGAAGAGTTCGACTCTCTTGTTCAACAAGAAGCGCCTAAACCCGCCCCGGCCTGGGATAAATTCTTTAGCACGTCTGCATTCAAGAAGATTTGGGTTGGGGCCAGCACTAGCCTTGATGTTTTGAAGGGATTATTGCTGGTCATTGTGGCGTTAACTACAGACAAAAACCCAGCCTCCCTTCAGTTTGGTTGGACAACGGTTAAGACCGCTCTGGCTGCAAATAACGTGACGTTTACAGATAGTGACATCACTCAGATCAAGACTGTCCTCCAGGAGCATGGTCTAGACCCGACTCAGTTTGAACTTTGAGTTCAGATGGCATAGAAAAAGACTTTATAGCCCTTTCCTCTCAAATTTAATAACTTTTGAGCAGTCTCCTCTTTAGAAAAGGCGGAGCTCAGCTCTAGCAGATAGATTAATCTTTGCAAGACATCGTCCAAGTCTAAGGAGGTTAGTCTATCTAATTCTTCATAAGTAACTTTGTCTCTGGAGTCTCCGAAATCAAACACCCACTCAACGTTGGGCGAGTGAAACCAGTCATCACCATAGCTACGACGAGCGTACTCGTCTGCCTCCAACTTTTCAGACGCGGTCAGGAGGCACAGAAATCTATCTACACTCATAATTCTGAAACCTGCGCTTCTATAAGGTTAGGTGGGGTATAACTACTTCCACTGGCTGGCATAAACCCATGCTCCTGGAATACTTTCAGGATGTGGACTCGACGTTCTGGAATCTCAGCCATCAGAATGTCTCTGACCACTTGAATGAGCTCCTGGTATTTCTGATAGTCCGCCATCGCTTTGGCGAACTTGGCGGCTGCCTCGATCAACTGCCGTTGCTCAGCATAGAACTTCACGTTAACGTCGTCATTCATACCCTCCAGTCGGGACATGTTACGCTGAATGGCGACCGCTAATTCCTCCATCTGTGCCGCTGTGTCGAATATAGAAGTACGGTTCATCCGTAACTTCTCCTTCGGTTTGGCCTTGTCGTAGAGATTGAAGAATCGAGATGCGGTGTCTCTATTCACGCCAAACATCTTGGCAATCTCTTGAATAGTCCTGCCAGCCTGCCGCTCTCTTAACATGGCAGAGGCAATACCGAGGCGTTCTACGGTGGACTGATAGCCCATGTTGCCGCTCAGCTTACCAGAATAGAAGACAACTCCCTCATCGCTATCCATGAGAGCGGTCAGAGACCTGAACCGCTCCAGATGAACTTTGAACTCCTCCGCCTTATCAGGCGGGAGGTTCTTTGCAAAGGCATCGAGGTTGCGGAGGAGCTCTTCAAACTGTTCGATCAGAGCGAGCGCTCCGTATACCTCGGTCGGGTCAATAGGAGTAACCATAGGTCAAAGACTTTGTTTGAACAGTTCAAAGTTTTCCGGCTTTAGCTCCGGCAGCAAGAGCATGAGTAGAACTGTGTCCGCGGCCTTGTTCTGCCGTCTCTTTACCGTAGATGTGCTGAGGGACAGAGCATCTGCGATAAACACTCGGGACTTCTGAGTCGTCCAGATATACCACAAAACTTTGTATCCGGAAGGGTCCAGAGATGAATACTCTTTCAACCTCTGAACGACCTGGTCTTTGTCAAACTCCGTGCCGGTAACTGGATGCTTCCAAGGCAGACCATAAACAAAGTGAGTCCTTAGGTACTGCAGGAAGGAGCTTCTAACAATGTTAGGGGCGTTCTCAGCTCGCTCTCTATCCGCCTTATTCTTAGTAACGGGCTGACCGTACTGGGCCTGAAATAGCGACTGGAATTTTCTCTTACTTTTCTCCTTACCCTTTCCGCCAGCGGGTTCCTCCAAGATCTCCTCGAAGAGTTCGATCTTCTTCTCCAACTCGCTCTTAAGAGATTGCGCCTGTTCAAAACATACGCGCAGGGATGACTTAATGAGGATGTCGTTTCGATACCGGGGGTGGATTCCTTTTCGCTCAGGGATGTACCGCACGTACAACTTACCTAACCTTGGGAGCTGTACAGTTGCGCCCGCATAGAGTGCCAGTTCTATTTGCGAGATCAGGAGCTGGATAACTTTCCGAGCTTGACTCTCGGAAAGTCCTTCCTGATGGACTATCCCATAAATGAAATCCTCCTGGCTCGCGCTCATCAACTGAATCTTTTTGGAACCCATGACTTTTACTGGAATAAGGTACTGAAATAAGGTGGAACGAAACCAATACGAAACCGCTTATTGAATCTCAGACTGGATACTCTCGTAGAACAGAGGCCAGCACACATGGAGATAAGGACAGGTTGATTTAATGCGTCTAGTCTTGTAATCGCGGTACATACAGGGCGTGGCAAATTCTAGAGGATGCCTACGGGGATAGTCTCCTAGCTCAGCCATTTTCTCTAGTTGTTTGAAGTGATGAAGGTTCTCCATCACAACTTCTTCGTCAACTTGAGCCAAGACATACTCACCGGATAGGGCGTGGTAAATTCCAATCAGGTCATCCCACTTCCCATACAACTCCCGCCGAATCCAAGCGTACAAGTTGAGCTGTGGGTGATACAAAACCTCTTCAGGAAGAGGTTTTTTCTTAGAAGTCTTGTGGTCGAGGATGACCGTCTGGTCGTCTTTCGTAATGCCAACCAGGTCAATATATGCCCTTAGCATCACGTCTTCATCGTCGCCATTCTCGATCAGGATGACTTCGTTACTCTCATCCGTAGAGATAGGCATCTCTACGCCGATGACTTCTTTCAACCATTTCGGCTTACTATAGTATGCCGTCATCGCCCAGATCTCTCCTAACAAGAAAGATAGAGAGATGTGAATGTATTCTGGGTTTTGACTCGCAGCCTGGCTGTCAAGTTGATACTTGAACTCAGCCAGCCCACTTTCCTTAAAGGCCGTCTTCCATTGAGCGGGTGGAAAGTCCTGCAACTTCTCTGGAGGACTGCCGTCTTTATTGCGGATTGCGTCTGGCCCTCTATAAAGAAGTAAAGTTCGGTGAATCAAGTCTCCGAACTTTCTCACGAATAAGAGGAGTTGTTCTACCTCTAGCTCTAAGTGCTGAGTATTCAGCCACGCTGGTAAAAGAGTTGCAAAGACAGTTTGAGGACAGGTACTATCGGTTGTCGGACTTAATACTTCCGCTAAGACTTCATGAACGTAGATACCTTTTAACAGAGGAACCGCCTGAGGAATCTTTACGTCCAATTTGTGAATATGCTTATTAGCAAATAGCCTGGGGCATTTGCTGTAAGTCTCTAGTTTGCTAAAGCTTGTTTTCACAAGGCACCAGAAGTATACGCATACATCTACGTTAGCTTATCTGTATACCTCTTAGGTGATATAAATCACTTCGTTCCTATCTCTTGGGCACGTTGTCGCACCTACAATTTGATTCGGTTTTAGAGAACTTCGCTATAGAGCTAGAACGGAATTTCGTCGGTGTTTATGTTAAGGCATTCCTCGGCCAAACTACGCACGGCTGGACGAAGAACTGAGAGGTAAACAATCAGAATTTTACTTACACGAGCGTCATCATCAAAGAATATCCACGGCGACAGATGAGCTATCGCCAGGGCACTTTCGAGCGAGATCAACTTAGCGTCATCTGAGTCATTGAAAGACACTTTAGTCTCTTGCAGCAGAAGAATGAACTTTCTAGCCCCTTCTCTAAAGGAAACCGCTCGGTATTCATTTGTTATTAAATTCATGAGGGTATAGAACCCGGAGATATCTGTCTCTCCTCTTTTAATTTGATTCGTAGTAAGTCGACAGACCAGTGCGTCTATTCGAAGAATCTTATGTAAATAATCTAGATGAGCAGGCTCGTTTGACAGTAAGAACTCAAGTCTTTCCTTCGCCTCCATACCTTTCTCGCAGCTCCTTCAACTTCTGTTCACCCTCGGCACTCAGTACTCCCTCTGGAGCCATCTCCAACCAAGTGTAGAGGAACTCGTCGGGGTAGGACGAGATTTGGTGGTTAGGATTTAGAAATACGGTCATCACGTCCAAAATCTGTCTCTCCCGAGCGGGGAGATGAGACGTAAAGTTAAACCCAGGGTTGCTCCCAAAAAGTCTCTTCCACCATTTCGGGTCCTTGCGGAAATAGCGGTAGTAATCCTTGCAGTCTTCTTTCTGGTCACAGAGCTGTTTCAGCAACCAGCTCGCCAACGTTTTTCGAGTGGATAACCTGTGAATACCCGGCACCAAGCCATCCTTCATAATGGCAAGCATGTGCTCGCGGGATGGCATTCCGGAGTTCGACGCCCAACCGTACTGAGGGTATCTCTCTGCATAGATATGAACCCTCTTACGAAAATACTCAAAGGCGATCATGCCAGCGACGATCGCCTCATTTGAAGAAGTGTCTCGGTAGGACTTAATAAAAGTCGACCCTGGGAGTTCGTTGTCCGTCAGACAGGCCACAATATCTGATGTTGGAATACCAGCCTCTGCAGCAACGTAGTAGCACAGCCGCTCCATGTGGTCTGAATAGAGTTGGAGACAACCCACCTCGTCCACTTCGTCTGGCTCGAAGGACTGGACGGACTCTATCCTATTTATCGATGCAATCTGGGGATAGAGAGCAGCATGACGAGCCTTTGCCAGGTATCGTTTCCCCTCTCTTCGGCAGACGATACCTGGCAGGTCGGGTATAGGTTCGAGGAAGTGAATAGCAAGCAAGATGACGGGTCCAGCCAACGCTTTAGACCCAGCACTTGCGATCACGATTGACATATCAGTCTCATCGCATAGCGGATAGGGTCAGGCTCTATGTTTAGAGCCTTCTCCCTTAATAGTGACACGTCCTCTTCCCGCTCGTTTACTCCAACAAGTTTTAAGAGAAGAGTTTGGAAGTCTAACCGATGCCCAAACTCTTCAATCATGAACTTTTCTAAAGGGCGCTTCGTCGCGTAAACCCACTGTTGGAAAGACTCCTGAGTCAGCTCGCCAGACCGCAACCAGTCGTTGCTGTCCTTTCCATACGATCGAGGCGGCGGACAGCAGAGGATGTTCATTGCCGGATACTTTTTCCGCAACGCGAGTAACCCTCTAAATGCTGCAGACCAACTCTTATATAAACCTCCGAGAGGACTTCCTAAAGGGAACACGTCATTATCAAACATGAAAATGGCTGTTTCTACCCGCTCGAATATTCCGAAAGTCGAGAAGTCAATGTCAACTCCGAACGTTCCAACAGCGGGCACTCGGATCTCTCGCACAGAGAGCGTGTCCGAAATCCCCTCCGAGACAACCAACGTTTCAATCGAGCTACGCTTCAAGAAGAAGTCTTCCCCATAGAGGTAGCGATTGATCGGAGAGATGGAGTCGGGTGTCCGCATAGATAGCCACCGGACTTGTGCCTCTGGGTCGATCGCTCTCCCCTGCATATGCACGATGGCTCCATTGCGACTGATCGGGAAGACAATCCTTCCGCTGAATACCTCTTTCCCGTAGTCATTAATGAGGTTGGTAGTCTCTAACTCCTTGAGAGACATGCCATTGTCTCTCAGATAATGGTCATGCGGAGCATAACCAAAGGTGACTCGCTCGAGAACGTTGACCAGTCCTCTCTCATTCAGAATCTCGATCGCTGTATCATCAACGGCTGCTGCATAGAGGTTCATCGCCCTCTCCATAATCTGGATGTGCTGCCGCCATTTGAACTTGTCCAGGTGAGAGACTTTCTCTCTGGGAGGGACTTCTCCCCGCACAACCTGGATGTCATAGATGAGATATTCCAACCGACCGGATCGAAGACACTCCGGCTTAAAACAGTGATATCGACCTTCCTTAATACGAAAGTCGTCGCTGCCCCCACAGAATGGACAGGATTGACGACCTTCTTTGAACGTTAAATTGAGTGCCTGGCGGGCAGATTCATTGAGAGAACTTAGAGACATAAAGATTCCTGCGGGTATTGGGCTTTCAATTTAGCTTCTTCGATAGCTCGTTGAACATCCGACTTTGAAACCCGAAGACTTTGAGAGATTTTTTCTCCTAGTCCCAAAGACTGGCGATTTAGAACAACGAGGGAGTCTGGAATACTCTCTCCATAAATTTGGAATAACTTGAAGTGGAATCGTTTCAAGCGTTCCAGATATTCAACTTTGCTGCGCGGTGGCTGTAGCTGAGTACGCAGTAAATACTCTAAAGACTCAAGAACGTCTTTGATAACATCTTCGGTGTCTTCTTCTGCCCAATTCAATTCGTCCAGGACGTGGGCTACCGAGTTGATTTCGAGTTGTTGGCTGACTGTTTCGAGTACTTTATTAAAATCGCTGTAAAGGCAGTAAATTGCACCAGTATTCTGGAAGCGCGTGTAGAGAAGAGAAATATAGGTCTCTCTGATAAAGAACCTGACTGTCGCAGGCGCGACAGGCAAACTCTGCATTAGCGTTACTCCTGAGCGGGTTTTCTGTTTCTAGTTAACTCGAAGTCCGGTGTGCAAAAGCTACCGTAAATTTCGAAGCAGTTCAAGTAACACTTCGACTTTTAACTCTACTGGGTTAACCCCGTAGAAATCTGACATGAACTTCTGCCGTTTTACAGAAGCCGTCTCTAGATAAAACTCTTCCTCGTCATGGAAGTCAACCAGTATCGCTCTCGTCTTACCTGGTCGGTTTGAGCGGAGAAACCTTCCGTTCCGCTGCTTGTAAGATACCCAACTGGTACCTCCACACGCAAGAATACAGAAAGATAGAGGAAGGTCCAAACCCGTGACAAAGGTTCTCCCGCCCACGGCCAACTTTAAGGTGCAGTTCTCGAGGCCCGCGAGGATAACGTCCCGTTCCTCCTTTTCAGTCTTGCTGTACAGGTAAGGAGCATGAATCCCTCGTTTTGCCAGCTCAGAGGTGAAGAAGTTCCCTGCGTCTATTCGTTCTACCATAATTAGACCCGGAAAAGTCCAATCACTTCGGTAGAATGCCTCGGCGAGATCGAGAATGATCTCGTTGCGATCGCGGTTCCGATGCAACGCCAGGTCATAAACGCCAGAAGGATCTGGCTTACCTGTTGGAGTCGGATACCAGACAGCATTTGTATTTCTATCCACTTGAGCATCGGGATAGATCAACTTTGGGTCGGGCACTCTAATAACGTAGAACTCTGGAGTGAGCATAGTTCCAGTTTCGATGCTCTCTGTCTCGTCTCGCCAATAAATAATAGGCCCCAGTGCCGCTGTTTGAAACAGTCCTTCTTTGTCCTTTAGCGCGGTTGCTGTGAATCCAATTCGGGCTGCTGTTTTCTTCGCGTACTTGTTGATGGTGCTTGAGAGCTTAGGGCCTACTCGGTGAGCCTCATCGCAGATAAGAATGTCAGCATCCGCCAAGACCTCATGTCTACTGCAGGCTGACGCATTCGTCATCACAGTGACTCTTTTAATAATTTTCTTGCCGTCCCCAAAGATCCCAACATTTTCGTCCAGATAGTTAGACAGCTCGCGCACAAGTTGATTCACCAGGTTGACGCTATCGGCTGTGACAACTATCTTAGCCTCTGGAAAATGGCTGATAAAGTAGGCCATCACCAGAGTCTTCCCGTCACCCGTAGGAATTTTAATAACTCCTCGCAGCCAGGTCAGAGCAGCCTGAGTCGCTTCATGCTGGTAGGGGCGAGGAGACTTACCCATAGCTTGCACCCTGGCTAAGAAAGCATCAGGGCTGGAGGGAAAGATCTGAGGGGCATTATTGACAATTTGAAACCCGATTCCTCTGTCTGAGAGGATATCCGCTACCAATGGGAGGATGCCAGTTGGAAGTGACCCACCATGACCCGCGAAGGGAGACCCAGGTTTGAAAAATCGGGTCTCTTTCGGTTGAATATTCGGGTTCTTATACTTTTTCGCAAAGAGGTCTGACCTATCGACATAAGTAAATTTTTCGAGGAGGGCTGATGACGTGTCCGGATCGAGAATCTCCCCTTTAATAATTGCCTGGCAGGCGTCAAATTCAATAGTGACCATCTTTCTTTGAAAAAAAATACGAACGGTTCAAGATTTTGAACCGTTCGTCATTGCAATTAACGTTTACTCTTCGAACAAGTTGGGTTCGTTGGAAACACTGTCTCCGTTGGTCGAACCGTTATTAGCTCGGGGCGTCCGAGCGGTTACAGCCGGCATCTCGTCTGGTACAGGAGTCGCCGTTACTGGAATAGGAGCTCCATTCGTAAACGGATTGAACGATGGAGTAGCAACGACCGTTGACTTCTCAGCAGCGGCGACTTCTGGACCGTAAACAATCCCTTCGATATTGGGCACCTCCGCGATGTAGGGTCTGGGCTCTCGGATGCGACCCTCTTCATCGAGTTCTCCCCCGTTGGCTACAAACTCACTCTTGTAGTAGGCGATCATCTCGGCATACGCTGGGTCGCCCAAGTCGAGGACTTCCACCAAGTTAAAGGCCGGGATACACTTGATGGTGGCTACCTGCTCCTCTTTAGGAGCCTGAGCTGCCCAGACTTCAACGATAGCTGGATAGTACAACTCGCCCTTGACAGACTGAACGATGCCGTTGTTGTAAAGGTAGTCGATGAAAGCTTTACAGACCTTCGCCTCTTTAGGAACAGGGCTGTTCGGCTCCGTTAAAATCTTCGCCGTCGTTTTGTTGGCGACTGAAGTCGACAGACTCAGATTAATAATGGGTGGCTTTGGATAGAGAGGCGTTTTCTGGTCGTAGTGTTTCAGTTCGTTGAACGGAACCCACTGCCGCACGATTTTCCGCTTCACACTCAGGTCAATATCGCCAATCCCAAATTCCAACGCCAGGAATAGAACAGTCGTCTCTCCGCCGCAGGTTGAAGACTCTTTTGCCTCTGGATGCTTCGCAACGTAGGTTCCATTGCGTACGCATTCCTCACAAGGACCCCGGTACCCCGAGGGGTTATAGACCAGAATCTCTCGACTTGGGACATAGGGCTTGTTGTACTCCTGAGCCCCATAAATCGGACGTGGGAACGGAACGTTAGAGTGAACTGGATCACTCCAGCCAGAGGGGTGCATCGAAATGGTCTGACAGAGCAACTTCCGGTCCTCTTTGGGGTTAGGTCCATTGAGGTAATGCTTGAGACCAGAGGCCGAGCGAAGGATAATCCCTCGAATCGCCAGTACGTCCTTGAGCTCAACCAGCTCGGTACCAGGAGCCCACCAGGCAATATCGGTGTCTTGAGCTACCCGAGAGTTGCGAAACTTGGCGAACGGGTTTTGACCCGGAATGATCTTCTGGACGAGAGACTGAAGCTCACTAGGAGCTTCGTCCGCGACTAGCGGTTGGACTTCTACTCCCAACCCTGACACACCTCTGAAGGCACTCAGAGCCGAGGGTTTTGCTTGGGTCAGGTCGGTAGATTCCGGTAAAGTGTTGGAGTCGTTGTTTTTCTTGGTCATTTCAGTCAGTAGTTGATTGCGAATTGATGAGCTTCGTTCGAAGGGGTAAACGACCAATAGGTCTTCCCTTTATAAATCTTGGGATAAAACCCAGGGCATCTTTCGGTCGCAAGTATGGTACTTGCCGCTCTAACCCAGGTCGCAAACATGGAAGCTGTGGCTTCTAAGGTGGAGTAGCGACCGAGGAAAGCCTCTAAATAAACCCACAGCGGCGGGCACATCGCGTAGGTATTATACTTCTTCGACCCGGTCACCAAAGTGGCGTACAGGATCGACTTCTCTGGCTCGTGTGGAAGAAAAAGGGGGTAAATTAACCGTCTGGGTATGGATGACCAGACCTTAACGGCATCTGGGCGATGGAGAGCCTCTACTAACTCAACGGCAGTCTTCTCTCCGACATCGTCATACACATTGTAATCCAATGGGTCTGGGAGTTTCACTTGAAACTCCAGCCTGAATAAGTCATCGAAGTCGATCGCCAGCCGTTGCCACCGCGCATCTTTTATTAAACTCCCCTTTTCTTTATCCCAGTCGACTTTAGTCAAGTCGATCTGAGGAAGCCCGCATTTATATAACTTCTCCTGGGGTCCCTCCAAAGTATCAAAGGGGCTGCACAGAATAAAGACGCGATACTCGGGCCGTGGGTTCATCTTGAACCCCTTTGGAAAAGGCTCGTTAGGAATTGCAATGTAGGTCTTAGGCTCTGGGAAGAACCCTCCCTCTACATGCTCCTTCATCGTTTGAAAACTCACCTTCCACAGAAACTCTACCTTTGGCTCGTTTCGGAGCATCCAGTACAGTCGATGTGGAGCTCCTTTCACAACATAAGTCTTACCTGTCTCAACTTGAGACAAAAGGCTATTGAGAGAAGACTCGCTGATAACCATTCGGTGTCTCCGGGGAAAGGTCATCTGGCTCGGCGAGGTCTTTGCCTGCCAGCATTTTCAACACATCGAGGGGTCGCAACGGAGCGGTCGATGTGAGATATCGATAGAGGATATCCTTTGCAAACAGGTGATCCTGATGAGGATGGTTGCACATAGCCTTATCGATATCGGAGAAGATCTGCTGAATTAACTGGTGGGGGTCAATGCTGCCGCTATTCTGTTTCCACCACTCATTAATTTCTCGGTAGTAGTTCGCATTGAAACGACACATCCTGAGCATCTCATACAGCTTCAGTCTCTCGACTCGAGTGGCATAGTAGAGTGTTTCCGCCACGCTGACTGGATGGAAATAGGGGTCGTCTATCTTGCAGGAGTCGATCGCCGCCAGGGCGCTGCGAATACTTCCTCCGGCCCGCTTCGTTATTAACTCGACGGACTCGTCCGGCATACTTGGAAATTTCTCCTGGATATAAGAGGCAATCTCGTGGTCCTGGAGCTGGCGGAACCGCATATAAAACGTCCTATCGACAAGAGCTTTCAGCGTCGTTGGATCGACTCTCTCCTCCTCCATCGTTATAAAGATGAAGGTAACTTTCGTTCGCTCTATCACGCAGGGGAGCTCAGGGTAGAACAATAAGTCCTGAAGGCGATCGCGAGGTACACTTTGCAGCTCGTCAAAAACAACGAACTTACGGTTCAGATGATCAGCCGCGAAACCGTTAGGAGGACGGAATGCCTCCGCGATCACTTTCTTAAACTGCTCAGCCAGCGTGGCATCTTGACCTCGTTGAACCCAGAACCAATTCCCGGTGGGGTTGCTGGTTCTCGGGTCTGACCGGCAGACCTCGCACTCTCCACATAATTCGCTCTCTCCGGTCTTCCTGTTGGGACACAGGGCAGCACGAAGAAATAAGCGGACGGCTGCACCCTTTCCTGTACCTGTAAATCCAGATACCGTGATCGCCGGGGGGAAATCTGAGGGGTTTCCCTCTAAGAAATGGCGGAGGCGTTTGGCTTCTCTACTGTGAAACTTAAAATCCCTCCAATATTGAGGGTCGAGTTGCAATGCAAGATTGGACATTATCTTTCCTGATGCACAATACGGGCTAGAACTTGCAAGGGGTCGATTTGTCCGACTTCCAATCCTTGTTCTACATCATAATCAAGAAGAAGACGAGACGAGCGGATCTTCTCCAGTAGCAGAGACCATACATGAACATCCACCGTACCTGCATGACAGGTCACATGAGTATGCACTTCGTTAGCTACTGAACCCGGGCGGTAAACCCTCGATACGGCCTGGTTAAATCGCTTGGCCTCCCACGGTAAGTCGTGGAAGACCGATGTAGACGCAGATGTCAGATCGATACTTTCACCAGTCAGACGGCGGGAGAATATTCCGGCCGTGCAGGATGGATCATACATGAAACGGTCAATCCGATCGACCCTCTCCTCTCCGCTTAAACGTCTGGGTTCTTCCAGGTCGTCTTCGGCATATATCCTCACGACAGCCTGTCCCAGTTCTCTCTTGAATAGCTCTTTTAAGTGTCGACCTGGGTCTATAAATTCAGTGAAGACGACGGCCTTCTCCCCACGCCGAATAACCTCCCGAACAATATTGAGGCACTCGCGAGCCTTCGCGGAGTCCTTGGCGTTTGAGACCTTCATTAATCGATGGATAAGAGAGAACGCTTTCGCTCGAACGCCCTGCCCATCTGGATACTGTAATAGTCTCTCCATCTCGTCGAAGTGTTGATGAAGAGCTCGTCTGTAGACTTCGGCGTGCTCTGGGTCCATCTGAACTGCATGGACTTCTATTGGGAGAAGCTTTGGAAGGTCGACGCACCACCGGATATTGGGGTCGTCTAACGTCGCTCTGTGGATAAAAGGAGAAACAGCATCGTAGTAAGGGCGAAGCCTACCCACAGATAGATGCGCGAGATAGCGTTTTGGTACATCATCATCCAGGTCTACCTCTCCGAGCATGTAGTTCGTTTGGACTTGAGTCTTGGTCCCGAACTCTCTGACAAAGTCTTTAGACGAGTAATTCCATATGTTTCCGTATACTAACTGGCACAGGTCAGAAACATCTTGTAGGTCTCCGTCCGATAATGTACCAGACAGGGCTAGAACCCTTTTAGCGTGTCTTCGTATGAAATTGAGATGTTGTGTCCTCTTCGACCCTTTCTTGAAGTTATGAATTTCATCTACAATCAGGAACGAAGGTAAACGGTGTAACTTGAACGCCAACCGGCTGAATGACCTACGAGTTGTTTTTAATAACTTGGACTGCCTTTTCATCAAGTCCATGTGATATACCCAGACGGGCGCTGTTGATTCTATGACTGCTTTTTCTGAGTCAATCACTTGAATGAGCCCCGCTAATGCAGGAATTCGTTCAAGGTCAACAGCCCATCGAACTCTAGCCGAAGCAACGGAAGGAACAATGACATGAACTCTACCAGGTCTGGATTTTTTGATGTCTGGATAGACCGATGCGATGGTCAGACCAGCAATCAAGGTTTTTCCAATCCCTGGGGCTCCCGCGCAGATATTTTTTCTGCGACTTGCGTATAGAGCTGCGTATTCAAACTGGTAAGGTCTCTTTTTAAGGAAGGGATTCTCCTTAAGAGTCTGCTCGTATAACGCTCGCGTTTTCCTCTCAAGGTCTAAACTATTGAGACCGTTTGTTAAGTCAGCCGTATTTAGGTCTGATATAGGACGGGGAATCCATAAACAAGTGTCATTCTTTAGAAATTCCTCGTCTAAAACTCTTTCGGATGACTCGCTGTAAATAATGGAGGTCATAGTAGTGGGCGAATTGAATGACTTGGACAGAGCTAGACCGCGTGGGGGAAACTCATGCGTCTTAAAAATTGAGCTTTATGGCAATATGACTGGGATCTACTGCGTCATTGGCTACTTTGTTCAAATGATGAAAGAAAACCCCGGGCATATTCCAATAGACCTGACACTCGATAACAACTCAGCGGCAGGTACCATCCGACTTGAATGTAGTAACTTCCCCCCCCCCCCCCCCCAAGACCCTAAAGCAGATCCTTCAGATAACCCAGGTCTCGTCTGAACTGCCAGACTGGAGAGCCTGGCAACTCAGGTAAAGTCCTTACCTCTCGAACTTTGTACTGATTGTAAGCATCGAGCTCGATGTCCGACTCTACTCTCATCTCCGATCGCCCAACTGCAACCGGATTGTATGTAAAGACCAGCGGATGTAATCCCAGCCTGTAGTTATTCGTCCGCCTGCAGTTTCTTAACTTCAGTTTTTTGAACCGGGCATCCAAGAGCTGAAGTGCCCGAAACGCGACACTGCCGGCTATCAGAATAGGAACATCAGGAACATACTGGTCAAGCACGCGCAAGTCGTTGCTCAACCAGGAGGAGACACAGGCCTTCAGATGCTTGTCCGGTATGGACTTTCCTTCGGGGTCACATCGGACCGCGTTGGTCATCCAGACCTCTGTGAAGGTGTCCAGCCTCAGCTCCTCCAAATAATATCGGATGGCACTGCCCGCATTGCGGAACCCCAGAAGGGAGACCTTTCCTCTACTAACCTGAGGCTGACGCTTGACATCATTAGAGACAAACGGGATGTTGTCCTCGGACTCATAGTGTCCGGGGTAGTCCGATATCAGAATGAGTCTCACCTGAGACAGGTCATCTGGCCCTGCCCCACCAACAGCCTTTCCTTTTCTAAAACTGCAACCGCTACATTCGCGATTGAACTGAATAAGTGGGTGGCGATCGCTACCATCACTGTATGTCGTGCAGGTCACTTTCGATTTCCCTTGCGTAGATTACAGGTTTCTCGCCGGGTACTGGAGACTTGTACACCCGGGTGACTAAGTAATGAGTCCCGTCCTCGTCACTTAAAAGAACGTCCCCCTGGGCGACCAACCATTGTTGACTACTCCAGGGGAGATAAGACGGGTACCGAATTTTATACTTTTCAGGGTTCTCCCGCATAAATCTTGAAGACTCGTAGTTTGTCTCTCTTTCGACTTTCAATCCTGAACTGGTCAAGGTTAAACTGATGCGTGACGTACTCAGTCGCGGCTAGGAGATCGGCGATCTCGTCTTCCATCCTTTCCTTTAAGCTTCCCTTCCCGTCGGGATGGATATCCGTGTCCATGTAGCTAATCTTCTTCGCAACAATCTGCTGAAGCTCGCCTGCTTCCTCTAAAAGTTTTACGAGTCCTTTATGGATGAGTGGCATTATTCGTCTGTGTTGATTTGGTCAGGTGTGGCTAGGGAACATTGCAGAAGGAAATTGAGTTCGATTCCATCCATCATCGCTGGCTTGACGTAGAGAACCCAGGACTTTCCTCCCTTCTTAAAGGTTAAGATCTTCTGGTTCATTACGGCATTAGCGGACTGAATTTTTAATCGGCCCAAGTAGGTCTTAACCAGTTTCAGAGACGACAGAAGCGTCTTACTGTTGATCAGTACCGGTGCCCAACTACCCTCAGAGTTAACTGGGTCGAAAGGGGCGACCGCCTGGTCAAAGTCACCGACTTTCCCAGATTGAAGAACGACCATCTGCCCAGACTTCTCCATAAGGAGTAGGTCCTGCTGAGGGTCGGAATTAGAAGGCTGTTGAATAATCACAGCCGAGACCATCTCGTCAATAGAAGGAAGTCGGGTAGCATAACTGCTCAGGTCCGGATGGTCGTTAAACAAGACGGTATCCTGTCGCAAACGAACATTCAATGGGTACATTCTGAGACTGGTCGACCCCGCTGGACCTGCAAAAGTGACCCACTCTTCTCCGGCCTCTTCATCGTCTCCATCCTTTGTGATGTAGACATCGACCAAATCTTTAGAGCCGCCCAGTCCGGACAGACGTTTGAGCTGCCGGCCCTCGATCGCGAACTTCATAGGGGCGGTCAAGTTATTGGCGCAGACAGGGATGGATAGTTGAGCGTATGCTAAGTAGGCGGACTTGAAGGATGCAGACAACGTCAGGCGGTCGCGATCGATTTCGACTAGGGCCAAGGTGTTTGCCGCATCCCCTTCGAAAGGTTTCTCATTAGAAAGACCTGCGAAGGAATCTAAGAGGAAGACAGCCTGGTTAAATTCGTCTGCAGACACCGAAACAATAGAGTCTCCCTCAAAATCAATCAGGGGTCCAAAGTCGGATGTCGGTCCAGGGTACTGACGGATGGTACTGCTCGCCCGCTGGCGCTCAGCTCCGCTTGCCGACACGTAATAGTCAGCCTTTAGAACCAGCCGACCCCGCTCGGTCTTGAGTGTTAAGCTCCCAGTGTTTCCAGCAACCAATCTGTCTAGACGCTCTTTCAACTCCTTCTGGTCAATCAGGAGCTCGATCCCTTCCATGCCTCCCTCATCTGCGCCTTGGTGGATGAACTCTCGTCGAAAAATAGCTCGGCGAGGCTCTATAGAGGTCAGTTGGGTTTTATTAAATGCGAGTTGTCTTAAAAGCACACAACTCGTTGCGGTCAAAATCTCATCTGGAGAATAACTATAGACCTTTGCCAACAGGCCTTTAAGGTTGAGTGCTTGCGCGAAACGTATAGTCATCGAACATATCAAGCAAGTGAGTTTAGGTCGTCCTCTCCGTCGTCATGTAACGGAGGTAACTTTTCAATCTCTCCTAGATTGAATTCGGAAAGCATCGTCTGATAACTATCCCTTTCCTGAAAGATTTCCGCCAGCTTCGGGTTCAGGATCATGTTGACCTCATACCGTAAGTTGTCCATCAGCCGAGTAAAGGCACTCTTTCGAGACCTTTGCCACAGGTTCAGTTCGACAACATAGACGATGAGTAGTCCCGGCCCTAAAGAGTTAGGTGCTATTGCTACCTTCCCTCTTTTCGCATTGTAGTTAATGCGATCGATGTCCGAGAAAATCCCATAGAGGAACCCAGACGAGGTCTCGTTTGAATAAACGAGGTTCCCGATTGGAATCCGCAGGCTGTAATTACCTCTGTTGCAGTCCAGCACGAATAACAAGTCCCGGTGTGAGGATACCTGTAGGGTAACAGTCTGCTCTTCGGACAGGTACAGGGCGGTCTCTATCTTTCCAATCTGACTTGAAAGATAGACCTGGGGATGATGGTCGAGAATCCATTGAGGGTCTCGAACCCATTTCCGGATAGTGAATAGGCGACCAAACGACTTTTCGATCATTTCTGAGGGAACGAAGGTGGAGGTATATTGCTGTTGTTAACGTTAGATAGAGAAGAGGCTTGTTGTTGCAGAGACGTGTTTCGGAATTGCTGAAAGATAGCATTCCACAGACTTGCGTTTGCCGTCTGCATGGTATGTCTGATCCGCAGCGCCACCTCTTCCATATCTTCCTTTAAGGATACTGGAATAGATTCATCAGACTCATAATGAATCTCCAGGATTCCGTAGTATACAGGGTCTTGGTAGATGAGATACTGAGCCACCTGAACTACACCATAGACCTGAAGCATCTTTCCGTGCTCTCCAAGGTCCTGAACATTGGCCTCGTTCCTGAACAGGTCATTATTAAAACAGGACTCGATCGATTTATTAAAAATCCCAACTGGAGCACTCTGGTACTCCTTGAAGAAAGGCGCAGCCTTAGGCACCCCTTCTTCATTCGTGATGGAGATTCGATTATAGTGCCGACCAGACCCTGTAATATCTCCGTTGTGGAACTCGTACATGACGATACGAATGGCATCTTCACCCGCCCGTCCCAGGAGGAAGCTCAGCATCTGAGCTATCTTCATGTCGTGCTTAAACGGATGCAGCGGTTGACTTAGCCATCTTTGGAGCAAAGGTATCAGAAACCTCTGAATTGCCCCAGCAATAATCAACAGACCGATAAGAATGAGGTAGCCTTCGATCGAAGACAACGTCTCTTTAATATCAGTCGTAACTTTGTTCTCCGGATGTGCCTGAGTGGTTGTTAGATTTTGAGCCTGGGTGGTTTGGACAGGTTTAACTCCAGACTCTGCTGGCGGACTTTGTGGAGTAGAAGTGGATGGAGACATAAAAAGGAAGTAGGCTCTCCCTCCAGTATTGCGACTAAAGGAGAGCCTCAAGTACTCATTTGAAAGGACGGAGAAACGGCTAATGCGCCCAGAATCTGGAGGTAGAAGGGTCCGCTTTACCCGGCAATTCCCAGTTGAAGGTCTCAGCTTGAGCCTCCTCCATTAACGTCTGGAGTTCTTTAGCCCAGTATTTAACATCTTCGTCTGGACGATAGACAGGTACAAAGGTCACACCGTCGTACATGCACTTCGTCTCATCCAAGATGAGTTTTCCTGGAACGATCACGATGATCTCATCATGAACGAGCATGGATAATTTGGGTCGGAATGCCAGAGGTTCTTTTTCAAGACGCTCAGAGATTTTCCACAGCGCGAGCTTAGCTTGCTCCGCTGCCATCGATTGGATGCAGTGGTTTACACCCGATCGGGCCGGGGATGCTCCAGCCTTCTTCGCGTTATCTTCCGCCGTCCAGCGGATTCGACCCAGGGAGTTCTCGACCCAGCCTCTCGCATTCGAGAACCCAGCCTTTTCCTGAGCCCAGGCATGAAATTCAGGATAGAGCGATTGGTGAGCCTTAATCCACTGAGCACACTCTTCCTCACGCACATAGTTCAGTTGCGCCATTGCTTGGGCGGTCTGCATGTACGCGATTCCGAAGTTTGTCTTTTTCCCGTAATCCCGGGCACACCCTTTCTGAACGATCAGGGTCTCATCTTTGGAGATGCGAACCCACTCATACTCGGGTCTTCCCTCAAACAGTCGCGGGAAACAGCAAAACACGGCAGTCAGACAGTGCAAATCCGCGTGCGGGTTTGGGTAGAAGATCTGCTGGCCGTCTTTGAACATAGGTTGTCCAGAGGCATCTAGAAGAGGCAGAGTCTTCGAGTCACTGAACGCCTTCAACATCGCCGTATCTTTCGACTCGAAGGCAGCAATGTATAGTTCTTGGTTACCGTAGTCGCAACTTAATACTGCCCAGTCGTCAGGAGCCACAAACGCCTGACGCATAGTAATACCTGGCTTTGGTTTGCCGTCGTGAGACCGAAGACCGATCTTAACGACGGCGTCTATTGTTGGAGTTGACATACCGACTCCGAGCCTCCTTCCCTCTATCTGTCAAGCGATACGGAGATGCGTTAACAACCCAGCCCCTTTTCTCTAAGGACTCCAGAGTCGTGCGAGTCTGGCTGGAAGTCATAAAATTCCTGACCGCGTGGTACGGCAGAAGAAGGATTCCCTCCTCAAATGCTACGAGGAGGATAATTTCAAACTTGGTCGGTTTAGAGAACCCTCTACTCATACCTGGGACTGTCGCTTGAAGTAGGTGACTGCCTCGATCGCCAGTTGTCGATAGATCTCATTGCAGACAGCCGTTAGTTGAAGAGCGTTAACTGGATAGAAAATCTGGTGCGCCAGCTCTCGGATCTTAGAATCCTCCGGCAACCCGCCGGACTCCCGATAAGTCTCTGCCTCTCTAAAGAGAACCAGAATCTCCGGCATACTTTTTTTGACTAACAAGTCTTCTAAGGTTTTACTCACAGGTTCCTCGTGGCAAACATTTCCCTCACCGGCGTGCGATCGCCCTTGCAACTGATCGCTCTTGGAGCATCCAACAACTCAATCTCGAACCCTGCATTGGCGTAGAGGTCGAGAATCCGATCGGTGGCTTTGTTTGATGCGATAACTGGACCGGGTAGAACCTTCAGCCTTTCGACCAGTTCAACCTGCTCTTCCCAGGAGAACCCGTCTTTCGAGTACTGCACAAACCCATCGTCGTAAGGTGGGTCGCAGTAAGTGAAGTCGTCTTCACGCCCGTTTGCCAGCAGGAGATCTGCAAAGTGCATTTGGGTGAAGCTCCACCGTCCCATCACTCCGGCATAGTACGGCAGCTCGTCCAGACGATAGTTCACAGACTTGTACTTGCCAAAAGGAACGTTAAACTCTCCCTTAGCATTGAACCGGGTCAGGCCGTTGAAGCAGGTTTTATTCAAAAAGTAGAAGAGTTGAGCTGACCTGTGCGACCAGGGGTCTCCCTTGATAAATCCCTTGTTAAATTCCTGCCGCATCCTATAGAAATGGTCTTTCTCACAGACAAAGTACTCTGGGTTAAAGGGAATTCCTGTAGAGACCCAGGTATAGAGATTAATAATTGCCTGGTTGACGTCATTTAATAAAGCGTGTTTAGGCAGTATCTCAAACGTCACCGCCGCACCACCCGCGAACGGTTCGACGACTCGATATCCATCGAACCGTTCAAGATAAATCTGCTTAATTTTGGGAGCCAACCAGCTTTTGCCGCCGGCTGATTTAATTAAAGGTTTCATCGACTCCAAGTGGTTCTCTAAGCGTTCTACCGACTTCTTTGACGGTGAATATGCAGTATCCCTCTGGGATTCCATACCCTTCCTTCAGAACATAAGGGATGGTTCCAAAGATAGACCGTCCGGTAAAGCACCCGCCGATTTCATCTGGAACCAGGTCCGGCACAAACTCCTTCAAGACAAAGGAGTCGCCAACCTGAAAATCTCTGTCGTTTCTTCTGAACTCAAAGGGTTTCACCCGGCTCCATAAGGCTTCAAAGGGTTCGGGATGCGTCTTAAGAATGTGGTGTGTCATGTTTATCTAACTCCGCGTCGATTTTCTCAATCAGGTGAGCTAATGCTCGTTTTAGGGTCAGAAGTTGAATCTTGTCCATGAGATGTAACTTTAGGTCTCCCAGGTCGCAGACGATGTCGCTAGGCTGCGAAGGGGTTCCAGTCGGGTAAGAGTTGGTCATAATTCGCTGAGCTGGGAAATAGATCATTAAACGGACGCTCGATCTCGATATACGTCCGGGCGGAAATGTTTTGAGGATTTGGGTTTGACCCACTGGAGCGTCCAGTAGCCGCCCCCAACATGTCCAGATGGCTATGAATACAACCTGTGCAAGGGTTTACATACGATCGCAAGTCCATCGAGTATAACTTCTGGAGTTTTTTATACTCCACGATTAACGAGCAGGTTTTGCTCATCGCCAGTGCCACGGACTCTTCGATGTTAGCGATCGTTCCGTAGACTGCCTGCTCATCATCATCGACGAAGTCCGGTTCACCCTTCTCTTCTATCTGAGCTAACAGGTCTAACAGTCGAGTCAGCAATTGAGTCTGCGAGCTATCGAGGTTCAGCCTGGTGTGCTGATTTATTAAAATCTTCAGCTTCACAGGGTTGTTCAACGTCTTAAACGCCGCGTCCGATGGAATCCGATCCTCCGTCCAGAGACAGGGTTCGGTTGGCAGTCCTAAGATCTCACAGAGTTCCGACGCTACCTCGTACAGCCGTCCAGAGAGGGTCTCTTCATCTTTTATGGCTCGTTGGATGTCTTCCAATAGAGCAGCCGAGACCGGCAGCCCGTTGTACTCCATCTCGGCGGCAACGGAGCACATTTTCATTTCCAGGTCGAGCGTCCTCGCCATCCCCAGCCCATAGTTTTTATCGTCTGCTCCGTTGGGATTCAGAGGAGAGACTGGGAGGGGATTGATGATGACCGGGAGCATCATATCGTGCAGGTCGTGTAAGTACATTACGTCGGAGGCGGCGTACTGCAACTTCTCTTGCGTCAGAGGGCGAGGGTACCAGTCCGATACCTGCTCGCTGCCCTTACCGAAGACGTGGACATCCAACCAATCCCGCGACACGTCGGCAAGGGTATGTCCCATCTGTCGGGCGTATTTGGAACCGGTGGCGTTCCCTATTAATTTTGCCATGAGACGAACGTCCCAGGCGTTTCGGAGGAACACACCGTAGTGACGAAAGAGAAACTTCAGGTCAAATTGACTCTGAAATAAAAGGAGTTTCTTCCGCGACCGCAGGTACTCGTACATGGGACGGCGATCGTAATCCCGTCTCTCCAGCTCGAGGATGTCAAATATGTGGGGCACTGTACCCCTTCCCTTTAGAGTCAGCAGACTGATGCGACCGGTGTGGGGGTCAAGAGCAGACCCACCACGACCTCTCCACTTCTGGAGGACGTGAGTTTCTACGTCACATGCTGGGTCAGGTTCGGGTTCTAAGTAAGAAAGAGCCCGAAGATACTCCTCAGGCTCTTTCAAATAAACAAAGTCAATCATTCGTCGCTTGTACTTCCGTAAGGAATTTGCTGGGTAGAGTCGGCGGTATAGGAGAAGTGATAGGTGGTCTGAGACTCAGCGGAGGTGTCCGGTGATTGCAAAAACGTAATATAGTCCTCGACCATCAACCGGAGCTTCATAGCATCCTGCCAGCGCATGGTGGCCTCTTGATTCTGGCGGAGGATTGACTCAACCATTTCCGTAGACATATCGACGGCCTCCTTCGCTCTCCGCTCTGCTGCCAGGACATGTTCGTAGAACTTTTCCAGAGGCAGTTGAGCGATTTCAGGAGGGATTCTTTGTTTGAGCTCCATACTTTTAAGTGTTCAAAACTGTTTCATACAGCTTATCAAAAACATCCGAGTCGGATAAAAGTTTCATGACGGACTTCTCTCCCTGCCCGATTCGAGCCATCCCTTTCTTGGGGTCAACTTCCAGTCCCAAAGATTGCGCCAGCTCACTATATTGAGGAGCGAAGTTATAGTAACTTCCACCCAACCTAATGACTTCTCGAACTTTCAGCTCCTCGAACAAAGCAGAGCGTAGGTCAATGCCACTGTCTCGGATACTAATCTCACAGCTCTGGTGACTTCTAGAAGTCGAACTTTTAATGAGCTCTATTCGGGAACGGATGCCTCCGTCTTCCTCATTTTTAATAATCTCCGTTCTGGAGATGCGGAGTCGGAGAGTCTGATAGTAAGGAGTGGCCATACCGCCTGGAGTCACCTCTGGGTTACCATACCCACCTATCTTGTTTCGAAGTTGGTTGATCCAGATCAAAATACTGCGGTTGTATTTGACGATACCTCCGATCATCGGCATGTACTGACTCATGAACCGAGCCTGGAGACCCGGCTGCTCTGAATCTCCGATGTCTCGTTCGAAGGAGCACCTTGGCTTAAATGCGGCGAGAGAGTCTATTATGGCAACTCGAGGAGTTCCGTCCTTAGTAGGAAGAAATGCCCTTAAGAAGTTGACTCCATCCTCTGCGGTGATGAAGTCTCGGTCTTTAACTTTATCGAAATAGAAAAAGTTAGGCTGACATTTCGCCCGTTTGATTGCATCGCGATTGGGGTCGAGTCGATGTTCATAATCTAAATAAGCCGTCGGCCACCCTCGCTCCTGCGCCAGGCTCATGACATACAAAGCGAGGGTGGTTTTACCTGAACCTGACGGTCCGAATATTTCTAACTGTCGTCCGAGAGGGATTCCTCCCCCCATGATCCGGTCCAAGTTCGGTAAACGAGTAGGCAACGTTTCTAAATAAGAATAATCGCCGAATTCAATATCGAATTCGTCCTTGAGCCTCGACTGAAGCTCTTCCATTGTTTCAGACATCGATGTCTTTGCCTCTTAAGTCAGTTGAGTATTCGTAGAGGAGGGAACGAGCCTGCTCTTGTAGTAAGCTAAGTCGTAGCATAACAATCTCGGTACACTGTTTTCCGCTCAATTGGGGCAACCGATCTTGAAGCAGTTGCGCCCATTCGGCAACCCCATCAAAAAATGAGCGAGTCATCGTCAGGTCTACTTCAGCGTGCAAAACCTCCGCAATGTTCAGCGCAGTGTTGATTGCCTGCTCTTTAGACCCTTCTGACCCCCTATAGGTAATGGCGACAATATCGGAAAATAATTTTAGAAGAGTGTCTTCAGCAGAGGTATCCTGCCCGGTTAGCCCAAATTGCTTAAAACTCTCGATCCATTCTTGCTCGTTCATAAATAATCTTCTTGAGGGCCGTTCGGTAAAAGGTTCAGTAGGTCTACAAAGGCTCGCTCTGTTAGGACGACAACCGTATGTTCAATTCCATCCCGCTCGATAGTGATGTACCAGTGGTTGATCACTCCGCGCTTGGCGTATTCCTCCCATTTCAGGGTGAAACTTTTGGCTTTGAACCGACGTTTGGCATCCCCTCGCAAAATCCCTTGGAGAAGATAATAATCACCGTCTCCATGAACAGCACCAGACCGAAGAGTCGGACGGATTACAGATGGAGAGACCTTACGACGAATTCTCCGAAGAGTTTTACGTTCGTTTCGGAAACCGCCTTTAATATAGCGGCTCTGCTGCTTCTGATTTTCGGTTTTCTCTGCCTGTGCCTGGTCAGTGCCCTTGTCAAGTTCGGGTTGTTTTTGAATTGGATGCAACCCTAAATCATCTACGGGGTCGTAAAATAATCTCCCGTTCTTCCTAAAACCAGCCGCGCAGATCTTGCACTTGCGCCCTGAATTTTTACAATTGAGATAAAAGTCGTTCGGACAGTTGTCCATTATACAAGCCCATCTAGTGTACAACACGCAAAGATTAACGGGCGGTATCAGACCGGTGGATGACCTGCTTGCGTACTTTATCAAATGGTTCAAAGGGCATGATAGTAGTGCCACTCTGGAGCCTTATACTCCTATGTCCTACCTACTATCAATCTCCTCGCAAATTCAATCCATCGACGCAGCCGGAGCTGGAGTTGGTGATGAGATAGTCTCAAAGTACTCTATCGTCTCTATCCCCGTGAACAATCAGGAGCAAACGAACCTGGTTATTCCCCCCTCAACGACAACCATTGTATCTCTGCCTACCCTACAACAGGTTGCTCTCATTTGTGTTAAAGCAAATGCTCCTGTTGATGTCTCCTTTACAAACTTCAACCAGGTTGACGTATGGATCGGCATAGCCAGTCAATACCTACTTTGGGTGAACCCGTCTGGTCTAGATATAGATCAGTTGAAGATTAAAACCACAAATGCAATCCTCACTCCAACCCACGTAACCCTTACGTTCTCAGCACTTTGAGAACGTAAGGAGACCTATCATGCGCTGAGACGCCTCAACGCTAAACGGGCAGCTTCTTCACACAGATTAACTTCCTCGGTTCCCATCGCTTCAAGAAACTTATTACACTTATTCTTACTGACCGTAAGAACTTGATAAAAACTTTGTAGCTCCTCAAGGTCTGTGGGTAAGTCTTCGGAGAGAAAAAAGCTCTTGATGTCAATGTCTTGCCAGGGAAGTCCAATGAAAAATAGAGCGGTGTCTATTACAGGACTGTAATACTGTCTTACCAGCCCGTACGATAGGTCTTCTGGGCAGAAAGGATAGAGTGAATGCCACCGGAACTCATCTGAAGATAGCCAGGCGACCAGAGCCACCTCAAGATTAACTCTGTGCCCAGGGTGCCCGTGTTGGTCTAAGCGATCGAACCAGGTGAGAGCTGTAAACATCGTCACTCCCTCGGGCAGAGGAATGTCATATCTGTTGATGATGGTCAGTTTCTCAATAAATTTATTAAGTAGCTCACTGGTGCGGGCGTATGAGTAACGAACGTCAGAGTGGTCCGGGATATTAATGATGCCGTTATACCCTTTAGGCCAGGTTACAGAAGTAACCAGGTCAGGACGATACAAAAGAGTCTGCCGGTTAGCCTTAATTGCTTTAAGTAGATAGTCCCTGAGGACCAAAGGATTTTGGATCTTATCTGGAATCTCGACCGGAGTCGGGAACATATTGGACATTCTTTCTGAATATAGTGGACAAAACTAGCAGGAAGTTGACTATGACCAAACCGAGTAGTCTGTCAGATACCAGTACTCGATTCAGTCCTAAAACCCCTGGCCAGAAGCGCTTAGTTGCAAGCATTTGGAACAACCCCATAACAGTTGTCGCGGGTCCAGCCGGAACAGGAAAAACCTGTTTGAGTATACAAACGCTGTTGGAACATCTCAAGACTCGAAAGCTCGAAAAGATTGTCTGTGTTCGCTTGGCTGTTGATACAAACGATGAGCATCTCGGCGCTCTGCCTGGGGAATTTCGAGATAAGATGGCCCCCTTTATGGGTCCGATCGTCGACAACCTGGCACAAATGTGTACCGGAACAGAGCTTCGCTATTACATCGAGAATAAATGTATCGAAACTCTTCCTGTCTCCTATCTTCGAGGGCGAACCTTCCTCAATACTGGAATTCTAGTCGAAGAATCTCAAAACATGACAGAGGAAATGATCATCACAATCCTGACTCGAATGGGGTCAGGATCGAAGGTTGTTATTAATGGCGACCCTCAACAAGTGGATGTTGAGGGCCGTAATGGAATCCTCTACGCCGCACGACTTCTCGAAGGAATTCAGGGCGTAGACGTCATCCATCTCACGGATGAGGATATCCAGCGACATCCTTTACTTCGAGAGATTCTTCGTAGGGCGGAGGCTCTAAAGGCAGCTTGACCAAGTCCCTCAGCTCTTCTTTGACTCGCTGAATCACGCCTGCCCAATCACCGGGTTCTTGCTGCCTGAATAAACGCATAGTGGGGTACCAGGGGCTATCCTCCCTCCCTACTATCCAGCGCCAATCAGCCGGGTTAGAGAGCAGTGTCCATACAGGTTTGCCCATCGCACCTGCCAGGTGGGCAGTCACCGTGTCCACGGTGATCAGCAGGTTGAGCTGTGCGATCGCGGCGGTTGTATCGGACAGGGACTTAAAGTCCTGTCCCAGATCAGGTACCCAGCCCTCCCATCCGAGCAAGTTTAACTCATCCCGCTGAACTCCCTTTTGCAGGCTGTAGAACGCAACTCCAGGCACTTCGAACAAAGGCTCAAAGTGCCTCAGCGAGCAAGAACGACTCTCGTTGTGCTTGTACAGGACTCCTCCCGCCCAGACAATACCAACTTTCAGTCGAGTATGTGCTGGAGCTTCTAACTGTTTAAGTGAGGCGGTCGCTGGAACCGATAGGTAAGGTACATGGTTGGGTACAGTATCTATCGTGGTCCCCAGAATACGCGGCAGACTCATCAGCGGGGCGTAGGTATCGAAGTGGGGCAACGGGTAGTTCAAGGGAATCACTTGGTCAATACCTGAGATGGTCGAGAGCAGTTTTAATGAACTACCCCGCCTCATAGGAGGACGGGGTTTCTAACCCGGAGTCCTCTAGATTGCGGAGTTTTTGACGCTTCGTTTCAGCCAGTTGCCGAAAGCCTCCAGCGTGTTTGGGGCTTTTGGTAGAGCCGGACTGATCAGCGTCCAAGAGGCTAGTTCCTAACCCCTTTGCCCAAATTAGGCAAACTCTAGCGGACGCAACATCTCGATCCTCTGTGCAACCACAGGGACAGTCGTGAATACGCTCCCCCAGAGTCTTTGGTTTGACTTGCCAGCATTCAGGGCAGCGCTGCGAGGGCTTGAGTTGCTGCGTCGGTGCTTCTAGGTAAACCCCGTTCGCCTCCGCTTCTTTGTATTGCAACATCCCGCGCATCATGCCCCAGCCCACATCCAGGATGGAGCGGTTCAAACCAGTCTTTTGGCGTTTGCGCTTCCCTTTTTTGGCTTTGCTGGTCATGCCTTTGATATTGAGTTTTTCCGTCACGACGAGGCTGTTGTAGCTCACGATCTCTGCCGTGCGTTTATGCGCCCAATCTGTGCGCTGTCTCGCTGCCTTGCGGACAAGCTTTGACACTCGCTGTTGAGCTTTCTTCCAGCGACGCGAACCCTTAATTTTGAGTTTGCGATTGGGGGCTCGCTTCCGCCGTTTTTGCTTTGATGCCTGCCTAACCTTTGCCTGAGCAGCAGCCAGATAGCGGGGGTTCTCAATCTTCTGACCATCACTCACGGCAATTGCCGTCAGCGTGCCAAAATCAAGCCCTACAGCACCGTCTTCAGTCTTTCGCTTCGGCTCACACTTGACCGTGATGGAGGCATACCACTTGCCGTGTCGATAAACGATGGTGCAAGTAGTCGGAGTGCCCCATGTTCGCGCTTTGCCGCGCATCTGGATTTGCCCGAGATTAGACAGTTCCAGATACCCGTTGTCGCCCGTTGTGTGAGCCTTCCAGCCACTTGTCGCGGGGTAAGTCCAGCCTGAATAGTTGCGAATCGACTGAACCCGAGGATAGCCACCCAAACCTTTGAAGAAGCGCTGAAACGCAAAATCAACCCGTTTGAGTGTGGCTTGCAACGCCTGCGAACCAAGTGCCTTGAACTCAGTCCACACTGTTTTGAACTCAGGCAGTCGGTTCTGTTGTTCGAAGTAACCTACAGACTTGCCAAGCTTTTGATAGCTATCCTTCCTGTCTGCCAAGGCAGAGTTGTAGAGATAGCAATGCAACCGTCGCCACTCATACAGCTTGCGCTCTTGAGCAACTTTCGGATACAGCCTGAAAGTGATTCTGCGGGTTACAATCATGAGGTTATTGTAGCTTGAGTTGTCATGTCTAAGACTACCTATAGAAAAGCTTCACATTGCGTTTTCTCAATTCACTTGCACGTCTTTTTTGTCCCTAAATACCGTAAGCACGTTTTCAATGCGGCAATGGTCAAACGGCTAGAGGAGATCTTTACGCGAGTGCTGGAAGCGCGAAAATGCACCCTTGAGGAGTGCGGGGCAGAAGCTAACCATATTCATCTCTTGATTGATCTGCATCCAGACAACAACATCTCAAGCCTGATGGGTAGCCTCAAGTCAGCCTCTAGCCGGATCCTGAGAAAAGAGTTTGCCGAAGAACTGAGCAAGTTCTACTGGAAGAATGTACTTTGGGGTGAACAATACTTTGTTGCGTCTACTGGCGGGGCTCCGATTGAAGTATTGAAGCAGTACATTCAGAATCAGGACTCCCCGGCAATCTAGTTGGCAACTCCGCTCCGCTTCATTGCCGCGCCTCTCATCCCCGGCTTATAGAAGACCGGGGATTTCCCGTCTACCTATTAAAGGCTCGTGGCAGGTAAGAATGACGCGCCCGCCTTTCTGAGTAGCGATCGCAGCGTAGCGAATGAACTGGATAGTGTCTCCCATTCCCTGCTCTCCGTGCAGAACCAGAGTTCGTCCGTTCAGGTCGCTGCCGTCCCACATTGGCTGTTCGAAGGGACAGGGTGTAAAGTCCTTTGTTAGGAACCTCCACTCGTAATCTTCGAACCCCTCTTTATAGTTCCCCAACATCAGATGCAGTAAAGCCCTGTTGTAGTGAGCTACGACATTGTGGGGTTCGGAACGTACCGCCTGGTTGAAAAGTTCGATTGCTTCCTCAAACTCTCCCTGGACTTGTGAGCTTAGAGCCAACCCAACAATGGCACTGGCCATACCAGGTTGAACCTCTAACGCTCTACGATGGTAGGTCGCCGCCTGTTCGTACTTACCTTGCTCATGCAGCACCGTACCAATGTTGTTAAGGAGAGTGGGGTTGTTCGGTTGCACTTGCAATCCAGCGTAGAGATAGTGTAGAGCTTTGTTTAGATGACCTCGCTCCAGCAGGAGAGTACTCAAGTTCTCGTAAGATTTAATGTCCTGAGGCTCGTAAGTAATGATCTGATTAAAGATGACTTCAGCCTCGTCCATCATCTGCCCGCCCCATTTCTCCAAAGCCAGGGCAAGATTACCTCTTGCACCGATAAATCCTGGCTTCACTTCCAAGGCTCGCCGATAAAAGTCAATCCCCTCCATGAATCGACCAAACTGACAAGCAACAATGCCCAACAAGTTTAATGCGTGGATATTTTGAGGCTCTTGTCGCAAGATCTGTCTACAGAGCTGCTCGGCTTCCGTCAACTGACCTGCTTGTTGAAAGGCTATTGCTTGGTCGAATGCCTGTCGAGTATCAAGACTGGACTTGGCTCGAGGCTTAAAGGCTTTACCGCTGGACTTGGAAGAAAGTTTCATAGGAACTTCGTACCTTTTTTTGGATACCTGATCGTTACGAAAGTTGAGTTAGCTGAAGATAGGGCATCTCGTAGCGACGAGAACATTACCAGACTTTTTTCATGCTAACTGACATCATCCTAGAGTCACTCCAAGAGAGTGGGCCTATCTCTATAGGTGAGTTGTCGGACAGACTAGAGATCTCTCCTGGAGCAATTCTGGACCTGTCGTTGTCTGTCGGTGCTCATGTCGTAGACGACACGCTGTACCTGAATGAGCCTCCTCTAACTGAGATGGCTAAGTTACTCCGCCAACTCGACAAGAAGACGACCAAGATTCAAGAACAGACTCGTTTAATCAAGCACTTGAATAGTGAGCTTGAGCTACACGAAAAGCGCAGTGCGTTTACATCCAACATGGAAGAAACCATCCTGGATGTTAACACGATCGCGCCTGCGAACCCAAATGGACGGGAAGCTACTGCTCTCATCCTTGCCAGTGATTGGCACGTTGGTGAGACGGTCGAGCCGGACATTGTCAATGACCTCAACGAATACAATCCGGATATCGCTCGGGCACGATCGGAACGGTATTTTCAGAACGCTCTAGATTTAATAAAAAAGGAAGACCGAGCGATACCCATCAAGCACATCGTCCTCTGGTTGGGCGGAGACCTGATCACCGGGTATATCCACGAAGAGTTAGAGGAGTCCAACTCCATGTCTCCGGTTCAGGAGGTGCTGTTCTGTCAGAAACTGATAGCGTCAGGACTGCGTTTTCTACAATCCAACCTGTCCTTCGAATCGTTCAAAGTCGTCTGCTCCTACGGCAATCACGGACGGACTACGAAGAAGATTCGGTTTAACACCGGAGCGAAGAACTCTTATGAGTGGATGATGTACCGATTTCTGGAGAAGGACATTCCAGAGCTTGAATGGCATATCACCGAGGGCTACTTCACCTACTTGCGCGTCTACGATCAGGTATTGAGATTCCATCACGGCGATCGTGTGAAATTCGGCGGCGGCGTCGGAGGAATCACTATCCCCCTTAATAAATTTATTGCCCGAGTCAACACCCAGAGAGTGGCTAATCTGGATGTGCTCGGGCATTTTCACACCTTAGGCTATGGGGGGAACCACCTGACGAATGGTTCCCTTATCGGTCCGAGTGCCTATTCGGTTCATACTGGCTGCTCAAGTGAGCGACCACAGCAGGGGTTTCTAGTGATTGACTCCAAGTATGGATTCAACACCTTCGCCCCTATTGTTGTGGTTTAGTCTTCTACCCTTGTCGTTTAATCCACCACCTCAGGGATAAGAGATTTCAAGATACTAGCCAGACTTACGCTCGAAATCTGGCTATTTCAAGCCCCATCCGCCATGCGGTGGGGTTCGTGACACATCGACCCCTCCTCCCAAAACTTCTTTGACGATCGCTTCTGCATCACCCAGCTCAGGTACTTCTACCTCCGGGACCGCTGGGGTGGCAATCAAATCCAGGTACTCTTGCACTCGACGGTTCGCTTCAGCCAAGTCAAGCTGGAATTGCTCCAGCTTGTTGCCGATAGCCATGTCAACCGTGCTCAGAGCATCGCGATATTCACTGATAATCTCTTGCCGCTTCGCCAGCAACTGATCCAGGGTAAGTTCTCTCAGATTAGTGATGTTGCTCATAAAAATCCCTCGGTACTTAGTAGTTCAATGTTTTAACGTGGCTACTTTTGTAGCAACTGTCGTATCTAGCATGGCAGTTAGAGTTCTGCTGCCCGCATGGTTAACCTACCTAATCTTCCTTTCGGAAGTCAGAGTCTTCAGCAAATCAACATCGGAAATGCACCCGATGACGGCACAGGCGATCCGTTTCGCTCTTGTTTCCAAAAGTTCAACGCAAACATGGCCGTTCTCTCTGGAAGTGCCATACCTCGCGTTACTTCTCCGCTGAATATCTATGTCTCTCCGAGTGGAAATGACACGTCGTCAGGACTCAACTCGAATAATCCTCTTAAAACTATAGCTGCGGCAGTCACTCTTGCCTACAGCTTTAATATCACTAACCAGCAGATTATTATTAATCTGTCGCCGGGTCAGTACACGGACTCTGTCATTATAGGCACCCCGCCCCTGTCGTACGGTGGGCAGTACGCTCACTTCGTTTTTCAGAGGACAGCCGGTCAGTCCGGACAGGTCACCTGGACTTTGAATGTAGCCACCTCGCCGTACTGTCTGCGAGTTCAAGACAATGCTCGAGTTGAACTCCATGATATTGTCTTCGCGACCAACACCTTGAACACCAACACAGGTGGTGTAGCGTTCGTCTCAGCTCTGAGGCGCGGGTTAATCTACCTGGGGAACGTAACTTTCAACTCGATCGGTCCGACCGATAACACGATTCAGACCTCTCATATCACTCTGGATGAGTCTCACCTGAATATCTTGCAGGGCTACACGGTTGGAGGAACCGGGCGCTGCCATATTCAGGGCAATAACTCATCCATTATTAAAGTGTCCACCCGGGCGACTGGACTTCCTCTTCAATGCCCCTGCGCGGGAGCCAGTTTTATTAATTTCCTGGAGGTGTTGGGTCGCTCGAACTGTAGCCTGTCCTCCAGCAGTATTATCTACAACGGACAACTTACAGGTGTCGTTCTACACTCTGACTTCTCGTCCGTTGCCACTGTAGACCCAGCGGCTGTCCCAGTTGGAATGTCTGCTGCCGTCTACGATGCTCTTACTGTTCCGAACAACCTAACCTTCACAGGCAACGTACAGACAAACGGGTCCTTGAATACTCAAGGACCGCTGGCGGCCGCTGGCAACACCACCATCAGTGGCCCTCTTGTTGTGTCGAATAATGCGACAGTTAGCGGGCCTACGACATTCACAGCAGGTATTACAGTGCCGACTGTCGCCTTGACCGACAACAGTCAGAACGCAGCCAGCACTGCATTTGTGCAGGGGTTGGTGAACCAGAACATCGTGAATGCTCTGGCGATCGCAACTCCCACTCTGTTTGGTCTGGTCAAGATTGACCAAACAGCCTCGAACCCGGTTGTCTACTTGAAGACCTCGGTCGATAACCTCCTGGCGCAGAAGGCAAGTTTGAGTGGGGCTGCCTTCGTCGGAACAGTGACAGCTCCGACTCCAATCACCGGAGACAACAGTCAGAACGTAGCCACCACAGCCTACGTCAACTCCGCTCTGGCGGCTAACGCTACATTCCCTCCCGGAGTCATCTTGCCGTTCGGTGGGGTCGCCGCGAACGTGCCCAGTGGGTACCTCCCCTGTGACGGACGGTCCCTCAGTGCAGCCGCCTACCCTAACTTGTACGCCGCGATCGGAACAACCTGGGGCGGGTCGGGAGGCAACTTTAACTTGCCCAACCTGGCAGACAGTACTTTGGTTGGGTCGTCAGGCTCCGCCGCCGTTGGGGTTACAGGTGGCTCGAACACAACCACACTATCGATCTCAAATCTTCCTGCTCACAGCCACGCTGTTACAGACACAGGACATACTCATACCATTCGGGACACCGGGCATACCCATAACGTTTCTGACCCAGGACATGTGCATGGCGTGTCAGACCCAGGACACCAACATACGTGGGACTCGTGGGCTGTGTATACCAGTTCCACCTCTGGGACTGTAATTCAAGGAGGAGTTCCGCCGGCTGTAGACGGACCGGCGGCATGGATCGCCCCTAACTTCCTTCGGTATCCGACTAACGCCGCTACATCAGGCATTGGAGTGAACCTGGGATACACAGGTCTCTCAGTGGTCAGTGGAACGACCGGTGTGGGTATCAACTCGTCCGGTACAGGTATCCTGCTTCAGAACACAGGCTCCGGCACGCCGATCAACACCATACCGAAGCACGGTCGGGTGTTGTTTATCATCAAGACCTAGATATCAGCTTCCTCTATCACTCTCCAATAGATTGGATGCTCGAGGTAAGTGAAGTCTGGAGTGGGCGATCGCTGTCCCACACCCCTCTCGGCTAACTCAAGGGCTTCCTCCTGAGACGTGGCACCCACTCTCACCTTGGTGATGACAACCTCTCGAATAAAGACAGTGAATACCTTAGGTCTTTCTTCGTAGTTCTTCATGGTCAAACCGTAAGTGGCGTCGCCAGCTCCCTGACTTCAGCTAGAGGGGGGTTAAGGCTGACCGTAACTGGATCTTCATTAACAGCCTCGGTGAATGCTTGCTGGATGAGTGATTCAAACGCTTCTCCATTAGGCATTTGGTCCAATAGCTGTGCCAGGTTCTGAACAATCATGAACTCCTCACTTGCTGGAATAACAGGACGCTCTCCTTCAAGCTGTAGAGGTAGAGAGAATCCTTCGGCAGGCTCCCATGTCTCAGGCTCGTTAGTAGAAGGAGTAGAAGGAGTAGAAGCATCCACTGTTTCGGGATGACGGTGCCCATTAGTCGCAACTTCCACTCGATGAGCTCTTGCCTCAGCGAGCTGTTGTTGCTGAGCGAGGATCACTCTCTTTAACCCATCAATTAGACGAGCTTGTTGGGCTATGACGGCATGACCGCTGGCACCGAGTTCTGGATCTATATCCGCACGTTCGGTCGGTGTTTCTAAAAGTTCAGTCTGTTTGAACGGTTCGACATTTTCGGGTTCGGTCTCAGCCTGGAAACTTGAGTTCGTATCGGACTCAAAGAGCAGATTATTCAGCTCTTCGATGCGTTTTTGAGCCTCTTTAAGTTCCTCGCAGAGGTCTCTGTTCTGCTCCATAAGCTGAAGTAGTCTCTGAGACTGGGTTTCTCCGAACTCACCCGAAGTGCTCTCCTCTGCAACGACTTGCTTCGCCTCGTTGTAGAACACATCAACAATCCCTGGGATCTGGAGGCGAGACCCTCCCTCTTGAATATCGATGTAGCCTAATGTGACGAGATAAATTAATAAATTTGTGGCTCGACTCTTTCCACTAGAATTGCACAGAGCCTCGAATTGTCTCCAGACAGGCTCGTCCACGCTAACAGATCGTATAAATGGCTTTTTAGCGGTCATCTTTAGCTCCAGAACCGGGTCGTGATTTATTAAAAAGTTTATTAATTTCGCGCCCGATCGTCAACTTTTCTTCCCGTTAAGTGGGTAGCTATCGTACGCTTTACCACCCAGCATCCACTTGCCCGTATGGGGGTCAAGAGTGGGCGTGCTGGTTGGTTTGCTCTTACTACGAGAGCTATCCTTTTTTGAAGATGCTGGTACAGGCGTTGGGTCTGGCGTTGGGTTTGGTTGAGATTCTTGAGTCTCTGCATAGATCTCAGCCGCGTAATCATACGCCATCAAGAATCCCTCCATTGCGGCATTCGCCTCCTCGACCGAGTGATAGGTCGCCAGGTGGACGCGCTTCTTACCGATGCGAGGTCGGACCGACCAGGTATTCCGGTCTGCCCGATGGTAAACCCCAGGCAGAGGGTCTGGTTCTGAGACAGACTCGTACTCAACTTCAACAGTTTCAGTGGAGGGTGCCAGGACAGGAATGTCTTTGACGGCAGTCGCCTCCAGAACTTTAAGAACGAGTTCCAACGTTTTGTCGTCCGTTGGAACTCCTATACTCGTACAAAACTGCCGCAGAAGGTCAAACGCCCTCTCTGCGGCAGCCTCTCTTTCAATAACTTTTGCCCTATGCAAAGCAATGGCTTTTAGGAGCGAGTCCATAAATCATCTACCAATAGAGATGGAATGGTATCGGAGTGATAGAAGGTGGCGATCGCTTTCGACTCCTTCTGATCTAAGGTCCACTTCTGATAGTGGGTTAGTCCAGTCGGGGCCACGACCAGCCAGCCTTCTTCACCCGTCAAATAGAGTTCCTGCCTCTCGAATGTGACTCGGGTCTGTGGACTGGAGTTCACAAAGAGAACAGCGGTCAGCACTTCGGTTGGCATCGGAAACAGTGCTCGCTGGAGGTAGTCGCTCATCTTATAGTGAGCGGTATTCCAGAAGACGAATCCCGCTTTTGGACTGACCTGATCGAGAATCTTTAACCACAGAGGATTGGCATCCTTCTCCTGTCCAGTACAAGTTACATACTGCTCTAGCGCTCGATCGAAAATCCTTTTCAGGGGCTTAGTATCCCGCTCGTGGAACCGAGTGAACATCTGCTCTTCGTCAGGCAGGATTAGTTGGATATCATCTAACTCCTGCTTATCCGCTTGGATGAACAGTATCCCGTCCTGATAGTAGAAAACACCCTGACTCATTAGAAAATCCCCAATATCTTTTTCCTGTTCTGTCTTTCTTGTTGTTGTCGAGCAAGAAAGGACTGTGTCACAGCATCCTCAACTTCCTTCAGGCGGGACCCCATCTCGTGTGCCTTCCTAGCGTCCTCGTACATTCCATATTGATGAAAGTAGGCGTAGAGGCGTTCGCACATCGTCGGATGGACCTCTCCTGGGAACCTAATAGTCGCTAAGACTTCCTCTAATATTTGCCCCACTCCGTCATACCTGGAGTCTGCCATAGAAGCCAGAATCCAAATCCTCAACTGAGCGTTGATAACCTCACGGGCAGCATCTAATAGCTCAAGAGCTTTCTCATCTGTTGATGACATAAAGTTAAAAAATCCCAAAGAGTTTCTTACGGTCTGGCGGACGGCGATTTCTGCTTGTAACTTTTCTCGCACCAGGGAAGTCAATCGTTCTGATGGAGTCGGCAGCTCGACAGTCCTAATCTGGTTTTCATATTGCTCTAATAGCTGTCCTAATCTAGCGAATTGTGCCGCAATCTCAGGGTCTCTCTGTATCAACCAGTGATGCAGCCCAACACACATCTTGGGCTGGAGTTCTCCAGGCCATACAACGGTCGCCAGGATTTGATCAATGACTTCTCTGACGCCTGTATAGCGAGGGTCGGCAATACTATTCAGAATACAACTTTGGACTAATACATCGACTGTTTTTCGAACAGTCTTCAGGTTTTCGAGAGCGAGCTCGTACTCACTTACATCAAAAGCCATACGAGTAACCGCCCTTTTTGTGAATAGATTTGCAGTATTTGTAGCTGATGCCTTGAACCAATCCCGACTTGTCGGAAATGTTGAACGAGCCGCTAGAACGAACCGCAACCCGTCCGACATATTCACCAACTTTCTTGCCAGATGTGACAATAGCTTTCACAATGTCGCCTGTCTGAAAGCCTTGAACAAACTTGAATCGGGGCACGTATCGACTGGGAAAGTCAAACTTGTCAGTGCGGCACCTTTGACGCGACCCGTGACCCGTTGCTTTAATCAGTAACGGTTGATTAGTCAACACTTCCAACTTGTTAACTTGACCGACACAAGCCGCATCTAGCCAGTGAGTTTTAGGCAGTTCTAGACGAGTCCGATTGAACTTGGTTAGACCTCCTGACCCCGTACTGACAGGTAGACCTGTTTCTTTCAGTCGATTGAACAATGCCCATCGGGTTGAATTGACCGCCGCTGCATCTTTGAGAGGGCGTTTTGCTTGACTCAAAATCTGTTTCAAAAGATCAGGCTTTTTGGCTAGAAAAGCTTTGATGTCCTGAGTGCCTTTTTTCTGATTGCAGTCATCACAAGCCAGACACAGATTAGAGATGCGGTTAGAGCCACCTTTGACTTTTGGGTGAATATGCTCCACTTGAAGCGGAATGTTTTCAGCACCGCAGTAAGCGCATTTTCTATCCCACTTGTTGAGCAGATATTCTCTGACCTCATACCCCGCGAGTTCACCTTGCTGATATTCAATCCCTGAGATTTCAAGGGTTCTCAACCTGCTGTAAATCAAAGCGTACCAATTCTTGAACGATGGAACCGATGGGTGCAAGTTTGATGAATTTGTTCACCCAAGTTAGGGTTGTTTCGACTCGATGTTGAAGGCTAGGCGCTAACCAACCTTTAGGACGAGTCCGATTGAGAAACCGGGCTTGACGATAGCGAGTCTGTCTAGCGCGTCTACCTCGTCGCAATGAGCGGCGTGATTCTAGACTCGCTTTGATGGCTTGACCGCGATGGGTGAGTTCTGCACCAAAAAAAACTTTACTGCCTTGCTTGAGAGCGATTCCCGTAACTTTGGAACCGGGATCTAATTTGAGTTCAATCGGTTCTGGCGTAGCGTCTACCTCCTTTTTAAGGATGATGGTGAACAGGAATCGTCTAAACACCGCCGCTTTTCCAGCCTTCAGCAACTTACGCGCCATTGAAGGCTTGCAAGGTGTGAGCGGTTTGTGATTGGTGTCTAGCACGAAAACAAAATTGGGTTTCAACATGGTTGCGTTGGTTCCTAAAAGTAATGTTCGCTTCGCCAATGTTTTAAGAGCTTTTTAGACCTGCAACACTGTCTCAGTGACCTTAAGACTGTTTAATTGCAGATGACAGAGCAAGGAACTAGCGTCGCATTCCAGGGTGTCGTGACTCAAAAAACGTAGACCTCGAAAGCCTTAGGCTGGTCAGAATAGCTTGGTTTGTACCCGCGCCTAAGCGTCGGGGAGTCTACAAGCTCAGTCCTTTAGGGCTGGGTTCCTGACCAGTTCGTCGGGCGCTCTGCTTGATTGGCTCCCCTAGATAGGTTAACAGGCGAGACAAGCCCAACTGACCGGAAGTAGTCGAATATCGGAACAGAATTCTTAGCTCGATCCATTGAGGTTGCACCCTCAACCTGCTCAGACATCCATACCGTCCGCCCTGTTCTTTGAGAGGCACAGTATGTTCCTTTCAAGTTGTGCTCGGCGATAACTTGCTCCGCCAACTTTACTCGGTCAGGAGTGCTCGTCTCAATAATGACCACGGTGTCACCGGTTCCAAGGTCACGGCAAGGAGCTTTATCAGACTTCTCCCCGCCCGATGGATACTCAACCCTTGCGACTTTTGGTTCCTCACCTTGAATGACGACCTCGTTAGCAGTTGACTCAGGACTCGACTGAGTAACTGAGGCTGGGCTGGGGTTAGTAGATGCAGAAGAAGGAGTCGCCGCTTTATAAATTCCGGCTCCAATACCCCCGACTAAGATTATCGTTAGAAAAAGTTTCATGGCTACTTCGTGGACTCCAAAAGTTTCTGCCCGCTAATAATTATGAGATCCCAGGCGAACGTACGATACGGAGGGTCACCTGAGTGAATGGGCGGGCCGACCGGACTGGTCTTATATCGAATATCTGTCTTTAACATAGACATAAATTGTCGATGCTCCGACATTCTTCGAGCGACTAAGCATCCTTCCGACGAACCATCAACCGTGTCGGAGTCCTTACAGGGACCATGCTGGTTGATAGCGAACACCCCTTCGTCGCGCCTCTTCCCGATCCGGGTGTTGGTATACTCACCTTGCTGGTTTGGACCTCGAGCCACAATAATTGGCTTGACCTGAACCAAGGCTTCATGAGGACACACCATCCCATGTATGCCTATTCGGTAGGCTTGGGGGAAAAGTCCGAACTGGGTATAGGCGAGACGAGGATTTTCATAGACTGAGCCTGGGCTGACTGTCGCCTGCCAGTTCCCGGCAATTTGAGGTTTACCCTGAGCAAATGTTAGCAGAATTCTCCGATCGTTGTACCTATTCGGCTCGTTGTTGTTCAAGGTGCCGTCGGCATTCATACCCGCAACGTACACCACTGTATACTGGTTCTCTCCTCTGGGGAGCTGATAACCTTTCGGTTTGTAAGTCCTATCTATATAAGAGGCGATCGCTGCAGCGAGGTCAAACTGAGGTTGTGGTTTACTACTCCCTTTTTTATTAACCGCCGCGCCTCCACCGGAGATGACTGCGAAGAGTATTAGAAGGAGGCTGACCCTCCGAGCGATCGCCATCTTCAGACCTTTTTCTTCTCCATGTGATGCTCCCATATGTGGGGAGGTACCATGTCTATTCGACAAAAATAAGACCGGGCGATCGGAACTAGACAGGGCATTCCCTTAGTCTTGAGGTGTAGATGCGGATCAAAAGGATATGACTCCAGCAAAGGCATCTTCGAGTTACAGTACTGACAAGTGACTCGCCCCTGTTTATCCTTTGCGATCGCTTTCTCTGTCCACTCCTCCAATATCCCGTTCGAGTTCACTCGTTGTTCCTGCACATACACCAGCTCAGAGCGGAGGAGCTGACACTCCGTTAGGAGTAACTGGTGCTGCCGGTGAGTCATTAATGAGTGGGTGAGAATCCCAATCGTGGTGACCGCGATGATAAACCCCAGGTTCCAGTTGAGGACCAGGGTAATCCCCAGTCCAAAAGTGAGCATCGATGTGAGGAAAAGAGTCTGCCGCCATCCGGTCGGCAACCATTCGAGCTGAATCATTTTTAATAAAAACTAGCTACTGAGTTAATCTTCGGTAGAACTATTGACTTTTCTGCAAGTACTGTTCTGACCTTTCTCTACTTTAACAACAGCTTCTGGTACGAGTCTACGGACGGTGGATAGAGCTTGTTCTTCCGCCTTTCCTAAGACATTGTTGGTGCAAGCATCGACAATGCCCTGGGCACGCGCCTCATTTTGTGCCGGAAGAGTCAGCTTATGTGTCTCATCCGCCAGCACACCTTTCTCGACCCAACCCACACTTATCGTCTTGGTGTCGACGAACGCATCCAGGATCTGAGGAGAGGGCAGCACGATCGTGTTCCCCTGAACCTCTGCCTTTTCCAGATTGACCCCCGCCTTTACGGTTACGTTAACGGACAGGGAGATACGCGACCGCCCGGTGCGAAAACCCAGGGAGTCTAAAGCATTGGCCACGGTATTCGTGGACTGATGCTCTTCCTGCACGGTCACGCGAGAGGTCGTAGATGCCGTCGCCAGCTCGGACCGCTTTCGGATCTCAATAATCTTTGAGCTGATATTTGCAGGTTGCGTAAAGAAGGGGGCCAGAGCGGATCGGATCGTTCCCCAGCAGAGGAAAAGGATGATACCCACAGCCCCCAGTCTGAATAGAATGCCCAACATCTTACTGTCCTTCGAAGAAAACCGAGAGTCCTATCGGCATCAATTCTTTAAGTGCGAAGGCTCTAGCTGCCTCAGTATAGCCGCGACAAGACAGTCCATCTTGCTCTTCAACCCACTCGCCACCGGTCTCGTTCAGCTTTTCCCAGAATAGTTTGAAGAACTCCTCCTCATCACCGCATCTATAGTCGACCTCGACGTAGGACGCTCCATACTCCTTTCTAAGAAAGTCCTCAATCTCCGAGACTACTTCACTTTTAAGCCAGTCATTCCAGAGTTCTTCTTGAGCTTCAGCCATCTCCTCATGATATACATCCTCATCGAGGAGAGGATAATCGGCCAGACTTTCGAGAACCTCTATAATCCCAAGCGACATAAAATAAACTCGGAAGCAGGTTCCCAAAACAGGATTATCGTAAATGTCGCTCCAGAAAAGTTTTTCCAGAACTCGAGAATTGCTGCGACCGACAATCGTCTTATCGAATCCATTGGGCGAGAACCAGACTCTCCTCAGTTCATCATCACTTAGGTCTTGGACTCGGCCGGGTTCTAGATAGCTAACACAGTCAAAATCTTTGTCCTCAGCCAGATAAAAGCTACCCAGTGAGAGGAGACGACGGCAACACTCGCGAGCCTCTTCGAGCGTAGTGGCAAGCTTTTTCTCTTCAGTAAAATTCGACATCTTAGTTTCCCTTTTGTGAACACTTAACGGTGCGCTTCATTGACTACACCCGATCCCTTTGATTCCATGCGAACAAACAGGCTACTGATACCAACTCCGATGGAAGTCCTTCTATAGGTCTAAGAACTTTCTCCGCCGCCTTTTTGTCATGCCATGAAAAAGGGCGACTGTAAAACGTATCTAAAAACTTCTTGATCTGTTTGATGGACTGCGCTCGCACCCGCTGTATATTGGGGCGAGGATAACCTGGGCGTGTATCTACTTGGCTGACGACTCCGGCCTGGCAGTAACCAGAATCTGAATCTCCCTGAAGCAGAGGTCCTCCACTATTGCCCGGTTGGACGGGATAAAACCGTTTGAGCTTCAGATTCAGTTCCAGAAAAGTGGGCTTGACGATCGCCGCAACCGCTGCGGTCTCTACAACATCTCTTGACCCTCTCGGATGTCCCAGGATCTTCATCACTAGACCGACAGGTGGAAGCTCTGAGCAGAGATCTATGTAAGGATGGTTTCCTTCTACCTGGACCAGGGCCAGGTCTGTTCCTTCCTCCTGGTCAGGCGACTTCACTTGTTTAATAATTTTTCCAACCAGGGGCGGAACAGTTGGATCGCTGTCCAAATTGATGGACACCGTACCATCCCCTGACGGTTGGGTCACATGCGCGTTGGTCAGCACAATATTGGGTTTAATAAAAGTTCCAGACCCGAAACTATACCTTGCGCGGTCTTCAGTGATGGTTTGAACTCTGACTTGAACACTGACTTTGCGCGGGTCTGTCACCTTCGGCTTTTCGGGTATGGATACAACTGAAGGTGCGGAGGCTGAGAGAGATCTCAGACCAACCAACACCTTCATCAACTGACCTTTTACTGAGAATAAGATAATCGCTACTGCAAGCAGTCGAAATAACACAGGTTAGCAAGCCACAGGCTGGTTTACCCCGGAGACTTTCTGGATAATCTCCTCCAAGCGGAGCTTCGCGTTATCTAAGTAACGACCTCCCTTAGACACCTTTAATCTCGGATCGGATTTGTCAAGGTTCTTAAATTCATCAACAGATAACCATCCCTGGTACACTCCACGCCGGGGGTCTCCTTTTGGATAGAGATAGTCTCCGACCAGCATAGCCAATTTATGGTTTTGAGTGACGCCTGGCTTACCTTCCTTCTTCAGGTCGGCATCCAGTTGCATCAATCTGTTGTAATCCTGAAACCTTCGTACCATGTCGAGCATATTATTGGGCAGGTCCGAGAGATCGCTCTCGTCCGTTTCCGTAATAGTCTCTTCCTGGTAACTCGTACTCATAGCCAGCACTTCCTCCCGATCCGGTTCCGATTCCGAGGAGGCTGGCGAAGAAGGGTCCGAAGCCACCGCTCGTTCCTCTTCTTCTGGTCCAATCAGAGCGAGCTCTGGTAGGGAATAGTCAGCATCACGCTGAGATATCGCATCGATAATCTGCAGCAAGATTTCTGGCTCGACAAAGAATGTCTGGCAACGATCGAAGCTATCGTCACCTACGACTATACAGTCCCCAGGTCCGTTGAGAGCCTGAGCGTACTTAGCGTGAATGCTACTTTCACCAAATAGGAGTTTAGCTCCCTCATCATTTTTGAAGGCAACCTTTGTCCCATAGGCAGAACGCATACCGGGTCCAGAGCCAGATATATTCTGAGAGGGATACTGGGTGGTGGCGACGGGAATAATCCCGATATACCGCCAGTATTGACAGACCGAACGGAGAAACTCGTCTTGAGTCTCTCCTAAGACTTCACGACCTCGAGCCAGCTCTTCCCAGAAGAGGAGCAGCCAGGGCATGGGTTCAACATCCGGCAGTTTGTTGTAGTGACAAATGTTCTCAACACCATATTTCTTATAGGGGTCGAGAAGTCGCTCCCTCCTTTTGAACTGAGCCTTCAACCACTTCATGAGCTCCTGGGCTTCCTTTTCCGACTTGGCGATCGGTTGCACACAGCTAGGAAGGCAAGAGAACTTATCGAGTAAGGCCCCGTCTTTCCAGTCCGCGCCTACCCACCATAGATAGTTCGGTTGGAATCCGATCGCCAGGGTCATCAGGATGGATTTCACCAGCTCGGATTTACCCTGGTTTGGTTTCCCAGTGATAAACACACCCGTACTAAACCGGATAGCCACCTCTTCCATATCCAGGTTCACCCCGACCGGGACTCGAGGAGGCTCATGCGGCGGAACAAAAAATCTCCGAGAGAGATAGGAGCCCAAAGTCGACTTCGACTTATCCCATCCTGCGTGTAAGAAATCCGTGTAGCTGAGAATCTTCCACTGCTCCGGCGGCCTGGGAATGTGCAGGTCGAACTGGTTGTTCGCCAACGCCCTGAAGAGTATCTCCGTTTCAGGGTCCACTCCGGCGTGACTGATCACCTCCTGCAGCACCTTTTTACAGGCGGCAAAAGTGACCGTTAACGGCTTCTTAAAACGTAGGCGGTCATGCCTAAGCCCCCGGTCAGATGAGTCTTCTGGAAGGAACTCGATCTTTCCAATCGAACTGTAGGCCTGCTCGACCATCTCTCCTTTAAGAAGAGTGTTCCGACCGATAGTCTTGATAACTTGAGTCTCAACTGGCCGTCGGACTACCGCCGTCGGATTCGCACGAGTCAACTGAGATGATGCTGACGGCTCGCTCGGTCCCGAACTGGCTGTGGGGGCAGTTCGAGGTGAGTTAGCGAAGGAAGTCGAGTTAGAAGTAGGTGCTGCGGCCTGCATAATAGTGTGCGCGTCTCTTAGGATTTGCTCTTTGGAATCCCCAACTTGCCAGTGGTTCACCCAGTCTATCCATAGCTTTAGACCTTCTTTGACGGCGGGATCGTCGGGTGGTTTTCCTTGAGTGTCTATCAAGACACGAAGACAAAACTGCGTAGCCAGAAGTTGTTTGACCTCTCGAGCAGATATGCCTAATTTCATCTCATCGATGAATGGTAACCACTTCTCAAAATTCGGGATTATTATGGTGCCGAGGTCGCGCAACACCTCCCGGTTATTAATGCTGAGCTTCTTGATTCGCTCAATTTGGTGGTTGATTACCTCCTTATTCGGGAGGCCAGTTAGTTGCATACTCGTTAAAACATCAGAAAACTAAGTAGGAGGCAGATCGCTATCGTGACCACCTGTTTTTGCTGAAGAATTCCTCCTATCGCAGCAACCACTATCAAGAGTCTGAAATCGAGAAGGTAGCCGTAAGGCCCCGGTCTCAAAAACAGGTGGAATAGGTGGGCAATGAAATGACAAGCCAGGAAGGTTACACTCAAGTCCCCTAAATGAGACTGCCATTTCTTTATTAAAGTTTTCCAGCTCTTTTTCGCAGATGCGGGTTTAGACGCCTCTCCTTTCTCAGAAGGACTACCCTGACCTCTCTGGAAACGACCCCAAAAAGGGGTTTTCTCAGATGGAGAGTCCCTCCTCTCAGGTTGAGACTGGCTATTCTCTAATCCTAACCCACCTTGTTTTGGAAAACCAGTGGATTGAGACCCCCTCGGAGATGTCGAAGGCTGCGGTCGGGCTGGTTGGGGAGTCGGACGCGAAGACGGATGAGACTGAGTGTGCCGAGATTGAGTATAGCCGGACTTCCCAGCTTCTGCCTTATGAGGTGATGAGGGGTGGGGCGGGCGCGGGAAATTCTCATAGCCCGTTGTCACTTCTTCACCCTCATGGACTACAGTTGCGTTAATCGTCTTTTGGAGAAGGGACTCAAAGTCCTCTCTGTCGAATTGAGTCATTGACTTACACTTTGTTGGGATCTTCCATAGGACCAGGTTTTACCTGAGGTTTTACCTGAGGTCTTACCTGCGACTTGCTCCCCTCCACAGAGGAAGGGTTAACAAGGTTAGTAAGCGGCCTCAGATAATTTTTAATCTGGTTCTGTCCCGAAGGACTGAACACAACATAGAGAGCCATTATCACGAGTAGTGCGTCAACAGCGTAGATCAGCATCTTATGATTAAAACCCCCTCCTGCCTTCTGGCCATTGACTTGTGCCAACATCGCCTGGTATTGAGCGAGCGGGTCTTTCTCCTTCTTGCTGAACAGTCCCCGAATGAATTTCGAAAACCCACCTCCTTGATTAGAGGGACTGTTGATACCCTGCAACGTTCTCTGTAGACCGTTTAGAGTGTGCGCCGATGTGTCTACTGTCTGAGACCAGTAGTTGGAAGGCTGGGTAGGAGCTGGAGGTAACGCAGGGAGTGGTGCCGATGGCAGTGTGTAAGCATACTCCTGTCCCGGCAACAACAAGTTATTGTTGTTCACCGTATGCGGAGCTGCCGGAGCAATCTGAATCGGCTGGTGCATGGTTTGGAAGAACTGAACCGGCGGCAAGGAAGTTGTGTGGATATAGTAGTTGTTTGAGGTATAGACCGCGTGAAACTCGTCCACGTTACCCGTGAACTTTAGTTTTGCTCTGTACCCACCGGGTTTTTGGAACTCTGATTCCAGCTCCATAGTTTCCTCCTTGACTAGAGACCCAAGTTATCCAAATAGCTCGCCTTCGATTCGGTTTTAGGAGGGTTTGTCTCCTGAGGTTGAACTCCTAGAGGCGAGTCTGCCCAAAAATCCTCCTCGGTTTCCGAAGTTGTACCTGACTGGGGAGGCTCAACTTGTGGTGCCTCATCTGCAAATCGAGGAGGAACCAGACCAGAGGTTCTTCTTATCCCAGGTGGTCTAGAAGGAGGTTGTTCTCGAAGGTGACTAAAGTCAAGGTCGAGACCCACCGTTGGTTCTTTACTCGAAGGAGGACGAAGTTGGGGCTGAGGCTGAGGCTGACGCTGAGGCGGTGTATAAGACAAGGAATCAACATCGGCCAACTGTAAATTGTTGAGTGCCTCCGCTAGAGCAGGGTCAGGCTGAGGGTAGAGGGGAGGTTGAGGCGGGTAGGACGGAGGATACGGTTGCGGATAAGAGTATTGACGCATCCTCTCCCGCTCTCTCGCCAGCTCCTCTTCTTCCTCTGCGATCGCTGCCCGCCGACGCATCTCCTCGTCAAGCATCAGACCGCCATACGTCACCAGAGAGGCAAGTCCGGACACGCCCACGATCGTGGCGAAGGTGCCGAACCTAAAGCCCGGCTTAATAGCGCCAGCGTCTTTTGCCGCCGACCAGAGACCGGTGATTGCAGCAGTAAATATGAAGGCAGTAGACCCCGTAATGACGAGGATAAAAATTTTCTGAGGTAGCGACCTCTTGAAATCTCTCATTGAATAAAGAAAAAACTTCTACATTTTCCTTCGCTCATGGACTTAATCAATGTAATTTTTATTCTTAAGAAAGAATTTTGCAGAACTAACATCCACTTTTCCCCAGTTTATCTTTAGATTTTTAAGGCTGGGAGGCTCAAACGCCCAATTCTCGTGTTAGTTGGGGGTGTTAGTAAAAATGTTAGTGCGAACTTTCAGGCAAATGTTAGTGGATTTTGGGCTCTCGGACTAACATCCAACTAACATGTTAGTCACGAAGTTTCAGGGGTTTCAGCCGATGTTAGTGGAAATGTTAGTGGACTAACATCCAAATGTTCGTACTAACATTTCCACGACTAACGCTTTTTGGCAAATTTACTAACGCCTAACATAGTACATCAGTTCGATAACATTCAACTGTTAGTAAATCGTGGTCAGATGTTAGTCGGGTGTTTGTGAAATGTTAGTAAATCGTGGTCAGATGTTAGTCCACTAACATTTGAATGTTAGTGGACTAACAAATCCACTAACATTTCACTAACAGTATCACAAAAACCCAGGCAGCAAAGGGGGTCTAGCCCCTTACGCTTGGTCTGAACCAATATGCCTCACATAACTGCGATCGTCAACGCTAAAGGTGGCGTCGGTAAGACTACTACCTGTATCGCCTTGGGCCAGGGAATAGCAATGAAGGGCTATCGAACCTTAATTGTTGACTGCGACTTTCAGGCGAACGCGGCGTTAGCGATGGGGTACAGTCGCCTTCAACTCACGCCGACACTGATGGACGTGTTTCGAGGGATGCCGATCGTGGAGGCTGTCCAGCAAACGCCTACTGAAAACCTATCGATTATCTTTGCCAGTCCCGACCTTATCTTCTTCGATGCCCTACTCCTGGGTCATCCAAGCAAGGAAGTAGTCCTGAAACAGGCTTTGGAGCCTTTATTTGAACAGTTCGACTATATCCTCATCGACTCTCCAGCTTCTCTTTCTCTCTTACCCATCAACGCCCTGGTCGCTTCGCAAAACCTGCTCGTCCCTGTCCAACTGCGCTACCTCAGTGAGGAGGGAGTGATCACATTGCTCGATCGCCTCTCTTCTTTAAGAGAGATGTTGAGTTACCCGATCGGACAGGTACTTGGCATTGTGCTCACCTTGGTAGAGCGACCGAACAGCCCGTCTACACAGGCATCTATTACCGATGTGCGCGAGGCTCTGGGCGACCTGGTGTTTGAAACCGTCATCCCTTACAGCCGTCGTCAGGTGAATGCAACAGCCCGTGGACAGTCCATTTTTCGGTACCGAAGTGCGCCAGTTTCGGTCGCTTATGTTAATTTGGTCAATGAATACCTCGATCGGGTCGAGAATTTGCACCGGTGAGGTTTATCGCAACGTGCCCTGTGTGACTCACATTTTATTAAAGTAATCTGTAACCGTATGGCGACAAGACGCACTCGACCTGCTGAAAAGCAGACTAAGACGACAGCAAAAGCAAGCACTAAGACGACAGCAAAAGCGGCAACCTCGAACACTACAAAGAAGGCAGTAACCTCAAGCACCCCAGGCAAAGAGACGGCTACAACGAGTGGTCGCCGGAGAAGTATCAAGAACGCCCTGGTTGTCGCTCCAGACAGTGCGATCGCTGAGCTCGAACCCCTACGGTTCAACTACTCTGAAATCAAAGATAAAGCAACGCAGACCCTTGCATTAGAGGCTGCTCGCGAGATCAAACAGGAATTCAAGCGGACCCTTGTCGGCATTATTCGGATAGGGAGATGGTTCCTCCGAGTGCGAGAGAAACTTCCGAATCGAACCTATATGAAGTGGGTACAGGAAGAGTTTGAGGGTCACATCAGCTACGATACGGCGAACAACTGGGTCAACGTGGCCCAAATGGCTGAGAAGTATACTCCAGAGGAGCTTGAAAAGCTTCCTCTGTCTACTTTGTATAACCTCTCCAGGGGTGACGTTCCAAGCGGAGCCGTGCATGAAATACTGGCCCTGGCTGAGGTAGGCGAGAAGGTAGACCGCAAGCGAGCCGGTGACATTGTGGAGAGGTACCGCCAGCACCAGATGGAGGCGGCGGGTCTCCCGAAAGAAGTTCAGCAACTCTTAATCAGCACGGACCTGGCCGAGGATAGAACAGAACTCAGCCGACTAGCGAAACTCCCTGTCAGACGGCAGCTAGAGGTCGCTCCGCACCTCTTGAAAGGACTCACTGTGAAGGAGGCGCTCAATCGTCCAAGGGAGGATGAGCGAAGGAGAAAAGAGGAAGAAATCCTCGAAGCAGAAGTAGTCTCTGTAGCCCACCAGCGGGTAGAAACCTTCTCTGGTAAGTGGTCTAAACTGCTCTCTGACCTGCCCCTGGATTCTGTAGACCTTTGCTTCGCTGAAATGCCCTTAGGGAAAGCGTCTCTAGTGGACTACAAGGTCCTCGCTGAGATACTCTACCCAAGGATGAAGGACGGCGGCGTGCTATTGGCTGTATGCGGGCAACAGAACATTCAGTTCGTTGGTCCTCAGCTAGACCCTTTCCATGTGGGCTGGACGTACACCATTCGTCGCCAGCCTGGATACTCACCAAGAATAGTTGGGCGGGCTACTCATGCCTCCAGTCATGTTCTTCTATCGATGTCCTACAAACCGCCTCTGAGACTGATCCGAGGCTTAATTGATGACTTTAAGATTGAGGGCCTCGACCTGGAGTCGGAAGAGTATCAACACGCGATGAATAGGGCTATCGAGGACCTGTTGAACAACCCGACGGCCGCTCAGAAATCTAAGATTGCAGACGCCATGCGGATGAACTTCGGGTCCCCCGCGGGCATTGAGAACAGCATTGAGTACTACTTACAGCGGTTTATCAATCCAACGGACACCTTCGTCCATCTGATTACCGATAGAAATTCCCAATTCGAGGTGCATGATTACGTCCGAGAGGCTGTTCTAAAGTGCGGTGTGGACTCAGCGTTCACGTTGATCGGACGCTGAGCTAGTTAGGTCTCATCCATAGAAGAGGGGGAGCGATCGCGATCGCTCCCCCTCTTCTTTTTCTTTAAGTAACCTGATCACCACCTGGCCAGTGGCTAGGTGGCAGCCAACTTGTCGTTTAACGACCGACCTTATAAGTTTTTAGAACCGTTATAGAAAGAGGGTTTGCGTGAAGTTTGTCAAAATTAAAGGCGTAAGCTAAAGTGTTTACAACCAGTCAAACGATTACTTTTCGACTGGCTGGTCACTGACCTAGCCAGTAGCCTAGCCAGTGACCTAGTAGCTAATCTGAGAGGAGAAATCTAGATTGTCTAAGTCATCCTCTGCTGATGCAGAAAATATTAATCGCCCTTTGCAGCGGAAGGCTAATTCTGAACCTGAGTCTGGTGATATGGGGTCTTACTCTATCTCTAAGACTGCCAGCTCCCTTAACCCTCAGCGTTCTCCTAGTTGGGTAAAGCAACAAAGGAAAACTCTCGTTGAGATTTTTTACTGGTGCCCCGACCGCATACAAAATCCTGACGGCACCTTCACTCAATGGGGGTTCGAGCAAATGCAAGAACTCCTTAATTACACCGGCAAGTTAGGCAGTGACAAGGCTCCTTTAATGGATGTCCAAACCTATGCAGAACTTGTTTGGAAGAAGCATGGCGTAGCGAATCAAGAACTCGACGCTATTAAGTCTCAAAAGTCAACTGAGGTCATTACGGCTGAAGTTGTTGAGCCCAGAACCTCTATTGTTCTTCATCGTTTTGTAGACGAGACTCGAGAAATCGTAGCCATAGAGGAAGCAGAAGTCCTAGAGGCTAATTTGAAAGCTTTGAGGTCTAATCTTTTTAAGGCTAATTCTGGACTCAAGGGGGCCATCCGAGGACTCGGAGACGATGTAGAGAGGGCAGTAGCAAACGAGATTTACGTTCGTACTCTATCGGGGGCTGCGCGTGGACACGCACAAGCTCACGAAGAACTATCAAAACTAAAGGTCGGGTCAACCGCCCCTTTAGAAGAGGCGGAAAGAAGAAAAGAGTTTGGCTAATTTGGATAGTAGTGGTTTTGCTACTCCTATCAGCCGGCTACTCCCGGTTTAGTTGTGCCAAGTCCTCAAAGACCCCCCATCCTGAAACGATGACCAAATAAGAAAGCAGGGCTCCGGAGCCCTGCTTTCTTTAGTTCGCTACAACTCGAAACTTATGACATCCACACCTCAAGTTCCAGATCCTTGGGACGACCTTAG